AGCAGCAGTCAGAGGTACTTCACCTTCTTTAGTCAAAGCTTGAACAGCAAAAGGGATACGCTCTTGAACAGCTTTCTTCAGACCAGTCACGCGGATACGTACCAAGATTGGCAAGTGACAGATGTGGCTGAACCATGGTTGTACCATTACTTCGTGTTGGTATTTGCTACCACGAGCGCGGTTAACGATACGTGGGATTTCGCGTTTGCTCAAGCAGTTACCGAACCACAGAGGGATGTCCAAAGAACCATTTTTAGGTACACCGAAGGACAAGAAGATAGTACCAACTTCGCCATCTTTGTCTTGGTCAACCAAACGGTTGTCAGAACATTCTTCAATAGTGAAGTCAAAACCATCACCCAGAGTACGAGCATCACCTTCACGGAAGATGAATTTGCTAGTGAACACGTCAGCGATAGCAATTACGTGAGGACGGAAGTTAGCACCACCAGAGATGATTTCGTAAGCAGCAGCCAATTCAGAAGAAGTGTATGCTTGAGTCATCTCAGCCAGTACGAAGTTAGTGATAACAGCAGAAGCGTTAGCACGAACATCAGTGGTTTGCATAGATTGGGTAGTTTTGTAAACATCCAATGCTACGTCACGTACGTAGTTTTTAGAGAAGTATTGACCGATACCAACGATAGAGTGAGCAAATGGTTCAGTAGTGTCCAGTTTTTGTGGAGCAGCTTTCAACATGCCCAAGATATCGTACAATGCAGTAATCGCAGCGTTAGTACGACGCATGTAGTTGGTTTGGATCAAAGTGTCAACGCGTTGAGCGTCAGTCACGTCAGTTTTCTCATCGAATGGACGACGAACAGCGATTGGAGAGTGCAGACGTACACCGTAGATAATACGTTGTACACGGCTATCCAACACCATACCGTGTTCACGGATGTTGCTGTTAGTACGGGTAGCATCGATTTCCCAACCGATTACTTCAGTTTCTTTAATCGCATCGATCAAAGGTTTCAGAGCTGGATCTTCCAAATCTTTAACTTCTTTAGTAACAGCATCACGGATAGCAGTTACTTTAACAGAACCAGAAGTGATTTCGAAAGCGCTAGTGTCAGTGTTACCACGACCAGTCAGTACCAAACGTACCAAAGCTTCCAGACCTTTGTCTTTCAGAGCTTGCAGTTCAGTAGGCAATTTACCAGATTTAACAGCTTTAGTGTTTTCGTCCAGCAAGTGAGTGTTAACATCATAAGTCAACAAGATGTCTTCACGGTCGCCTTTAGGAGAGTAAGTGAACTGAGAAGCTTGATGGTATTGCAGGTTTTCGAACAATACAGTATCGTTACCTACTTTCAGACCGATGGTTTTCAGACGTGGGTTACCGGCGATTTGGTCGGTACCGTCTTGCATACCCAAGGCGATCATGCGGTTAGTTTGAGAAATGTCCAACAGTTTGATTTCTTCGCCGATACGCAGCAAAGAGGTTTGGAATTTCTCGCCATTGTCGTTCTCTACAGAACGTACTGGCAACAGAGCAGTGTCTACGAAAGAGTCTTCATTTTGACCTTGACGGAACACAGGGATCACATCAGTGAAGTTAGACTTCAGGATGGTGTGGTTACGCAAAGATTTAATGATGTGTTTTTGGTTACGGTAAGCGTCACGTTTACCAGTTACTTCGTATTCTTTCTCAGTGAACACAGTAGACAGTTGAGTGTCGATGGTATAAGTGTTAGAAGAGAAGTCCAAGTTAATAGTAGGGAAGAACAACTCAGCTGCTTTAGATTGTTTGTCAGCACGAACGTTGTAAGCAACAGTCATTGCCAGAGTGTTCATCATGCCGTGTACTTCGAAAGATTCTTTACTCATTTCTACTTGTACAGGAGCCGCTTCTACTTCACCACCCAGGATACCGTGTACGGTACCAGCAGTTTCGTCAGCATCACCAGATTTCAAATAAGCTTCTGGGTTAGCAGCGATTACCAAAGATTCTTGGATGTTATCTACTTCTTCAGGAGTCAGCTCAGCACCTTCTTTTTTAGCAGTATCAGAAATGCTGGTGGCGGTAGAAGCAATTACAGAACCTGAAGTCTCATCCAGTTGTTCGATTTGAGATTCATCAACAGATTCACGAGAGAGCATCAAAGCACCCAACAGGCTAACGGATTCGCGACCCAGTTGGACATCAGAATAAAAGTCTTTTGCGATTTCACCGATCAAGGCTTCGCGTGATTTACCGAGTGAACGGTTAGCGTTTTTCTTAAAAATAGACATTTGTGGTTAACCTTTTACGTAAAAGTTTAGTTAAAAATATTTCTGTAAAGAAAATTAATACGAAAATACGTATTATCTGTCCTACATATTTAACTTAGTAGCTAAATAGTTGACAAAAATACTACTTTGAGCAATAGTTTTTGAATCATGGTAAAATGCGCTTTTTCTCAAAATAGTAGCCAACACATTTTTCGCAAAAATACTTAAAGTCTCTTTGCTAGGAGAGGAGGACTCATTACCAGTAGCCTTAATAAAAGGCAGAATGATAAAGAAATACTTACCATCGTTAGCAGGTAAGATATCTTCATAAATATCTTTCCCACTGGCCATAGCAGAATCAAGACCATTCAGTACACTAAGCAAAGCCTGTGAAGCATCGTATTCGTATTGATCCAAAGAATATCCTGAATTGTCATCACTAGCAACGAAATCATTACGGATCTCTTCGCGAGTATCTTGATCGGAAGTTTCAAGCCATAAGTCTCGTACGTCCAAAGTCTCACTCAACACTGGAGTAAGAACCTCTGAACCGTAAACGAAATCTAGTCGTTGAGGATTATATTTGGAATTCAAGACAGTAAAAATTTTCAAAGCGTTCTTATTAAGAACTTTACTTGCTTTGTCATAATAAAGTAAATCATTTATTGTATAACCAACTGCTTTAAGATCTTCTACAATCGGTTCAGGTACCAAAATGATTTTAATAGAATCATTAGGCAGGTTTAGTACGGACATATTTTTGCAATCCTTTAATTGTTCTTTTATAGTTTAATAAGGAAATAATTCAAGCATTAAACTATCTATGCATAATTAACTAGAAAATAGAATTACCGGTAATAATTCATAGTTTTAACTAACGACTATAATAAGACAAAATAAAAATAGATCATTAGTGTATGCTGGTAAACTAACTGATAAACTAATTTAATGAACGAGGTCTAAATAAAATGGATGTAAAAGCACTGTTGGCAAAATGCATTTCCTTACTGTTTAGAGAAGGACAATCTGGAGAAAATGACTTATCTAAACAACTTGTATTAGATGTCATCACTACTTTAAAAATAAATTCAAATGATATCTCTGGTACAGACTCAACAGTAAATGAATTAAAGAACGTTGTTTTAAACATGATCAGTAAGGAACATCCCACTCCTTATAATGATCTAATTCAACACATTAGAATTGCTTGCTCTTCTGATGTCGTTTTATTCGAAAGTATTCAAGATAATATCTCTTTCCAGCTAGATGAGGATGAATTAAAAAGAACCATTCTATCTTATCGATTCGAATTAAATAAATATCTAAAAGAAAAGAAAGCAACCATGCTTTTAGATAAGATGACTTTTGATTTAAAATTCAATCGAGATAAGATTGGTGATTTGAATCAATACATGTCTTCTAATCTAAATGGTATCATTGACTTAGTAAACTATTCTGGTGAAGAAATTCCTGGAATTATTTGCGAAGTGGATTTGTCAGATATCGACGCAGTAGCGGAACAGTTTGAATTAATTCGTAAAGAAAACGATGGTTCTCGTACGATTAAGATGCCGTGGCAGGCAATGAACAGAATGACTCGAGGTGGATTACGATTAGGTCAATTAACTACCGTAGGTGGTTTAGCACACAATAACAAAACAGGTGTGAGCTTATCCATGTTCATTTCCGGATGCATCTTTAATAACCCTAAGAATCTTCAGACAGACCAAAAAAAGAAACCATTGATGTTATTGATTTCTTTTGAAGATGACATGCTTATCGTATTATTTAACCTTTATATTCTCTTAAAAGAAAACTTAGAGAATGTAAAAATTACAGATGAAGATAAGCAAAGATTGTCATCACGTGAAGCTGCAGAGTATGTTTATAAGAAATTATCCGATACTGGATACGATATTAGGATTATTCGTGCGGACTCATCTACTTGGTCTTATGCAGAAATTCAAAGCTGTATATTGCAATTCGAATCACAAGGTTACGAAATCCATCTAACGTTGATTGACTATCTTAACTTAGCGAATAAGAATGGTTTATCTCATTCTCGTGCTGATGCGGATATTCAAGAATTGTTTAGAAGAACCAAGAACTTCTTCGCTGCAAAAAATATTGCATTACTCACACCTGTTCAATTATCACCAGATGCCATGGAATTAAAACGCCAAGGCAATAAGATGTTGGCAATGCAAATCTCTGATGGTTCTTATTACGAAGGCTGTCGTGGTTTGTCTCGCGAACCCGAATTAGAAATATTCGTAGACATTGTAAAAGACAATGGTCGTAAATATCAGACATTTGCACGTGGTAAACACCGTGGTCAGAACGATACCCCAGAAGAACATAAATTCTTTATCTTAGAATTCCAAAAGATTGGTGGTTTAAGATGGGATATTAATGGTACAGACACTTCACTATCTAAATTTGGTTCAGTTAGAAATGCAGAAGGTGAAGAAGAAGGAGCATTCTGGGATATTGGAAATTAATTTAAGTTAGTACTATATGAAATAGAATCGATCTACTCATTTTACCTCGGAGCGGATTTTGTTAATGATTTTTATTTCATAAATACTTTCCTTTAACAGAGTTTGATTGGCTTTACTCTCCTGTAGCTGAATAGGCTACAGGAGAGGATAAGTCATTTTGTTTGAATGAATATTATTTACAATAAAATGGTGTAATAAAATGTCTATACTAAATTTGTTAAGAGGACTAAATGTAGAAGTAGATCCCGTCAGTAATAAAGTAACAATTACTGGATTAAGATTCTTGTATGTTTGTCGAGATTTAGAGAAATATATTGGTGCTAAGATGCTTTACAGTATTTTAGACAATGTGAGTTATTCGCGTTTAGTTTTCAGTATGTTTTACTTGCCTGATTTTTATCATGCAATTAATACTTTGCTAACAGATCCTAAGTTTAAAAGAAGAATAAGATCTGGACGAGAGCTATTAGCAATCAGAACAGAATTAGAAAAGATTCCACTCATTGCCAATATTAAAATTATTAATGAAACTGAACCTAATGCAATTCCAAAAATAGATAAATCTAAATTAAATAAGATTTTTAACAACATTAAACTATTCGATTATCAAGATAAGTTTATTGATGATTGTATTTGGAAAAGTAAACTATTAGGTCTTAATGGGTATTTATTAGATGCACCACCTGGTAGTGGAAAATCTATATCGAGCATTTCTTTAATGGAAATATTAGATATAGACACTATTTTTGTTGTTAGTCCAAAGAAAGCAGTTAATGACGTATGGGACGAAACTATTAATAGAATTTACAAAGAACCACAATCCTATTCAATGTCATTGCCAGTATTACACGGGCCTAGTAAACCAGCTGGTTTTGATATCAATGATCATTTTATTGTTTGTCATTACGAGTCATTAGGAAAACTAAATGACTATTTAAAATCCATTAAAATTCCTAATAAAAGATACGGAGTCATTTTAGATGAATGTTTACATCCAGATACCGAAGTACTTACACCTACTGGTTTTAAATCAATTAAAGATGTTACGACAGATGATAAAGTACTACAGTATAATCCAGATGGAAGTAATTCATGGATAAATCCTAGTAGGGTAGTCAAGAAACCTACTTTAGAATCTCATCATTATATAAATTCTAGATGGGAACAAGTAGTTACTCCTAATCATCGAATGATTTATAAGGAACATGCTCGGAGAGGTCGTGAATTATTTCTTAAAGAAAGGTTATCAAAGGACTTTACCCTAAAATACGAAAATAAGGCCATTGTGTCTGGATTTCTAGTAAATAACGGTAAGACAAAACTCACTCCTTTAGAAAGGTTATTAATTGCAATTCAAGCTGATGGTTCTATTAATTATATTTCGGGAGTTAGTAAATTTATAAAAATTGAACTTCATTTAGTTAAAGAAAGAAAGATTAATAGATTATTAGATATTTTAAAAGATGTTAATGTTGATTATTCAATATATCATTCTAGCTATGCGAATGGTACCGGTAAAAGATTTTTAATTAGGATACCTTTCGAAATGTTAGACTTTCTTAAAGGTTACGAAAGATATACTAATAAAATTAAATCTTTTAACAGCTGGGTGGATTTATCTGATAAATCGTCAGAATGGTGTGAAGAGTTTATTGAAGAACTTATAGAATGGGACGGATATAAATATTCTCCAGTTGACGGAGTGTATAAATACACTTATTATTCTACTACTGATTCTGCTAATGCCGATATTGTCCAATTAATTGCGGCAAATGCAGGCGTGAGAATAAGAAGAGGTCTTAGTGTGGATGACAGGAAAGAAACTTATAGTGATGTTCACCGAATCCACATGATGAAGGTATTATTAGTTAATAATCAAAGTACTAAAAAAGTAATAAATAAGTACGATGAACCTGTTGATTTTTATTGTGTTACTGTACCTAGTGGAATGTTCTACGTACGGTATAATAATAAAGTATCAGTTACAGGAAATTGCCATTCCTTGAATTCACATAACTCGGAACGATCTATACAGTTTAGAGAGTTGGTTTCTAAGATAGATCCTATCTTCTGTTTATGGATGTCAGGAACACCTATTAAAGCACTAGGTACCGAGACCATGACAATGTTTGCTACTATCGATAGATTATTCGATAAGAGTGTTTATAAGTCATTCCTAAAAGTATTTGGTATTTCTGGTGTTTATGCGATTTCAGTAATGGCTCATCGATTACAATTAGTAAGGTCTGAAATTAAGACCAATGGATCTGGAGTAGAACAGTATACCCACAAAGTCAAAGTGACCTTACAAAACGGTGCGGACTATACTTTAAAAACCATATCGAATAAAATGATCGATTATGTAAAAGAAAGAAAAGAATACTATCAAAAGAATGCTAAGAAATACGAAGAGGATTTCTTTAGGTCTATTGATGTTTATATTTCTGAAGTTACTAGAGGACGTGGTAATACTACTTTGTTTAGAAATGAGTTAGAAGACTACTTGACCAAAGCAAAAACATTACATAATGGTTATTCGCCTACGGATCCTAAACACAAGCAATATGTGTTAGAATGTAATTACTACGAAGATAAAGTAATCATTCCAAGATTGCCTAATGATGTTAAGAAGATATTTAGAAAAGCTAAATCTGTTTATAAATACGTAGAGCTTACCATTATGGGTGAAGCTTTAGGTAACATCTTAGGTAAAGCTCGTTCTCGTTGTAATGCAGATATGGTCAAGCAATTGGTAACAGACGCTAAAGTAATTTCTGAAGATGGAGAAATTTATCAGTCTAACTTACCTGATTTAATCTTGAATGCTCAAGCCAAAACAATTATCTTTACAGATTACGTAGAAGTAGTAAAAGAGACAGAATACCAATTAAAACTAAAGGGTTTTAAACCAATTAGTATTTTTGGTGAAACGACTTCAGGTAATGGTTTAGCATTACAGACTAAGATCTTTAAAGAAGATAGTGAGATTAATCCACTCATTACTACGTATAAGACTTTATCAGAGGCAGTACCTCTAACTGAAGCCAATCGAGTGATATTCTTAAATCTACCATTTCGGTCAGGTACGTACGAACAAGCTGTAAAACGAGCTAATCGTATTGGTCAAACTTTAGATGTGGATTTATTTGAAGTAACTCTAGATACTGGTGAAGAACCAAATATCTCTACTCGTAATGAAGACATCCTAAAATGGTCAGAAGAACAAGTAGCTTTGATTCTAGGTAAGAAACTACCAGAAGAGAATAAAGAGATATTGCATGGATTGATTGAATCTTCTACGGTAGAAGATAAAGTTAAGACAGGTATCAATACAATCACTAAAGTAGCTTCTAAATTCTTAGACTGGTAAAATTAAAAAAAAAATAACCAACACCTCTTATATTTTGAGAAGTGTTGGTTTATCATTGTTTATAAAACTATTAGTTCCAACCTAATAGTTTTACAGCAACCAGTAAAATGATTGCTGCTATAATTACCATGATTAGTATTATTGATTTTTCTACTAGGTTTTTATCGGAATCCAGTAGAATTTTTAGTACTGTAATGGTAAAGGAAAAGATAGCTGACAAGATGTCCATGCTTCTTCTTTTTCTTTCTGACAAACCTAATAATCTTTTATTCAGGATGATTTACAAGTCATACCTACGGAATAAGGCATAACTCTACCTGAATAGAAGAGATTGACAGAGTGGTTTGTCTTGTATTTTGGCTCTGTCGTTAAAAAAGTATCTCCTACTCTCTACCTTCCTGGGGTAGAGAGTAGGAATGCTTCTTATTTTTTGCTATTGAATAAGATATTACCGCCTTTAACAGGTTCGATAGATTCAATAGTAGAAACGAGTTCGCCTTTTTCATTGATGAAATGACGAACAGTCAGCAAGAGAATAATACTGCGTAATTCAGATACAGTTACTTTGTCTTCTGAATTATTGCGTTCGATAGAGTATTCGTTAAGTAAAGAGATCTCGATGTTTTCAACAACATATTCACCTACTTTACTTTGGTTATATTTGTTAATCTCCAATAACCAATGTTGTGTACCGAATACACCAAATGAAAACTTACGACTGTTTAAGAAGTTCACCAATAATTGGCGAGTATAGTTGGTGTCTTCTAAAAACATACCAATACTTTGTTGGTCGTTGTTGATGCCATGATCTGATTTTTTAACAGTCAGATGCTTTAAGATCAGTCGTTTGATGATCTGGTTGTTTCGGATGTTTGGCGTATGGATTGCCGAATAATACATCTTAGCCAGAAAATCAGCCGTGAAGTAAATAATGCCGATCAATGACATTACAGAGATGGTAACAATAATAATTTTTTCCATTTTAAAATTTCCTTGTTTAGTTAGATAAAAAAGAATAATAAGATTTAAATTTAAAATCCTATTACACTTAAATGATATAGATTTAAAATAATATAAAATACTCTACTACCCGATTAAGGTAGTAGAGTATTAATATACTAATTAACTTCGTTTCTTACATTTATAACCAACCAATCGTGCCGGATGGTTAAATTCACCAGGTTTATAGTTATGGTTGAAGAGGAAGAACATTTCGTTTTCGTCATTGTCAACCTTAGATACCAATGCTCGACTAATGAAAGAATTAGTTTTGCAATAACTCAGTACGAACAAAGGAAGACCATCGTGGAATGCAGAATGACTTACTGTTGGTTTGTTAATCAACAAGCGATCTTTGATGTGTTGGTATTCTTCCAACTTATCAACTACTTCTTGATAAGTCTTCTTACCTTTAAAACAGATCTCAACTGAATGATCAGTATCCATGATGTTAGTGCTGTAGTTACGTACTTTGCAATTACGTATTATCGTAATCACGTCGGTATCGAGTTTACTAACAGGTTGAACATCATCACCATTAACATCAATGACTTTACCTACTACAATTTTACCATTAATACCCACAGGACGAGAATAGAATGGAATACTGCTGTTATAGATAAACGACACACCATTTAAGTTAATGTAATCGATTGTACGCAAATTAAAGTTATCACGAGCCAGTTGAAGATAGTGATTCAATTCAACAGCAAAACTACCAGGTGTCAAGAATTCTTTGATAGAATCGATGTGTTCTTTCAAGTCGTCTGACAAAGTAACCACATCCATGTATTGTTTAATGTCGACATCTTTCGCGACATCAAATACCGGAGTCAATACATCAAGGTTTTTGTGGATGAAGTCTTCTACGACTGCAGGAGGAAGGAAACGATGACTGTTGGGAGTAGTTGCCCAAACCAACATACGGAAGTACGTGGTGCTGTCTTCATCTACTGCCATAATTACTGGTTCGACATGACAAGGTTTAATGCCTTCTTCAACAATCTGTTCACGGATCTCGTTAACAAAACCTTCAACGACTTCAGGATTTTTCGCACGATCTTTAAAGTTATTCACTTTGAAATCGTACACAAAGAAATCACCATTGTAGAAAGGTTTATAACTGTTATAGGCAGTCATTTCTTCAACGATGTCTTCTTTATTATAGTCATTAAACTTATGGATATGTTTACCATAGTTGTCTTCTGAAGCAAGATATTCTTTGTTAATGATGTAACCGATAGTAGTGTTGCCAATAGCCATGGTAGTAATAGGAGAATATACTTTACCATCTGTATCGCTATAACGAGCAAAGTATTCGTAATCCAGACGATTCAAGTCAACAGCAATCAATGACAGGTCACCACCTTGTTTATTGACATTATCGACAATATGTTTGGCGATACGATAATCAACAAAACCAATAATAACTTCTTTGTTATCAGCATCGTTAGAAGTGAAACCATACACAAAGTTATTTTGATTAGGTTGGTAATCGTAAGGATGGGCATTTTCTTGAGTGGCGATAACGCCATAATTTCGATCCAAGATGATTGAACCAAAATTACCGATTGCGATTGTTTTGTAACCTTTCTCTTGTACTTCATGAATTACTTTCATGTAAACTGCTGCAGAGAATTCATGAGGACCACAAGCGAGATGTTGTGCTTTCTCGTTATATGGTGCTTGAGTAGATTGAGCAATGTAATTGTAAGAAATACCCAGAATGCTTGAGAACATATGTGGATTAGAAGTCAAGTTATTGAAGTGTTCTGGTTTGGTGTAGTCGATAAAACAATCTTCACCAAACAACATTTCCAAGATTTCATCACACTGTTTATCTACAGCGCTCTTAGCCGTTTCATTCAGCTGATTGTATTTTTCGAGTAAATCAAATGACATTTTAAATTTCCTTTAAAGTAGGTTAGTAAATCTAGTTTCCTAGATGATAAAAAAGTTCAGATAGCTTTTAGAAGAAGTATCTGATTCATGTTAATAGTATAAGTTTGAAATAATTTAGTATCAAAGCAAAAAAAAAGATTCCTGACGATATTACTATCAGGAATCTTTTCTTACTACCCAATACGAGTATTGGATAACATGGTCTCACCAGTCACTACGGAATTCCCACAGACCTCAACCGATCTTAAGAACATCGCCTTACCGACGTATGCTCGGTCGTATACGACCGAGTTACCGTATAGAACAGCCTCATTAAGAACAGCATTGCCGAATACAGCACTGTAATCTTTTAAGACTGAGTGGCTATGGACGCGAGCACCTTCGAAGACGCGTGCATTATCGCACACATCAGATGACTCGACGATGGCGTCGCCGCCAACATCAGCCTCATCTTCAATGCGGCTGAAATGGGTTACAAGTGCACTACCGTTTACACGAGCATAGTCAGAGACTTTGCTATGCTGATTGACAGTAGCGTTGTGGGCAATGGCAGCGTTACCGAAGACCTTTGATCCACCATAGACTTTGGCGTCATCGTAGATCCAACAGTTACCTTCTTGAGAAAGGTTATCTTCAGATTCTACGTAACCACCAATGTCGCCGGCTTTGATTACAAAGAAGTCTTTCAAAGCTTTAATGCGATAAAGCTTGAAGCCATCTACAACGATGCTGTCTTCTTTAACCAATTCGTATTTTTTGTTTTCCATGATGTCATCTCCTATACAAGGGTTAATTAAATACTCTAATATTTCATGGAAGTAATATTAGAGCGGAATAGTTGTTTGATAGATTTCTCTATCAGGTTCACGTTAATAGTATATATTTGAAATAATCTAAAATAATAGAAACTACTCTCCTCTACCATTTAAGGTAGAGGAGAGAGTCATTACTGATTTACTTTTTCTTTTCGTTCTTGACGAAATCTTTCTAGCATAAACCAGATACGTCGTGAACGATTAGTTCTTGCTTGGCGTTTGAATCGAGGTTTTCTCATTAAGGTCCTTTTCTTTAGTTAGGATGGCATTCGCATTACGAACACATGCCTGTAAAGATTGCAAGTGTTCTGAGCAATATGCTAATTCGGTTTTAGTATTGGTATAAGCCAATGCCAAATCACGATTAGTGTTTAGAGGATACTCTTTGTCCGTACAGACTTGAGTAAGATCACATTCAATAGGGATTGGTGAAAATACTTTCACTTCTTTTGTTACTGGCGTACAAGCTACCAGTATCAAACTCAATAATGGTAAATATTTCATTTTGTTTTCTTCCTGTTTAAGATTTCTTTAGCTTCTGGAGAGATAGGAGTGTTAGCCCAAGGATCTTTATCCAAAACATTAACTAGAGCCTTGGTGTGTTCATTCGCTGATTTCTCTATCTCGGCAATTTTTGCTTGATGATCGAAAATAGATTGTTTATAATTGGTAATGAGTTGATCTTGAGTAGCTGCTTTTTCTTCAAGCAACTTAATCTGCTCTTCCTTACCTTTTAACTTAACATTCGTAACTTCAAGCTTTTGTTTCAACTCTTCATTACGTTTGTTTGTAATATCTATTTTGTAAATCATAAGCAAAATGAATATCGCCAGTATTAGTTTCGCATATGGAAAAACATACTTACTTAAAAAACCACAAAATTTATCAAAGATACCCATTTAGAGATTCCTTTCTGTATTTATAAAATATATCTAAAACTCATATACTTTATTTACAGAAAAGAATCCCTAATCCCTCTATCTAGATTAAATTAGACTTTGGGTAAATTATTTATGTAGTAGATACGAACCACATCATCATCTAAAGGTATCGTCTCAACATCAAAGTATTCTGCTTTTAGTCTAACAAAATGACCCCACTCATCCCCATATTTATCGATAAATGTCAGTGAATTAGCATCGTAAGGAATTCCGGCTTCTGCGTTATCCACTAATAACAACGATCCGTCATCTTTATCAGTAAGGATAGAAACCGATAGACCATATTGGTTATTAATGAATCTTGCATTACGGATGTAATAGATCAGTGAGTAGTATGCTTTACCAATTGAACATCCTTGATCGTATCCTTTTCTGACAAACTCAGCAAACTTCTCAGAAAGATCCCAAGCAAAGACTGCTTTAATTTCATCACTTGGGAATTTACCATTATAGTAATCTCGCATGAAATCTTTAAAAATTTCTATATTGACCAAACTACGACCACCAACAGTTCCTAAGTTAGTACCATTTTTAGTAATGACTAAGTAACCACTAACATCCTTACGGTTGGTGTAGAAGTTGGTATGAATCGTTCCTTTGTTTACTCTCTTGAAGCGACCAGCATAATAGCAGTAATCCCAATCATCGGTTTTCTGAATAGAAATTTCATCACTAAACTTAACGATGTCTCCATTCTCACATTTCGACAAATCAATCACGGTACCATTCTCCAGTCGATCGTCATTGACAAAACCTACACCACTGTTGATTACGGCAGATGGACACAGATAGTTATTTAGGTCGTAGTAAACCAGAGTTTGTTTTTCCACATAGAATTCTTCAGTCTTTCTTCGGAAACTTTCAGCTTCTGGAAGTGAATCAAAGATTGGAAATACTTTTTGTTCTTGTTTTTCAATCATGCCAAATACTTGGTTTGGTGCTTCTTTGTACGGATCGAATTCCATAACTGACCATCCTTCTGTAGAAGAAGCATTGACATCATTTTCTTTTTCAAAACCGATCACCAAGAAATGACTTCCTGCAACCATTGGGTTCTTAAAACCTCTCTCAGACATCTCTCTGACGAATTGTCTGATTGCGATTTCAAAATCCAGTAAAGAAAATTTCAGTACTGGAGAGTCTGGGAAAGCTTTAAGGATTGAGATTAAACTGATGTAATGGAAACGCCATACTTTGTTGGCTACTTTATCAGTGATTTCGTTCTTTTTGAATACTTTGTTTTCTTCATCGATAATGAAGAGAGATTCGATGATTTCACGTACGGTTTTAGCTGAGTAGATTTTATTCATTGAGAATTCCTTTTTAGTTAGTTTATAGAGTTTTGGATTATTTAATGATTTCACCAAATCGCATATAACGCACAGCATCAAAAGCTAAATATACATGTGGGTCATTGCTAAGTACTCTCTCTTGCTCCAGATTGAGCACAGACGGACGACAAACTTCGATGTAAGGGATATACTCACCTTGACTCCATTCGGCCGTATATTGCGAGATATACTTATTGTGGATGGTTTTAAATTCAGCTTCTTTGATAGAATCTATAACCAACACATCGATTGGGACACCATTAACATCCTTGATTGTTTTAATAGATACTTTGTTTAGTATCGGTAAGGTTGTTGGATCTATTGTGTAGAATTCAGTAAATTCAAATGAGAGCAAAGTAAATGGGTAAATGTTTAATCTATTCTTAGAATAACAAACGGTTACAGAATAAGGTTTAAATGGATTGATGTCTAATCCAAGTTCTTTTTGGATTAAGTTTTTGATGATATCTACAGATACTTGACTAAGTAGAAATGACACATGATCGATTACCTGAACATCTTTTCTTAATGCAAAAGGATGTTTTAATATTTCAGGTAAGATTAAATCATTCATTTTTACTCTCCACTGCTTTATTAAATACAGAACAATCTTCGTCTGTATTGTTATTTACACAGTAGTTACGCAATAGATTGCACGATGCGGTATGACTATCTTTACAAAGATAACCAGCATCTTCAGTAACCTGAATAGGTTGAATGATTTCAGGTTCGTCGTTTTGCACTGGTTGTTGTTTAGAAGCACAACCAACAACGAGAATAGAAAACAAAATAGCTAATTTTTTCATGGATAAGTCCTTTTTTAAGTTAGATAAAATAAACAGAGTTCAAGCTCTTCAATTAAATAATATAGGTCTGAAATAATATAAATAATAAACACTACAGTACCAAAAGGTACTGTAGTGTCTAACATTAAGTTCGTTTAAAAGTAACTCGCATACGGTAATCAATATAATCATCATCGGGATAACTAATTTCATACTCGTAATCAGTAATCGGTCGTTTAAGATTTTCAGGACTACCAAGATATTTAGGATCTGTAATATCGGTATCAGATTTGTAATACTTCTGATGATAACCTACAACCATGAACGAATCTTCAATGGTGTACCATTTATCCGTATAGTGAGTAATAAGTTTATCACTAGGTGTGAGTGTAGCACCAAATAATTGATTAATCAAAGCCCCGTCAAATCCATAAGCTACCAAATCATCGTGCATGACCTTACGAAGCATCCTTAAGAATCCATTGACTCTAGCATAGTCGATCAATCTAAAATACCTAGTAGATGTTGCCAAAGATCTTAAAGTAGGAAGAATAGTTTGATCTTCTAAAACAAAAATCAATTCGTTGTCAGAAGTGTGGTTTTTCTCAATCTTAAATACAATTCGTTCAAGAGATGGGTTATTGCGATAATGGGTTCGTCGCCATTCATCATCAGTAGTCAATACAAACTTATCACCTTCTTTAACGAGTGTCTCGTCACTTACATGGTTTTCTAAGATAGTATGGAATACTTCACTGAGTTTTAATTTCAGTATATTGATCTTATACTTATTCTTACCTTTAGTAATTACTAATTGAGTAGTCTCGTTACTTATATCACTATAAGTACTATCAGATCTATTGATCGTTAAGATATCTTCTATCCTATTTGTATTTACCAAGCGAGTTAAGTTTTCTTTCTTAAGATCGGAGAATCTTTGGTCTTTATAAGGTTTACCAATACCTAACAATGTAGTTTTGATATCTGTATTAACTTTATCAGGGTTTATTAAGTAGAATGATGGAGGTGTTTCACCTAAATAATTATCGTCTCGATAAGCTGTACTAATAGCTAAAGGTGTACTATAAATAGTTCCCTCAATCCTTTGTTTATAAGGAATCACAAGTACATCTACATCTCTAGTAATATCACCAGTAGTAATCGGTATTCTCACCGTTTGCTTCAAATCACTATTAACCCATTTAGCTCCAGGAATACCTAATGCTGAAATAACATAAGCTTCAGGTTCAAAGATAGGTTCATTTGTTTTATCGATTTGTACTTTTAAAGGATATTTCTTTTTACCGTAATAACATGGAGATGCCAGATGAGGAATGACTTCAATTTCGGTATAAGCTTCATTTACATTTACTCTAAATGGATATTTAGTATCTTGAGATAGCTTATCACTTTCATTAACCATTGCGGCTAAGTTTTTTAAGTCTTCTGCTTTTCTATCCCTATTTAAAGGTTTTCTTACTGATTCATCGTAATTGAAAACATATCCTCGGTCATTATTCCAACCAGTAGGCATTCGATTGTACACACTAGATGCAAAAGTTTTCTTTTCTTTACGGTGAGTTTGAGAACCGTGAATTAAGTGCATTTGAATTTGTGTATTATACGATCCCCCATTAACAGTATTATCTTCTTCAAGAATAGAGATAGATTCAAAATCTCTTCTTCTATCCTCTCCGATGCCTGCATCTTCTAATAGTTTATTTAAATTCTCAGTCTGGGTAAGACGAGAATCTACCTTAATTCCCATATTGCTTTTCCTTTTGTTGAATAACGTAATCACAATAAATACACTCTACTCCAGAAAAGGAGTAGAGTGTAGTCATTTAAGCATATCTTAAAGTGATCAGCGTGTAAGCACTATTACCGCTATTACTGAATAAAACATTTTCCTTAACAAAATAAGTAATGCCGATACCATAACTTTTATCTTCGGTTAAGTAACGGATACTTTCTTGAGTTTTTTCTAAATCAAGATACTTGTAAGGGAAGTCAGGTGCATATCGTTTCATCAAGTTAGTAAACTCATCAATATCTGCATTTAACAATGCGTCAATAGAATAGGTTTCTCTATTAACATCAGCAAATACACGACTACCTGATAAGAATGTATAAGAAGGGATCATCTCGTATTGGATAACGATATACTCCGTATATTCTCCACGAGGAATACCAACCATAAACACTCTATTAGAATATCGATCTACTCTATATTCTAATTGTTTAGATGTAGTATTTTCAGGACGTACTGGGTTAACAATGTTTGTACTAACTTTCTCTACCTTATTAATGGTGTTATCTTCGATGTAAGGAATGTCATCCTCTATATCTAAAAGACCTTCTTTAACTAAGTAAGCTTTTACCAAAGAATCAAAGTAAGTAGAATCCGTTAACAGACGTTCTTTTTTCTCAGGTGTATTGTAAGTATCTTTACTTAACAAATTTACTAAGCGAATAGGGATGCCTTTATTAGCCACAAAGGTAATGTCGTAATCGATGAATAAACTATTCTTACGAATATTAGGATTGCCGTTATGGAAAGTAGTGAAACGTTCAGTAATCGTTTGCCATACGTTAACATTACGAGCGGATTGCAAGATAATGCTTGCGTCAGCAACGGAAACACCACGAGCTTTTAATTTTTCCAATGCATGGTTACGCAAAATACGCATAAACTGATTGAATCGATCAAAGTCACCAAAAATATTACGTGCTGTACGCGGACCATTAACATTAGTGTAATCAGTAATATTAGTAAACTCAATACCTAATTCATTATCAGGACTGTCTACATGAAGTTTGAAACAAATCTTTTCTTCAGGATAGCGAGTACGATAAGTTTCGTCCATCGTCATGATGTAAGAATTTGTTTCTTTAACATACTTAATCGGATCGCTTTCTGAAATATCATTAATTAAATGATAATAAATGTCTCGACATTTTGCTTTCAGTACGTTAAAACGATAATCATGAACGCCTTTATTAATGGAAATAACATTATTGTCAGAAACATAACCACCTGACAATTTAGCATTAGCATAAGTCAAAATACTATTGTCATCTTCCATGTCTTTATAAAGAAGTTTCAATGATTCTAAACGTTCTTCAGTTAATTCACCTTCAAGTGGTTTACTGATAGGCAATAAAGATTCATAACTATTTTTTAACACTGGACGTGTAGTATCGGTGTATAATAAATGCGACTTAGTAGGAAAATCCAAACCTAAGTTCATTTTATACATTACACCATCGATCTCTTCACGATAAGGCATAACCATAGCTTTAACAGTTTTGGTTTGTCCTTCTTCGTTTTGCAATTCCAGAGTAACTGTAGTATCTTTGGAACCATTTGTCCATTGTGCATGTGGAACAGCCATCGCAGAAACCACGTAAGTTTCAGGTTCAAAGATTTTAATGGATCTAGGATCTGTAAGAATCTTCAAACCATATTCTTTACCACCAATATAACAAGGTGAATCTAAATGTGGAATAACTTCGATGCGAGTATATTCTGGATTTACTTTGACTCGGAAAGGGTATTTCTCATCTTGAGAAAAGAAAGTACTGGCATTAACCAATTTGGTTAAGATATCCAAATCATCTTCGCTACCATCTTTTTTCAAAGGTGTGCCTAAAGCATTGTCGTAAGTAAATGCATATTCATCGTCACCCACCCAACCTACTCTTACTCGATTATAAGAAGTACTTACTGGTGGTCTAGCTATGCCATCAACAGGCGTTAAATTAATAACCAGCTTGGTGTTGTAAGGTTTCTCATTAACCGTTTTGTCTTCAGGAACAATAGATACCGATTCAATGTTGCTTTGTTTCTCTTTAGATACCCCATTAATCTCTAGTAACTTATTTAAGTTTTCAGACTGGGTAATCTTAATATCTATTCTTGTACTCATTATAAAGCTTTCTCTTAATTATCTACAAACAGAATAATAAAGATTTTATAAAATAACTAAGCTAGGTCCCAGTAAAGGAACCTAGCTTAATCATTAGGGTATCAATCTATTGCTAGATTACAGTTGTACCTCACCGAAGCCATCCAGGTCTTCGGCTACGCGGAATTTACCAACGGTAAAGTCAGCCACTACGTAAACAGCACCTTTGATGAAGTTTTCGTAACCAGAAGCAGCAGACACTTTGAAAGTGAAGCTGTCTTTATCGTATACGACACCACCTTCGTCAGCATTTTGCAATTCTACTTTAAATGCTGGGTTTTCTTTAACGTAGTTAGTTTGGATCAGACGCAACATTGCAGCTTTGATTGCTTCACGACCTTCTTCGGTATCAGGATTACCTACTTGAGGGTAATCGGTACCGCGGTCAGCCATTTCATGATACAGAGTGTAGTCGTCAGCACCACCCAAGTTAGTAGGGCTAGTTTCACGCACGCTCCATTCTTCACGACCTTCAGAACCAGAAGTCAGGAAGTCGTTACCGATGGTTTTAGCAGACAGAGGAACAACGTAGAAACCAACGTTAGCTTCAACAGTAGTGTTGTCGTCATTCAAATCAGCATTGGTTTCGTATTTAACCAATTGAGCAGCGTTAGTGATCAACTCACTACCGAACTCATCAGCTTGAGTAACAACTTCAGCTTCTTTGAAGGTCAGTTTCTTAGCTTCAGCCAAGCGACCAGCATGATCAGAATAAGCTTTAGAGAAGTAAGTCTCTTTCAGTTTATCCATGTCAGTAACGTTAGCCAAGTCGATGCTTACACCGAATACTTGGTTAGGTTTTTGGTTGCCGTAGTCTTTAGCAGTTTTATCGGACAAGAAGATATTGGCCAAACGATCAGTAGGGTTCAAGTCAGCAGCTTTAGTTTCGAAAGCGGCGATAGGAGTGAAGCCATCAACCAATGCATGTGGAGTAACCAGTTTAGGGAAGATTACTACTTGATCACCACGAGTGGTGTCAGCGCGTACACGCAATACCAATTTGTTATCAGCATTGGTTTTAGTGAAGCACAGATCATTTTCACCGAAAGAGTAGTTGAATTTATTCAAACCATATTTCAGAGTACCTTCTTCACCTTCCAGAGCCAAAGTAACACCTTCGATTTGAGCATCCATGGTATCTTGTTTGCCTGGAACATAAGCCAAGAGTTTCTTAGCCAATTCATTAACATCAGCAGCTTCTGGCAGGAAACGACCACCTTCAGAGAAGCTGTCGGTCAGTTTACGCATGCCACGGCTAGCCAATGGGTCGATACGTTTGTAGTTGTGTTTCAGGATTTTAGTGAAAGTTGCTTTTTTGGTAGCGCTTTCATCATTAGCGGCATTAGGTACAGTAGAAGCTTCTACGCCTTCATTGGTGATGCGACCAGCCAGGTCAGCATCAGCTACACCAACGAACAATTCAGTAGAACCTTGTTCGTCTGATTTTTGGTTAGTATAGACTTCTACTTTTTCCAATTCGCTACGAGGATAACCGGCATCTACCAGCAATTCTTTAACATTATCCAAACCTGACTTGGTGAAGTCTACTTTAATTTTATCAAAAGACATGTTGTTATTTCCTAATTTATAAGGATAGAATTAAGAATGTAGAGATTTAAAATTCAGGAAGTGAGCTAGCATCTCGTAAGATCATCGCTTCAAATCCATCCATATCCTCTCTAAGTGTTAGTTTTTCAGTTTTAGGTGGAGCCAAAGCTATATAAACTGGACCACTCATAAACATATCGTTAGCGATACTGGTTTCTACTTTATAGGTTAAAGCAGAATCAGGATAACTAACACCATTACTTGGCTTCCGGACTAATCCAGAACCTTGTAAAGCTTGATTGACAAACTCAGAAAATTTACTAGAGTCTGCTACTGCGTTATATTTTCCTACTACATTAAATATAACAAAAGTACCGTTAGAATTAGTATCTAATCGATCAAACCTAAAACGATTCGTTTGATCAGATATCGTACCTAAATATTGGGCGACTTCTTTGTCTACTAATGGAATCATGTAGACATTAACGTCACCAACAATATAAGGATGGTTATCAGTAGGACTAACGTATTTAACCAGATTTAATAAGTTAGGCGTATTCTCAACAGTAACCGTTTTAGGATATACCGCTGTTTTAGGAACAACACCTATTCTGGTAAATGAATATTTATCGTTAAAGAATTGTTGTTTACTTTGGTTGTCAGAAAACATAATTTCTTTAACTTTATCGGTTACTAAACCAATCTCATTAGAAATAAGATCAATAAGCTTAATCTCTTTAGGCTGAATAATATTGCCTTTGGAAGTATAAGCTAAATCCGTTCCTTCGTAAGTCCCTTCAGGGATTTTGAACGACGATAAATTATTAGGATTAGTAATAGATAATTTTAGTAAAACACGCTTGCCAGAAGTTGCATTTGCGTTCATGTTCAGTACAAATGATTCAGAACCAAAGTCTTTAAAACTAAGCATGTTACTTAGAGATAATTTAACTCTATTAGAACCATATTGTACTAAACTGTTATCAATGCCTTGGATAGTTAATTTACTGTAATCCTCAGGACGCAATACAGCACTAATCCCAAGAGCTTCCATGACATATTGGTTAGTAGTAGCCAACTGGTCAAGACCATGATCGAACTCTACATCAGAATCGATAACTGCGGCTTCTGATACAAAATGTTCACTAACATCTAATCGTTTATAACGATGGTGAAATACTTTATTACCTTCTGCTTCCGGAGTAAATGACTCTTGGTGAGTATTACTGTATTGAGATGCAATAGATGCTGGTACTTCGATATAGACAGAGGCATTGAGACCAGTTGGTGTTTCACTAATATCGACCGGACCTTGTTTTACTTTTAATTCAGAAACCCTACCTTCAGGATAACCACAATCTTTTAACAATAAGTTAAAGTTTTCGCGGTCTGATAGTTTAGGGTTATATTTAATTTTAAAAGCCATGTTTTATATCTTCTTATTTAAAGAAAGAATACATTACTGGAATGCTGTTGGCCATGGATCATCTGTTAAGTAAGTAACGGTATCGATACGAATGTCGGGAATGTCCTTATGGGCATCAGTTTGGTCAAAGAACTCAAAACGAAATTGATTTCTATCATTAACACCACCTAGCTTCCAAACGCCATAAACTTTATTGGTTAAGTCAGAATAGAACTGACCAATCAAACTAGAGGGTGAACGAAAACCAACAGGTATAAGATTCCAGTTAGGAGGGCATACATACGAGTGAATGACTTTAGAATTTGGATTACTAGCAACAGAACGGACAGGATTACCTTGCCAGTTTGTATTGCTTGGACCAACAATACCATACCAGTCAAACTGACCACCACCAAACTTCCATGTTACACGGTCATTAATTCGCCTAATCCAAACTTTAATGTTATCGCCGCTTCTATTGGTAGCTCTTTTTATTTCTACCCAGCCTGTATCGCCCTCAACTACTTTCCAACCAGTGTTACCACCAGCCCTGGTTTTTACCCATTTATAAGCACCTAAAGTACGATCAGTATCGATGTAAGTAACGTCTTTATCGGCAACGACTTTTCCTTCTGGTGAGCCTTGGCCTGTAATGATTTTAACGTCCTTAATCAACTTAGCTATTTCAGCATCTTTTTCACCAAGATAACGAGCAAAATCTAGGAACAAGGTCTTTAATTTGGAATCCGCCATTTTAAAAACTCCTTTAATTACGAGTAGATAGATTGTAGACATATATCTACTCGTAATCCTAGATATTAACTATTAACCGCGAGCAGTGTTATATGCTTGTTTAAGAGCATCGAGAGACAAATCAGTCACGTCGGTTTTCTTAGCGCTTTCTTCCAAGCTAGCAACTTTAGTAACCAAAGCTTCCAAAGAAGCTTTATTCGCTTTAGACAAAGTATCCGCAGCTTCTGCTTTAGCAGCAGTTACAGGCAGCTGAGCAATGTCTTGTTCTACTTGTTCGGCTTTAATTTTAGCTGCATTTGCAGTAGATTCAGCCGTTGCAATTTTTTGATTAGCAGTAGTCGCACCGTCAGTCAGTTCTTGAATTTTGGTTTCAAGCTCAGTGAATTTAGACAAGATTGCTTGAGGAGTATTACCTTGAGCATCTTTCAGTTTTTTCAACTCAGCTACGATTTCACGAATAGTATCCAACTCTTCGTCTACCTCACCACCCATTACAGTTTGGTGCAGGTTATCAATCTTAGCTTTCAGCTCTTCAAAGGTAGCTTTATCTTTCTCACCCAAGAAGGTAGCAAAGTCATTTAAAATATTTACCAAAACGTTTTCAGGAGAAGCCATTTCTTTAAATCCTTATTGAAATATTAAAATATAAAATCTCGAATATCAAGATATAAATTTATAATTATTGACGTGCGTTATTGTAGTTATCACGCATACGGTCAAGTACTGATTCGCCTTGTACTTCGCTAAAGCCTACTGTGTGGTCTTCGTCAGATACGACATCAGCAAAACCATTCAAGTTTTGTTGTACAGTAATCTTAGGTACGACTACTTCGTCCTCGCCACTGTAAGTAACATAGGCGTGCAGTTCACCACCAACATAGTCGGCAATTGAAGTAGCAGGCAGTACAGAGATTTCCAAACGATGGTTGGAAGCAGAATCACGTTCTACATCGATCAAGTCAGCATAAACACCAAAGAAACGTTTAATCAAAGAACGAGCAGCGTTAAACGCATCTTGAGCATTTTCATGTTTACCCAATTGGATGTCGAAACGACAACCATCATTGGTATCAGATGCCAGGATGAAAGATTTTACTTTAATACCGCTATCACGATATTTAGATTCTTGTTCTACATCCAGTTCAAATTTACCAGAATCTGCAACCAGTTTAGAGATATCAGAAATACCGATCATCATGCGGATATTGCCGTATACCAAACCATCTTGGTCACGATCCATGTCTTTAGAGAGACGGTACAGAACGGAAGACAAGTAGTTGCGAGAAGCAGTTTTCTCGATCTCTTGTTCAGAAGTTTTAGGATTGGCAAGTTCACCACGGAATGATGGATGACGAACTACATCCAAAGCTTTAGCTTTCATCTCATCTTTAACAGCTTTAGCTTTAGTGGCGCCGTAAGTTTCAACCAAGAAACGGCTCAAGATTTTTTCATCAGTTTCTTTAGAAGTACGAGCAGGGACAACGGATAATTCGTTATACAGTCCTTTGCTTACGACAGTATCTTCAGTCAGGAATGGGTTAACGGTAGAAACCAGTTTCACCATTTGTTTATTCAAGTTAGCCAGATACTGAACTTTCAGAGTGGCAGTACCAGTGAAACCCAGAGAATCACGACGAGCCGAGATGTCCAGTTTATTAGCACCGTACTTCAAAACACCATCTTGCAATTCGTAAGTCAAACGTTCACCAATGAAAGGATAACCTTCTTTAGTGAAACGATTTTTAACGTAAGTTACAACATCCATGTTATCCAGTTCTGTATCCAGAACAGTCATGGTTCGATTACGCCAGTGATGAGGAATCGGAGTAGTACGATTATAGAAGTGTACATTGCTGTACTTGCCAGTAAGTTTAGTCAGTTCACCAGAGTAGTTTACTTCTACTGCGGTATTACCTGATTTATTTTTGTACTCTGCATAACGATCATCGCTAGATGGACGAACAGCAACAACTTCAATATCATCCAGGTATTCTTTAGGATAACCACAATCCATGAAAATCTGATTCAAGTTTTCACGAGGACTACGCGTAGCATAGTAATTAAATTGTTTATAGTCAGACATTTTAAGTAGCCTATGTATAAGATAAAATATTTTTAGGGTAAATCAACACAGTAAGATAGTTCTGTTTGGTTTTTAGTAGGCCAAACATAATTTACTTTATTGTGTCTAAAAGTAACAATATCTGCTTTAGATAAAGCTTTTAAGAATCTAATCTGTTCTTCAGTAGGATTAGGATTGTCGTTGATTACTGGAACGTAATACAAACGTCCATTGATACCCATTGAGGAAAGATTGCTCTCTTCTCCGTCGATCGATAATCTAACTATAGACATCGCTTTCAAAGTATTTATTGTAAACTTCTTATTCCTACAAGTCAATACCAGAGCAACATGATCATCTTTACTCAATTTGTATTTAATTCTGCCACCTTCTTTTTCCAAACGTTGCCATTTTACAGATACTGTTGAGGCTACATTGTCTCTGACAGATACTTCATGTATGGAAAATACGTGAGCTAATAGAATAAAACACAAAATACTTAAAAGTAAAAGTAATCCTGTTGTTAACTTGTTTTGTAAGAATATCTGTCTGAGGATTCTTCTCATTTAGATAACCTTAATATAACGTATAAATTAACGATAATTCAAATCATAAGAGTCAAAAATACCTACCACACTCACTACATGTTACTGTAGTGAGTGCAATAGATAAAATATAGTTTTCCTTAACCCTCTAGAGAGAAAGAAATAGGCTCATGACTTTGGTAGTCTAACAACTTGAAATCATCCACAGTGATTTCTCCAGAAACAATTTTTTCAATCGTTAAGTCTGGTCTAACATATAATTTAGGTAAAGGATAAGGTTCGCGTTCTAGCATCTCTTTTGCTTGTTCTACATGAGATAAATACACATGAGAATCATGAACAGTATGCCGATGAGACAGAGGCAATACTTTCAAAGCATTTGCAATCATTAGATTCAATAACGCATATTGAGCAACGTTGTGAGGTTTACCCACCATGACATCGTTAGAACGCATCACAAGCATGGTTTCAATACCAAATTCATAAGGTTCAATATCGTAAAAGGTTTCGAAAGCATTAAACTGATCTTTCTGATATTGAATAGATTGCTCTTTTTGTTCTTTAGTTAAAGGACGCAATGAAACATAGAATACTTGATGACAGGTATCTAAAGCCATATTACCTAAATTAACATTTTCAATAGGTGTCAGACTTTCATCTGGTCTTAAACCTAAAGCAATGTTAGACAAGTAATGACGGCGAGAAATAGTTTTAGTCTCAATATCCTTTTTAAGACCTTCTAAAACATTACTCACTTGGTCAACATGAATAACAGAGACCATCGGATCATTACTGCTGCCTGAGTAGTCAAGATACAATTTTACCTCAGGTTTCTTACGCCAAAGCATTGGATACATCGGGCCAATGGTATTGGTTTCTTTACTGGTCCATTTTTCCCAGAATGGAACATTATTTTCTTTTAAGAAAGATACATCTACTTCACCCTTCAAGAACCAAATCAACTCCAAGATGGTTTTATTTAACCATACTTTACGAGTGGTTAATAAAGGGAAATCACCGTTAGACAATGGATATTTTTCAGAGGTACCAATTAAAGAGATCATCCCCGTGCCAGAACGATCATTTTCAATAACCGTACCTTCTTCCAGAATATTTTTTAATGTATCTAAGTATTGTTTCATTTTACTTTCCTTTAAAAAAAAACGGTAAAAAAGAAATAAGAGTATTCCTCTATAAAATAGAGGAATACTCGATTATTTTACTTATGTTACAATTTGACAGAAGAGAGACTGAACAAACGTACAGCAATGTGATTGTATTCTTTAGTGTAAATATTTTTACGAGAGTATACCAAATAGAACACACGAATAATTTTACCGTTCTTCTCGATGAATTCATGATGAACAGAGAAGTAAGCTTTATTATTCAGCTCTTCACGAATAATTTGACTGTATTCAGAAATTTCAGAATATACTTTCTTGTAGTTGATTTTCTCTAAAGTAATACTGCCACTGGTTAATCCATTAGCAATAAAAGAAATACCAGCACATACGTCATGCAGTTGTTGCTCTGTATAAGGAGCATCATCCATCAAGTGTGGGAACAGTTTCGGATTCAACAAATTAGTCGTATATACTTTATCACCGAATTTCAATACTTTCAAATCAAACACTTCATTAGGATTGAGTTGTTTGGTTTTAGGCAGTTGAGAAGACAGTTTGAACATCAAATCCAAATTATCCATCAGTTTTACAGTTTCCTCAACAACATTAGGAATATTGTTGTTTTTTACCTGTTCGTATTTTTGATCCAAAGTCAAATTTGACTCTGGAGTTTCTTCACGAAGATAAACAGTAGATGGTTTATAATCTTCAGGAGCTTGCGCTACGGATTGTTTTTTATCCCGATGCGGTTTCCCGTGATGTTTGTGTTTTTTGAACTGGCTTGGTTTTTTGTGAGTTTCAGGAGTAAACATGGTATATAATAACCCTTATTAAGATTTAAAGGAAAAGAAAATTACTATGAACGACATATATTATCTAATGCCGTTCATAGTTAGAGTTATGTATACCGATTATTCAATGATTATTATTCAGCGTCTAACATACTACCGTTTTTTCTAAGACCTGAATATTCTCCATTACTCTTACGATAGACTTCCCAGTAAGGAATCTTAATAAGATAATCTTCACTAATCTTCTTAGCCTTAATTTGATTCTGTAAGAAATTAAGGTAACAAGTAGTATTACGCATACGCATTTCATAAATGAACTTTTCTAGTTCCTTATGTCCTTTTGTTTCCTCAATAAGTTCAAGAGTATCTTGATATCCTACTAAAGAGAAAATTTCACGATATTCTTCTAATGGTAATTTATTCACATCAATTTTAGACACATTAGTTTCCTTTCAATAACGATTAAGCACAATAGCTCAAATAAAAAATAAAGCATAAATAAATTCTCTACTCCTTTTTACGGGAGTAGAGAATATATCTTTAAGCATTATAAACAAGGTAAGTCGTTCTCAGAACGATCGTGTACAGTTACTTTGTATACCGTACCGCTGGGGACACTAAATGAGAATGAAGAAGCTCGATTCAAAGCTTTAACAATGTCTTTACCATCACCTTCAGTAGTGTAATAAGTTTTATCGTCTACAGTGATGTCTCTAACCATAACACCATTAGAACGACCGAATACAAAATAAGCACCTGTATCGAATTTTACTAGTCTTGAATCTTTAGCATCACAACGATAACTAAAATAACGTTGATAACCTTTGGATGTTTTTCGTAAATCGTACAGACCGACAATCAAGTCACCATTTGTTTCTTTAGTAAGTCCAAATGCTGCATCAATGATAATAGGTTGTTCTTCTTTAGGTAATTTAGGTGTAGGAGGTGGCGGTGGAGGAGGCGGAGCAATCTCAACCGGACTTTCCAAGACATCTTTACCATCAGGAATCCCTGTTGCTGCCGGTGTACTTAGATTATTATCTAAAGTAGGAATGGTGGCTTTATCCTTTTTAGCATTTTCTAATTCGACAGCAACACGTTTATCATTTATCGAAAAATTATATGCGATAAAAACAACAGTACCAATTAATACCAAGCCAAATAAAATACTTAAGCCTTGTTTGAGTTTAACTCTCATTTTATTTAGTTATCCTTATTCTTTTTAAATATTACTCTGGATTAATGATTCGTCCATTAGGATTAATCACATTACCATTAGAATCGTCTACTTCTTCTACAAAATCAAAACCACCAGAGTTATGGGTAATGATCAAAGGAGATTGTTTTTCTTTAGGCTCTTCCGCATTACAGCAACAATGATGATGACTATGTGCTGGTTTAGTAGGACGACATTCTACCTGTTTAGGTTCTTGCTCTTTAAAGCCCCAATACTCTTTATTAAAATATTGAGTATTACCATCATTGTCTTGATATTGGAAAGCACGAACAGAAAGCAATTCTTGTAAGTAGTTTCGTTTACCATTCAGACCCAATGACATAAAGTAAGATTTGTTTACCAAGATCTGTACTTTGTCAGAAGAAACGGTGTAAGATGGGCCACCTACTGCCACAGTAACCATTGCGGTATCAGTAGAATAGTTTTGCCAGCTTTTAATAGTAGAAGAATTAATTTCTTCAGCAACAAATCGAAAACCTGAACGTGTTGCTTTTACTGTGTTATAATAAACTTCAGTATTGTCGTATACTTTACGACGGAAACTATTGTCCTGAGAAGGGGCATCTTTCAGAAGTAAAGATTTCAAAGTATGTAAAAGTTGATCTACTGTTTGTACTGGACAAGGAGAACCAGCCAATACCGCCATACCATCTTCAGACATATACCAAGAAGGACGACAAATAGAATCGTACAGTAACTTATCTTTAGGGAGTTCTTCAAGATCTCGAATTAACCGATAAAGTTCCATTGAGAATATTCCTTTAGTCTTTAATAATAAATCAAAAAAAAAGAGTATCGATTATTTACCGATACTCTTTTTGTAATTTCTCATAGGACTATAGATCAGTCACCTTATATTGTTCTTTATTATTCAAGATATCAATAATGTTATTAACTGTTTGTTCTACTGAGACAGTAGGTAGTACAAAGTAATCGTAGATATCTGGATTAAAATAAGAACAGTCTTCAGAGAACTTGACCATATAGTGATGGTATTTGTTACGCATGATGGTATCAAATTCTAAAGAAGTTTTATCAAACTCTTTATCAGATTCATCATTAGGTGTAACATTACCAGAACGACGCTTACGTTCTTCTAAAGGACATTCTAAGAAGAATGGCAGTACTGGAGCTTGTGTTAAAGCAACCCAGTTTAAGAAGTCGTGAGCGGTATGTAGGCGAGACAGTGCCGTGATTAAGACGTCGCGTTCGTGAGAACGATCTAAACGGAATTGGTATTTCTTAGGATTTTTCACCATGTCAATAATATCGACCGGACCATATGCAAAAGAAGAACCAATAAAACGATCAACAATAATGGTGACATCTTGGTCAAAGAAATTAACCATATCCACTAATGCTTTTAATTGAGTGGTTTTGCTAGAAACAATACTAGCTACTTCCATAACGAGAGCCAAATAAGGTGCATCAACACCATCCTTATTAAGATTAACATAGTCTTCAGCAGTCATTTGTTTAGAAAAATTATTTTTCTTTACATTGCTGCGAAGACGATCAAAAGAATTAGCAACACTTTTCTTAGCTTGTTGAAGTACTTCTAAAGAAACTTTCGTGTTGTTAATAATGTAAGCATCCTTCTCAGGATTCAGAGCATCGATTTTAGAAATGAAGTATTCTTCAATCTCTTCAAGATCTTTACTGTTAGGGGTATTCAATACCAGTACCTTGTGACCAATCTTATTCTTTAATTCATTGATCACTGTCGTTTTACCACTGTGGGATAATCCCTCCACGATAATTAATTGTTTCAGCATGTTATGTTTCCTTTTCTTGAAATAAACTAAAAAATAATAGACTACTCCTTTTTAGGGGAGTAGTCTACCAAGCCGTGATCAGTAAACCAAATCACAAATATTACCATTACGGAAATACTTCTCAGAAGCAGGATCTGAGATTACTGCAGGGACACTATACCGATAGGTATGGGTATTTTCGAGGATGTTTTTATTAATAGCATCTTCTTGGAAAAGAGCCATTAACTCATCTCGGTAAGTATTGGGATCTTTTACGTAGCTACCATAAACAGCATCATGATGAGACCAGTCAGTAACATTCTCAGTGAAAGACATGCCTTGAATAGCCAGACGATTACCCAATTCACCATCTACCAATCGACGAGGATCGGTGTAGGTGATTGCAGTGCCAGTATTGTCATCAGTGATGCCACCGACGGATACATCAGCAATCAGATTGTAGTTAATGTCCGCATATCGTTTGAAACCAGCAGTAGTCGTATTACTGATACGATTACCCAGTTGATCAAACGTAGGATGTTTCTCTGGTTTGGTTACGTAGTTACGTCGTAGGTAATCGCCATTATTGGTGATCACAAACTCGTAAGGATGTTCTTTAGAGTAACGAGTTTCGAATCCTGGAGAGTAGATACCGAAACCACTACCTAAAGAACCACCACCACAAGAATAAATCAAGCGAAATGTTTCGCCTGAATCGTTTTTACCATTATAAATCCACGTTGGGCCGAACTTCTGTACAGCATCGTAAGCTTCTGGATCACGAGATCCAGCTGAATGGAATTCCCAGCCGTTGTTAAATTTCTCATCTAACTGCTGGCCAGTTTTCTCTGGATCACCATAACCAAGATCTTCTGGAGCCATTTCTGGTGTCTCAGAAGCCATAGCTTCACTAGCAGTAACAGAAGAACCAACTGCAGAAGCGGCTTGTACAGCTTCTTTAGCTTCTTTACTTTCACAAGCAGTCAAAGAAACAAAAGAAGCCGCGATCAGAAGAGTGATGATAGATTTTTTCATGGTATATTTCCTTTACAAAGTTAGGTTAAAAATTTAAGGTTAAAAGATTAGGGGTTATTTAATTATCGATATTGCCAGTATCAATAACCAATTTGATCAATTCCAGTTTCTTACGAAGTCTTGTAACTTCTTCGCTTGAAACTGTCTTGTGCATTACCAATGACTTTGATTCTCCAGTCATTGGGATCACATCTGCTAATGTGATTCCTAGGTGTTTGCAGATGAGATAGGCAAAGTCGATACAAAGAACGTAAGTACGACGTTCTTCGTTCAGCATTTGGGAGAGTACCGCGTGCTTAATTCCCAAATATTCCGCGGTTTCTTTTATGTTGCTTTTGCTATTGTAAATAGCATTTTTCAAGTTTCGTTTCAACTCTGTGTTGAACGCATAGAGATCGTATCCCTTTTCGGATTGAATACGTGCTGGCATTATGATTTCCTTTATATAAAGTTAGAATAAAATTTGAGCTGATCAAACTCACTTAAATAGTATATATCTGAAATAAAATAAAAAAAAACAATCTCTACTCCTTTTTACGGGAGTAGAGATTTATAATAGCTTATTTAACGGTTAAACCACTTTGCTCAGATTCCTTTTTGTAATCACGATTTAAAGAATCTTCAACAGTAAATTTCTCAGGATACCTGGCTTTTAGTTTATCGATATTTGCTTTAGTGATTTCACCAAGGCTATAGATCTGGCGATGCGACTCTTCACGGTTAGCATCTAAATACTGCAACCAGATAATAATATCAGTACACAGTTCATCAAACTGTTCTAGATGACTGTAGTTTAATGGTTGTTTATAGAAGTAGTATTTCTTATAAGCATCTAATGCTTTTGCACTTCTTAATAAAAACTCATTTAAAATACCAGAGAAATATTCGTATTTATATAACTCATCACCATCTTCAGGAATACTACTGTATTCGATTTCTTTATATCCTTTCTTAAGCTCACCATTTTTATTAAGGTAAATATCTGGGTTAAAATTCATATCAGCATGTTCAATAACTAAACTTTGACTACTAATTTCTTTATTGAGTTTTCTAACCGCATCGTAATAAAGAGCAATATACCAAACGATATCACCAATTTCAGAAACTAAAGCTTCGTAACTAACTTTACTGGTAACACTACCATCAGAAAGTTCAGTAGCTTCGCTTAACTCTCCTGTTATACCGATCATCGAATGAAGTATTCTGAAAGTAATAGATGCATCTAAAGTACTATCAGTACGAACCGCTTGTTTTACATAATTTTTGAAATCAAAGTCTACAGTGCAATACTTAACTTCGATGCAAACAAGGTCATGAACAAAGTCATCCATTACTTCTTTTACTTCAAAATAAGGACGACCATTTTCTTTATCAAGTTTTTGATGTTCAATGAACGCTTCGTAAGATTTGGTATCGTTTTCTTTCATGTGCTTAAGAATTTCCTTAAGTCCTGTAATACCAAATTTATTATAAATCGTATAGAATACGGTACAGTAGTTCTTAGTAGTTTCGTTTACTTCTTTTTGAAGTTTAGCAATCTTTTTAGATTCTTTATCATGTAAAGAATTTCTATAAGCACCGAAATTTGTAACTTCTTCTTTATAGTCGATTACTTTATCTAAATTTTCAGTGATTTTAGTCTCAGACATGGTATTTTCCTTTACTAGTTAATTTGTTATATGCGATCAACAACAAAAGATTGGTTTCTACATTTTGCATGGCTTCTTTTATGTCCATGTCGACACCAATAGAGTCCAGACATTCTAAAACTCCGATACCTTCACCTTCTTTAAGCTTTTCTGACAATCTGTCAAAAGTATCTTTTTGATACTGTTTGATCACGGTGAGTATATCGAAACACTCAAGAACATAGTCGTGGCCTTCTTTATAATCTTTACCATTTTCTTTTAAGTACTTAATGATAAGATCATTAACACCACCATGATTCATTCTGATGATTGTTAAATCTTCTTCTGAATAAAGTGGTTTTTCGTATTCGTCGATAGAATCCATAGCCGTATAAAAGTCTTTAATGACTTCCATACCGGTTACTGCTTTTTCTAAATATTCACTGACATCGATATTAAGCATTTTACTGTTCCTTTATAAAAGTTGGTTTAACTACTTCACTTTAATAATATAGATTTAAATATAAATAGATTACTCTCCTCTCCTTATTAGGGAGAGGAGAGTATAATCTTTATTACATTCTACGAATACAATAATTCATCAACACCAAGAGAACAGGCAAATAATAGAAGTGTTCTAGTTCTCCCCAGTTCATACAGTCTTTCACAAGTTCTTCAATAATCTCAACATCTAAAATATCATCTTCTAGATATTTCCTTAATTGAATCTCTAAGTGAGACTGACCATCATCAGCATCTTGATAAAATTCCTGACTAAAGACATAGCTTCTATTAGGCAAGATTTGATTAATCAATAACTGATCATTGACTACTTTAAATTTACGTGGATTAACAGATGGTGTCATTTGAAATGCATTACCAATAACTTCATCATTCTTAATGTAGATCTTATTAGAATAAGTCATTCCATAAGGTGCTACTACTGCTTTAAATGCAGAATAACGAATAGAAGCAAAATTAGGTGAATTAGTAAATTCTTCTAATGTAATGGCGCAAGCTTTGCTAAATGATTCTTTTAAGAGATAAGGGTCTCTTTCCGTAATTGCATCCCAGATAGAAGTCGTTTGCAATATAGGAAATTCGTCATCAGTATAAATTCTAAAATGAACCATCTCAGGATATCTCTGAGAAGAAAACCACTGTTGGATTGCTCTCATGAAAAAACCATCGTAAATCAATGTTCTTTGATTAGGAACAAGACAAGTTTCGTAAAAACGATGATAAAACTTTCTAAACCAATAACGAGAGATCCGATCGTATTCTCCTCTTAAGAAAGAAAATGCATCGGCTTTCTTAGGCGTGAGTAATGGATTCTGTCCAGCTTTTAAATAATCAATAGAATACTTTAATACTTCGATGGTTTTCTGATTTAAGTTAATGATGCGAGGGTCGTTTATTTGATCTCGAATTTCGTAAGCCATTGAGAATTGAATCTCGTACAATGTATTACGACGATGTGTTAAACGTCTTACTTCATTAATGTTAAACCAACCTATGGTATTGCGACCAATATCCATCAACATAATATCGCCTTTGTTAGGAATAACAGGAGGCAATACATGTGCTTCACCAGTAATCTCAGTAGTCCTTAATTCAGTAGTGGATTGAGAAGTACCTAACGATCCTTGTAGAAGAATTTCTAATCCATCAATACGTTCGTATTGCTGAACAGTACCACTGGCGTCTAAAGAGAAATGAGTAACGGAATCATTCTTAGATAATCTTTGTCTAAAGTAAGTAACTTTCTGACGAGAACCTTCGGCATATTGTACTAAAGTATCCAGTCGTTCTTCTTTAGTATCTACAATTACAGATTTAAAGTCTTTAGGGACTATCTTTGGTTTTTCAATTAATTCATGAACAGGAGTGTGTTGTTCAGGTTTATAATTACTATTGACTAACTTAGGCATATCTGTCTAGTCCTTCTGATTGCAAACTATCTCGATAATTAATAAGATAGAAAGTCTGTACAGTTTTAATATTACCAATATTCCAACGATTGTAATCACGACCCCAGTTGTCATTATTGTTACTGTCTCGACCACCTTTAAGATAATCAATCACTCGGTTATAGAGATCAGAATAGTATTTATTAAACATTGGGTGTAGTTTCAGTTTATCTAACCAGTAGCGTAATCGGTTAATCGCATCTGGTGATAGATAAGTCCAGTCGTAATAAATCGCAATGCGAATATTGTAGGTATGTTTTAAATCGATCTTTTGATTCAGATATAGTTTTCCATCTTTATCTATCTTAACCGCACTTCTAGACATCATTTGGTCATTCTGATAAAGCAGTATTTGGAATAGTGATTGTCCTGTATCTAAAAGATAATTCTGTTCTGAAATAATGAATTCTAATAATTCAGGATCGATTTTGAACTCATTGTTCTCGTCCCTTAAATCCAGTATCTGACAACCAATATCATCTTCATCATCAAACAGAATCAATTGATCTACAAATCTTTCCGTTCCTCGAATAGAGAAATCTTGAGCAGGTGCAAATTCATTCCAATGAGGGACACAAATACCTTTATATTCTTCCCAAGAATGACTATCTGTCATCGATGTGAATTTAGCTAAATGATAAGCTGAATCCGTAAATACAGTATAGTCTTCAGGGTATTCTGTAGGTGCATTGGGTTGAACGGTATTGGTTTGATCCACACCCATTAATACAGCAGGAACAATTTGATTATAAACGACTCTTGGATAATAAATCGATAGAGAAGTTGGTTTCATGTATCGTACCAAATAAGGAAAAGTACAAATCCAACCAGGAGTTCCTTCTACTTTATCCCCTTCTTCAATCATTCCATCAGTATCGTAGTAACCTTGAATATTGGTTTGTACTTCAGATACCGCAAAACTGGTATTGATTCCTGCAGAATCAGAAATCATTCCAAAACGATGAGTGAAGTGATCTTGTAACCATGTCGATAAAGGAGGTAAATTTTCATCCTTATTTTTAATTAACTTATAAACTTCAGATAAAATATATACTGCTTTGTCATCTACAATGTAATGGTATTCTAAATGATGAGGGAAAGTATCGGTAAACATTCTCATCTTAGATTTAACAGAATTCAACCATGCTCTTGCCGTATGTTTAGATTGCGTACGGTAAGTAATATTAAACTTCATGGTTACATGAGAATAATAAGGCGTAATGTGTGTTTGGGTATTGGGTTCAAAAAAGATAGGCATGAATTCTTGAGACCAATCTTGATATTGTAATAAAGACTGTTCGCCGTATTCTTCTTCAACTGTAATAACGATGCTTTCTGCACCTGCTTCAATAATACCTTCTTGTCCATTCTCTTCAGTAGAAGTACCTTTTTCTTTACGGACACCTTCTTCATCCAAGTGAACAATTAATGGGTTTTCTAAAATACCCATACGTAGATATTTTCTTAAATCATCTACGATTTTAAAAGCGATGGGTCTAACAATTGTTTGCTTCTCGCTAACGATAGGGAAATGTACTATCATGAGAATCTCCTATAGAATACTAGTCATACGAAAAGCATCTTAATTTAAATCAAAAAAAAATAATACCCCTATCCGGTTAAGGATAGGAGTACATTGTTTAAATGAAATAATCTAATGCAACGACTCCAAAAGCCAGAAGTTTATAATCTTCTAACTTACCATGAATAATTACAGAATGAAGAATAGATATTGTATCCTCATCCGTTACTTCATTCCATACGTATTCATTACCATCATTTAAATCATCTAGAGCTGGTTTTATATATTTAACTGGATCATACCGAACAATATTGATCCTTGTTAAAGGTTTTACAGTACAATGATAAAATGAATCATTTACTTTACAGTAAATATCTATTTTGTCCTTATCGTAACTATCGAGATATAAACAAGATATTACTGACTTAATATCTGGATGTATATTTCCAAATACTTTAATATCTTTTTTATTCCCGTCATTTACCCAAGACATGATGGTTCCTTTACTTAATATTAAAGTAGTTCTTGTGGAAAACGACGATACTGTCGTACCATCTTAAGTATTCGTCATCTTCTTTTAAAACTTCGTCTTCAATCAAGAACTCTCTTAATTTCTCAGCTGTATCAGCATGAGGATCACATGACCAGATATCTGCTTTAGTAGAAGCGGTAAGCGATCGACAATAAGAGAACGGAGAACTATATACGGCATAATCTTCACTACTAGCAATGTAAAAACGAATTACCGCACCGTTTTTGACATGAGTATTAGGTCCGACTACTGCTCCACATATGCATGAACTCTGTTCGATTAAAGACTTTTCATGGATCGTGGAATTGTAAATAACCGATGACCTGTTTGTCACTATAGATTTAATCACTCTAGATTGGTCGCAAACTATAGAAGATTCATCAATATGCGAACCTTTCTCAATAATGGCACTATCTGAAATTTCAGAATGTTCAATGACTGAAGAGCATTCTTTAACAATGGCATTATCAATTATCCTAGCTCCTAGACCTACGATAGAATCATCGTAGATCCAACAATTACCTGTTTGGCTAAGATTATATTCAGATTCTACGTATCCGCCCAAGTCACCTTTCTTGACATCAGAAAAATCTTTTAAGGCACGAATACGATACATGGGTCTACAATAGAATTTAGTAATAGTTTCGGGTACTAATTCGTACTTTTTATCGGTCGTCAATTTAGTTTCCATTTCTTTTCATTTCCATCATTTATCCAATACATTATTGTTCCTTAACTGTAAATAACATTCATTGCTTTAATCTTTGTAAGTGAAAGATACACTCTTCGAGATGGCATAGTTGTTTCAACAGTTTTCACCATGTTAGGTGTAGTAGGCGATAAATAAGTATGGTTATATTGCTCAATATAATCTTTAAAAGTTTCGCCATCTGGACGATAATAGCTTGAAGTTTCGTATTTAAATTTCAAGGCACTCATGATAGAGTCTTGAATATCTTCACCAATACGATTATTTGCTTGAGCATTTACATTGTATACTGAACCATCATTCATGACGGCACAAACATCTAATGTACCGCCTTTTAATTCACCAATGTATAAACAATGGATACCTGCAAACAATTTGAAATTTGAATTTAAATAATTTCGTAAATTGGTATTTTTCGGTTTACTTTTTAGTTTTGTTACTTCGTAAAATACCTCATTGGTATTATTCGTATTCGACATAGAAAATTCCTTTTTAAGTTAGGTTAATACACATTAATGTTATATATTTAAAATAAAATAAATCACACTACCCCAATTAAGGAGTAGTGTGAAAATATTAATCTCTAACAAAAATAAACAAACCAGTTACAGTAGTGTATTGTGTTGATACCACTGAATCAGATGTTGCATGGATGTAATGGTGTGCTTTAACCACAATACCTTCTATCATGGATTGTCGACTGGTATGCCCTTCGGTATAGTGTACTCTAACAATAGTACCTGGTTTAACCAATTCAGCTTGGCTATTTTGCCATACTAATGCAATTAGCTTACCATTTCTACCTTCTACTTGAGATACTTGTTCGTAAATATTAGTATCTTTTTGTTCAGTCAGTAATGGAGCATTGACTACACCATTCTTAGAATCATTAAGAACGACTTCTGAAACATTATTAGCTCGTGAAATATAAGCTTTATTGCCTGCTACTTTTACAGAATCATCCGTAGTTTGGATATCTGGATTAATGACCCGAATACCATTACCTTTATTTAAAGTATTGGCTGATGTAGAAATATCCTTAGATTCGCCATCTAAAGAAGCAATAATAAATAAGTCACTACCTTCTTTTGTCCAAGTACTTTCTGCATATTTTAAAAAGTCTTTGGGCGAAATATAGATATTGGTAAATCTTACTTTATCATCGTTTCTTTTGGTTCGGTTCTTTGGATAGACGTACCACATCCCTGATTGGATATAATGTCCCATGCCTTGTTTATAGACACCGTATAGTTTCTTCTGCATATACAGTGGTAACTCTAACAACTTAACACCGTGAGGGATAGGGATATTATCGTAGACTGTAGTATTATCAGCTTCTACCATATCCACACCTTTTAACATGTCTGAATTTTCTAAACCTTCTAATTTAGAAGCCTCACCCATGAGTAAAGCAGTAAGTGCATCAGTAACATTAGATTTAACGACATTGGTACCTATTTGTAAAGTGAGTAATTTTTCAACAAGTAATGGCACTAATTGGAATTCTACTTTTACAATATCCATTCGGTTAATGGTTTCTGTATTGACGTTTTGCAAACGAGCATCTGTCTTACGGAAATCCACCATGGTCTTACAATAAGCACGATACCTAGTAACAATGGTTTCACCTCGGAAATTAGTAGGTTCGGCAATAATAGATATTTCTATATTTTCGATATTAGGCATTACATAGTCTGTCCAAGTACCTGGAGAAACTGCAATTTCACAAGTAACGACATCTGCAAGATTATGTTCGTAATCTCGTTCGATATCCAAACCTAATAACTTAATGGGTTGATAAGTTAAACCTTTTTCAACAATATGGATTAAAGAACTATATGCGTATTTAGCTAATCCTTGTCTAGATCTGGCTATTTTTAATAGTTCTTCAGTAATTGGGGAGCCTTCTAACATTAATATCTCCTATTGTTATAAATTTGATCCAAGATTGCGGCATCTGGTTGATGTGGATCGATTTCTGTTTTCTTATCTTCTTTCTTGGCTTCTGGTTTGATAATATCAGAAATACCCAAGAAACCATTTGCTCTACCAAATCTATTTCTTAGTCTTGCTACTTCTGGATCGATATCTTTAGTCTGGTCACGAGATTTATAAATTGCACTGGCAAATTCAGAAAGATCCATTAGGTCTTCAAACGGTACAGAATTTAAGTAAATTGTGTTTTCTGCATAGACACGCCACTCGTGGATGTGTTTGAAAATAATCTCGTACATCGTACGATCATCAGTACGATTAGTTAGATAAAAAGGAATTTGGTTCTTATACAGTTCTACTAACTTGGGAATCGTCATCCCTACAGTAATTCTTTCATTAGCATTCTTTTTATCGTCTTCTAGATCACCAGATGTCACAGAACCATATCTCTGAATTTCATTAATATTCATTAAATGAATATAATCAACAGTCACGATAAATATTCTATCAAAAAGTTGGTTTACTGTACTTTCTAATTCTTCTTTTGTTACATATCCTAGAAACTTCATTGGTTTATCCTTTAAAATTAAAAAAAAAGAATCTACTGTTTTAGTAGATTCTTTTTGTTGTTAGATGTCTTTGGTAAAGATTTTTCCGTATTGGAAACCGTAGATATCGCGACGTTTTTCCTCGAGACGCTCTACTTCCTTGACGAGGGAATTAAATCCACATCCAGCTTTCCATCCAGTTTTCAATTGAGCTTCTTGGCATGTTGCAGCTTTCCAAGCAGCTCGTGCCAAGTTATTACCGACATGACCTACCGCCTCACGGGTATATGCACTCGTCAGGTAACCCTCAAAATAAACATAACGATCAAAACCCAACTTTTTCTTTTTACAGTCAGCTGGGTAATGACACCATTCTTTAGATTGGTTGTTATAGATTTTGGAAAACCCGTCACTCATCATATCTACATCATCACCATTGTTTTGTGTTACAGGAGCAGATGGAATAGCGTCGATAACTGCATTAAGAGCAGTACTTACTTCAGCACAACCAGTCAAAGACAAAGACAGAGCGATTAACGATAAAAATTTTTTCATGATAATTTCCTTAAAAAGTTAGATAAAATTTGCATTATTGCAAATGGTCACAATAGTAGTATATATTTGAAATAAAATAAAAAAAATACTCCTATCCAGTTAAGGATAGGAGTACTTTATATTAAAGGTTATATTGTTTCTTGTGGAACTCCACTAAGTTACAATAGTAACCAATACGTTCAGGATCTATACGTGAGAAGTATTCGATTAGGTCTTCGCCTGTGCCTTTAAAGTCACGGCCTACCCAGATATCTTCTTTAGTAGATGCTAAAAGATAGATGTGAGAATAAATAGGAGAAACAGATCCACTTGTTTTTCTATTAATAACGTATCCAGCAATATCACTATTATCGCTAACATCAAAATTAATGGTGAATGCGCCTATAAGATTAACATCTCCACTAAGTTTGGCACTGTGTACTTGAACAGAACCACCTAGATATACATCGCCATCCAAAATGGAATCACCACGAATTTGACAATTATTATTAACAGATACGTTACCAGAAAGTTTAGAATCGTCACCAACTGATACACGTCCATCTAATTCAGAATGTCCTGAAATGATAGCATTACCATAAACGTAAGAAGATCCCAATAAACGAGCATAGTCTTTAACAATGGCATTTCCAAATATGTTCGCCAAGTTATATAAATGGGCATTTTCTAATACTCTTGCATTACCATAAACTCGAGCATTGTGATAGACCCAGCAACCACCCTCATGAGAAAGATTTTCTTCTTTCTCAATGTAACCACCAAGATCACCTTTATTAATAGTAATATTAAATAAAGAATCCTCTTTAATTGGACATTCAAAATTTTTCAATGCACGGATACGGTAGAGTGTGATATCATTACCCTCGGGATCCATCCAAGACAATGTATCGTTTTCTAACAATTCGTATTTCTTTTCCATAATTAATTTCCTTTAAGTTTGAAGAAGTTCAGGTGATGCTCAACAATGCTGCGAACATATTCGACTCTTTGTTTATCATCACTATCACTTACAAAATCAATCAATTCTTCACCAGTACCTACAAAATCTCCAGTACTCCATTTATCTTCTACTTTACTGGCGACAATATTTTTAATAGTGAATAATCTACCTCCAGGCATTCCAACGTTATAACCAATAACGCTATGGGGATCACTCACATCAAAATTAAGTTCGTAATCACCACTTAATTCAAGTGGTGCGGTAATTCTTGATTTCTTAACAGAAATTCGGCCTATTAAATTAACTGAACCACCAATATTAGATTGGTCAACTCCTATCTCGCCATATAGGTAAGCTCCTGAATGAATAGTAGAATGTCCATTTACTATAACATTTCCTTCTAATTTACTGTCGATAATAACAGATTGGTTCGTAACAAAACAATGGCCTCCGACAACAGAACCGCCACGAATGATGGAATTTTTACTTACCAAGCATTTATCGTATACAATCGCATCATCAAGTACTTTACCACCGTCTTTAACCCTTGCTTTATCAAAGAGCCAACAGCTGCCTTCTTGAGAGAGATTGTCTTCGGATTCGACGTAACCACCTAATTCACCAACATGAACAACTGGGTTATAACCACCAGGTTTAGTAAATGTTTTCAATGCTTGGATTCTGTATAGTTTAATTTCAACAATACTCATTTCTCCATCTGAGATACAAGATTTAAACGTGTGTACCTTGACGAAATCATCTTTCAGGATTTGGTACTTCTTACCATTCTGACTAAATCGACAAGTAATGGTGATATCTTTCTCTTCCGGATTCACGTCGAAAGAAATCTCTTCGTCATTATAACTAAAACCAATGGAATTTATATCAGAATCACTTTGTTTAAATTCAGCGATTTCTTTATATACCTCTTCGTAATCTTCTATGGAACCAATACTGTATGTAACATTATAATAACCCTCTTTATCTGCTTCAGAAATATCATGTGTGAAATGATACTTCTTAAGTAATTCACCAACAAAGATTTTTACGTTATTGAAAAAGTCATTCGGTGATCTTGCTGAAGAATGAGCCATTTCTGGACTTAGGTGTCTGATATAAGTGAATTCCGTTTCTAAGCTTTTAATCTTAGTATCGTCCTTTTTAATTACATCGTTCATTTTAATACTCCTTAATAGTTAATAATTAATAACTTTCTCTTTCGAGAACTTCAAAATCACCAATAGGTGTTTCGTATTCTTTAACGCCTTTTAGAAATACGAATTTAACATTATAGCCTGGGCCTATTTTGAATTTAAATACGTAAAGTTTACGATGATGAATCTTAGGATCCCGAGAAATATTAATAACGGAATCTGGAAATTTGCAAATCTTGAATTGGTTTGCAAATTCAATCAATTTAGATTCTATTTTATCAAATTCTTCATCGAACAATACAATTAAATCCGACTGAGTATCGTCGTTAAATGTTTTCCTAAAATCTATTTTAGGATTAGGATAGATACTGGCGATGAGATCTTTTAATTGATTAATAAAAGCGCTTTGCATAGTTAATTTCCTTTTTAGTTGGTTTAGGGCATAAGTTTTATTACTGCTAAATATTTAATCTGATTTCTTTTTAGAGACGAATCTTATAGCATGAATGTAGTAATAATTCGTAATGAATTTATCTCCTTTAAAGGAAAATGTATAGCTAGATATTTTTACATTCTTTCCTTTGAAACAATGACTGATATCTACCTCTACATCATGAATAGATTTTTCAATCTTTTCATCTAGAAGTTTATCAAGCTCTTTAATATTCAGTTTCCATTCATCGTGATTTTTAATGAGGAAAGTATTGGTTGTAATGTTTACTTCATTTTCTACTTTAGTACTGGTAGTACTTTCAATATTAAAAGCTTCTTTAATTTTACGGTTATGGTTTTCAATCTTATCCATTAATTCTTTTTGCATGATTAGTTTCCTTTATAAAGTTAGATGTGGTTAACCATTATAATAGTATAGGTTTGAAATAAATAAAAATACTCTCTACCCCAATAAGGAGTAGAGAGTATTTCGATATTAAAAAGTTATTTCCATTCGTCAGCTGACTTAACATTAAAGTCTCGCTCACCTTCTTGGAATTTAGACATCTTAACAATAGCGTCTAGGCTAGGTTCGTAAGGATTTTCCTTAGTTTCAATTTCTTCACCAGTAGCTTCACCTTGAGTGACTTCAACAGGTGGAGTAACTGGATTGTCTTGATGAATACATTCTGGAGAACCAAAACCTTCTTGAGATACTGAACTATCAGAATTTAAACCATACAAAGAATACAATTCTTTAACGTATGTTAATTCTAACATATCGATTATCTCTTGTAGTCTAAACCCAACATAATCTTTAAAGAATGTTAATTCTTGATCATGGTATTCGTCGCCATCTCCATGTCCAACATATTCGTTTGCCGGATTTTTAGTATCATAAGGAGATTCTAAACCATCTACGATTTTTAATAGTTCTTTATACTTACCTAAAATATTTCTTGCTTTATTTTCAAATAATTTTACTTTCTCATTGAAACTTCTTTCATTAGATAAAGTAATCTTATCTTCGAAAGTATCAAGACTACTAATTACTGGAATGCGTCCATTAAATCCTTCGTTAAGATCTATTTCTTTATACTCGTGATTTTTAAATTCTGGAACATAATGTTCGAATATTCGTTTATCTCGACCTGTATCGTAATAAGAAATATAATCAACCAAATCATCAGGATCCATAGGATCATCTTTATCTTGATATCCTTCGGCTATTGTTTTAAAATTCTTAGCCCATAGCTTATAATATTCTAAATTAGATTTATAAACACTAATTAATTTATTAATAGCCTCAGGCTTAGGCATGGTATTCAGTTGATTTAATGCAACATCTAGAGGATCTTTTCCTTTAACATAAGGTACCATAAGTACTTTATATTCATACGACTTACTTTCTTTAGCTCTTACCTTAAGAACAGAGCCGCCATTCGATGTACCTACTTTTGAAAAAGAAAGACCCTCACCTCCTTTAAGAGATTTAGAAGGATCACTAAACAAGTCATCGTAGAAATCACCTACGCTTTTGAGAATACCTTTAGATGCCATTTCTGAAAACTTCTCAATCAGACTTTTATCATCAGAACTTTCAGTGGTTACTTTTACTTTACTTAAGTCAACACCTAAGCCTTTTAAGTATTCGTAAGATTCTTTAGAGACTTCTTCAGTCTCGTCAGTATCTTCGCCTTTACCCTCTTCACCTTCAGACTCATTACCATCTTCAGATTTTTCAGAATCGCCTTCTTCGGTAGTATCACCATCTTCACCACCTTCCTCTTTCTCTTCTTCAGCTTTCTCTGCTTCTTCGTTTTCTTCTCGTTTATCTACAATCTGTTCAGAACGAGCTTCTACTTTTTCAGCAGTATCTTTTTCATCAGTAATGTTATCCACAGACATTACTTCTTTACCTGTAGTTTCATCACTTTTATCTTCAGGATTCTCTTCTTCTTGGCCTTCATCGTCAGTGTCTACTTCACCTTCTAGTTCAGTAGTAGCACTGTTTTCGTCATCAATGTAAGGATTAGAAGAAGTAAAGAAACGATCCATAATAGGTTTGGTTTTCTCATCGTATTCTTCTTGAGTCAATTTACCTAATTCTGGAGGAAGAATCAACTCTTCTACTTCCAAAGGCAATTCAGGAACATCCTTACTATTAAGATCATCTACTTCAATCTCACAACGAACCCATGGACAGTAAGAACCATTACCATCAGGAACGGCATCTACTTCCCATTTCTTATCCGTACCTTTGATATTAAAAGTATACCGGTGTTTCAGCATTGCTACAGTAGACAATACTTTAAACTGGATGAAGTTTTCTTTAGTAGTCGGTACAGTAACTTCAATACTGTCACCTTCACCCATTTTATTTTTAGTGGTTAATTCGTAACGAGAACGACCATTACGGGCAGTAATTTTACGTACACGGATAGAACCTTTACCAGCATTCTCTTCGGTTTGTTCAACTGGAATAATATACTGTTCTTGAATCTCACCGCGATTAGCATTTTTCAGTTGAGAAAAGTTCATGATACGTGCAAAGATAGTAAACTCTTTTTCACGAATAGCTTTACCACGATTCTCAAGTTTCGAAAGTCCTTGTTCTTTAGGTTTAGGTTGATCGGATTCACTCACGATCGGTGTACTTCCTTCTCTGGACAATTCTAATAAACTTTTAGCCATTTAATTCTATTCCTTATAGATTAATAATATTCTTTAATCAATGGTAGGTTTACTACCCATAGACATATCGAGAATCTTTTTAACGATAGATATAAACGAATTAATTAAACCATTACTATCGATATCGTTTGTAACGATACCCATAGTGACTACGCCACTGACCGTCATGACGAATAGGATCAAGCAGGCAAATCCAAACCATTTAAAAAATGTTAATTTGAGATTGTTAACCTTACGTCCAAATTCTTCTACATCATCAATATTTCCTGTTGCGACCATGAATCGATAAACAAGTTTTAAACGGTATTTAAAATCTAATTGATTGATTAATTGTTTAAATTCTATTCCTGTAATATCTTCAGACAAATCCTCGTAACTAGAGTATTTATCACAGATTTCGCGATAATCTTTAATTAAACCATTGAGTCCTTCATCTGATTCTTTTCGATTAGCGAGTATTAAGTCGTTATCAATCGTAATCAAACCTTTCTTGACCATAGGGTCAAGTACATTATTGGTTGCTATTGTTTTTCTAACCATTTTTTAAGGCTCTTGATTATCTAAATAATCCGGAGGACTATTACCTTCTATTGTTTTTATTAATTTTTCATTAATTTCTTGATAAGATCGGTTTGAATTATCCAATCTTTTTACGTCATTATGCAGCTTTAAAACTTCAAAGGTAAGTCCCGCACAAGTAATAACCATGAGAATAGTAACTAATACTAGAAAACCATTCATGATTCGTTCCGGTTGTTTCTTAAAATTAATTAAGATTCTTAACAATTTAATTTTCTTAACATCCAAATTGTCAGTAGATGTGGTGTTATTTTCGATCGAGTTCAAACTCATGTCTTTACCTATTTAAATTTAAGACATAATTCAAATACCCATAATGTCCAATGGCTAGTGCATCGATAGAGTGTTCATCTAATTCCAGAGGATTATTCCTTAGTTTTAGTCTATCTTTAATCTCAATAATAGCCTGAGTCATTTCGTCTTTTTTAGCATTTCCTTTTGCTCCTACTGCTCTTTTAGCAGTAGGTGGATCTACTTTAAAGAAAGGTATTTGATAATTATATTCCCAAATGGTTTCATGAATAAGATTCACGACTTCAATCAAAATTGCATAAGCATTTGGTGTGAATGAATTAAAAAATGGTGATTCACAAACAATCAACGAAGGAGAATAATACCTAAATACTTCAGCCAATTCTGACTTCATTGCTTGTAGTCTGGCGATCTTATCACCAAACTCATTACTGGTATTACGACTATAAAAACAAGTATCTTTTGCAGAAATTGTAAATGCAAAAGATTCCTTAATAGCCAGTGTATTAAAATCTAACTTGTAGATAGAAATACCCAGGTTACTAGAACCTGGGTCAATACCGAGTAAAGTGAATTCCCATTGACTGGTATTTGGAAAATTCATCTTTTATACTTTAAATTAATGTCCAAGATTTTGTAAAGAAACTTCGCCTTGTTGCAAATTATAAAGAGGTTCGTTTACACCCAGATTGAAGATAGAATCAAATCCATCATTAACGGCAGCCAAATATTGAATGGTTGCGTTAATGTGTGCAATTTGAGCGGCGATCACTTCTTGGAACTGAGAACGTCCAGATGAAGTTGTTACCTCAACCAATTTATCAACACCTGATACCAAGCCGATTTCAGTAATCAATGCGCGGTTAGGATCACCATGACGAATGTTGAATACATTCTTCAATTCTTCTACGTCTTCACGACTAATGTTTACATTAACCTGAGCAATAGAACGACCATATTTTGCTTTCAAAATATTTTCTCGTTCAGCAGAAAGTTCCTGAGCAATAGGATTCAAGTTTGTAGTGGTTGGACTATAGTCTTCTTCTGACAAGCTACCATCGTCCGCTACGGTAATGATTTTTGTCTCAACACGAGTTTTAGAAAGATCTAAACGTTTTAAATAATAAGAATAGTATTTAACACCTTTATAGGTTTCCACTACGCGTAAAGCATATTTCGTACGTTCCTGAGCGGTTAAGTCATTATTAAACTCACGCATGACAAAAGGAACAGGTTTAAATAAGCCAGTGTCTTCAGCAGTATGTTGGAAGATTTTAGGCATAGGGAATGCATCACTGTCGTTAGTACAGTTTTGCAAAGAGATACCACCGTAACCAATACAGAAATATCCAATAGTAGGAATAGTAGTGTGAGGTGGATGCATGGATTGATTAATACCCAGCAGTTGGTTAAGTGTGGTGTTTGGTTTTACTGTATAAGGTAAGCCAAGTTCTCGAATGACTTGGTTTTCGTTACCGATTAAGGTACGTACTGATTCAAACGCAGTGCGCTTGTTTGGAATAACTGGTTTAGCCATTGCTAATCATCCTTTTAATTTATTAGGTGAAAATTAGTAAATTCAATGTATCGTCATAAAGATCGTGGTAGGGGTAGAAAACTACCCCTAACGACACTATTCGTTATAGTCAAAACCATCAATAGATTTAACTTGGAAGTTCCATTCGATGTCTTCTCTTGGTGGTTCTCGATTCTCTGGGAATGGGTCCCAATCCAAACAACCTTCAAAGGCATCAATCATTTTTCTTCTTTCTTTTAATGGTAATGATAAGAACGCTCTCATTCCAGGAATAGCAGGTAAATTACCTGGATTGTCAATACCGGTTAAATCATCCGCAGGAGTAGTACAATAAGTACCAATATTAAGATCATTTATCAAGCGAACATTACTACCAGGAACATCAATATTCTTAACATCTACAGATATATTAAAATGTAGTTTACCAGTAGATCTTGGTTCTGCATAAATCTTATTATCTGTATAATCGTGATCTAGTGCACTTTGATGTGATCTGGTTTCGGTATCAACTATAGATACTGCAGTACCGTCATTAAGATCACCAACATAACGTCCTTTCTTACGACCACCTCCATCTAAACGCAATGAGCGCATGTTGGTAGAAGTAATAGGATGCTCGTTAATCTCACGAATATAATGAACAGAATAAGAAGAAAGCTTAGTCAATAACTGAATCATTGCTTTGTGTGTATTATACAAAGAATTCACTTTAACGTTATTCAAACCTGTTGCTTTTTTCCAGATGTCATTTGCCAATTTTAAGAAGTCAGTTCGATTGTGTACGTCTTTTAGGTTTAAAGAAATGGAATCTAAAAACTGTGTAAATGTCTGCATGTCTGGTTTTCTAAAAGAAACCAGCTTAGTAGCATAAAGTCTATAGAATTGCATTTCTTTATAGGCACGGCCATCTAGATGCTCATCCTGGTTAACTCTATTGATACCTTCGTTTAATCGTTTAAACAATTCATGTGCTTGTTCGTAGAATGAGAATGTATCAATAATTGGTCGAATCTTCATGTAATGAGAATCGATAAAAGTATTCCATTCTTTATCTAGTAAAGCTTTATCAGGAACGCAATTATCTAATTCTTTCTTAGAAGGTTTCTCTAATCTAGGAACGATACCAATCGTATAATCAGGAATACAATTTTCTTTAATATCGTAATAACGATAGATACAATAAGTATAAAGCAATAAAGCGTCTCTACCGGACAAAGGAATTAATTCACCAGTCAGTGGATGATTTACCATGATGTATGCTTTATACAATCCACGAGAAGCCATCTCAATCCAAGTATCTACTAAAGCTCGTTCTAATGTAAATTGCTCAGAACCAGAATAGTCGATTGCTTTAGATTGAAGAATCTTTGTCTTAATAAAAGAATCTAAAGAACCAGAAGTGTCTTTACGAGCAATGACTTCTAGATTTTCTCTTTCTTTTACGTTATAAGGCGCAAGTGGATCTTCTTTATCCAACATGTCTTTTAATGAAAGCGTATCTAATTCTGGAATAATATACTCTAATCCATTTAAGGATACTTTTTCAAACACTGGAGTAACTTTAGCAGTATCAACAATGTCTTCATCTTTTTGTAACATGTTGTATTCAGAAATAGGTAAATTTCTTAAAGTTAAAATCTTTTGAATCAACCATTTCTGAGTATGTCGTTGACCAACGTATCTTTCTACCCAACGAATATTCTTATAGAATATAATTGCTTGTTTAGGTGTTAATTGATCTAAGTAAAAATCCAAGAAACCATGAGACGCCAAGAATCGACGATAGTGATAAGAATGCGCTTCATTGGTCAGACACATTTCTAACCGAATAGTCATCAATGCTTCTACTAACTTAGGATAGAACGTACCCCAGAAAGCAATATTAAAATAACGATTGTTAAGATTATACTGGCTTTGATACCACCGGTTATACATGCCGTATATCCAATCCTGCAATCGTTCCATCAACGTATATTCGTTACTTTCTACGAATGACTTATCGTAAGATAAGATTGTACCCTCTTTTGCTTGAATGGCTACATCTATATCTACTGGATTCAGAATACCTTTAATCAGCAATTCTTTATCAGGATAACGTTCAACCAACTCTTCGTATTTCTTAGTACCGTAAGAATATTCTTGTCTTGTCGTACGGTGTATTTTTAAGTTCTCTTTATTGAATATGATTGTCTCAGTCGTATCCATTGATACGACTGTCATTGGTGTATCCGTTTCGTGATATTCACCAGAGATATGCTTATAATAGATCCATGTATCTGGACGATATTCGTCTACAGCATCCATGTCTCTTGTTTTCACACGAACAGCGTTATTCATGTCGTGTGCTTGGTATTCTGACTTAATGATCATTGTCGATACCAAGCCTATATTTTTATCAATATAGACGCTGTAGTGATAATCGAAATCAGGTAACATAGCCTTTTGACCTTTTACTATAAATTAACCACTGTTAAGGATAAATAACAATGGATAACCAGTTATTTGAAAATATTGTACTGCAACTAAAAAATAGAAGCGGTGCAACTAATATAGACGATGCTTCAATTAAAGAAAACCCATCGGTATATGCCTTAATTGCTAAGCTTAACTCTTCACGAGAAGAGGAATCTTTTAAGAATGATGGTGAGTTAGCCAGTACAACACCTGACTTAGATTACATGCTGGGTATCTCTTCTGAAAAAGCACAAGAGATCGATGATAACGAAACCATCATGCAGCTACTTCCTGATATGGAACGAGCTGCTCAAATTCTTTGTAGTTATATTCTGTCTCCAAAATACTTGATGAAGCCAGAATTACAATTCAAACCTCCACGTAATTTATTCCCACAAAACACCATTACAGTAATCACTGACGAAATTAAAAAGTACTTTAAGAAACACTTCGATATTGAAGGCAGACTTTATAAAATGCTTTACGATATTCTTTTCTTAAAAGGTGCTTATATTACCGCAGTCATTCCTGAGTCGTCTTTGGATGATATCATTAATGGTGATCTTGTAGAAAACAGTCGAGAGTCATATACCGTTCAGTTATCTAGAGAATCTTTATCTCATGTTAATAACTTATTAGATAGTAATAATCGACCATCTCGTGGATTCTTAGGTGATCCTAATTACGGTAATGAAACTAAAAATAAATCAGTGAGTCGACCTATGTTGGCTCGTGAGTCTGTAGAGGTTCATTTTGGTAATACAGATACCGATACAGACAATACTAACCACAATAGTTTTAGGTCTTCTAATTACGCTACGGTAATTAAACCACCTACAAGCATAGAATTTACCTTACCGGCAGAGTATGCTAAAACTCATAAAGATGCGGCAAACTCTAAAGTAAATAATTCTAAAGAAGTAAACATTTCTAAAGAGGGTGTGTGGAAAATTGACTTGTCTGGCTGTAAAGATACCTTGATTGAAGTAACTGATGATTTAAACATATTGCGTCAGTCAGCAGTTAAGAAAGAAATCCTTTCTCAAGAATCTCGTCGTATGGCAGGTATCCCTACTGGATTTCAATCAACTAGTTTAGATAAAGAACTATTCTCGGATAGAAATATCATTGATAAAATCTTCAGACGAATTGATGATGTAAATAGTTATCGGACTGATGCTCTTGAATTGAAGAAAATGAAAACTTCAGAACAAACAGCACGTGAAAATCTTGACGAACCTTTGTTCTTAAATTATCCAGTAGAAGCAGTTGTTCCTATCTTTAAACCAGGTTCTCCTTCAGAGCACGTAGGATATTTGGCACTACATGATGAAGAAGGTAATCCTCTTTCCAAAGCTAAACCAATTAACTATTATCGTGAACTGGCTAATGGTTACAACAGTCGTCAAACTGCCAGCACCATGGCGTCTTCCTTAATCCAACAAGGTAAGACCATGTTTGAAGGTTTCTCTAATAACTTAGATGAATCGCGTCAATTGGAAATGTTGTCACGTATTCATTCTAATGCCATTATTAAAGATATTCTAGAACGTTTGAAGAATGGTCTTTACGGTAAGAACTTAGATGTAGGTGATTCTTCAGAAGTTTCACGCATTATGTTCTATCGTGCTTTACGAGGTCAGCGCACTCGTGTACTGTTCATTCCTAAAGAAATCATGTCTTACATGGCTTTTGATTTTGATAATCGTGGCTTTGGTATTTCGTTATTGGATAACATGAAAGTATTAATTTCTTTGCGTATCCAATTCATGCTCGCTCAATTACGTGCAGGTATCATGAATTCTATTCCTGAAACATTAGTAACCTTACGTATTGATGAGAAAGATCCTGATCCTCGTAAGACTATTCAAATTGCTAATGTGATGGCATTGCAGTCACGATCTAACTCTGGTTTGATTATTGGTGCTTCTAACGTACAAACTATTGAAGATAGGGTGAATCAATCTAATATCCGTATGGCTATCGAATCCGATAACCCTAAGATTCCTCAAATTGGTCACGATATCTCTCGTACGACTGCAGATATTCCTGCTCCTGATAATGATGTTGCTGAAGGTATTAAACGAGATACCATCATGGGTACCGGTCTGACTCCGGATATGGTGGATAACTCTTTATCTACTGAATTTGCAGCTAACGTATTACAAGGTAACTTTATTACTAACTTGATTGCTTTCCAAAAACAAGATCGTTTTAATCCTTTATTAACTGATCTTATTCGTAAAGCAATTGGTGTATCTCCTTATCTTTTAAAACGTTTGCGTGAAATCATTAAAGATAACTTATTAGAGATTATCGAAAATATCCGTGAAGCATCTGGCGATAAGACATTGACTACTGAGGGTATGTCTAAATCAGCAATTAATGTTTTGGTAGATGGTATTGTAGATAAGTTTGTTAGTAGCTTGGAAGTTAATCTTCCTGCTCCTCCTAACGATAATCATGAGTCTAAGGCAGAACAATTATCTCAATACGAAGAACGTGTCGATAAAGCAATCTCGTATGTCATCAGTCAAGAGATTATCCCAGAAAGTTTAATTTCTGAAGATGGTGTGAACATGGTGGATGAGTATGCTGCTATTGTTAAAGGTGACCTGTTACGTTCTTGGATGATTGAGAATAACTACATGCCTGAAATCATGGATTACATTACTATTGCTGAAGATGGTACACAAACCTACGAGAAGAATAAAGCGATTCGTGAATTGTCTATTAAGACAATTAAAGCGATGACTGAATTCTTTAAAGGAGGTAAAACCATTGCTGAATCTACATCTGCTGTATTGAAAGCTAACGATATGGCTGGTGAAGGTGATGATTATTCTAGTTCTAATAACGAATCTAGCGATAACAATGAAGGCGGTGGTGATGAATTCGGTATGGAAGAAGACTTCATGGGTGATGAGTTTGGTGAAGAAAACCAAGATGAAAACCAAGAAGATAATGAAGGAGGAGAAGGTAAAGAGGGAGAATCTGGTGATTCTAACTTAGGACCTGATTCCTCTAAAGACGGTGCTTCTGACTAAAAAAGAAGTAATTCAAACTAAAAATAGCTTACTACCCTAGGGAGACCGAATGGCCTCCCTAGGGATTTATGTTCGCCACTTTTTATAGACCCTAATTTTAATTTGTAGGTTATAAAAGTTTAAATCTAATAATTTATTAAATTTAATAGTTGTCTATTTCATAGAAATCCTTATTGGAAAATCAAACCATTTATTTATCTTAGATGATTTATACGTTTTTGTATAGATCATGAAATATTGTAATTTATCATTTACGTATCTAAACTTAAGTGTTGATACGAATCCTTTTGAATGTTTACCAAGTAATGCAGTCAGTAAACCAATATCAAAAGAGTTTCCTAAAATGTCAACGATCTTTTGAAGATGGTCATTAATTTGGTTAAGTGCACTAATGAATTTTTCATTCTTAGAATATCTTGCTAAATAAGGTGTTTCGAAATGAATCGTACGGTTTACTGGATAGGGTGAATAATCCAGTCCGACATACTTATCATTAGCAAGTTTGTCCATCTTCCAAAAAGCTTCTTTGAGATGATGACATACCAAATTAAAGTCTAGAACTACATTGGTGTATTTCTTTTTACGTTCATCTGGAATGGTTTCTAACTGTTTAAAGAATTCCGATTCCTTAAACTTCAAATCAGACTGACGAATAAAACGAGCGATCTCTAATTGTTCCTTTAATTCCATAGAGGTATTAAAGATAACTGGATCCTTAGGCGTGAGTTTACCCATTGATTTAATTCTTTATTGAGTTGATGTCATAGGGACAGAGTTAAACTGCCCCTATTATTTTAGTTCAGTACACGAATATAAATCCGACTTTCAGACAGATAAGTACTGTAACCTTTAATCGCCTCAATTAAGAAACCATCTTTCGTAATGATGTAAAATTCCTTAGCTTGCGGTTCGTTTCGACTAATGAGATTAATCAGGAACGTATTCAATTCTACATAATCGTCTTTAGACAGCTCATACCAGCGATTCTGGCGAGTTTCTTGGTCTGGACCTACTACGCCTTCAAATTCATTCATCTCTTTATCTACGACCAATACAGAGCCAGTAACAGGCAATACGGAAAGATAACGAGATTCTTCATCATCATGCAGTAATACTCCATCTTTCAGGAATTCTTCACTGATGAAGTTTTCAAACATTTCTTTCAGAGAAAGTTTGTATTGTTCTTCACGACGAGGATTAGGAAGAATTTGAGTATTCTCAACATCTTTGTAAATGTTGATACTGCATGTAACATGTACGTTAGGGAGACCACATTTAACCATTACACGATTGTAATTACGATCCAATAAATCTACCAATCGTTTAGCCAATACTGGTTCAACTTCTTTGATAGGTTTATAAATGGTTTCGTAAAAATCATCCATGGTTTCACATTCTTTAATCAATGCCAATGTATCATTTTGACGTTCTTTACAGAATGTGGTGTTGCTGGTAACAACTCGATAAACTGCTGCTTTAGATTCAGGACGATATTCTTGATGACTTACCAAGCAAGCGCTTACCAGTTCATCCAGATTCAATACTTCACGTGTGGTACCATCGTAATCTACATTAGCAAATTCTTTCTCTTCTTCAGAAAGTTTCTCTAACTGTTCTTTCAACTCTTCATCAGAGAGTATCAGATTGTCAGCTGCTTTAAGCAGATCAGTATCGCCATGGGTTTCGCTATACGGAATACCTGTTTGGTATGTTCCTTCTACAGGAAGATGAGTTGGGATAATGTGGTTTTTACGTTCCATGATTTGTCTTTCATCGAGTTTGTATGTTTTCTGTACAGGATAATTAAAACGGTCAAGGATGAAGTAATAACCACGTTCGGTATATTTGGTCATGGTCCAAACATTCCAAGACGGATTACGGAATGCTACCGGTTCACGGTAATACTTACCTTCAGCCGAATAGTTCAGGTAACCTACGTACTCATCACCTTCTTTAACCCATTCAATCTCATCATCGTATACAGGATACAAATCACGAGGAACAAACTCACTACGGTGTTCGTCCAATTCCTCATTACCTTCTACCCATACATCCAGATCCTTTTCAGGAATCGCCATCCAGTTAGTATTAATCACTCGATTAGGTCGACGTTTCAATACGCGAACTGGTACATCTTCAGGAGGTGCGTCTTCAAGATAATCACAACCAGCCAGAGGATCGTAATCATCTTCAATCACCGCTTTTGATGGTTGTTCATCAAAATCTACCACACTACTTGTATTGGTTTCAGTAACGCCATTGCTCACGGCTGAATGACTGATCAATTCGTAGTATGGTTTAGATGTTGCAATTTGACCAACTTGGATCGTTGCTTCTTGAATAGCGTTTTGTACGTTTTGTGGATCTTCCATATCACTGATGAACTTTTGATGTTCCTCAGGGGTTTTGGATACTGTATCGACAAACATCTTCTCTAACGAATTATCTGCTTGTTGATTACGTTCTTCCTTACGTCGCAATTCATCTTCTCTTACTCGGCGATTATGTGCCTCCATTTTGAGACGCATTTCTTCCAAGGTTTGTTCTTCTTTACGTTTAGAAATCTCTTCATCAGAATAACCAGTATTGATGTAGTAGTTGAATTTGAGATCTCTACCGGAATTGCGATTACCAATATTGAAGAATGCATTTTGTGCTTGATGTTCAGTCAGCGTATTAGACTTATTGCTTGGTTGAGTAGCGCTATTACTCATCAAGTTCATGTCCATGTTTGCTGTATTAGAAGCACCTGGGTTAGAAGTAGAAATGGCAAAACCACCACCATATTGTTGCGGTACTTGTTGCTGTGGGTAACCTTGCATCATTTGCATTGGTTGCATTGGTTGCATTTGGCCATACATGTTCATTTGAGGTTGTTGATAACCCTGCATTTGCATGTTATTACCAAATGGCATTTGTTGCATTTGTGGTACTTGTTGGTTACCCATCATTTGTTGTTGATAGAACGACAACAAGAATCGTTGATCACCATCGCGATAATTCACATACATACCGGCAGCTTGTTGCATTGCTTGATGTGTGTTAATATCGGGAGCAGGTGTGATGTTGTGGGTACCGTAGTTAATTGCAAAGAATGCTACGTAATCATTGTACACTTCGTAAGCCAAATTAACCATTGAATTATAATCCTCTGGATTAAACTTACCTTGAAGATACAAAGACTCTACACGATTGCACAAGGTGTTAAATACGTCTTGATAGTATTTAGCATCTACTTGCATTTTTTGTACCAACAATTGACGTGCTGGAGTATCAGCACCCATTACTTGTTGATCCAAGCATTGTTTAATAACATTTTGCTTGTGTTGTGTATATTGATTATACATGATTAGTTTCCTTTAAAGTTAGTCTTGTCCTAATTTATCACGCAAAGAAGACATAATTGGTTCTAGCTCTTCATTAGGAATGATGGTTAAATCATCAGACAGTTTAACAAACAAGTTAATACGGTTACGACCAGCTGGATCTGCTTTAGCCATGTCTAAAGCAGCGCCTACTTCGATCAAAGATGCATTCAGTTTATTCTCTGGAGAACTTACATCGAAAGATGTTTTAGATGTACGTAGTTTATCCGATTTCTCTTGTGGGACGACAATACGTCCTAATTTCAACAAAGGTAAATCGGTTGGATCTTCTACAGGAATAATCTCGGCATGTTCTTTAATACGCATGATTTCTTCTGGACGGATATTACCCAAGATCTTACGAATATCATCATCTTTAATCACTTTATTCGGATCTCGTTCTTGTTCAATACGAAGACCATTTAATTCAAAATAGCATCGGTTGATTGCTTTAACAATATTGAACAGAAGAAATTGCAATACTTGTAATTGTTTTCCGTAGAATGAATTAGATGTTGCAATCTTATTCACTTCAGAAACCATTACATTGAAGTTTTGTACGATGAAGATAAACAGCTTATAGACAGAATCAATTTGACTAAAACCAATTCGTTTAAAATCATCATGCACCATCTCGTCAACATATTCATCCAAAGAGATCATGTGTTTATCCATTGCATTCTTGATGACTGCATAATGTTCATCTGAAGAACGGATAGACTCACCCAACATTAATCTCCATGAATCGATATTATTAACGGTATCTGGATTCATTCGTTTAGGACTTGGGAAATGCTCCAAGACGTAAATCAAAGTACCTAATACTGATGGTGCGGTAGAAATAGTTTCGTATTGTTGACGAGGCACCAAGAATAAATATTGCATTGGTGTGTATAATCCATAAGCGTAAGATCGTGCTGGTTTCTTACCAGTCGATTCTACGACTACCCAATCTTCTTTAGGATATTTGTCTGGATTTTGTTTAAACTCATCAACATTTACCATTAAGACATTACTAAAACCAAACAATTCTAATGTCTTGGTCATTCCGTATTTACAGCAAAGATAATGAACCAAGGTAGGCTTCATTTTGATCATTCGACCACCTGAGTTACTATCTGATTCTTTGTGGTGAATCTTAGAAAAGTAAATTGGTACGTATTCTCTTACTCCATCTACTACGATTTGAGAAACGAATCGCTCAAACCACAGTTTTGTCTTAATCAGTTTTACAAAAATACTATTTGGTTTAATTGTCATGATCCCGTCTGCAACTACAGGGGACACAACATACTTCACACCATTCATGTGCATGAATCCATGTCGGCTAATGAATGGTAAGTAAATGTATTTTTGCATAGGGGTTCCATTAAATTCAAAATGGAACACATACATCCGAATATCATTACGATTAATATCGTAACGACGAATATTGTTTAATGCTCGTGTTTGATATCGATATCCTTCTAGTGGTGTTGCTTTACGAAGACCAATATATACTAACCCTTTAGGGAATGAAGCTGAGTTGATACGTAATACCCGATCAATGAATGCGGGAATCTTACTAGACTCACTATAAGACAATCCATCACCGATCCTTGGATCGATGACAGGCGTATTGTCTTTAATGAATTTATTTAACAAGGGATTCATGCAAATGTTCCTTTATTAAGTTTGGTTGGAGGGGTCAATATAATAGTATATTACTAATATTTATTTACTTCTAACCAAACATGCCTCTTACTTGATTGATGGTTTGAGGATTAATAGAAGATAACATTTGTAGAGCGGTTCCTAATTTAGAAACAGACGGACTAGCTGTTGCCGTACCAAATAACTTGAATACTGTACCCAGTATAGATGATATTCCAGATATCGCCGATAACCAGTTATTACTGATTTGTCGTTCATTTTCTAATTGCTTATGTCCCAACTTACTTTCTAACTCCGCAATTTTCATCCTTAATGTCAATTCGGAATTATAGACATCATTTTGTCTTAAGTTGCGTTTATGCTCAAGATCCTGAATACGATCATTTTGGTCTAGTATTCTTTCTCTTAATTTGTACTGACGATCACTAATCCTTTCATCTAATTTGTATTCTCTCTCTTCATTACGATCTAATGCATCCATTAACCGTTCGTTTAGTTGATGGTTTTTGTTATCCATCTTCTCACGATGATCTAATTCACGCATTACACGTCTATGTACTGCATCTTCTACAAACTCTTTAAATTTCAAAGTAAGTTCTACATTCTTAGCTTTGGCTAATTCCTCTTTATGCTTATTCTCAAGAACAGTGATTTCTTTCTTTAATTCCATCATCTCCATTTCATGTTTGGTTTTTAACTTAGTTAATTCTACATCAGAATTATAATTGCGAGCTTCGTCGTAAGTTCTGAAAATAGATAATTCAGAAAGCTTATTCCGATCATCTAATTCGATAAACTCATTGACGACATGTTGGTTACCGTTTTCATCATCGGCTGTTCCAATATAATGCAATCCTTCTTTTTCACCTGGTAATGGTTCTCTAGATGAAAACTTCTGGATATATTTACCAAATTTACGATACATGACGATAGGATTAGCAGATACCAAACGAATACTTTCTAACTGTTCGTTTTTATCTAGTGTATCTTTCACCATCTTGAATATTTCAGATGGAATGCTTTGACTATTTGTGGTGATAGCTGGATGATATACTCGTTTATGGGAGATGTCGTCAAATGTCAGTGAAATATCTAAAGCATTATCGTACAATACCTGTCTGTTACGAATATCTTCTTCTGAAATAAAGAATACCATATCGTCACAGACTTCACCATCTAACAAGCTTTCGTAATTACGAGCAGGTTTTCGATTAGAGAAGTAAGGTGCCCATCGATTACGGATTCGCTGATAGAATTCTAACATAATAGGATTACTATCAAGAATGGTTTTCTTTTCTGCTTCGCTCATTTCATCGAATACTTTAAAGTATTCGAAGATATGTCTGGCATTCCATCCATTCGTATTGAATCGAAGAATGATATAAACGCCTTTACCATTTACTGGTGTAACTTTATAACGTTCTGCAACATGTTCTGGAGTAGGATACAATGGAACAACAATACCTGTTCGTTCTGCCACAAGAACAATATCCGAAGTACAATTTAGATATTCTTTAGTAAACTTGTATCTACCTAGTAAGCCGTTTCTTTTATCACGAACATGACTAGAAGAAATAGACAAGTCAAAACCAATAGCATCATCATAACCGCAATGAATTCTTTTGGCGTAATTGCCTTTAGAAATATTGTTTAAAGACATGTTCACTTTATACTTCCTCTTATTTAAAATGAAAATAAAACTTATAGCTATAAGCTTTTAAAAGCTAAAAGCAAGGGATCCATTTTAATAATATAGGTCTGTATAATGTTTAAATAAAAAGACATAAATAAAATATTCCTCCTACCCTTTACAGGTAGGAGGAATAGATTATCTATTTAAAGATTAAGATTCGTAGCTGTCGATACCGGCACGGATTACAGAACCCAGTTGGCTAACTTCACCTACCATGTAAGAACAGAAAGAAGCACCTGGTTCGCGCAGGATGTTCAGAGCACCACGGATCCATTTCAGAGCAGATACCAAAGCTTTTTGAACGACGCTGCCAGAGAATTTAGCTTTAACAGCCAAAGCAGTTTTGATAACAGTCAGCTGACGTTGGATTTTCTTGTAGAATGCAGCAGTAGAATCCAAGTGTTTCTTCAGTTTAGCACAATCTTCACACAGTTGGATCAAACCTTCAGTAGCAGCAACCAAGTCAGCCATTTTAGGCACTTTGATTTCCATACGTTTGTCAGTCATGCGATCCAGTTTAGCCAGACGGAATTCCAAACGTGGGATACCACCAATCGCTTCTTTAGCAGTGTTGTTAGCTGCTTGAACAAAACCTTTCAGTTTGTTGTCAGACATCAGAGCAGAAGCAATGTTACCCAAGTTAAAGTATTGGATGCTACCAGTTGATTTCATGAATTCAGCTGGAGATGGATAAATCAGAACAACTACACGGTTACCTGGCAAGAGTTTAGAACCTTTAGCAGCTTCGCTAGGTTGCAGAGTAAGGCCGTAACGAGCCAATTTATCTTTAGGCAAATCTTGGTCTACGAATGGAGCGCAATCCAGAGCAAATTGAGCCACTGCATCAACGCCTTTCTTAACGAAGTCCAAAGAGCCAGAAGCAGCGGCTTGAGCAAATGCTTTGATGTCCAAGTTTTTCAAACCGTCCAGACCAGAAGAAACAGCATTTTTAGCTTTGTCAGCAGCATTAGAAATACCATCTTTAACGGCACCAGCAGCATCTTTAGCAGATTGTACTACGCCTTCGTTCTTAACATGGCTAGCACCATTGTAAAGAGCAGTAGCTGCAGCAACCAAACCACCTTCAGCATTTTTACGAACGCCATCGATCAAAGATTCAACATCGTTTTGGATCTTCATTGGCAACCAGTTGGTAGTCAGTTCTGTAGTTACTTCACGCAGATGGCCGATTGCATTAAGAACACCCAGATCCGCTTGTTCACCAAATACTGCTTTAACAGCAGGAGTGGTGATCATTTCGTGGCCTTCTTTCAGTTTAGTGAAAGAAGCTTTACCTTGAGCATAGTCGCGCAATTTTTCAGCAGTTTGTTTCATTTTATCGAAAGAGCTGAACAGTTTATTCCAGATGTTCACACCTTGTTGAATAACCCAGTTAACACCTTCAATGATAGACTGAATGATTTTGGTCAGCATGTTTTTAGCAGCTTGCAAGATAGACTCTTGAGTCAAGCTGATCGCGCCTACGGTAGAGAAAGACTCTTTAGAGTAATCCAGGTTAGGAATATCGCGTTTGTCCCAACCCAAAGATTTACCGATGTAAGTAACGTGTTCACGTACCAATTCAGCGTGAGCCATATTCACACCGTTACCGTAACCGATAGAGTATTGCAGGTTGTGAATCAGAGCTTCAGTAGCAACAGCTGCTTCTTCAGCGTCATCGATTTGTTCTTCGATTTCTTCTACTTTAGCGTTTTCGTCGTCAACGACTTCAGATTCACCTTGAACTTCCAACAGTTCAGTTTCCAGTTCGCTAGAATCTACAACTTCTTCACCTTCTGGGGTTTCAGTTACAGTTACTTCAGTTTCAGTAGTTTCAGCTGGAGTTTCAACAGTAGTTTCTTCTACAGCAGTATCTACTTCTGCTTCAGGAGCAGTTTCGGTAATAGTTTCAGCGTTTTCTTCATCAGCGCTCAAATTGCTAACAAATACGCCAGCACGTGCCAAATCGTACAAAGACATAGACATTTTTGTAATCCTATATTAAAAAAAATTGTTTAATGAAAAGCTTTTGATTAAAAAATCTTAAAATAACAAAAATGTATATTTTAAGAGCATTTTACCATATAATAGAGAGAAATTTCTTTCTCTCTATTACATTTTATTTAGATAAAAATGAAACACCAAGACTGAATTCTTCAACAGCACGATTGTAAAGCGCTTCCAAAATACCTACGAAACGCTCATTGAATTCTTTCTGTTCAGTTACTTCAGCATGGTTATGGCGAGTATCGATAAACAAGATACGTGACAAGAAAGAAGATTTGTCTGGATTCTTATCCAAGATTTCTTTAATTTGTTTACAGAAACCCATCCACAATTCTTTATCAGTCATTGGGATGTCAATATTAACCCCTTGACCTTGACCTACTGTATTTTTAATTTGGTTAGTAAAGCCATTTTTCCAAGAACGGAAGTCCAATGGGAACAACTCAAGCTGACGACCAGTACGCAAGTTATTGATGTTACGACGCAATGTTTCTACAAGCGTTTTCTCATCACCTACTTTAATAGATTTAAAGAAGCTCACGTCTTTAGCTTCAAACGGCAAATATACCGATTGCTTCATGGTCAAGTTATTCCAGAGTTGGCTAATGGTACCACCACCTGCTTTGTTAGCAACTGCTACTTTAGCAAGGTTCATGTTTACTTCTTGAGATACTTCCAAAGATTCACGAGAAATACTTGCTACACGAGCTTTAATACGGTTAATACGATTATCTTGAATCATTTGTACGTTTTTCAACAAACCAGAGATTTGTGATTCTACGGAACAAATCAATTCTTGAACCATGTGAGTACGGTCAGCAAGTGTTTGATGAGATTCAATAGACATTACCAATGGTGCTGGTTCTTTCAAACCGTTATCCGCATATGCTTTAGAAATGTCGCTGTAGGCACGTACCAAAGACTCATGGTCGATTTTCACTTTGTGTTTAACAAACATGCTCAGTGTACGGTTTACAGTTTCCAGAGAAGCGATGGTTTTCAGAGCATCACCAATCAGAGCATCTTCAGCACCTTCTACATCAGTACTGGTTTCATCTGATTTTTCTTCAGGACCATTTTGTACCTTACCATCACCTGCTACATTTTCAGGTTCTTTAGGATCCAGGTTTTCTGGTTCACCAATAGGTGTTTCATCAATAGTGTGTTCTTCACGAGATAAGTCTAGCAAACTAGCCATTGCCTTATTCCTTTCTTAATTAAGTTTCTCTACCAACTTTCTATTAATCTCTTCGAGACGTTCAATCATTAAGTTATAAGCTGCCTGACCGAAAGTATTGCGAAAAGATTCTCTTGACAGATGTAGGGGCAATGGAGCTTCCATATTGCCTTTATTAAATGCCATCGTTACTCGTTGGTTAAATAAATTTAAAGATTCGTGATCTAAGACTACTTCCTCTTCTTGCATGAGTTTAAGATTATCTTTAAAGTTCTCTAAAGATTCCACTACATCTAAAAGAGTTTTAACAGCCTCTGCATTATCACGATTTTCAGAAATATCAGTGTTAATTATTTCAGGTTGTTCTTCTGGGATATTTTCCACAGAAGGATGTTTTTCTACTTCTTCTACATAATCTTCAGAATCAGTAGCTAAATCCAACAAACTCATTTCTTACCTACTTTCTTAATAAAGAGTCTTGTACCTAACAAGACTACTTTTTCTTTATTATCCATAATTAAATCTCTCTACGAATAACCAAAGAACCATACATGGCATTAAGGTAGGTAATCAACAAACCAACACCACCTTTTGTCATACACTGACGAATAAAGTTAATCGTATTATCTTCGCTAGGTTGTCCAAAGATATATTTAGAAAAACTTCCACTAGTGCTATTGAAGCCAGTGTAGTCGTCTGTACGTTTAGTCAAAGAACCATCATTTTGACGATTATTGTATTTTTCAGTCATGTAGTCTTTAATCAATTCTAAGTGATAAGACAATGGGAACAAAGGTCGTTCATCAGGAGTTGCTCGAATGCCTACATCGCGCATAATATCGCGAATCATTTCCCAAACATGACGATTACAATAACCACTATTATAAGCAGTTTCGAATAAAGTATAGTAATCTTTAGAAAGAAGATTCAAAGCTAAATTAATAACAGAATCAGTATTCTTGAACGCGGCTTCAGAAGAACCTTCAAACCATTCTGGGTGATCCGTATACATTGCATATACGTAATCCACATCCTCAGAACCAGTGGCTAAACCAACGGTATGTGTTGGTGTGTTAGATACGGTATTGATTGTACGGATACCCATGTTGTTTACTTGCCAAACATCATTTAAACCCAAACGTTTAAACGGTGTGTGGTAAGTGTTGGTTGGATTGTGTGCTGGCGTTACCTTACAGATAGAAAATGGAACGTTGATATCTGATTTATTTTCTTTTCTGTAAGGAATATCAAGAATTGCTTCTGGGTAAGAATTCATCATCTTAACATTCCTTTATCGGTTAGTAACTGGTGCCTAGTGCACGTTTTTCGTATTTATCGATTTCGTATTCTAACTTAGCCATACGCTCATGAGCTTTCTCTCGTTGTTTCTCAAGATAAGCATCACCAGTACCACTACTAATTACTGAATTCATGTAATCAATATCAATTTTAATTGATTCCAATTCTTCTTTAGAAAGTTTGTAACGGTAGTTTTGGTAATCTACCCAAGCCATTTGGATATAATACAAAATATTACCGGTAGTAGTAAATCGTTGCAATGCACCTGTTGGATCCAGACGATTTTGATTGAACATTTTCTTCTCAGAACCATCTTCACTGATCGCTACTTCTGGAATACCACGAACCATACGTTCCAAATTCTTCAGGTCTACTTTACCCAAAGAATCAATAGAACGATAAAAGTTCATCATGTTCTTTTTAATGTATTCGTCTTGTGGTTTAGAAATCGTACGGTTGGCAGGAATACCACCTACTTCTTCTAAATGATAAGCCATGAAGTAACGAATATATTTTGGTACGAAAACAACTAAAAAGTCAATCGTTTCACCCAATGCCATAATTTGTGCCAAAGGATAAGTAATCGAGTTACGGTCAGTCTTCTCTGGGAAGTACTTAGAAACCATGGCGATCAATTCATTAATAATCTTCTCGGCATGAAGTGTAACATTACCTAAAGCTTCAAACAATCCCTGACGTTCAGTATTGTTACCATAGTGACGACGGATGTTGTGCAAAGTCATTTGATAACTTTTGCTGTTTGAAAAATCAATATTGCGTGTTTCTTCGATGGCAATAGAAACAGCCGGAATAGTTGAATCACGCAAACGAGAACGAGTATCTTCCAAAATATCGGAAATATCGTTGGATTTAAAAAAGTTAGTAATACCATCAAAAATGGCAGAGAAACTAAATGCTTCTCGAGCTAATTGTACATCTTGATTCATGATAACCTCATTGATGGTTTAAATAATAGGGGCAGAGCCTTGAGACATCAATTTAAACACGTCCATGTCGAAATTAGGGGATTCTGATTTTTTCTTCAAATACTGCATGGTAATTTCTGAAACATCATCCAAACCATGGTTGTACAAGAATACACGTTGATAATCAGGATTATAAACGATCAGAGTCATACAGCCAGATTCAGCCATAAACTTATCACGAGCACGTTTATTAGACAAACGAGCACCAATAGTGGCTTCTACACGTGCCGCAGTCATGTCGGAGATAATCCAAGTATTCGCCACGGTACCTACAGAGAACTCACCAGTTAACAAAGAAGAAATTTGGTTGTTTTTATTCTTCTTATAAGTTTGTTCGTAATAACCAGTGGTATCTTCAACCAAATGACGACGGTGAGCTTCTACCAGGTCACGACAAGAGATCCAGTCCCATGCTGATTGAATTTGGTCGCGATCCCAGAAAGCAATCCAACGATCACGGAAAGAAGTAGGCTTCTTAGAAATACCAGCAATAGCCGCAATAGAAGTAGAACGAAGACCAACCAAAGTAGGTTTCAAGAGCATGGTAATGTCTGCTTTAACATTGTCACGAGACAAAGATACATTCAGGAGACGACCTACTGCCAAGTTTTGCATTTCGTTAATATCTTTGGCATTAGATTGTGCGTTATTACCTACCAGTTCAGTTTCAGGTTTTTCTTCTTCAGGTTGATTAATACCCAAAGCTTTGTCTACTTTAGAATCGATATATTGGCGTGCTTTATCCAGTACATATTTACCAGCTGCAGAGGCCGCAGCAGTACCGGCAGTAGCAACTATAGAAGCATTTGTAGCAGCAGGTATATAAGCTTCGGCAGATACTTCAAGATTTACGGTGTTATAAGCATGTGCTACCGCTTCAGTACCATATTCCAATGCAAGTGCATCAAAGTGCTCCATAGAGGCAATCACATCACCCAAAGACTCACGAGAAAGTGCATAAACACCTTGGAATTTTTTAGGTAAATCAGGAATAGATGATTCAATGCTGAGTTTAGGAGAACTTAAGGTATTTTTCTTAATTTCTTTAGCCAAATGCGGTAAGTATGACTGATGGGAAACAACTAAGCCATCTACTGCTGCACCAATACCACCACCAATTACACCTGCTGCGTTATTATAAGCAGAACGGTTAGGTGAGTATTTACCAACCATACGACCTACAGAAATACCATTAATAGTATTATCAATAGACAACGCAAGAATATAGTAAGCCGCGTAGTTAGACATAGCGGTTTGAACCAAAGTCTGCATGTTCTGATCATTCAGAATTTCACGTTCAATGGCGATGGTTGGACGAAGCTGTAACTCTTGAGAGTATTGGCTAAGAGATTTAGCAGACATGTTATTTGCGTCTGACATAAGCAATCGTGCTGCATTGCTTTTTAAGGTATCGCCAATGTGTCGTACGGCTGTTAATCCAGAATCGACTACATTAATCATTTTGTTTTCCTTTTTAATTTAAACAATAAAAACTAGTTTTTAAAGAAAGTCTAATCATGACCATCGATATTACACAGATCGGAGATTCTAAATTTAGTATCAACGATATCCTAAGTGATAACTACACGGGAACCATCAAAGAAATGATCGACAGTCTTGTTAAAGTAAAACATGGATTCACAGTGAGTGAATCCATGACTGATAGCTTTAGAGGACCAAACATCGTTACTAACGTTCCGATGATTAAACCTAATACAAACTTACCAGGTTATGTTTTCACAGTAAGACCAGACTTAAACATGTCTAAGAATAATCTTAGAATCGATCGTAAAATGGCTCCTCTTTTAACAGATAAAGAAAATTCCATTATGCGAGCAATTCGATGTATTCTTGGTCCTCAATGCATGATGCCGATGCCAGGATTTCCTAATCGATCAGAACTCATGCCGTATATTACTTGCCCTCTGATCGATAAGCGTTATCCTTTTATTGCTATCTCTGATAACAATGTCAGAACATTAACTGGTTGGCCTTCTGGTCAATTGGGTGTTCGTCGTTCAGCAGCAGGTATTCTTAAAGAAGTCCACATCATGGCTGATGGTCCAGCTACTTATAAAGGAGACTTTTCCCTTAACATGAGTTTAAACTCAATGAAAGGTAATCCATTAATGTATCTGTACTATTACTGGATTCTTTATATCGGGATGGTCTATACTCAAAGTTATGGACTGATGCCGTGGCCCGAGTATTTGTCAAACGGACGTATGGATTATACCACACGTATCTATCGACTCATAATGGATGAAACGAAGACTTACGTTACTGAAGCTGCAATGACTGGTTATGCCATTCCTACCAGCATTGATATTGGTCCGTATTTCGATTACCAATCTGATAACTATCGTCCATATGTTGATAAAACAGTAGAAGTCGAGTTTGCATGTTCTGGTGTAGAATATTTAGATGAAATCATCATTAAACAATTTAATCGAACTGTAGAAATGTTCCAACCATTCATGTCTGATAAATACCGCAGTAAACAATTAATCAAGGTAGATAAACGTTATCAGAAAATCATGAATAATAAAGTATACCCATGGATTAATCCAATTAGTCGTGAACTAGAATGGTGGTGTACTCCTCAGAATTGGAAAAATTCTGCCTCTTTAATACAGTTAGCTGACCTTAATAATCCTTACTTTTAGGAGTTAATGAAAAATGGCTGAAGATAATACTTCTTTAATCGTTAAAAATATAGAAAAGTATGGCAGTAGTCCTGCCATGCTTATGCGTGACTCTCTGACCACGTTAAAAGCAGTATTGAATAATAACCATGGTATTGTATCTGCAGAAAACCCTGTGGCATTACTCATGGAGATGTCTGCAGTACAAACCGCTGCCGCAATAGGTAAAAGTTGGTTACTTAATCGTCGTCAATATCCTGTTGCTGCAAAAACACATGAAGATCTTTGGTATCACTTAAGTGATCTTGACTGGGTAGGTGCTTTTGCATTGCCTAGTGATGCTACATTCGTTTTAGCTTTCGATTACGACGAGTTAGAACAAATCATGTTACCGATGCCTAATGATGACGATGGACGTTTATTGCGTATTCCTAAAGGTATTCGTATCACTGTTGGTAATGTTGACTTTATGTTGGATTATCCGATTAACATTCGTCAGTTACGACATGGTGGTTTCCGAGTAACTTACGATACGGCTGAGAAATCTCCAATTCAACAATTAGAAAGTAACATCATTGAACACTCCGTAGCAAATATTGATGGAATAAAACATTTCTTAATCCGTATTCGTTTAATTCAAGTAACTGAAACAATCATTGAAGATTCTATTACCAGTAATGCAACGATTACAGTAAATAAAAACTTTAATGACCAGTATTACTACGCTCGTGTCTTTACAGGTAATGACGAGACGGGTTGGAAAGAGTTAACCACAACTCATTCGCCAGATATTTACGATAACAATAAACTAACAGCAGTTTTGAAAGTTATCGAAAATACTAATGACAGTACTTTAACCGTAACAATCCCTAAGATTTATAATGTATCAACCACCAGTAATAATGGCTTGATTAGTAACCGACTGGGTAGTCGTATTCGTGTACAAATCTATTCTACTTTGGGTGAGATCTCAATGAAGTTAGATGAATACACTCCTAATCAATTTAGTTACGATTTCTTTCCACAAGGTGAGCGTAAACGTGATTATTCATCTATTGGTGAATACAGTGCTGCATTGAAATCATTACGTAATATGTCCATCTGGTCAGACACGTTCATTTCTCAAGGTCGAGACGCGCTGACATTTGAAGAATTACGTGAACGAGTCATTAACAATACTGTAGGACCTAATGAGATTCCGGTCTCTAATAACGCTATTGAAGATAAGATTCAGGACTATCGCTTTAACATCACTAAAGCTGTAGATTACGTTACATCTCGTGCTTACTGGGCTGTTCGTGATATGCCTAATCCAGAATCCTCTAAACTGATTACGCCTGCTGCTTCTTCTGTAGAGGTTCTGACGACTTCTATTTCAGCACTGATTGGTTCAGGTACGGTTATCGATAACGATGCACGAATAACCATTACTCCAGAGTCTGTTTACTCCATGAAAAATGGTAAACTGTCTATGCTAACTAAATCAGACATCGACCGTATTAAAGAGATGAATTCTGAGAATAAAGCTAAGGCAGTAAACACCAATGAGATGTTCTTCTCACCATTTCATTATGTTGTTGATACTAACCATGATACGATTCGTCTTCGTCCTTATTACTTAGATAGACCTACTGCAAAAACTAAATCTTTCATTACTGCTAATGATAAGATTGACATTGCTTTAGGTATTGATAAATACACGATCGAAAGAACCGACAAAGGTTATCGTTTGATCGTCACCATGCAAAGTAATGACGTCTATAAAAAGATGTGGGATGATGATTATTGGGCGCAATTACTGATCCACCCTTATAAAGACAAAGGATATGTTTATCTGGCTGGTAAGTTCATTGGACGCACTCCTGAAAACGAACCCATGTTCCAGTTTGATTTAGATACTCGATTCGACTTAGATGAAAACCATAACCTAATTGTTAAAAACATGTCTTTACAAGGTTTTGGTGAATTAGACGTACCAATTCCTCTTGAAGCTAAATGGGAAGTTATGTTTGGCTTCTATGGTCAAATGCCTAATTGGTCTCGAATTAAACTGGATAACTTGATTGGTTTACATTTGGTCAATCCAGATGCTAAAGCTTGTCTGATGGAGTCTATCGATGTTCGCCTTGGTCATTATCTAGAATACCTTTGGACTCGTGCTCGTACCCATGCCACTGAAACATTCTACAAACGATACGATAAAAACGTACCATTGACTTATCCTGAAGATGTTTACGATAAAGACCAAACAACTGGTTCTATTGTTAATATTGTTAATGGTAAAGTCACTTATAATTTACGACATCGTAAAGGTGATCCTGTTTTAGATGAGAACGATCAACCAGTATATCGTCATCGAGAAGGTGATGTTATGTTAGATGAGAATCAACGACCAATTATTAAAGAACCTCGAAAAGTTATTCGTCGTTTAGAATTAATGTTGGTGGATGCTACTTATCTTTTTGCGACCGATGAGATTGCTAAGTCTTATCGTGAAGAGATTGTAGAAACATTCTTAGACTGGATCGTAGATGACTTAAAACCTATTAATGATAAAACTCTTGAACAAACTCGTATCTTGTATTACCCATCTTCCACAATGGGTGAATTTAGAGTAATGTATAATGAAGGTATTGAAACATTTATTAATGCCGCCCAATCATTACAAATTTGGTTCACTGTAAGTAAACAGGTATACATCGATTACGATATTCAAGAGAAAATCAAAACTGCTTCTATTCGTGTAATCTACGAAGAATTGAAAAAGAACACTGTTTCTATTTCTTCTATCGTAGCTGCATTGGTAAAAGAACATGGTAAAGATGTAATGGGTATTAAAGTTCGTAATCTTGGTAATAATGATGATATTGTTTCATTTACTGTATTGGATGAAGGTAAACGTGCTACTCTTCGTAAGAAGTTAATTGTGCAAAGTGATGATACTTTAGCGGTTGCTGAAGACATTACTTTTAACTTCATCTTACATGAATCTGAACAAAATCTTTAATACATAATAGATTATTCTCCTCTACCTTTACGGGTAGAGGAGAATAATCGTTATGTCCTATTATTTAATAGTTATTACAGGATTTGCAAAAATCTCTAAAGCTTTATCAGAAGCTTCTTTGATTCGTTGAGCAGAATCGTATACAGAATCAGGAAACTCTTCGTTATTTTTAATCCAAACATCCACAGCATCTGATAAGGTACTGAAGACAATTTGATAACCTGCCATTACACCCAAGAAGTAATTACGCTTACCTACATAAACAGTAACGTCTTTAACTAAGTTTGCAGATAAAGTAATTACTAGTTTACGAATGTTATCGTACAGGTCACTGATGATTTGTTCTTCTTTTGCTGAAAAGATATCTTTACGGGATTTGACATACTCATCCAGAACAGGAAGTAAATCATCGCAATAGAAATCAATGTAATTTTGAATCTTCCTAAACTGAGCATTCATGAAGTGAGTATTGTTTTTAATACATTCAGAAATAGCTACAGTACTAGAATCCAGTACATCTAAAAGAGGTTCGTATTCAAACACTTCTGGTTTCAGATAAACAGAAGAGATATCGAATTTATCAACATCGCTGTTTACTTGAATATAGTTTTCAAGAGATGCTTTGCCAGAGTATTGAGTATCTTCAGGAATTGGACTACCACTAATAATGGCATTAGCAGTGTCGGTAATCCATTGGTTGATCTCATCTAACTGATGACATACTCGGTTATGTGCTTTTTGTTCATGTGTTTCCGTAATGTTATAAACCTTACGATCTGTAACATAGTCTTTTAAAACATAAGCAATATTCGAATATCTTCCAAGCTCTTCTTCCATGGAGAATAGTAGCTTTTGTTGATCTGGACTCATGTATCGCTTAAACCAGCTCATCAGTTCTGCTTCGTTAGTGAAAATTTCTCTAGTCGCTGTCAATTGATCGATATGTTCAGTAACCATCTGGTAGATATTTTCATCTTTACCAGCTACCACTTCTTGATCTTTTTTAGCAGCTTCTATCTTACTCGTAATATCACGAACAAAATTAATGATAGCATCTCGAACTGCTTTAATGGCTTGGTCTCGTCTAAAACCACCATCCGCTACTTGAGCGATAATTTTATCGATATAGGCCAAACGTTCAGCTTCTGATTTATCACCACCGAAGAATAAATTCTTAGCTGCTGTGATACGAAGATCACCAGCCACGCCGGCCATTATTACTTCATTAGCACTGATGGTGTTTCGCAGTGCTACTTCTGTTTCTTCTGCTTGGTTTTCAGAAGGTACAGATGTATACATGTTCGCCGATTCTAAAGAAATATCGGGTGCCAATTCTTTCAAATCGTGATGAGTGCCTATAGATACTTTTCCTGTTTGCTGGATGTATTTATAGATTTGTTTCAAAGACTCTTGAGTTGTTTCCAGAGCTTCGATCTTTTCTTCTACCGCATCTGTTTCTTTCAGTACTTTATAATCTTTATTAATGGCTTCTTCTGGAACATTTAAGATTTCTTCAATATCGATTTTAGGAGTTGCGCGATCGTCTACGGTATTTACAGTATTCTCTACAGTATCTGCCGTACTTGGATTAGTTTCGATAGGTTCTTCATCCCATCCGTATTTAGACATGTTGTTGTCCTTTCTTGAATAAAAAATGAAATATAGCTATATTGGATTTCACTCATAGTCTTATGAAATATTTAATTAAAACATTTTTGTAAGAGAATGAACTATGCAACTTAGTGATTTATTACATAAAGAGGATGACCCTCTTAATTATATCGAGGGAGAACATTTTATTCCTAAACACATTGGTTTATCTGCTGAAGACGAACGTAAACTTGATGAGTTAAGAGTAAAATACCTTTCCGATAAAACCGGTTTAGATCCTAAAGATATTGATCTGAAAATGATTAAAAAATACTAAAAGATTACTCCTCTATCCAATTAAGGATAGAGGAGTAGTTCTTTATTCATTTACATCTGTTTTTGATTTACTAGGATGGTTGTTAGATTTTTGCTTATCCTCACCTAAAGCAAGATTATAGGCAATGCGCGCAACTTCTTTAATGCCACGGCCTGTTGCTTTCGCGGCATCTACCAAACCTTCAGCAGCATCACGTACTGCTTGATTTCGGTTTTCTCGTTTACGCTCTTCTTCTTCAGTCTTCCTAGCTGTTGCCTCATCGTGTTCACGATTAATCTCTTCACGAGTTTTCTTATCTACAGTCATGGTTACTGATGCATTTCGTGCTTCTTTCTCAATCGCATCCTTAACATCACTCATGTAGCCTAAACCCCACTCATTAGATACTTCAGTATCGTCAAGAGAATTTAAATTGAGTAATGACATGGGTTATGCCTCTTCTTGAACAGAATAAACTTCGCTCAGTTTAGCACACATTTTCAGAATAGATTCACGATGTTGATTAAATACTTCGTTTTCTTCTGCAGTAAAGTATTTAGAAAAATCAACAACGGCTTCAGTTAAACTATTCGCACTGCTCTTGATAGAGAATGGACTATAACGTGTTTCGTACAAACCTAAGAAAGTGTGTTGGAATACGTGTACTGCCAAACGGACATCAAATACAACAGAACTATTGATTTCAGAAATATCTGGAACGTACAGATCTGCTGCTTTTTGCTCGTATACTTCTTGAGCGTTAGTAGATTCTGCTTTGACATAGTTCGCAGCGGTAATTCCGTAAAACAAGCCAAGTGCAAAAGCCAAACCTTTAGAACGACCTTCACCAGGGAAAATCTCTTGAGCTAATTGACGAACATTTTCTTGAATAGACATTATTTAATTCCTTTTTAAAGTTGTTTTAAATCATAAGCACTAACGAATAAATCGTTATTGCCCAATTTTTCTAATTCTCTATAGTATTCTGTTTGAATACCAATACGACGACGAGATGGGATGATGTAATCTAATACAGTTGCGACTACTGACTTGTATTCATTATAGTCTTTAAGAATATTATCAATCTGCTTAATGTCTGCTCGAATACGAGCACCAATTGCAGTATCGATCTTCTTGTCCTTTAACATGGAAACCATGTCTTCACGGATACGTAAGTAACGATTCAATTCTGTATCGTAAGTACCGTCAGAAAGATTAGTATGTCCAATTGTAATCATCGTCAATATATAATTAATGGCACTAGAGATTGCAGATCCTAAAACACCAAAACCTACCATCATCCCTAGAACAAAACCAAAAACAAGTGGTATAGAAATCATAAACTCATTAAAGATGAATTGATTTAAAGACATCTTAGCACGAGTACCGTGAGCACTATATAGCTTATCAAGTATGGATACCACATAAGCTCCTGCACCTACACGAGCTGCAAATTTATCCGCTAAGTATTCTGCATTAATTTGCTCGTATGCATTATGTCTCATGATTGATTTAAAATCACGAGTATAGTTTCCCACGATTGCTGTCACGATTACTTCTTTATTTTTACTAGAAAGTTCTTTAACGTCAACAGTAGTCAGATTAGTAGGTTCATCATTCCATTCTTTCAACACTACTGTTAATTCCTCAGTATTTTTTGTTTTAAGAACACGATTAACCATTCCTATCATTGGCATGACTGCAGAATAAGTATAGGCAGCTAAAGCGAAATAAGAGAATGCATGACCGATCTCATGACATACGGCTGCTGCTAATTCTTCATTAGTTGCCTTATAGAAATCACCATAGATAAATTCTGGAGAAATATACAGAGTGGCTTTCATTAAACTGAAATCACCAGACACTTTGAAATTCTTAAGATCAATAAATCCTCTAACCTCACCACTTCTTTTACGAATTTCTTCGTTAGTATAGTATTGTTTATTTTTAGGTTTAATCAAAATACTATTGCTGTTAATATCAGGAACAATGATACCAAATTCATGGTAGTTTGTTCCTATTTCAATATTAATACCAGTATTTTTAAAAATAATATCTTTAAATCCTTTTGCTACTTTTGGATCACTGTATAGTTTTCTTGGATGAACATTACGTCTGATCCATTTAAAGTGATCAGTCAGTTCAGGAAATAGGTCAGAATCTACTTTAGTCCAGTTTCCTTCATTCAACATAAGTTCTTGGGAAACCTCTGGCATCCCTAGATTATTTAAGTTAGAAATATTCATTTTAATTATTCTTCTTACAAACGATTTAAAATAATTACACCAAAGATAAAACGTATGAAAAAGTATTTCTATCTTTGTATATAAAATGGCTTAATCTCATAGAGTAAGGATTGAACAATGGCGGAATTAAAAGGAACGCAGTGCCGTAATGTCGTGTACTGTAAAAATCCTAAACATATTGACTTTGATTTACATTTAGTTAAAGTCACTGATTATTACGATGACGGTACTAAAGAACCAAAAGTAAAATTGATTAAAGACTTTAACAAAACCTTTTGGGTAGCAAATAGAAAGAACAGGCATTATAAACAGAAAAAAGAAAGATTTCCTTTAACGGATTGCGATGAAGTAAAAGCGCCTCGCCGTAGAATGGCAGAGGAAGCCGCTAGAGCATTGGATATTAAATTTCTACCACCTAATCCAAATGACTTATTAAAAGATCCTTATGTATTTGGTACGGACTTAACTTCTTCTGCTGAATTGAAATTCAAATACAACCAATCTAAATACGCTAAGGATACAGAGGAATTAGCAGACGTAGCTGCATTTGACGTGGAAACCAACATCCGAGATAAGAAAAGATGGCAATGGATTGAAATGGCCACTTTGTCTTTTAAAGATGTAGTCATCACTGTAGTGGATAAATATTTCATTCAAGAAAAGTTTCCACAAAAGACAAAAGAAGATATTATTAATGATCTTTATAAATACGATAATATCTACTTAAGCGAGGTTAATAAAGACCGCAATATCAAACAAGAGTTCTATGTCGCTGACTCCGAGATTGATGTATTGAAGATCTTATTTAGACGAGCACACGAATTGAAACCTGATTTTATTTCAGCTTGGAACATGGACTTCGATATTTCTCGTTTAATAGAAGCTTGTAGTCGAGCTAATATTAATCCTGCTGATTTATTATCCGATCCATCTGTACCTCGTGATTTTAGATTCTTTAGATATAATCCTGGACGTGAGTCTGGTATGTCTCAAAAAGGTGTGTGGAAGACATTTGCGAACTACGAAAAGTGGCCTCAAGTATTTTGTCCTAGTTCTTTTGTATTTGCAGATTCCATGTGTTTCTATTATGGTTCTCGCAAACACAAAGGTAAGCTACCTAAGTATTCTTTGGATTATATTCTTTCTCGTGAGTTTCCTGATGAAATTAAACCAGGAATGTCTGAAAAAGAAGTTGAAAAAAGAAAACGAAATAGCCGTATTCGTAAACTGAAGTTTGAAGAGTCTAATCATTTAGTAGGTACACCTGACTGGCATATCTTCATGCAAACCAAGTATCCTTACGAGTATGTTATCTATAATAAGTTCGACTGTATTGCATTAGAATACTTAGACGAACAAACATTAGATATTTGCCATACTTTGGTTTCGTCTTGTGAATACAGTGATTATAAAGACTTTGAATCAGAACCTAAACGATTAGCAAATCACATGCATTGGTTTAATCTGGGACATGGTTATGCTTACGGTACAGGTGGTCAGAACTGCGTTATTCCTCTGGATAATAAACTTATCGGTAGGGATGATTGGATTATTACTTTACGAGCTGACTTACTGGTTGAGCCTGGTTTGAATAATCTGGAAGATGCTCCTCTATTACACACTAATGTTCACCAAGATAGTGGAGACATTGACGTAACATCATCTTATCCTTATTCTAACCTAACCATGAATACTTCAGTAGAAACCATGACTAAGGAATTGATTAGTATTGATGGTGTAGATGAATTGGATCGTCGACAAGCAGGTATTAACTTCAGTGCTGGATTTATTAATTCAGTTGAAAATGCTTGTAAACTATTTCATGCTAAGAATATGGTTGATGTACTGAAAGCCTATCGTAGTCAAAAATAAATCAAAAAAAAGAAAGGGCAGTTTTCACTGCTCTTTCTTTAGTTTATTTTACAAATCAAGAGGTCCAGTTTTCTTGGACTCTGTTTTCTCTACCGGAGCTTTAAGCTCTGTATAGAATTTTGCAGCTACAGTAGCGATAAACAACAATGCAAATTTACCTAATTTCATTTTTTATTCCTTTACAAAAAGTTAGAAAGAAATGAGATTACTCTCATTGGATCATTTTAATAGTATATACTTGAAATAATCTAGAATGATAAATTACTCTCTACTCCTTAATTGGAGTAGAGAGTAATATTCATCTATACTTCTAATACAATTCCTGAATCCAATTCGATTACTGGCAATAGTTTTCCTTTAAAGATCCTATCCCTTTTATCGTAATGGTATTTACGATGCGAATCGATATCATCACAAACAAAGTAAACAAAGTCATGTAACGCACCTTCTGTAGGTAACTTACGTAAACGACCTTGTACCTGAATATTAGTTTGTTCAGAACCAATTGCTACCGTCATGAATACTGCAGCTAATTTAGGAATGTCTAAACCAGTTCCTGATGACTGATGAGTCGATACACAAATCGTAGAATTAAATGCATTTGAATCTGGATCATCTTCAACAAATGAATTCACTTCTAATTCTGGATAACATTGCTTTAAATAAGCTGCTAGCGCTCTAGCCATGTTAATAGAGGCAACTACAATCAAACATTTATATTCTGGATCTAAAGGCAATCTAGTTAAGAATCTATCGTATACCAAATTATCAATCATTCCAAAATATTGCTTTGTCAAACCTTTTCTTTTAAGAATAGATTTTTCAAAATTAATGTGGTTATAACCTCTAAAACCATCAGATCGAATCATGAATGGTTTATCAAATTTAAAATGAAATGCAGTAGGTTGTACATGAGGTGTGATGTTCTTTTGCATGTACCTATTTTTAATAGGATAAGCATAAGCCGCCATCTTGTTCACAAATGGATCAGAAGCCTTAATCGTACCTGTTGCACCTACCATTTTATTCACACCTAAATAAGTAATTAACTTACATTGGAAATGTGAATCTTGATGTACTTCATCTACAAATACGGTATCTACACCCAGTACCTTTCCTAATTCCATAGGCGTTGCATTAAACCCTAAATCTTTGAATTCTTCTTCAGAATAATCCTCGTAGTACTTAATGTAGAATTGTAAAGTCTTATTAGAAATCAGAATGACCTTATAGTGTAATTCACCTGCTAAAGCTAGATTAATAACGGACTTTAATTCTTTGTTACCAGATACTGTACAGATATCCTTAGGATCTACTTTTGTAGACTTAGCAAACTCTTTAACCCAACCAGAAATAGAATCCTCTGTTTGTTCACCATGATAACCTGGTCTCATGATACAGACCATTCTCTGTTTGAGTTTTTGACATATCATAATCGAACTTAAAGACTTGCCACCACCTGTAAACAAAGCCATTAGATAGCAACCATTGTGGTTTTTGGTAATAAACTCAATAAGGTCGCCTTGTTCACCTCTTGGTTTAATGTGGTTTAATACCTCGGGATATTTATTCTCGACTAACTTAATATCCAAAGATTTCTCTTCAACTACAAAATCCTTACCTTCTATTTTCCTAGCTAGATTTAAATGAGCAATGAAATCAGGAAGCATTGTTCTCATTGCTCTAATGTTACTTCTGTCTTTACTAAAGAAAACATAAGCTGCGATAGGAATCGTAACTTTCTGTTTTCTTCTCTTATCCCAGTAAGTATTTACCCTAATAAAGTTTCTACACCATAATCGAATCAATTCGATGTCTTGTTGATTTCTAGGATAAATAATAAACTGCAAAGGATAAACTTCTATTCTCATGGGTTCCATTAAATATCCTTTCTGAATGAAACTTAATAATTTTCTGGATGTAAGTACCGATCTTTAAGAAAGTAATAACGAGAACCTACGTACTTATACATACCTTCTTCAAAATTATCTTTTAAAAGATCTAAAATTTTATTTTGATGAGCCGGTGTAAAACCATTATTCACTTCACCATTTTTAATGTGGATGAGTTCTGGTTCTAACATCAACATGTCATTTGAATCATCCAGAATGAAAAAGCGTGTATCTACATCATCTGGTTGATCTACTAACCATTTTAAAATTTGCCAACCACGATAGTGTAATTTACTCTCTGATTCTAATTTTTCAAACTCTTTTAAATAAAAACCGTTATCACCATCTTTAGGACGATACAATTTATCTGTAAATGTTTCTGTATATTTACAGTACTTGTAATAGTCCTGATAAGTAGGATGGGTATAATTAACCGTTTTCCAATCTTTGTGAATGTTAATTTCATATCCAGATTGTCTAAACAAATGTTCAAATTCTGACTTAATCTTGTTAACTCGCCAGCTACTGGAAATAACTACCTGTACTTCAGGATGTTGTTCCTGAATCTCTTTTAGTAAAAGCAAACAAATAGGATCTACTCTCCAATTATAATTCCAATCTCTTCTTAAACAGTAACGGCGATAAGCATCATGCTGCAATACACCATCAATATCTAAAAAGATAACGGTTTGTTGTTTTCTTTCCATGGTTAATTTCCTTTAAAAAATAAAAATAAAAGAGACTCCTCATTAAGGGAGTCTCTTCATTTACTTACACCTTACGGTATTTCAAATCCATTTGATTAGGAACAAACAATTCGTCCATTGGTGAGTCCGTTCTGTTTGTATAATAGAACGAATCTACTGAAGACAAGATTTGTGTTTGTTTCTCGTACAATAGGGCTGCTGATAATGATCGCCCAATCAATAAGTGATCCATTGTACCTACAGCATGGTTTGTATGTGGTTTTGGTAATGAGTAATCTTTCTTAGAAGGATCTGTACACATCATGGTATATGCTACAATCTGTAAAATGGAAAGATTAATTTCCAATTTAGTATTAATAACATCTACCAGTTCCATTAAGAATGATTCTGGAGTTACTTCAGTATTACGACGTTTAATATCTTTTACTGAAGATTTAAGAATCTTCTCAATACCACGAGAATAAGCAAACATGTCAAACTGTTTCGGAGTGATTTCAATAATCGAACGTTCTGGATCGTATTCAGTAATATCGATTTCAATATTACCATCGCTATCAACAGTCCATCCTTTCTCTTTCATGTGTTTTAACATATCTGCAGATAAATAACCTTCATCACGAATAGATACAACATCAAGAACTTCGTCAGTTACGTTATTTTTCTTGTCCGTAATTCTTAACAAGATACGATTAACATGACTTGTTCTTCGTGGTGACAGGATATTGGTATCTTCTACTTCTCGAATATCAGATAATCCTTCAAATACTACTTCAGGCAATACCAGTTTAATGGATTTATATTTACCTAAAACATCAGGACGAATACCAATACCTAAACCATCTTGAATTGCTCTTAAATAATTCAATGCGTTGTCAAACAACTGTACTGTCGAAGCAGTAGCAGATGAGATATGGTGTTTTGTAGATAATACCATTTGGGTAATGATCTGGGTAAATGCAATAACGCAATAATGACCAAGATTTCGATATCGTGCAATATTACGAGAAGCTTCACCAAAACAAGTAGAACATACACCATTAGGATCTTTATGTTTACATCCTAACACCGTACGTACTTTAATACGTTTACCGATCAAATGAGTATCTTTTAAACGAACTGGACGATAAGTTCCAGTTTCCTCATCCAGATAATTCATGCCTTCTAGCAAACGTAAATCGGACATAACCGATCCTTGTCGTTCGCCACGCACCTGAATCTCTAAATGGTGTTTAGATCCACAATCACCATGATGCAATCGAGCCAATTCCATACCAATTAACTGAACACGACGAGATAGGTATTCAGTAAACTTCAATGGGCCAGATTGGTTATTCAAAGCCAATGCTGCAGTACGCGATTCAATCAGTACATGATAAATATCTTTTAAACCATGGAAGAATCCCGTATCAATAGGATGTTTAAAGATAGACGAATCCATATCTGTTAAGGAACCGCGAGGACCCATACATTGATAAAGCTGTTGTGCTTTGATCGATCCGGATCTTAATAGAATAGAGATATTGTTTTGTCGGAAACGATCTTGATCAATCACTTTCTTTTTACGGGAATAGATACCAGGAACATATCCTGGATCGATTACTGTCTCGTGATTGACTGGATATTTCTTCTCAATATCCAATATCTCTTTATCCAGCATGATTTCAAGAATATCTTCAATATTCATGGTTGCGTGATTCTGAGCACCATGAATCATGACATCATTAAAGATGGCATTATTGATATCCATAAATGTCTGCCATAATTCATCTTGCATTTTATTAATAGCATCTGTATTGTTGTTCCGATAATACACATCCCAAATATCGGTCATGATACTACTGTTCAAATTCAAAATCGTACTGGGTTTAAAATCAGTATCCTCTTTCATGAATGTAGAGATGTGATGACGAGCATACAATCCTACATTAGGAAACTTCTTATTCAATTCCCAAGCATAACGAGACATGGCTAACTGCATTCCGGTTGATTCAATGACTTGTCCATCATCAAAGACCAGTTCAAATTTACCACGGAAATTGTTTAATACATCTACAGGTTTTGCATTCAATATAGCTCTTGCAGAATATCTTTGCATGACGTTTCACTCCGTTTTAATCTATTAATCTGCTGCAGGATCATATTCAACAATACCGATATCTTCATCATCATTTTGATCGTTATCGTCATCATTGTCATCATCATCATCACTTTCGTTAGATGACTCTCTAGCATCAATACCTTCCAAGATGATTTCTGTTTTGGTCTTGCGCTGAACCTTAACTTCTTCTTCCTCATCATTCTCAATCAACATGATCGGTTTACCTGTAATTGGGTCTAGCTGAGACAGTGATTGTTGAGATGGGTCAAAAGGTTTATAAGCTAAACGATAACCGTTACATTGGAAGATATGGTTTACGATACTCAATGAGCGATTATTACCAAGAGGATACTTTTCTCGATCGATTACCGACTCGATATTCGATGGTTTATCGGATGAATAAATATTCTCTAAGATAGACTCAATCACGGTAGGATTGTTAGATCGGTCATGAATTTCTGCTACAATACCTGACGGGGCACCAGAAATCAAACAACGAATTTCAGATTCTGCAGGGAATCGAGTTGCTTGACTACGAGCACCATGGCTTCTGGCTTTATCTTTAGAAGTAATTGGCGCAATGATACCATTTGGTTGTGTTGCTGCTGTGGATACTGCGGCTGCTTCATCACCAATCTTTTCTAAGAAGATATAATAGTTAGGGCCAATACGATGCTCTAATGTGGTTTCTTCTTCTTTACCCGTGTAAGGATTAAAATACTTAAGCTTACGTGGAGGAGATAAAAATCCTTCTTTAGATAATGTATCAAACATTTCCAAATATGGATTTGGATTGTCTACTGGACGATAAAGATAGAATTTCTCTTTTAACACATGGTAAAGGTCAATGGTCTTATCTTTAAAGTCTAAAGATTTATACCAGTGGAATTGTTTATCAACTGTAATTTCAAGGAATCTTTGAATACGGTCAAAACATTCTTGCAGCACTTCTTTAGGAAGATGAATAACAGATTCTTTCAGATTAGGAGATTTCTCATCAAGACCTGTCTTATTAACTAACCACTGTCTCAATTCAAGCATTGCGGTTTTCAGCGTTTGTTCGTAGATCCGGCCATAGTTCATGCGGTTATTTGTTGTTTCTGGAGAGATCACTACTTGTGCTCTTAAACCAGTTACTGGATCGTACGGCATTTGTTCTGGTGGTAGTGTTTTTGCCACTACACCTTTGCCGCCATGTCAATACCTTCAGTACAATTCGTTAGATTGTACCCTGTCTTAATAGACAGCTCCATCTTTTCGATAGACGTTGAGACTATATCTTCACCTTCAGCATTACCTGGTCAGTACCTACTACTATTAGTAGTCGATATCCCGCATGTCTGCGAGCGTGTCTCCTATTTCCATTTAAAGCTCTTAGGCTACCCACTTGGGCCGTACGCTATACCTAGCTAGTCGTTGAACGTTCATCCTAATAGGACGCTTCGCTGCTGATTACCCAATCTTATTTATTTTCAAACATTCACGCTTATCGTTACCGATTACGTTGTAGTTAAATAAGCTCTAAGGGATTTCCAGCAATTAAGGAGATCATTTGTTCCGAGTATTTCTACTTCGGTGACGCGCACTTTTTGAAAGTATATTTCTTTTTGTAAATTTTGTCTGTATCGATAATGGATTGCAATTGTTTTCTACAAATACCAACTTCTCTGGATGTTTCTCTAAACGACTTATACTGTTTGGTTTCACCAGTTTCAATATTTTCCATCTGAATAACTTCTTTATTAATCAGATTCTTATACACCTTAATTCGATCTCTTACAACCATAGGTCTACCTCTGCGTTTAGGTTCTTTACTCGCTTCGGTATCGACTGTCTTGATATCTTTATTTCTTCTAGCTCTTTGTAAAAGTACTTTTGATTCTTCAGTACTTACTTTTTCCAAAACATCTTTATAGCTAGGTTTAGGTGTGTCGTCGTATTCTATAACTAAGTCTGGGTATAACAAGTTGAATTTAGTAGTATACTTTTCAACTAGATTATCTCCAGCTTCTAGATGAGGATTCCAGAGTTTGTATTTGTAATACAAATCCTGTTTATTAAACATCTTATCGATAAGACTACCTTTTTTATCTCTAATGAATATAGTACAAAAACCTGGTTTCTTTGGTTCGGAAATATCTATATAATCCCACTGATCTTTAAATAACGAAACTTCCCATTCGTTATTAAATAACTGTCCTCTTTGTGTTTTAAACAAGAGATGATCAGGAAGATGTCTTTTATTAGTAGAGAAACCTAAAAATTCATGGACTTTTGATCTTGAATCAAATTCTTTGATCTCACCCGTATAGATATTTCTACAATAGCATTTAAATATTAGCTGAACCATTGATGATTTATAAGATCTGACTGTCCCAGTATTATTCGTTGAGGAATTTACCCATCTTAAGTTATCAGCATGGTTATTTAGTCTATTTCGATCAATATGGTCAACTACGAGACCTTTCTTGTATCCTTCGACAAAAGTAATCGCAATTAATCGATGCACCATTGCCCGATGATTAATAAGATCTTTATCAGTCACTTTTGTTGATCTTAAAGAAATACCAAGATAACCATTATTATTCGGATACGTTTTTAACTCGTATAAGATATCTTGTTTATCCGTTCCGAATATCTTTCCGCATTTAGATGCGTAATAACCAATAGTTCCAGGTATCTTCTTAATATCCAATGTTACTATATCAGATACTAAATTTAATTCATTAGAGTTATCAATAGGGATATACATGATTTTACCTTTAAAAGGATTAATATCATACATACCACCATTTACAAAATTAATTAAATAATATTTATACTTCCGTAACTTTCACGTCTGTCATTTTGTAACCAATACCTAATTCTTTCTCGTATTCTGTTTTGACAATAACCACAATGTCATCTAGCTTACGATTGAAATTACCTACTTTTTGAATAGGTAATGATTTGCCTTTAGCATCAGGAATAGGTTCGTTACAAATAGCCATGCAGTGACGAATCAGTTGATCAAATTCATCTGTAAATTCAGCCGCTCCATGATTATTTGCTTGGATTGCTTTATACTGATGTAAGATCCGTTCACACCATTCTTTATAAGCATCGGCATATTTATTTAATTGTGCTAATACTTTATCAGAAACCGCAGTAGTAGTTTTATTTTGTTTGTAGACGATAATATCGATTACTCGTGCACCAACACCATTACCATCTAAACCAATATCCGTAATTGGATTGAATTTACGGGTTGATTTTTTAGTAAACGAAATTGGAATAAGCTCTGGTCGATATTCTCGTTTAGCCATGATGATACCTTCGTAAGCTTCACCAGTAGGACGACAATACTCACCAATATCTGGAATTACTTTATAGTTATCATCATCACCGTAGAGATTCAAAGGAAATTCTTTTTCACCTAACTCCATGGTACGGGTTACGTATACCTTGGTTTTGATCTGACTAACAATGTCTTTAGACACTAAAATAGAGTCTTCAATTGTACCTTCTAAAGAAGAATACAATGTTAACAATTCTCGACCAGGACAATAGTTACCATCTGGTCTTTTAGCTGGTGAATCGTAAAGAATCGTTCCTTTTGGAATAGATGCACCTATACGAATATTTGATGCATCTGGTGTTGGTTTATAAGGGAATCCAAACTTAGTATGGTTACTACAAACACGTTCGATATTAATAATACCATATAGTGGCTTACTGGTATCTTCGTCAAATGTTTGATAGATTACGACACGTTGTGGTGAGAATTGAATTCCATTAAATGAACTAGGTGTATAACGATCCACAATAGCTACAATATTGTGAATGTTGTGTTCCGTCTTGATAGAGTAAGTGTATTTCCCCACTTCCTGCGAAAAACCTGTCTGGATGGAGTCAGGTTCTGCGCCATTTATGACGTAATGTTGTGAGAATGCCGATGCTTGCATCTGCGCTCGAGAAGCAGATACAGTATCGCCAAATGAATTAAATGCGGTCATGCCGCGTAACTCCAGTCTGTTCTGATTTAATTCATGACTCATGTTCAAAAATCCTTTAATAAGGTTGGGATAAAAATGTGTAAATTTACTTAATTTGCTATATAGCAATATAATGATATATGTCTGAAAGGTTTTTTAAGATGTCCTTACTAAACGATACATTCGATGACTCAGGATACGGTCACGAAGATTTTAAAGTGGTGATTGAAGACCACCTCCCTATTCTTTCACGCAGTGATAATATTGAAAAAATCATTCCAGTAACGCCTATCGATGCCGCACGTTGGGAATATGATTTCGAAGGATTACTGCGTTTCCTTGGTGTACAACCACAATACCACTGGGCTACGATGCGAGTTAATGGATTGTACAGCTCTGATGAATACCGAGCAGATATGATGCAGATTAAAATTCCTAGCAAAGAAATTATTGATCGACTTTACAACTATTACAACACGGTTATTCGTAGAAGTGCAGGATAGTTGTATTCCTATTATAATTCGGAACTAAAAATAATAATCTGAATAACCAAAACACTAGATTACTCTCCTCTACCCAATAAAGGTAGAGGAGAGTAGTCATTATGTTTTATCGTTTAGCGATACCAAATAATTGACTTACGTTTTGCGTAGGTTGATTAAATTGGTTATAACCGCCAAACGGTTGCATTTGACCCATTGGTGATTGTCCACCGAAAGGAAGCATTTGTTGTGGTTGGCCATAGAACTGATTCTGTGGTGCCATGTACATGCCGTTTGCTCGTGGATCGTATTGAGATACCATTGGTTGCAAATGCGCCGGTACCTGTTGTACAGGTTGAGGATATCCTTGAACCATTTGTGGTTGCATCATTTGTGGCTGCATTGGTTGTTGGATAAACTGATTACCTTGTTGCATTACCGGTTGCTGATATTGCACTTGTTGTACAGGTTGTTGGTACATTGGTTGTGGTTGTACTGGCTGTGGCATAAATTGATTTTGTGTCGTAGCCTGTTGAACCGGTTGTTGTACCTGTTGTACCTGAGGTGCTTGCTGTACGGGTTGTTGTGGAATAGGTTGTTGGTATGGTGACTGTTGTACTTGCGGAGCTTGAGTTTGTACTGCATTGCCAGTACTTGGTGTAGATACCGTATCCCATTTCTTAACAGGTTGTTGAACTGGAACTGCTTTATTCGCTTCCTCAACAGAAATATTACCTTCATTACCCTCTTGCAAAGGAATCATTACGTATTCTGATTTCCATTTAGATACGGAGAACTCATCTTCGATCCAATCAATATCAGAATACACATGAGACAATTCTTCTTCAGCTACTGCTGCAGCAACAATAGGATAAGAACCAGAGAAGAATACCTTAGCAATACTGTTGGTGTGTGCTGGCAATGTTTTCAAAGAACGAATGAATGCTTCAATGTAAGGAGCGTCTGTCGCGTCAGAAGTACCATACAAACTACCTTTATCGATATCGGGCATGAAAACATCACATACTGCTTTTAATGTTTTCAAATCTGCTTTACGAACAGGAACGCCAAATACTTTTGGTTTGTAATCTTTAGACTTCTCGCAATATTCAATAGTCTTATTGATTTCATCAACCAATGGAGAAGACCACATAGCTACGCGAGAGTATTTACGATTACCAATCGTTACCCCTTTACGCAATGATAAAGTAGCTGGAGTATTGGTACCGCCTTGTTTTGCTAAATTGGTAATAATCTTACCAAAGTTTTCTGCAAATGTTTTATCGGTTTTACCAAACTTACCAATAATCTCCAATTGCTCTGGAGTCAGTTCGTTGTGCTTACCAAAACTAGACAAGTCTACTAACGTAGTCATCAAGTAAGCTAATTGTGCACCATAATGTCGAATGAATTCTTTACGAATTACTGACAATACTCGTGATTCAGAACGAGCCAGGTTTTCGATAAACGGATGGAAAATAACATAGCTGGCTACTTGAGGAGAATTAAGATTCTCTCGTGTTGGGAGAACCATGTAACGATGTTCCTCTCCAAACTTAATTCCCAAAGGAATCATTTTATTATTAAACTGACGTTTTACCATGCCTGCATCGTCTACATGCAAATTACATGTATTCAGGATGCGTTGGTAAGTTTCTAACATATTCATGTTATTTCCTTAAAAGTGTTGTTTTTGGTTATCTGGAGTTTGAACTGGAGATCCCCAATTCATTGCGGTATTAACGTTATCGTTATTACCCATCATTGGCGTACCCCATCCTTGACGACTAGAACCACCAAATAATTTCTCATCAAATACATCCGTAACGATATTCATTGCTGCATTAATATCGTTAGAGTTGTGTCTAAACAAGTCACTATTTGTGGTCAAGATAGGTGAAATGATTGAGTCAGCAAACATTGGGAATACGAATGCTTCTTCAATACCATTATCGTACTTCAATCGAATAAATATATCAATACCCATATCCGCACGAACATACAAACTGAAACCAGCATTATTATTACGAGATACGATCGGACCCAGTTCATCTGTCAGACGTTGACAATAAGATGGAATGAAGTTTCGATAAGCTAAGGTTTGATTAAAGCCACGAACATCACTGATCTTAGTATCTGTCTGGAACGATGAAACAGCTCCACCAACCATTACTGGCAACATATTTGTCGTTGTAAATTCAATCGAAGTTAATGAAGCACTTGTCATGAATGAAGTAACAATATTCGACACCACTACCGCCATGATTGATTCAATCGTTGGTTTATCCCACATACCTTGGTATTGTGTTGTTTGATAACCTTTATCATCAACTGCCATAATTTGGTCGATCATTGGATTAATCTGTGTTAAGAATCCAAAATCAAAACAAGCAATACGTTGACTAAAATAGTTATACAACGAATTCATGAAGATAGAATTGAAAATAGATGGGTCGGCTACGGCTGCTCGTACTTGATCTTGTGCAATGATAGGATCCACCATGCCAGATGTCGCGTCGGCATTAATCGAAGTTGCCATATTCTCAATAATTTTAGAGAATACATTCGTTGGCGAGTTATTATTGCGGTTAGTAAGTACGGCTGCGTTTTGTACTTGACGATAATCAGAACCAATGATAGGCGCACTACCAGTAGGTGGAATACTGGATAAACCTTCCACATTACTGTTTCGAGCAGACTGAATCATGTTCTGCGGAGTCATTCGCCAAGTAGTGGCTCCTAAGTAAGCATCTGTAGAAAATCCCCCACCAATAACAGAATAACTGTTAACAACAGTAGGTACAACGATTCCGTTAACAGAACGTTGAGATAGCTTAGTTACTGCATTTACATAGAAAACAGTATCTGGAGCAATATGGATTGTACCACCATAACCACCTTGTCCATATGTCGCATCACAACGGTCAGTATATCCAGTAACCAATTCACGAGTTGCTAGATTATCGATAGTTGTTTCAACAACCATGATAAACGTATAGCGATGTTCTTTCCAGCCGTTAGGCATTGCTACGCTTACAGAACGACCTTGATAACTTTCTACTCGATCTGACGGCATGATGAAATCATTACATGCTTCAGAGATTCGACTGGTCGGAATACGTCCATTAAACTGATCCGTCATTTCACGAATGTTATTTTCTACCGTATTTGTCATTGCGGTACGATATGGACGCAAGTACTGATCCTGAAAACCGTTAACACGGACAAGTTTCAAAGATTCAATTCTGAAATTGATTCGTTGACCAGCATTTCCAGCAATGGAATTATAAGATGCCATATGTTTGTTCCTTTACAGTTAGATATCTTCAATTAGCTTTTGATTTGCTTCGATGAAGAGCATTAATTCAGCAATACGATTTCGGATATTAGATTGTACAATCAAACGTCCTTCTTTTGTTTGGATTTTGTTTTGAGCTAACCATGAATCGGGTAAGGTTAGTAACCAGTTGGTTCCAGAAATCTCTGTCTCAATTAAACCAATACATCCGATTGCAGACATATTGCGTTTTTCAGATTTAGTATTTCCAGCTAAATCAAATCGTTTTTCCAACATTTCCTGAATCGCTGGAGTAATATTATCCCGATGTGAATAAGGAATATGGATTTGATCGAAACGTGGTTCTAAAGAGATTGCTGAAATAATCGCTGCAAATTCGTAAAACTCACGATACCAAAGAATTGCTCGAATGACCGCAATCAATCCAATAAACTCTTCCAATTCAAGAGAGTCAAATATCACGGTATTAACAGATTCATCAACCAACCATTTCAAAATAGTTAATTGTACTTCCTGCAACGGTTTAGAATAACCATCTTCATTGGACTGAATAGATAAATCAAACTTAGTACGCATTGCGTCAAGTGATTCGTAATAAAGTTCAATCGGAAGATCTGGACAAAGTGTATTGATTAATTGAGCATGGTCATTAATTGCCATCTTCAGAAAAATCTTATCATCCGACAATAGGTTACTACGAGCATAACCCACATCTAAAATAGATTGTGAATTACTTTCTGAAAAACTATTGTTATCCGTAATTGGATTTCGTTTAATTTGTACTTGATTAGGATCCGTAGTAGACGGCTTAGAAATTTGTTTAATCTTAGAACGATACAAATAATAGATATCTTTAATTAACTGATAGCTACCATCTGCACCAGAAATATCCCCTAATGTAACTTTCTTTAAAACAATAATGGCATACATGTAGTTTTGGAAATCTTCTTCAGATAATCCAGATACAACGATATTATTAATATCTGTTTGTACCTTTGTATTCGCCATGAATTCTTTTAATCGTTGCTCTGCACGACAATCATCTAAAACGGTACCATGCAACATTTCCATTGCATATACTTCTTTAGCATTTCTACCGTACTCTTCACGCAATCGACGATAAGTTACTTCACCTAACACAGGTGCTGCCAGTCGCAATGCGAAAGAATAAATCACCAATTCCAAATAGTCTTCGTATTCGTAAGTTGTTTCTTTTGGTACTGCAATTCTATTCTCATCGTATCGAGTAGATGGTTTTGTGGTTACGTATACTGGAGTATTAGGGTTAATAATCCACATCTTGATTTCTTCTAGAGAAATCATGTCGTATACTTTTACAAAAATCTTATTTAATTGTTGTAAAAGAAGTTCTACGTTATTAACCGTATCGATTGTGTTTCTTAGATCCTTATAATAACCAAATAGCTCACTCTGCCACGCTTGTGGTTTTGTGGTGATCCATTGGTTAAATTCATTATAAGGTGATGCGGCGGTTTCAACATCATTACTGTCTTTTCCCTTAATGTAATAAAGAGAACTGAAAGTAACTGTTTCGGAACCATACTTCACGTGTATCGACGCTTTGTTTCCTGACATGTCAAAATAAAGTTGTGACACGATAGTTTCCTTTTTGATTGTTAACAAACTAAAGTATAAGGATACGTCTACCCTTACAATATAATATTATATTGTTGTAATAATTTATACTAAACTCTCTAGAGGCTTGCGGGCCTCTAGAGTAGTGTAGCATTAAAGATTAAGGAAGCAAAGAATCGAAATCATCAGCAGCAGAAGTATTACCACTAGATTGACGATTACCGTTATTGTTATTACTACCAGACTGACCACCTTCTTTTTCAGAATCTTTATCGACAAATTCTTGAGTCAAGACATTTGCCAAAATCAGTTTAGCATTATTAACAAATTGAAGCATCATGCGTTCAGAAGCTTCTTTAGGTTCGATAGGTTCGTTAGAGTTAATGTCGTAAATAACAATATCGCGATCCAGTTCAAAGTTAAACTTAACTCGACCATGAGTATTGTTAATGGCAGAGATAAAGTAGATACCATTCTTATCGCGACCTACCAAGATCTTACCGATCTCACGACGTTCTGCTTTGTCCATGTCTTTGAACTTAACATAACCAAAGATAGAAGAAACGATTGTACGTGCCTCACCATCAAATGGAAGCTCTGACAATTGTACCAATCCTTGCAAGATTGCCAGGAATGATGTAATTTGACCGTCTTTAAAATCAAACTTAATTTGTTTTTGTCGGCGTTGTTTGTCTTCGGACAAACCAGTATATACTGTTAAATGCAATACATTGCCAGTAACATAAAGGTTAAAGGAAGCTACGGTTTTCTCTTCGTTACGACCCCACAAAGACATGATACGAGTATGGGTAATATTACGACGATACTTAGAAGCAAATTGTTGTTGTTCAGCCATTTTAAAAGTCCTATAAAAGGTTTAAAGTGAAATGTAATTGTGTTTCATTAAATAAGCAAGTAGTGAATTTATTCACATGCCTGTGATGACATCTAATAATCGATGGCGAATTTGATAATCTTTAATAGATCCGATGTTCATGCGTATCTTATCTGTAGTAGTAAGAGGTGTCCATCTATTCGCTTTGGCTAATTCGATTATTGCCTGTCTTAATTTTGGTACTTTGGTACGAAATAAAGTTTTATCTCCTAAGATAGTCAATAAGTCTAATCTAAACGGCATCGGAGGAACCGCAGAATGATTTTCGTATTTAGTATACCATAGCTCTCGACCTTTAATTGCTCCTGTATGTGTTTCCAGTAGTTTTAAATTACTGAACTTCCTATAAGCGGTTAAGTCGTAAGCATAGCTTGAAATGATGAATGTTTTTCTTGTCTCTCTATCAGTAATCTGGTTATTATAGATACGAATCATGTGGTTACGATCTGACACATTATTAATATCTAATCCTTGGTTATATCGTTTTAAAACAATCTCCAAAGTTCTAACCATTCTTTTTGTGTAGTTTTTCTGTAATTCAGTATTATCCATTCTTAACAATACTTCATTATTAATGGTTCCTAATCCAAAATAGTTAGGTAAATAATAAACTACTTCTAAACCACGACACTCATTTCGACAAACATCTCTAATCATTTCCATTTCAAATATCAACGCTTCTGCTAATTGCATATCTGAAACTAAATCGTGTCGTATTCTGGGGATTGCTCCCCAGAGATTACGAAATAATGTTTTGACATTTATCCAGATTACTTCTGTCTCTAAATAAGGAGGTATCTTGTGTTTCAGATCATCATGGATGTTTAGTAATGATTCAAATGCTAACGAAGTACCAATAGATATTGGCACTTTACCTTTCTCTCGTTCATTAGTGAAATCCATGATTTAGTCCTTATATAATAGTTTGTAAGTATTCTGGTATTAATTTAATAAGCTCTTTAGAATTACCACGTTCTATTGCTTTTCTTTCAATCAACTCAATAATGTTATTTTCATTAATGATTAATGGAACGTATTCATTCTCTGTAGAAAATACTTCTTTATCTGTTGCAATAACACTTTTATCAGTAACTACTTTAATAGACCAGTTGATTGATAAATATTCTGCCTTTAAAGTAACGAATGATCTATCGGCAGTAATAGGATGTCCTTGTTCGCATTCTATCCGAACTTTACTATTCTCTGGTAGTTTATTAACAATTCTTTTAATCTTATCTAAAGAATCATCAATATTCAATCCAGTAACAGTGATGGTTTTATAAATAGTAGCTAATTCATTTTCAATAAATTTTGCTCTAAAACTATTATCTACATCCATGACGAATTCAATCATTCCTTTTGGTTCTTCTTCACCGTGTCTTAAACGAGAAAATGATCCAGGAGCAATGATCCTATCGAATGTAGAATGTGTATGGACATGACCAATAAATATTGGTCCTTTTACAATAGATAAATAATTATCTTCTATGTGTTTGTGATCAGCAGAAATTTCTGGTAGTTGATATTGGAAGCAACCGTGCATTACCGCCATGTCTATTTTTGATAACTGTTTTTCTTCCATTATTTCCTTAACTCTCTGATAAGTGTCATCAGGAGAGGAACGAGGACGATCAGGAATAAACAAAACATGAATATCAAGTTTGTCAATATACTTAATGTCGACATCTTTAACAAATATTAAATCGGCACCTATACCGGAATTTTCATTAATGTGGACAAACTTCTCCATTTGTCCTGCATCGTGAAGTGGTGTACCATCCACAATGACTAACAGACAATCGTGTTGCTTATGCCACTTTAATAAATAATAAATTGACTCTTCAGTCGTAAATGTATCTGGATGGTTATTGGGCATTAACTTATCCCAGTAATCACCATCCAAAACAGTAATATCGTAGGAATAAGAGTCTTTAGAAAAAGGAAAGTAATGTCTCACTTCTTCGAATATTTTCTCTGAAGGTGTTTGAGCATGGCAAAAATGAACATCACCAAACACTCTTCCTTTTATTGGTCTTAACATCTCAAATTCCTTATCAGTTTATCTTTAGAATACGTCTTCAGAAGAAAAGATATTACTGATATTATTTTTATTTTCATTTACCTGAGTTTCTTTTTTAGTCTCAGTACTGTTGACATTTTTATCAATAACACCCATGAATCTAAAGAACTCTTTCCATTTCTCTTTATGGGCATTAATGACATCAGAATCTACACGAGATACTAACGCATCGTAATAGTTCTTACGTTCAGCATTACCGATCTCATGATAGTTCTCGGCATATTGGTTAATCTGTTGTAGTGTATTACCTACTGTTTTATCATCTGGATCTACTGTTTCTTTTTCACTAGAAACCAAATTATACAAACCATCCGGATACAAAGAAGGAACTTGTCCGATTACTTTACCTTTGTGGGTAAGATTTACAGGACGATACATGCCACCTGCAAATTCTAACCAAGTATCCATAGAGTATTGATCATTCTCAGAAACATATCCGCAATGAAGTGCTAGAAAATTCTCGATATAATCATTTACATCAATACTAGACAATTCAGTATCGATCTGATGTCGAATGTCTTGAATCGTCTGCATGTGTTCTTTAATGGCAATATTCATTGCCTCTTCAGTACTGGCTACATCAGCTTCAGCATTGTTTTTCTCTATATCGATTAAACTAACTTCTGACATTATTATCCACCTTTATTAAATTTATCCAACGTGTATTTAAACACACCGCCTTCGTACATTACTGGTTTATTCATTTCAATATAACCTTCTTTATCGTTTACTGTTACGGTCAAGAATAAACCAATTCTTGCTTCGGGCAGATCCATAAGATCTTTCTTATTACCCTGCATATCTGCTAACGATACTTCGACATTAACAGAATTAAAATACTTGCTTAAGTAAGTATACAGATAAGATTCCATTGTCGAACGTAATGATTCGACATCATTAACATTATCTGCGTTGATTACTTGATATGTTTTAAACATACGATAGTAAAGAGAAGATTGTGAACCATCTGATGTAAAGAAATTTGCTAACAATCTATCTAATTTAATATTGATACCTCGATCTATCCATCCTATACCATCTAACGTAGGAACTAACTTTACGTCTGGGTCATTATTCGTAAATGCCATTTACTTAACCTCAACAATACAAAGTAAAAAAAAAGAGTAGGTAGTATTTCTACCTACTCAATTTACAATTCACATTATAAGAAATTACCATCAATACTGGTTGGATCAATAATACTATCGTAATCTTCTTCATCAGAAGAATTCGAATGAATCAGATTGTATAATGTATTCCAGTTTTGTTTGATGATAAATCTCTCATTGATCATGAGTTCTGGAAGTTCTTCAACCTCATCATTGTAATACTGAATAATGACATCATCAGAATCTTCACTTTCCCAATTCTCATCACCATACTGAACAGTACCTTGCATTACATTTTGGAAATATGGATCTCGCTCACCAGTTAATTCTGGATAAGTTCGTTCTAACTTCCAGCCTTCCATACGTCCTGATGTAAATTCTCTCAGGAAATAAGGATTACTACAAATGTAATGCTGGTTATTCAGTGAAGCCATACGGAAATCATCTACTGTAGATAATTTACGCACACCTTCATCAAACATATTACCAGTACTGTCCAGGTTATTCTTAGCCAAAGTAATGGATCTCATAGCCGATGCATTAAAATTAGACATCAACTGATTCTGAAATCCAGCAGCAACATCACCATAAGTCGCCGTTAAGCTGGCAATTTGGCTCTGAATAAAATTTGCGGTATCTTGAGATATTGCTCCGTACATGTGGTTACGCATTGCATCGCGACCACCTGTAATTAACATAGCCATAAAACTTCCTTTCGACGTTTAGTCCTACGCTACAAACTGAGACATGAAATCTAACTGTTCTTTTGTAGGATTTTGTTCTTTGGTCATGGCTACCGCAATAGACATGGTTGTGGGTTTAGGTAATGAAGTTACGCCATCGGCCATATAAGGCTCAATCAAATTGTTTACGGAGTATTTAGGCTCAAATGGCTGTAATGCACGTGCCGTAATATTATCCAATAACAATAAGAAATTCTCTGTGTCGCCATCGAAATCACCATTATACAACGGAGCAATAGGACCAGATGTGGATGCTGACATATCTCTAGGATCTGTCTTAATCCGAGTGACTCTCAATAAAACAATAGAACCATGTTTTAATGTTGGGTTACGGTTAAGTAAAATCGGAATACCTTTTTCACCACAAGGTGCTCTGGATTCATCAATAAGTTCCGTCATGATTTTGTGAATTTCTTCATTATAAACCATTTGGTACTTAGTCATGATCGCCATTACTTTATTCGAAGAATATCCTTTCTTATAAAGCTTAGATCGGATATGTGGTCCAAGTAATGACATTGCACCTACCCATGGTAACCATACTTCATCAAAACGATGTGGTTCGGTAATAGCCGTCACTACAAAACGAGCAGAAAAGTGGGATCGTGTGGCATCGATATGTTTACGGAATAAACCATATTTCTTACTTAAGTAATTAGGGTCAATTTCTTTACCATAATACTCAGCCATCTCAGATAAGAATTTCGAAGTTCTTGACTGCTTTGTTTTTGCTGACGTTTTGCTTCTTAAATTCTCATCATTATCAATACCCACCATTCTTCGTACTGCTTTTAATAGTTTAGGTGTTGATGCATCTACCCATTGTTTACCATTAGACTTCTCAATAATCGTCAATGCACGGTTAGGTATTTGTACATACTGTACCCATACATCTTTACGATTCTCCATGATTAAGCGATAAAGCTCTGGACCTCGTTCTAATGCCCGTGTATTGAATTCTGGATTCAGTAATAAGAATTCCATGTAACGATCAAAGTTATCGTAGAAGAACTGATAACTTCTTACGTTTAAACCATGTTCATCTAATTTCTGTAATGCCTTTCTAATAGGTGCTGACATCTTTGTTAGTTTTGGCTTATAATCAGGATCAGTAAGCCATTGTAACAAATTAAACTTAAAAGATGAACGCTGTAAATAAGTTTGTAACTGATACCAGATTTTAATATTCATTAAAGCAGGAACGCCTTCTGGTGCTCTTACCCAAATCTTATCATCTAGATTATTGGTCACAATCTCTTCTACAACTGTATCGCATTTCTTACATCGCACACCTTTATACATTTTCATGGATAATGCACCACAAGAACATCGTGGTACGTTATCAAAAACCTCACCTACTTCCAACATCAATAAACTATTGATAGTTGCTTTGTCTTTCTGGGAGCGATTTGGAAGATCATTAACAATAATCTTAGCACAAGTTGTATTGTTATAAATCTCATCGCTATTCACGTATTGTAAGTAAGTTCCCATTTATAAACATTCCTCATGTAGTTAGTTCGTTCAAAAATAGATCATCAAAAAATATTTGACTTCTAAAAAATAAATTTAGATGAACATAATACAAAACCCCTGACTCTAGTTAAAGAGTCAGGGATTAGTATTACCGAACTACATTAGGATTAGTAGTGTGGGCGATGTTGACTGAAGTTAAACGCACCCATACCACTGGTACCAGTAGTTGTACGACCATAGCTCAAGTGACCATCGATATTGCTGACCAATGCATTGTTAATGTGGGTAGCAAATTGTACTTGGTTAACTGGAGTAACAGTATTGCTGTTAATCAGGACCAGACCAGCAATACGCATTGAATTTACCAGAGCACGTACAAAACGAGAATCAAAGTCAACACGTACACCATAGCCAGTGACTTTAGCAGAAGGTGCTTGACGTTTGATGATGTCTTGTTGGATACCCAAACGTTGCAGAGTGTTCAAAGATGGATCTACAGAAGCGTAGTTCCAGTCAGCGATAATCGCCATGTTTTCTACAGAACCGTTGATTTGGTTCAGCAACAGACGACGGTCGAAGTCTTGAACAGAACGAATAGTTTTCAGGGTGTCATTGTAGTAAGAACCTACCAGAGTTTGACGATCACGCAAAGTAGTTACCACACGACCATCACCACCCAGTTTTTGGTATTCTGCAGTAAATACACCATTGGTCAACAAAGTAGCCAAATCAATCAGGAAGCCGTTGAAGGAACCTGGTTTCACAGCATCTTCATAAGACTCGATAGCAGCTTGCAGAATGGCGTTGTATTTCCATTCGCCAGCAGAACCCAGACCAACTTCCAGAGAGAATACTACATCTGGACGGAAGTAAGTGTTCAATACACTGATCCATGCCGCATCGTTAAATTCAGGGCTGTCAACAGGGATTGGTTCAAATTTAGGCAGACGCAACATTTGAGAAATGTCGTAACCCAAACCAGCTACAGAGTGCAGGCTATTAGGCGCTTGTTGTTTTGGATTCAGCGCAGTCATTACCCACCAGTAGTTGTCCCAAGAAGCAACCACACCAGCTACCAGACCGAACAGGATGTTACCCATGGTTTGGTATTCAGCAGGGTTAATAGAAGTAAATACCACGTTAGTTACGTAAGTACGAGTTGCTTCTGCTGGAGTTTGTTGACCAGTTACTGAACCAGCTTGACCATAAGCAAAGCCTGTGGAAGACCATGGGCACATGTTGCTTACATTAGCATTTGCATTAGGAGATACCGGCAAGATGTCGATATAGCCAGTCACGCTAGATACTTCACGAGCAACACCGCCATCACCCAGGAATGAAGTAGAGGCATTGTTGTTTTCTACACGACCAGTTACGGTGTGGATGAAGTCAGCACGGATAGGTTGGTTTGCTTCATCAAATACTGGAGCCGTATTCAGTTTGCGTTCGCAATACAGGATCTCGGATGAATCATGGTCTGCAAAGTTCATGTCGCTCAGTTTGCGATCACGACGATTTTTCTCATAGCTCGCACCAGTAACACATGCCATCAGGTAGTTGATCAAAGAACGCAGTACGATGCTTTGGTCTTTCAGATTTACTTCGTCTACGAACAAAGTAGAACCACCGCAGTATACAGTATCTTCTTTGTACTTGTCTTTTACGACAGTAACAAACAAGTTGATCAGTTCAGGCGCATTGAACATTTGGCTAGGCAAGATGTCGATGCTGAATTTACGACCACCCAGATCCACTTGTTGTTCACGCAGAGTGTCTGTAGATTTACAGATAGCTACAGCATAAACACCACGCAGGTTTTTAGATTTTTCGGAATCATTTTCATCACGAACAGTAATCAGCATTACGTCCAGTGGAAGCAGACGATGGTTTTTACGGTCGAGTGGAATAATACCAATGTCGATACCGTTTACAGTGAAACGAGATTCGATGACTTCTTTCAGAGTTTTCTCGAAACTCATCAAGTCATTGTTGATGACGTTGAAACCAGCGAAACCACCGTTACCAGTGAAAGTGAATGGACGGGCATTGCCCAAGTTTTTGTTATCGATTTCGATACCCATAATTAATTTCCTTTAAAAGAAGGGTTGTTTTACAATTAACGTTAATTGTAATAAGTCGTAAAGTAACGTTGATTAGATTACTTTCCATTCCCTATTACACATTAATAATATAGAGTTAAATATTTTTTAAAACAATTAAAACACTATATCAAAATGTCCGGTTATTTGAAATGAGATAATATATCTCCCTATACTGACCCAGTTAGAGTCAGTAGTTTAATCTATCATATATAAGGTAGTAGTGTAGAAAATTACTCATAACGAAATTTTAAGTTCATTATACGTAAATCTTCATATGACCGTCTATTACTTAAAAATTTTATTATATTAAAAAGAGTTCAGCTAATGTTTAATATTGTTGGTATCACGAACCGGATACGTAAAGAAGAAACCTGGCATCTTAAGTTTGCAAACAGGGTTATCGATAACAGATTAAAACGAGCCATTAACTGGTATCGTAACAATTATTATTACGTAGCTGGTCAGCACATTCTATATCGTGTTTTACATCACTTGGATATTGGGGAAAATATCCCTGACGAATATATTGAACAGTATGTTAATAATACTGTTTTTACTAAAGCCAATGCTTTAGGCTTTACTTCTTATCGTAGTGTGGGTCGTTTGCACTATGGTAACTTTTATGGTCCTAATACTACTGAAGTTATTTCCATAGTAGAAAATAGATGGGATTGGGAATATGTTAAAAAAGAATGGCAAGAACTAAGTCCTGTTATTGTATTACGTCATGACCAAACCCATATCTCTTATAACTTAATGACAATTAAGAATTATGTTGATAAACCAGGATTTGCAATTATTCAGATTGACATCAATTTATTGGTAATGCAATACTTAGCTTGGCGTATTCACCATAAACGAATTAAAGTAGTTAACCCTGAACATAAAGTTCCTGCCATTGGTTATTTCTTAGGCATGGTTGTTCTACCTAATATGCTTCCTTCCCATTTGAATCAAGTTATTATTAATAAAAACTGCATGTTAACAGATGATAGTATTTCACCAACTATTGATTATGTTGGTACTTCTTTCTACGTTAATACTTCTTCTACAGAACTTGATCAAGATATTAAGGAAATCTTTTCTAGAGCTAGAGGTGGTAATTTCAATATTGCTAAAATATGCCAAAACATTCACGGTATTGGCGATGTTAGAGCAATTACATTTATGGATAATCCTCCTATTCTCTTGAATAGACAAAACAAATGGGTTTATGTATTAGCAATGTCCCGTTTCTTAAGACATTGTTTAAATACTCCAGCGCAACCATACATGTATGTCAATAAAGGCTATGTTAATCGATTGAAGTACGAATTGTTAAGTTTAAAAGGTGGTAAGGTATTTGATGATTATCGAATCTCTGATCTAAAACCTCTATACGAAAAAGAAATAGCTTGGTTATTTAATTTGTAAAAAAGAATACTCCTCTACCCAAATAAGGGTAGAGGAGTATATATTACTTATTGTTGTTCTTGATTGAACAAACCTTCTGATTTCATACGGTAACCTTCCAGTTCCCATACTTTTTCAATAGCGTCATCGAAAGCAACTTGACGACCGATCTCTTCGTCAAATTTACGAGGATCGATACAAGCAGAATCACCGACTACTACAAAACCATTTTTCAAAGTGATTGCACAAACAGTCACTGTTGAATCTGGAATGCGATGATAGTATTCTTTCACTACCAGTGCTTTCAAATCGTCTTTAGTCAAAAATACGATATCAGACATTTTTTATTTCCTTTAAGTTTAGGTTAGGGTTATAGAATTAATAGTAATCAGAAATTAACTTACTATTAAATTTATCAAAGAAGAAGAATCCTACTGCCTCTAACGCAATATAATAAGGCGCACACAAGTTAATCACAATATCGCGTTTAGCCACAACAGGAATGATTTCTTTTGGAATAGGTTGTGATGTAAAGACTGCATAAGGTACGTTAATTGTACCTAAATAATCTTTCTTTCTCTTCTTAAGATTCTCACGAATATCATTCGCCAGTTCTTTATTTTCAAAAGAATCTAACCACTGTACCATTTCTGTTTTGTTATTGATGTCTAACTTAACATTGAAAGAAGAATATGGCGGAGGATCGGTCATGCCATAGTGTTTACCAAAAGTCTCATTCCAGAATGTATAATTAGCAAAAGGAGAAGCATCTTCTTCTTTCTTATACGATTCTTTTTCTTTGATCTGGGTAGAGCGATAATAAATCGGTTCACCTTTCTCTAGGGAATGAATAATTTTCCTTTCAGCATCTGCTACTTCTTTTAAAACATCCAATACTTTAATCTTTTCATCGCTATGGAAATTATATAGTTTTTCCATAATCTTTTCAGCATGTTTGATGATGTCTTGAGGACTATTTGAATTCCTCATATGGACACCTTTTTTCTCAATATCTAATTCAGAATAAACATTACCTTCTTGAATAGCGATTGTAGCGATATAATGTTTGGTACGATTTAAATTAACGAAAATAACAAAGTTAAATTCATTTTTCATCGCAATACCCCAGATATACTTTTCAGGTACACCTAGGTTTGCAGACATCGTGGCTAATAAATGTTTTAAAGTTAATGAAGACAACATTACCATGGCTGAATACACACCTGTAGATAATTGTTTATCTTTATAACCTCTAGACTTATTAGTGTACCATTTTGTCCAAGCTTCTGTTGTAAAGATAGACGAGTCAGTATCTGACATCAATACTACTTTACGTAAAATAGCAGGAAGCATAGCTAATGAAGATGGTAAATGACGAGATCTTAAGAATGTCTGAATGTAATCTTTATATTCTTGGAAAACATGATAAGTATTAATGACTTGTGAAGCCATTGTAATCACTGTATCTGTCTTAACATATTCAGATTCTCGCTCACCAATAACTTTATCAGAGTGTACTTGAATGGCGTGAATCTTAATTTCATCTAAAGCACTGTTAAAAATACGTCCAGCTTCTTCAAGATCTAATCCAGGAATCGGATCTACTTTTTCTGAAAGCTTACCAATAAAAGAATACATGAATTCTTCATTAAATCGTTTCATTGCATGTAAGTCGTAAATGTAAGCAATGCAAGCTCTTTCTTCACGAGTACATTTGGTAATAAACTCTCTAATGATTTGTTCTTTCTCTGGCCACCTCCAATAGTTACGCGTACTTTCTAAAATGTACTCGAACAACTCTTCTGAATTAGGGACATGAAGATTATATTTATCAATAACTGCTTTTACTTGTTCCAAATCAATATTGGTCGTTAGTGCTACTAGATTATTGATCGTAACATCTGCTGAATGATAATGTCGATTACCACCTAACAGTTTTTCATTATTTGCATTAGCATATCCAGAAGTCATCCTACAGTTAGAAGTCAATACAGGATGCATCGAGATACAATAGATAGGTGTTGATGGTAATGATGAGGCTCCAGAAATGGAGTTAATAGAACGCTTAATGTTATTCTGACCATTATTGGCAAATGCTTCACCTACTGAGTTACCCATCTGCTTCATTTGAAACTGTCGTTTCTTTAAAGCTTTACGTTTAGGAAATGCTTCTTCCACGTATTGAGAAATGTAAGACATCTTACGTTTGTGTGGCATAAACGTTGTAAACGTAGCAGCCATGATGTCTTCACTAACAAATGTTTCTTTTAAGTACTGTAACAAAGTACTGTCTACATCTTCGTACCGATCGCCATTTTCATCTTTACGAACACAATGTATCTTAGGATTTTTAATCGGAAATAAACCATCTGGTTTAATATTTTCCGCTACAAAACTTCTGGCATCTTCGTAAGGAATCTCTTCCATAACCGATAGAAATTTTGCTTGTTGTTCAACATAATCGACTACTGGATTTAACTTCCTGGTGTATTCATTAGCATTTAATACGAATACATTTTCTTTAAGGTCGTATTGATTTACATTAATTCCAGATATATCGTTAGGGTTCTTAGAACGTATGTTGTCCATTTGGGTCGTTCCTATATTTGTATTTTCAAAAAATAGGCAGGACATAGATAATTTTACACTCTACCCCAATAAGGAGTAGAGTGTAAGTTTAGTCCGTTAGGCGTCAGACGGTCCACCCGACTGAAGGTCCCTTCAGGCTTCTGCAGCACCTTCAGGTTTAGCGTCTTTAGGTTTAACTGGCTTACCAGATGGGGTACGCTCAGGTGTGTTTGCACGTTCACCTTCGTTACCAGGGCCAGTAGGAGTAGCTACAGGAGGAACGAAACGACCAGAATCATCTACCGCACCATCATCAATACGACGATGTTCTTCTTTACCTTCTTTAGCTACAGGGTCAGCAGGTTTACCAGCAAGCATAGCAAGCTTAATGTTAACCACTGCAGTAGCATCGTCTTCTACATGTTTCAAAGTTTTTTCGTTGAATACACGTTTGGCATTACGAATCAATGGAGAATCATCTGGAGAGATTTCACCTTTGAGCCAGTAAACAATTTCGCCACCTTCATAAGCTTTTTTAGGTTGTTCTTTAGCCTCTTGGCTTTGTTTTTTGTCATCAGACATTTGTTTATCCTTTTGATCAAAATAAAATAATTTAAGATCTTAAATCTCATACAAAAACATATAAACTTACTCCCCTCGCTCCTAATCTAAGGAGCGAGGGTTTCGGTTGGGTTTGTAGGAACTGACATTTTTACTATCTAGTCTTACTGGATCTTTTGACAGGCGTGTTCAGGTTATCCAATACAATTTATTAATAGCCATTCTGGCACCCCTATAGAAATAACTTCTAGTTCGTCGCTAGAACATTATTCATGTCACATCAAAATGAAAAAAAAAAGATGACTACAAGGGAATGTATTGATTTAGATTATTCCTCGATAAACAGTAGTGAAGGAAGTTGTCAATTAACCTAAATCAATAAGACTAAAGTATCTTGTTCATATATAGAGTGATATTGAGAAATTTTAACTTTCTGTTAGTACTAAGTTAAAGTTATTATAGCCTTGTACTGCTAAAGCTCTACGGATAATCTCAATATCTTCGATAGATACACCATCGATTGTTGCAATGATTCGATCAGCCCGTGTTTCTTGTAAAGTTTCTAAATTGATCCAGTCCATTGAGTAAATAGTTTCTAAACCAGATGAGTTTACAAGCTTAACATAAATCATCGTCATCGGATCATTATTGTATCCGACAGGTAAGTGTGGTCTCATTTGCTCATGATAGGCAAAGATATCTACACCATTAGATATTGCATTTTGTGCATTAAGCACGGCTAAACATTTTGCATTTGCGATTCGAGTACCTAATACTTCAGGAGCATAAGTATCGAAAGAATAGATTTTACCAATCTGTAGTTGTTTAGTGACTGCCATTTTAAATAGGACTCCAGGGATTTGTCTTAAATAGAATAATTGAATCTGTAGTATATCCGCCAATATGGTAACAGTTCACTTTCAAATATCCATCTTGCTGTAATACAGGTTCAGGTAGATAGAGTTTATTACTTACTGTCACTGAGATAATCGAGCGATATAATTCAAAAGCAAGATGAGTTAATCTTTTTTCTATCTCGGGAGGGGCTTGTATCTCGGGATATAGATTCAAAATAGAGAACTCGTTATAAAAGTCCAGAACATTTTGATTTTGAAAGAGGTGATCTTTCTTTCTAAATACATTATCGATTTCCATGATGTATAATCTAAATTGATTTTCAGTAAATCGAAAAGTATTTCTCATCAGTATCATAATTTTCTGGACATAATCCCCATCAGTAATGTAGTACTTTTCAAATAAGTTACAATAATGAATTTTTAACTTATACTGAGGATCATCTAAAAAAGCGGTCATGACCATGGTTATTTATCCAGATTCAGATTTTCCTTACTAAACAGAATATAGTTGTTCTGAGTAGAAAGGTAATCGCCTTTATCAAAAATAAAACGATAATAAACCGAAATTACTTGGTAGAGCGTGTCGTAAATCTGTATACCCATTGGGGTATTCTGATAATGTTCGATGTTCTCTACAAATGTATCGGTTAATAAAATGGTTTCAGTATTTACTTTTGCATCCATATCGACATTTCGATAAGGGCGATTTCTAGAAATGAAGTCCACCAACTGATTAATGTTAATGTGGTGTCCAGTCATTTTATAAATTAAATCAATAGCGATATTTAGCTGACTCGGAATGTTTACGCTAAAAACGAATTTTTTGCCTAGGGACATATGTGTCTACTCCAATTATACTTATGGATCTTAAACAATAAACAGAAGCTAAAGGGATTAAGCTAATGTCTTCTTGCACTTGAATATAAACACATTCTTTATTTGTTATTCTTAATTCTTCTATTACTTCATTAACTAATACAGCTAAATATTTTAAAATATTATCAGCAACTTCTATGCTCAATCCGATATTCGTAACGGTTTCTACGTATTTAGCATAGTAGTCTGAATTTCCTTCGGGATCAACCATTTCGTCATAAAGCTCATTTAAAGTAAGCAAAAAAAAGTGGTGTATGCTTTCATAACCACATTGACGAAGATCCCAAGAGGATAGCTTCTTATTAAGAAGCTCCTCTTGGAAGTAGGTATAAATATCAGTTAAGTTGATATTCCCTAGATAAGCTGTAGAGTACCTTTTTTTAGGAATGTTTAAAATAGGCACCATACCTAGTATTACTTTCTAAAATTAATTTATCAGTTTACACCAAATTTGTCTTTGCTTTTTATCCACCATTTCACACACCAAATATTCAACATATTTTGGTGATGTATCACAAAGAAATTCTAATGGATTCATGTTTCCAAAGGTATTTTTATATTCTCTAGAAGTATCCGACCCAATCTTATCTTGAATATAATCTTGTATCATTTCCCACTCAATGATTCTATAATCACCGAGACTCTCTAAATAAATAAATCCTTCTTTATACACAAATGCATAAATCTCATGTGGAGACAATTCTGAGTTAGTAACAATATTCTCAATGATACGAATAACGTTATACATCAGAATAACTAATGGATTTTTATCCACTACTTCATCAGGAACATCATCTTTAAGAATATAACCAATATGTTCCGGAAATACTAAGCTTAAAACATATAAAGCTAAATCTCTCCTGGCCATTATCAATCTACCGCAAAAGCGTAATGGAAGATCCATTTTTAATGAGTGATCAAAAATGTCTTTGAATATTGTTAGGGTCTCAGCATGGCAAACTCTAGAAAATGCAACATTCCCAAAAGGAGAATAAACTTTATTGCCATAACTGTCGTAAACTTGATGATGTCGAAAATAATTAAATGACTTAATAGTTCCTTTATATTCTTGTTGAGATTTTACACCGTCGATATTAACTAAGGTGTATGTCTCTCCTTTCGTAATAAGTTCTCTATAAGTTTCTTTATGGTAAAAACCAAAATCTTCGCTCTCTAATATTGGTTTATTATATACACCAATATTAACTAATTGAAGTTCTATATCTTCAAGAATTTCGCGAACATTTAATTGAATAATTGACTTGTTTTCCATAGTGTGCCTAGTGAATAAATGTAATTGTTAAATAAAATGGATCGATGACAAAAGACATTGGTAATTTAACTCCAATATCATTTTGATTTCTGTCTTCGATAAATCTACACAACTCAATGTCTTCTTGATATGCTTTATTCAAAGCACCTAATGTCTTAGAAAAGAAATTCTCAACATGTCCGCTTTTTATTGCGGAAACCAACATTTCTATTTCCTTACCTGTACTGTAATCTTGTTTTAGGTTTTTATCGAATTGCAATAATAAATTAACCGTATCTAGGATTTGATATTGTTTATTATTAATAACAAAACAACCTAATCTTTCTAGCCAATAGTTAACAATAATATTAATACCAGCGTACCAAGACCATGTATCTTTCATGAAGCCAGCACGATTAAATTCTTCGGCATAGACTTTATCGATTCCTAAATTCACTAACCAGTTAAAACTAGATAATGTAAATTTATGGTTTATGATGTATTCGCCTAATGCTTCTTGAACAGTTTTGTCCATAGAAGATCCAATAGGATTTTCTATTAATTGATGCCCGTACATAAAAACATCTTTTATTGCTTTTTCTATATCGGGGATAAAGAATGTTTGTTGCATAACAAATTCCTATACAATTAGAATATCGATCATAAATGCTCAAAGTCTGTAAAAATAAGCTTATACGGACTTTTAATGTTTCTTAAGGGTATCTATCATCTTAAGATAGTTTCTCAATGTAGGATGAATCTAGAGCAAAATAGAATGATATTTACTCTTTTCTCATGATAATAATATATTCGTGTAACTAATTAGATTATTCGTATGAAAATTAGAGCATATTTTATCTATATTTATATATTCGAAAGGATAGACTTATGTCGACTGTAAACATGTGTCTAGCTGAAATACATCAAGTAATTCCTGAAGAGATTATCGAGGAAACTTTTGTCACGCCATATCGCCAAGATTATTATAAACCAGTAAGTGCAGATGCCCGTATCATCACTGAGATTTTTGAGAAACGCGTTATTCCTGATCTTTCTTTAGAATACGCTCATCAAGTTACTATTCCATTGGAAGCATGTCAGATTGAAAGAATCAATGTATCTGACTATGTTGTCGTTATTCCTCCAGAAGTACTACAGAATAGAAAGATTCTCTCGGTACTGGGTGTGAATACAGTCAACATCTACAATAACTCTTACATGGGTAGCGATAGTCTTGCAGCTGGTGTTTCTTCAGTAATGTCTGCTGGCTCTAAAATGGCTGCAGGTGGTTCCAGTGTGCCTGCTAACTACTTAGAAAAAACGGAAGTCATTTCTCCTAATTCTTTTATTATTAAACGTGCTCCTTATCTCAGTACTAACTGTACGATTGATATTCTAGTAGAACACGATGCTAAACTAAATACTATTGATCGTACTGCAATTTCTTACGTTAAAGAATTAAGTCTATTGGCATGTAAAGCTTACATTTATAAAAAGCTTAAAATCCGAATCAATAGAGCAATGTTAGATGGCGGTTCTGAATTGGCAGCATTTAGTGAATGGGTAGATACTTACGCAGATGCTGAAGAAATGTATCAAGAGAAGAAACGAGATGCTAGTCGTATTCTTTGGCAGGCTGATGAAGAACAAAACTGGAGATTGTGGCGAGTTACCATGGGTAACATGTATTGATTTAATAGAAAGATTAATAATGAAATTCAAAGTCGTACCAATAAAATCTTTAAAGAAAGATTTAAGTACCGAGTCATTTATTCACCCACCTACATTTAAAGGAACTGAAAATGTTCCTATCATGGGAGATTTTGCTACTCAGATCGCTCAGAGGTTAAATGAGTTATTTAGTAAAACTGAAAATGAACAAGACGGAATGATAGAATCATTAGGTCGTGACATGGGTGATAAACATGATCCTACCAAAAGTTACATGATTGGTCGTAATGATGTCATCGCTGGAGTAGATGGTTCTATTGCCGCTACCCGTAATAGTCGTTTAAGTGTAGAACATGTAGAGGGTGGTTTAGGTTTATACGATATCACTGGTGAATTAGCGAGTTTAATTAAAGACAATAACCAACCATTTATTTGGACAATTCAATACGAGACTTTATCAGATTACCATGTTGAAAAAATTCGTAGTTTAATTGTGGATGGTTATTTTGTTAATTTGGTCATTCTAGTACCCGCTACGGTCAAGATGGAAGATGTCGAGTTGCGCTGTGGTAGTTTATTTGATTTAATGCAGTCTACAGATCGATTAGCTGTATTCGCTACTTTTGTTTTGTCTGGAAACTAAAAAAAGAAATACTCTCCTCTACCAATTAAGGTAGAGGAGAGATTCTTATGTTTAGTTAATACTATTTCCTTTTGCTTCCAAAACCAGTTGGTCTATACACTGTTTGGCAACACTTCGGAAGTAAATAACATCTAAACAATTGTGAGATAGATTAAGTCTAGAACCTGCCGTCATCATCACATAAGAGAGCGCGTCTGGAGATAACATTAGTTTAAAATTACTCATGGTTTTAAACATCTCACGAGTAGTTTCAGTTGACATAGCGGTCATTATTGTCGCAATGTTATCATACTCACCATTTGGTTTCTTGTTGTCAGGAATACCAACGATCCTCATGCTGAATTTACCTTTACGACCATTTCCATCAGTCATCTGGAATACAACATCATCTACCTGAACACAATCTATTTGGTAAGTCCCATACTGGGTAGTAATACCAAAGTTACTGATCTTAGAATCGTTTAAACAAACACAAGTTGTCAAAACATCAAAATCAGTAATCATGGAACCTGGGGATTCTTTATTTACGTGTTCTAGTACGGTATCGTATATTTTTTCATTAATACTCTTATGGAAAAACATAGTGATTGCCGCTAGATCCGGAAAGATCTCTACCTTTGGAATAACGGTTGCATATTCGTCTTCCTCAGGATTATCGACTACCGATAAATCACTGATGTCGACAATAACCTTATCAGGATAGTTACTGACTTCTTCACAGATACTGACTAATAATGATGAGATTCCATTAGCGTAATCAGCACGGATTTCTTCACGATGTTTAGGATCATTGAAATCGTATAGATAGTCCAGTGGTACGTTACCCACTGGACCCACTACTAGGTTAGTGATTTCCATCTAAACCCTCTACTCGATCGATAAGGTCAAGAACACGTTTTACGGTAGGTTTACTTGTATCCAAGTCGATCGTAAGCGCATCATCACCTAAGTCAACGGCATAACTTTTGATGTTCAGAACGGAAGCCAAAGCTTCCATTTTGACCAAGAGTACTTTGGCTACTTTAATCGTAGCCAGAAGAAGATCCATTGGAGTATATTCATCTTCAGGACGAATGTTTTCCAAACTTTCCATGTGATACTTCACGTTCTCCATGTAACGGATGGAAAGGTTGTACATCATTTCGTTTGCTTCTTGAGCAGTAATAGTTGGTTTCATTTTGATTTCCTTTATATAAGTTAGTTAGATTAAACAAGCGCCCAGTTAGTAATAGTTGCTTGTAGGTCAGATGGAGTATAGCCATCGCGTGGAAAGATATCTTTACCTTCCTTATCGATAAACAACTCCAAGAAGTATTCGACAATATCGAATATGTTAATGATGCACATAATTGCATCTAATTGGAATACTCGTTCGAGATCCAAATTTGGGAAAGTACGGGACAGATATTCTTCGAAATCATCCAGTACTTCTTGACTGTATTCTCCTTTAAATTCTAAGAAGAGATAAGTCAGATATTCCAAGATACCGCGCACATAATCCTTATCAAGATTACGATAGAATTTCAACATGGTAACGAATACCAAGAAGTGAGATTCTTCGGTAGAAAAGTTACCAATGTAAGAAGCGTGATCAGCACCCAAATTAATGAAGAAGTAGATACTGGAATTGAGTGTACGAGTGACTTCACTTTGCACTCGTTCTCGCTGCCAAGAACTTTCTTCCTCAGATTCTAAATAATACTCAATTAAGAACAATACAGCCATGTGATATACTAAGGCTATTTCATCTTCCGATGCTTTTGTTAAATCCATAATTGGATTATTTAGATTTAACGATTGATCGTAGTCAATCGTGGTTGGGAATTTGATTTGCGGAAATACTTGGGATTCTTCACGATTAGCAATCCATTCATTGAATCCTTCTTGGATCGATGTGATCTGACCCACGTGCATCATGTAGTATGATGACGACGTGATGTGTTTAATGGTTTTGCTGACGATTTCTTTATCAGCTAAAATCAGGTCTTTAAGAGAAATAGATTTCTCTCCTGACTTAATTAAACTTACAGCTTCTTTAAAGAAGCTTTTCAAAACATCTTTATTCATGGTAACGTCCTTGTGATTAAAATTAGAATAAAAAACAAAATAAATTAGATAGAAAAATAAACATTAAGAGATTGGTAAATCCAATCTCTTTTAAAATTATGTGTCGTCAGCATTAAAATGCTTTGATAATTCACTTTAATGATATATAACTGAAATATTTTATAAAAGGCAATAAACAGAATGATTTTATTTTTAAAAGATTGGGACAAATACCCAAATGCCATTGTGCATCTCACTACTAAAAATCAGTCGTTTATCGACTTAGCAAATATTTACAAGAAGATGGGTATTAAAAACTATTACTTCCATCTTGCTTTGCATGACCCTGATTTAGAATTTGTAGATCCATTTGATCCAAATTTAACCCCTCACATGATTTCTAAAATTGCTACAGAAATCGCAGTAAACCCATGGTACTTTTTTAGAGAATTAGCCCAAGCGCCTGACTCGAATGAAGATACTCGTATTTTCTTTAGAGCTAATAGAGCAAACATCTCATTGTTCTGGTGTTTCTTTAACCATTGTCAGTATTTCTTAATCCAACCACGACAAACTGGTAAATCATTCTCTACAGATATTATCATGCAATATCTGTTGTGTTTTCGTAAGAGTCTTAAGATGCTTCTTTATACAAAAGACTCTGACTTACGTACTGTAAACGTAATTCGTCTTCGTGCCCTTATTGCTACTTTACCTCCTTATTTAAATCCTATCACTCGTAAGGATAGTAACAATACAGAAGGTATTACTGTATTGAGTAATAACAATTACTATAATACGATTATTGCTCAAGAGTCAGAAGATGCTGCTTATAAACGTGGTCGTGGTAACACAGTGGAAGTTCGTCAGTGTGATGAGGTGGCTTTCTGTAAATTAAACCACATTACCATTCCGTCTATGGGTTCGTCAATGGACGCGGCGAGACAAAAAGCTTTAGAGCAAGGTAAAGAAACCTGTTCTATCTTCACAACAACTGCTGGTAAAAAAGACACACCACATGGTCGTTGGGCATACGAGGTATGGAATGAATCTGCACAGTTTGATGAGAATTATTTTGATTCTTTCGATGCGGTTGAATTTGAAAAACGAGTAAAAGCCGATTCTAATCCTGTCGATCCTTTGTTTAAAGCTATTGGTCTTTTCCAAGTACAAGGAACTTTCTCTCATCGCCAATTAGGTTATACTGACGAATGGTTGATTGAAAACATGGCTCGAAACAAAGTAACAGGTGAGGATGCTTTACGAGATTATTATAATGTTTGGACATCCGGTACTGAGTCTTCTCCATTTACGGTAGAACAAGCACAGATGATCAAGAATAGTGAGTGTGATCCAGTATTTAGAGACATTGGTAAATTTGGCATTGTTATTAATTGGTACGTAGATAATCATGAACTTTCTAGTATATTCAATAATTGTCCGGTTATTGTGGGCTTGGACTCTTCTTCTGCTATTGGTAAGGATGCCTGCTCACTAACATTTGTAAATGCTTTAGATCTTAACATAATTGGTACGGCAAGTATTAGTAAAGTCAATCTCTTCCAATATGCTCAATGGCTTTGTGATTTGATTATTCGCTTTCCTAAACTGTTGCTGGTTCCTGAGAATCGTTCATCTGCACAAGGTATTATCGACTTCTTAATTGAGACTTTACCGGCACATGGCATTAATCCATTTAAGCAAATCTTTAATACTATTGTTCATGAAAAAGATGAGAAAGCCAGAGCATTCATGATGATGGATGCACATCCTAATCCAGCTAGTGTAGCCAATATGTATCGTAGTTCATTTGGTTATAGTACTTCTGGTAAAGGTCGTTATAGTCGTGATAATCTATATGGTGAAACATTCTATCGAGCTATTGATGTTATTGCTGATAAAGTAAAAGACAAGAAACTGATCCGCGAGCTATTAGGATTGGTTATTGTTGACGGTAGAATCGATCATGGCTCTGACAAAGAAGATCACGATGACCAAGTAATTTCTTGGTTATTGGCTTGTTGGTTTGTATTTAACGGACGTAATGTTAATTATTACAATATCAATAAGGGAAGATTCTTGTCTAATGTTGTTACTGCTGGTGAAGAAATCGATCCAGTAAAACAAATGCAACAAAGAGAACAAGAAGTATTGAAAGACAAGATTTCTAATCTGTACGAAGAATTATCTAATACTGAAGACCATTTTGAGTTTGCTAAATTAGAGAAAACCATTCGTCTGTTAGAATCTCGTTTAACTCCTGAATCTAAATCACAAATGGCGATGTCTGTATCCGGCATGATTGATGACTTAAAAGAAACTCGTCGTATTAATGCTTTACGTTCTTCACCAGACATGCTGAATGACGTAATGGATGGTTTAAGCCACATGAGTGATGTATTTACAGGAAATCCTTATTTCGGTAACCGTTATGGCAATATGACGAATGATATTTACCAAAACCCTAATGATATTAGCGATATTAATTATTGGTTAAGTTAATAAGCATAAATGAATTACTCTCCTACTCAATTAAGAGTAGGAGAGTAGATTCTATTTTATTTTATCTTGCTTTAAGATGTCAGACATTTTAATGTCTAAAAAAGCAGAAGCAACCGCATTGATTTGTTGTTTCTCGTCGTAGAATTTGGACAACAATGCTGGAATTTGCATAGTTGAATTCATTACTCGAGCTACATTATCAGGAAAACAATCTGGAACGATTCCTGTTATCTGATACAATACAAATTTGCGTTGCTTTTTCCTAAACCATGCTACATTATTCCTTTTCATCAAATAGGTTCTTTTAATAACTACAATATCCATAGGACAATTATATTTTGTCATGATGGTAATAACTGTAGGTTTGGATTCATCTATTTTAGAAAAGTCAAAATCTGTAGAGATTAGATTTGATAGGTTATGGGCTGTTTTACAAGTTTTAGCTAGTAACTTTTCAAAAAAGCTCATTTCTCATTCCTTAAAGTAATATTTATTAAATATACACTTTAAGAATAATGTAATTGCCAATGTTAAAATAATTATTTACGTTATCCTTGGTAGTGTTTCATGGTGAATGCTCTTAATACAATGTACAGCATGACACCGGTACGCGTAGCTGCAATAGCTGATCCAGATTTCACTTTTGTAGCTCTTCTAACAATACCTTCCATGTCATCTCGAATTTCGAGAAGGGTTTCTTCTGTTGATCGTGATGAAGTATAAACACCTTTCATCTTGGAGAGTAGTCCAGAGATGTCAGATTTATTTTTCATGATATTTCTATTAAGATACAGATAAGATAGTAGATGGTTCATGAGTTTAGCAATAATCTCATCAATTTCTAATTTTCCTTCTGATCCTTTACCATAGGTATCACTAATCCAGCTTAAAGTACTTCTGAACATTTGTGCAGGCATAGTTTTATTACTGTTTTCAATAATCGAAATCAAATCTAATTTGATAAACGAATGCTTATCAGCAATAATACCTTCGAGATATCGTTTATAAGTTTCTAATGATTTCTCTTTGTCTTTTAACACCTCTTCGCCATCAGATTCAATAAACGTAGACGAGCTAGAGGTGATCGTCGTTGTTTGAAGATTCTTTTGGACATTGTAGATGTTCTTTAACATATTCTTAATACGTGATTGAGAGTCAGTAATCATGTAACCTACTGAGTAACCTGTATTACGAATATCGACATCCATCTTCTCAATAGTGAGTTTATGGATAGAGTGTTTCATGTCTGTCGTGTCATCACCACGTTCTCTCAATACGGCTAACCACGAACCTAATCGCTTAATAGCGTATTTATTAGACATTGATGACAGTGTAGCTTCAGCTGTTTGTTTTGAACAAGGATATGGCCAGTGTCGTTGCATACGAGATGTCAAGAAACGGATATTCATGACAATAATAATGTCAGACATTGCTTTCTGTTTTTTAGAATCAGGTATCTTTGTTGATTTCCAAATAATGTGAACTAACCAGACACAGCTTAACGAGAATGGGTCAGAAGCTACTAGATAATGTACTGGAGATATTAATTCAGCTAAATCAGGAGCAATATCCAATTCATCAATTCTTAAAATCTCTTCAAACCATTTCAAACGATCCGAATTAACAAATTTAACAACAGTATCGCCAATAGTATCACCACCAAAAAACTGAGCATGTTCTGGTGATTTAGTAATAAAGGAATTAAGGTATTGTTCAATTCTATCACATAACTTTATATCTATAGATAGGTTCGAGCAATGGTCATTAAATACCTCTCGGACATTTTTGTACATTTAATAAATTCCTTAATGCAAAAAAAAATTAACTAAGTATAATCAAAAAATAGAGAGTATTCCTAAATGGAATACTCTCTAATCTTCAACTATTTATAAATTTAAGATAACTTTTCAGCACCATTAAGTTTTGATTTACGAACGCCAAACCAGAAGTCACAAAACTCTTTAATGATTGGTTCTGGATTCACTAAATAATCATGCTCTGGTTTAACGTAATTCTTATTAACTATATCAATTTGTTCCAGTACTGTTTTACAAGCACGTTGGAAATTCTCGATAGAAAAAGAATCGATTTCAAAACGACGTTCGATACGAGATACCCATTGTTTCTCTTTACCTTTCTTCCATAACTCGTAATTTGTATCGTAACTAGGTTCTACTTCACGATAGACAGCACGATGAGTAAATCGTCCAGAATCATTAGTAAACGTGATACGGCTAATGACTTTATGTTGATCTGGAGAATCGCTACCAATTACAAATGTAAATGTTTTAGAAGTTGCATTAGCTACAAATTCAAAATAATTCTCGTTATTGATCAGATAATTATTAATCTTTGTAGCTTGAGCAATTTTATCTTCTTCAGAATCCGCGCCCCAGAAATCATTTAAAGAATCACGATCCACCGTTAAAACTTCTCGTGCACCAACTACTTCTAGATAGCATCGAACAATGTTTTTAGCATGGGATGAGAATGCTTCTTGAACATCATGGTCTACATTTCCGTAATTCTCAATAATCCAGACGTTTACACGTTCTGGAATAATCTCACTGGTAACACCAATTAAAGTACCAGGCAATGAATCATCTCCTTTTAAGATACGGATATCTTTACGTACTTTCTCTAAACCAGAATCATCAATCAAAATCAAAGTAAAGTTAACATTCATTTTTCATTTCCTTTATAAAGTTTATAAATACTACTTCATGTTAATGATATAGATTTAAAATAAATAAAAAATACTCTCTACCCCGATAAGGAGTAGAGAGTATTTTACTATTAAGAAATTACAACAGGGAATGGAGCAATACTGTAGAATACATCGTTGTTATTGTATCGGGTAAAGAATACCAATGATACCGTAGAAGTTGCTTTACAACGAGTAGGTACAGACAAATCCTGATTCCACATGCTAATAGGGAATTCATGTTCTTGACCACCTACCAACAATTTAAACATGTTAGGTTTAGGTGCTTGATTTTCACGATTCGTACGATATTGAGGCATGGTTGAGTAATATACTTTTCTTAACCAATCATCGAGATCTGTACAGCTATTAGCAAAATTATAAGTATAATTCGTACCAGTAAGGACACGTACATTACAAACTAATCCTTCGCCATATGGTGGATTCTGATAAGCTTCAAAGCCCAGTAACCAACGATCAGCAGTAGCGTCAGCCGCATTACGCAACAAACGAATATCTACTTGCTGTGGATGGATATGTTCACGGAATGTATTATTCAGTACGCCTAAGTCAATCGCTACATTCAATTGTTGGTTAGGTCCGAAGAGTTTACCATTCAATGAACGAATTGGTGAATTGGAGGTAATATATACATCGTTAGTCACATCAATCCATTGGTTACGATCCAATGTAAATAAATACCAGTCAAGCTGATAACCAACAGTATCATTTACCCAACGTGGAACTGGATAAAGTTTAACTGAGTAAGCACCATCACGTTCAGTAATGGTATAGTTAAAGCTACGAGTGACGAAATAACGATTATTGTTATTAATCACATTGACTGATTTCTCATTAGGACCAAGGTAGTACTTAAGTACCAAAGTACCTTTCACACCAACTGTTGATTCTGATGCACGATCCAGATATAACAATTCAAATTTATTTCCATCAACAGGATAAGTGACAATAGTACCATCGGTATAATGTACTTTACCCATAATGTTAATGGAGTTTTTCAAGATCTGTTCAGGGATCAGAAGATTCGATTCATCCTTAGCATCGATATACATCGAATCAATAGAGATTGCAGAGATGAATTTATCTGCGTCAGACACATCTCGAAGAAGTGCTGATTTCTCAACAATAAAGTTAGTACGAGACAACAAACCACCTTTATCATCGTAAATCAAAATCAAGACCATTTCACCTTGTTCTAATTCATGGGCTGAATAAAACGGAGGCAGGTACCATTGGGTAAGATTATTCGGATCTTGTTGGCCAATTGGTTCTAAGGGAATCTCGTTACCGATTATGTTATAACTAGCATCGTACCGTACTGAAATCGGCAACCCACCAGCTCCAGCTACGGTTCCTTTAAAAGCAATTGCATGGTGAGGTAAAGAACCTTGGATATGGAATTGTGCCGGTACAGTCAATGTAGGTCGCACTACTGAATCATCGTAAAAGATTTGTCGTGCACAAGGAGTTGCCAGTGTACCGCCAGAAAAGAAACGACCTTCGTCTTTAGACATTTCGTCAGAAGACGTTTTAGAAGAGATCTCTTCTAATTCTGGAACCAATGTGGTTTGGTTAACTGAAATAACCTTGTAATAAGTAAAGGTATTCGTGTCTAATACGAAGTCACCTACCTTAGGTACGTATTTACGATGGCCTTCTTGACCTAAATAAATATCATGAATCGCCCAAATCCGCCATACCTGGGAATCATCTAGGATAGGAGGTTCACCATCAATACCGACAATGGACACGTTCGCAGCAATACCACGACCGTATACAGGCTGATTCACGGGGTAATTATTTTCACTCACGTGTTTTCTCCAATTCGGATAAAGTGAGATATCTCAATCTCATTTCTAAAATAAATACGAATAATTTGTTTTAAGAAACGAACCTCGTGGTAAGTGAGGGTTGTCACATCGGTACGATACGTTGGGTGAATGGTAACGTGTTTCATTGAGATATTGTCTAAACGGAAATAGGGTTCCGCAACAAATAAATCTTTATAGTTACTTTCCACAAAGTTAATGACTTCTTGGTCATTGTATCGAGTTTCGATGTTAGGGAATTTATACTGTTTTCGTTTTAGATCGTAGATGATCCTAGACAAAACAGTTGAGTATACCTTGTACAATCCTTCGATCGGAGGATTGCTTGTAAACTTGGTATCTTTAAAGAATTGCCCCATGTAAGCAGATACTCGTCTATCTAGATCGTCTGCTTTGCTCTTAAAACTATAAGTATCTTCAATGTATGTTTTACGCTTCGGTACGATAATGTCACGAATCTCGTAAGGTCTACCTTCTAATTCATCTGCTCGCTCGGGAATGATATTTCCGCGCTCAGAAAAACCTAATTTGGATTGGTCAATGATCCCGTTACCTACTTTAAACAGATAATTCTTATCATCGAAAATTTCCCAAATACCATTTCGAGAAAGCATATGGTTATTTACATAACCTACTTGTCGATTAGTGGTGATACCTGCTAATCGAGTACCTTCTCCGTTTTCTTTCGGTTTTGTCTCCGCAAATGACATCATTCGATAAGTGATTTCTTGACTGTTCTTAGAATGGTCAATACATGACTTATTAATAATGTATACATTTGGAAACTCTACGAAGTAATCAATTCCTTCGATTAGAGCTTTACCATTTAGGAATATATCCAGGTAACCATAAGGAATTCGTACAGGTCTAGCAAACACATTATCTTTTTCAGCATTATAGTAATGTTGATTTAATGCGAAGTTTAAGATACCTTTAGTAAATGGTACCAAAATAGTACGACACAAGAATGTCTTGTCTGTTCTTACTGTAAAAGTATAATCACTTAACAAGCGATCACTTGTTCCTGTAATCACAATTCCTCGTTTACCATTAATGGTCTTCCAAGCCCACACCCCTTCTTCGTTAGTCACATCTTCCCATCGATCAGGTTCTTCTTCCAGAGTTTTCACACAGGCATATACTCTAAATTCCTCATCTTCTGGAATTTCTACTTCTAGAATATCAATATAGTCATTAGGCTGACGCGTACCGATACCAGAAATAAATTCAACTAAGCGACATTCTGGAGAAGTTACTGGGTACTGATTATAATCACCTAAACGTCTCCATGCCAAAAGCTTACCTTTTTGATCATATTCGAAAATGGTCGAGTATGGTCGATAAGCATAAGGCACATTGACTAACTTACCACCTAATCCGTCATCAATAAACGTTTCGTATGGATGTAGTGATTTACCAGTATAGTAAGTCGTAGCATTATAACCGTATGCATCTTGTACTTCTTTTAAACTACAAACCGCTTTAGGTTTAGAGATCAATTGAGATAGAGTAGATGATTCTAATTCATCAGCTCGCCATTCTTTAATATTACTACGAACACCTTGCATGGCAGCTACACGATTTTGGAAAGCAAGTTTATTCAATTCGTGTAAGCGATTATTGACAAACGGCATTGTACGTTTACCGTATTGTTTACGATAAAATACTTTAAATACCACATTGGCAATTTGCTCATTAATGAAGTCGTGATTGTTCATCATCTCTCTAACTAAGTTAGTAGAGATAGAGAAATCACAATTACCTACTTGTCGAATATTGGTTTCTGAATTTCGATGCAACATTACACCTCGAAATAATTTAGGTGTTGTTTTCGGATAAGCACATAAGTGAAAATCACAATCATCGAAATATTCAAATAAGTTCTTACGATAAGACAATCCGTGCGTAAATAGATACTTACGGATCTTATCAATAATAGATTTAAATGTAGGGATGGTACTGATCTTCATTTCTACGACTTTAGTAATCGTAGAATCGTAAATCAGTTCAACTACGTCTTTTTCAAGAATCTCTACAGTAATCGGGTCATTAACCAAGTAACCATTGATGTAGGTAAAAATATACCCAGGTTTAGACTTATATTTATTGTAGAAGTTGATCAGAGGACTCTTGTCAGAAGTACGGTATGGTTTAGCATACTGGATAGCAATTGTCTCTTTAGGAAGATTCTGATCATCGTGATGAAGCAATGCATTGTTATACGTTCTGAATAAGACATCTTCAGTATTCATGTCCCAATTAATTTTCAGATCTTCTTTAATAACTAATACTAAATTCTTCTCACGAGTTAGAGTGTAGTAGATATGTGTCAATGGAATAACAATACCTTTATCAGTATAAAACTGAAATACTACGGTTTGCTCTACGCATAAGTCCGCCATGTTATACCAGTGTGAACGATCATGCCATTCTACAAAATTAAAATTGAACATTTCCTCAGGAACTTGTCCAATCATGTAAGCATGATAACGTTCATGTTTAGATGGAAGGTTATAATCTTCCGTAACGATTTTAACATGGTTTCTAGCACCACCCAAAGGAGTGATGCGTTTTGGTCTTACAATACTTTGGTTATCTTGGTGTGGAGCTGCCCAGAGATTATAGAGATAATGACCTATTAGATAAGGTACACTCATCGGTACACTCCTTTTATTAATTAATAATCGTTTACAATACTATTTACAGCAAGAATGAAGTTAGCACGGTCACGATTAAAATTCTTCAATGCCATTTTTGTTAAACCAGCATTTTTAAATACTTGCTCTGATAAACACACTACTAAGGTAGCTACGAATGTAGGAATGTGTTCTACAGACATTGCTAGGATTTGTTGTTTTTCTAAACCAATCCAGACATTAGCATTAAGGTTCTTGGCAATTACAGTATAGAACAAACCGCTATTAATTTTCTGAATAGCTGGATTATTCATTTTTAATTTCAATTGGTCTAAGAAATCATCTACATTTTTATAGAATTCTCGATCAACATATCGATACAAGAAGCTAGACGGAATGCCGATATCTCGGGACAGTTTAGCGATAAGCGCATCAAACTCTAATTCACCTGCATATGTTTCGCTATGTAGCATCGAGTAATACATCCATCCTGACATTGCTCGTAAAGCGACAATCTCTTCACTATTTAAGCTAAAGGCCATAGACAATGAAGAAGTAATCAAGTCTACGTAAGTCTTAACCACATTAGGGGACAATGATTTAATAGAACGAGTACCATTGTTAACAAGATCAGATGTCAAAATAGTACGAATGGTTTGTAGCGAGAACAAAGGTTTGTTCGCTACTGTGTACTCACCCTCTTGACGTTCTCGAATAAATGATGATAAATCACAAACAGTATATTTCAAACCTTTTACTGTTTCGATAATCAACGGATGGTCAAATTTTGGAACGACTGAATTAGGATAAATAAAAATTGATTTATTTTGTTCGTTCACTTTCAACCAAGGGTAATTTAAACCCAATGATTGTCGAATAGTTTTTTGTTGTTCGTCGGTTTTAAAGAAACTACCAATTGTAGTCTCGTAAGGCGAATAAAAAATGGCCATTTATTTTATTCCTAGGTTAATTAATTTAATTAAATAAAAGCTTTTATAAGTAAAGTCTCCGTAGAGAACATCATACTTTTTACTGATAAAAATTTCAATGTGATTTATATATAGAAACTAATTACCACGATATTATGAATATCGTGGCTAAACACGTTATCATTTTAAACACTAATACTGTTTAATTTATTGCTTATTCGCTCGTTAATAGAACATTACCGGTAATGTTTTTCATGTATCTGTTTAGGGTTAAACCTAATACAGCGAATACAATTAAAATTTATTTATTTTAACAATAGTCTAATCTTAATCAGGTTAAGACATTGGAGATTTTTAAAAAATGGATATCTACATTAATAATCCTACACCCCACAGTTTCCACCTGGGTACTAAGGATATGTCCGGTAGACCTCAATCCGTTGTCGCCACTCCGCGTGCACCACATATGGCTTTTTGCCCATTCTACGCTGAAAAAGGTCCTACCGAGGAAGTAGTTGTCGACGGTGAAGCATTTATTAAGCTCTTCGGTAACAAGACTTTGGATCCTCTCCACAAGTACTACAACCACTCTTCTGTCTTCATCGAAGGCATGTTGCAAGATAGTGGTACCATTATCGCTAAACGTATCGTTCCTGAAAACGCTATGCGTAAAGCCGGTATGCGTCTGTCTATCGAGTACGTCGAAGTAGAAGTAGATGAATACGAGCGTGATGCTTCTGGTCAATTCCGTTTAGACCGTGGTAAGAAAGTATCTACAGGTCGTAAAGTTCCTGGTATTACTTACCGTTGGGTTTTGGAAGAACTGAAACCAGAACAAATTACTTTGGCTAGCCGAACTGTATCTAGTTCTGGTTTGGGTAAAGGTGCAACTAATCAAGTTGACTTTGCTGTCAATGGTGTAGTTGGTAAGCGTCTTCCAATCTTTGACTTCGAAACCAGCTCTCCTGGTGCTTGGGGTAATTTAACCGGTATTTCCATCTGGGCACCTAAGACCACTGACCAAGCTCCTTTGAATACTATCGCTTTTAGCGATACAAATTCTTACCCATTCCGTCTTCAAGTATTTACTAAACCTAACGCTACCAGCAATAAAGTTGTAGAAACTACAACTAAAGGTGCTCGTGAAATCGATTTCTGTTTGAAACCAGGTGCTGTTTCTAAAGTAGGTGTTCGTTACTACTTGGGCGAAACTTTTGTAAAACATTACAATAACAATCGTCCTGACGAACCTAATCTTCCTGCAACTTTCGGTTCTTTCAGCAACATTCACGTTTACCAAGCAAACATCGACAGCATCCTTTCTCTTTTCATGCAAAAAGAATTGGATGTATCTGGTACTCAAGTTCCGACTCTGAATCCTCAGACTGGCGAGATGGAAAATACCACTCGTTACTACGGTGACTTTGCTGCTGTAACTGAAGAAAACAAAGCAGACTCTAAATATCTGTTTAACTTGTTTACTGGTACTCACTCTGACGGTCGTCCTTACCAAACTTTCCGTAATTCTGACAACATCTCTACTACTGAAGGTGAAGTAACTGCTTTGCGTGAAGGTTCAGTACAATGGTCTACTGGCGGTACTGATGGTGAGATGTCTGATGAGTTGTTTGCTGCTGCTGTTGATGCAATGCTCGATGAGTTTGCTGACGCTAACAGCCGTTACATGGATGACACTACTTATAACGATTCTGTCTTCTACGATACTGGTTATCCAATTGAAACTAAATTCAATCTGAACAAGTACCTGGTTAACCGTAAAGACCGTTGGGTGTGTGCTACCACTCATGTATCTGGTGAAGGTATCATTACTGCTGCTGAAGAGATTGCTCGTTTGGCAGCCATCCGTAACCGTTTGAAACTGGCTCCTGATTCTGCAGTATTTGGTACTGAAACATTCCGTGCTATGGTTATCCGTGGTAGTGGTCGTTTCCGTTCTTCTGTATCTAGTTACGAAAAACGTGTTCCAGTATCTTACGAGATCTGTCGTTTGTTTACTAAATACTGGGGTGCTAAAATTGGTCGTGCCGATGCTCGTTGGGATCCTACCGAAGGTGATAACAACTATCTGCGTTATCTGACTGATATCTCTAACCCATGGGTACCTTACATCCAACGTAACGAAGCGTGGGCTGCTGGCGGTATGTGGGTAGAACGTAGCGAATCTGGTCGCTTCTACTTCCCGATGATTCGTACCATTTACGAAGATTACTCTTCTACCTTGATGAATGCTCGTATCATGTTGTTCCATGTTGAGTTGAACAAAATTGGTGCTGAATTGCGTCGTCGCTTCTCCGGTAAAGACTGGTCACAACTGCGTCTGAAACAAGAAGCTGAATCTTGGTTCTACTCCCAAATTAAAGACAATAAATTTGGTGGTACTATTGAGGTTCAAGGTGAGTTGTACTTCACTGCTATCGATACCGAACGTTCTTGGTCTTGGCACTTTGTTGCACGTGTATACGGCGACAACATCAAAACTGTTCAAACGTTCTACAGTGAAAACTATCGTCGCGAAGATAAGCCTGAAAATTTCAGCGGCATTAGCGCCTAAGTCTATAACTAGGGGTTATTTATTTAACCCCTATTTTATTTCAAAATTTTAAAAGGTAAAAATAAAAATGGCACGTATTGAACCCGTTTTTATGTCTAAAAATACGGGCGGTTTTGCTGATGGTATTCAGGCTCCTGTTGTAGGTCTTATCGAGGGTGGTAACTTCGGTTATGCTAAACAATGGGCTGCTTGGATTAATAACACTCCATACACTTCTCGTCCGCTGATTAGTTTTCTTTTGGAAGCTCCTCTTGGCTTTAAACTTCTTCCTGATGGTAAAGTCCATATCGCTATCTTGCGTAGCCTGGTAGAAACCATTCGTCACCGTATTACTGGTTTGGGACACAAGCTCACTGTAGCCACTGACCAAAACCAAGCATTTGGTGGTTCAGGTCAAAAATACGAAGTATTCACTAACGTGACTGAAGATCCATTGAACGTTTCTATGTCTTTCTGGGAACGTCCAGGTTTGGCTATCGGTCGCTACATGCGTTACTGGATCGAAATGCTGATGATGAATATGGAAACTAAATATGCTTCCATTTCAACAGTAGCTGGTACTCAAGATTACGATGCAATGCCTGACATGTATTCCATGTCTATGTTGTTTATCGAACCTAACGCAACCATGACTAAAGTGGTTCAATCATGGATCGGTATCAACATGTGGCCTAAATCTTCTGGTGATAATGAAGCCAAACACGATAAAGAAAACCCTTCTGAAACTCGTGAAATTCAAATTGAATTTACTGGTATTTATCACTACGGTCCTGGTGTTGACTTCTTTGCTCAAAAATTCCTTGACAGTATTAAATTAATCAACGCGAATGCGTATCATGAAGAAGCTATACATTCCAACATTGGTCTCGATAGCATGGTAGCCGCGTCTAGGATGTCATTTGGGGAAACTGTCCGAAACATTTCGCGCCAACAGTTCAAATGATTAATACTCTCGTAATTACGAGGCTTCTTTACATACCTATTGGTAGTTTTTTGCAAATTGGTATGTTTATGAAGTAGTGAAACTTTAAAGTTTAGATATATTACCACTACTCCTACCATGGAGTAGTGGTAATTATCTTTTTTTGTCCTCCTATTTGACATAGAGTTATTAAAATGAAACCTATTAAGAAAATTTATACTGTTGAAGATTTAGAATCATTGGGATTTATAAATAGTAAGAGATGCCGTTATGTTTGGCTAAATCCTAAAACTAAACAAGTTTATTCTACAATAAGAAATAAGTTTATAACTGGAAATAACTATTTAGATCCAGATACAAGAGAATGGATTACTGTTCCTAAATTGTTTAAAGAATTAGAGTATCAGAATCTAGACTTTAGTGAATTTAAAGAAATACCTGGATATACTGGTTATCTTATTAGTAAAGATGGTAGGATATTTGGTAAGAAATACCATAAATTGATGGGAACTGTTGTGGGTAGAAATGGCTATACGGTACTGTCTTTAATAGGTGATAACGGGGAGAAAAAGACTAAGAAAATGCATCACCTATTACTAGCTACATTTAGACCTGAAGATTATGCTAAGGTTACTAAACATAATGGTCTTGATAGTATTGACGGAGTAAGATATGTTGTTAATCACATTGATGGGAATAAACAGAATAATGATTTGTGTAATCTAGAGGTTATCACCAATTCTGAAAACGTCCACCATGCCGTAAGAAATAATCTCATTACGACTACTAAGAAAGTATCGATTAAATTCCATAATGAAGGAGGAGTAGTAAGAAGTTTTGATTCCATGATAGATGCTTCTAGATATATGGGTTATCACGAGACTACTATTGGGCAGAGGTTAGATGATCCTAACTACATGAAGATTATGTGGCCTGACGATACTCAGGTAAAGTATCTAGAGGATCCTGAGTTTGAGAAACCCACTATCTATGTTAAAAAAGGAGGTGGTATTGTACATCCTATCGTTGTAATTGATTATAAGACCAATCAATTCATCGAGAAGACTTATCGTAGTCTTACTGATTACTATAAAGAAACTGGGATTACTTTATCTAGTCTGAAGAAGATGTTAGAGAAGACAAATCAACCTATTCTGAGTAATCTGCAACGGATTAAAAGAATTGATGATTTTTCAGAATGGAAAACGCCTGATAAGTTAGATCCAGTATACGAATTAGCAACTACTTGGAGTAGTAGAACTTATGTTATTCTAAATAAAGATGGTAGTGGATTTCCTATTATACTGCTTCCTGATTCCAGAATTAAACTTTCTCTAATAGATGAATTAAAACACTTATCTAGAGATAATTTAAGAAATGTAGCAGTTAATCGTTTCTATGTTACTGAACATTATCTTATTATCGACTATGTTTCATTTGTTAAATCTGAATTATATAAAAAATGGAAAGGTCGATATACTGAATATCTATACCTTGGTTATAACTATCCTAGACAACAGTTCAAGTAATGTACTTTAGAAAAGATTCTTTAGTAGCAGAATACTGAACTTACTAAAAAAAAAATAAGTCCTCTACTCCTTTTTACGGGAGTAGAGGATTTTATTTTTATGCTATTTTATTTAGCAGCTTTCTTTTTCTTATTGATGCATATATCAAATCCACCAATGATAACAATATTATCTTTCTGACTTGGATCTACTTTAGAAACCATACCCACATCTTGAACAATATAGACTGGTCGCAAAATAAGATCTTTGTGATAGTTAGGATGGGATTTGTTTTCAAATAGTACATCATCTTCACCTGGATATCCAAATACATCAGCCATGACTTGTCCGTCCAATACTTTCAGACGGCAAACATAGCCGATACTACCTAAATCAAGATAATTCCTGACCCATCCGGTATTTTTATAACCAGCCACTTTGTTAGCAATATAGATTGGAAACCACTCTTCTTTTACCAAAGTATTTACTTGTTCTTTTAGATTTATCGATTTTACAGCATCAGGATTATCTAATACTGCTTTGATTAAACCTAAATTATCATCTACCAGAATCCCACGATCGTAATTGGTCTCTTCTTTAATTTGCTTTTCATATTGCTCTTTAAATTTCTGATGCTGAAATTCATTAGAATACAATTCAATTAAATACTCCATGTGATCAACACAATCGTAAATAGTACAAAGAAATAATGCAAGATCTGCATTGTTACCCATATCGGTTAATAATGTAGATAGTTTCAAGATACTGATATCGGTTATCTCTTTATACCTTTTGGCAGAAAGAGTATTGGTTAAAGATGGGTCAGTCCAGCGCTTAAAGATATTTACGATATCTTTATTAGCGGTTTTCCCATTATTAATCATTTTAGTAATCCAGTTATTATAATAATAACTTGGACTTTTACTGACTTTAGTCAGTATGTTTTTTAAGTCATCTTTTAATTCAATAAATTTTTCGTTCATTTTCTATTCCTTTATATAGTTAGTTTTATAGAGTCTATTAATCTACAATTGTTTCATCTTTTTCTAATAAGTTATCTGCTGAATTAACGAGATTCCTAATCATTTTGTTAGATTTACGAATATATTCTTTACATGAATACTTATTCAGTTCACTAACAAATTTTTCTATCTTTTTATTTCCTTCTAGATCACTAATATCCACAAGAATTCGATCATCACCATCTAAAATACAGAATTGCTCGATATCTGACGTGATCTTGTTATTGATAAGGTCGATAAATCTAAGATCCACATTAAGTCGATCTACGACATTAGCCGTATAATCCATTTCAAGAGAAATTGAGAATAGGGAGTCATCTTTCAGAATAGACATTGGATTTGCGAAATTACAGTAAATAACATAGTAGTGTTCATCAACCCCATCTTTAGAGATGATAATTTCTTTTTTAGTAATGAAATCTTTATAAGATTCCATTGCTGCTAAATGTTCGTCATTTTTCTTAAATACAAACATGTATAAATTTGTAGTTAACATTTTAGTTTCCTTTTACACTAATTAGTTTTTGTGAAAATTCAATATTTGCTTCGATTCGATACTCGATTCTAGAATATTGATTAACAGACGTGATACGTACTATGATCTTTCCTTCTTTATAATCTTTGTGTATTGACATGCCTTGAGTATCATGTTCTTTAGCAAAGTGAAAATAATCCCAATAATGAAAAATCAAATCTTCAAATCTTCTGAATGCTGATTCACTCATCATTTTAATATTAATGCGAGTAATACCTATCATTGCACTACACTCTAATATAAAATAATCTCCTTGTAACATCATTGAGTTAATTATCGCATTAGTTAATGTTTTATACTGATTAGTAAAATCACCTTTGATAGTTGGTTTCAACATTTTGTCGATATAATCCGTATATCTTTCCATGTTAATTTCCTTTATGTAGTTAGATTGATTAATCAGTTATCTTAACGCAATCGAATGCGTAAATACAAGTGAATGAAGAAAATAAATTATTAGACCTACCATTCGAGAATAGAAATCTTGGTATCAGCATACATCCAGCAATGCTAATATCATTATCACGAATCATGTTTGCGTAAATCTTTCCTTCCTTACGATAAATGAAATTTACTTTGCCAATATCTTTACCAATAGATGGCATAAAGACATTAATACCTGTAACAATACTATTTCGAATAATACTGTAACCAGGATGCTTCATTGAGTAAGGATCAACAAGATAATTCTCAATAATTCCAGTCGTATCGAAAATAGGAATGCCTTTATTAATCAGATTGTTTCGGTTTAAGTACGTAGCCTGCAGCTCGTTAGCAATACTTAAAATACCAATTCTTGATTTGACAATATCGATAAATTCATTATACTCCTCATTGGTTAAACGATAAGAAGCTTGAATAAACCATTTCATCTCAGGATATTTTTCTGGATTCGTGATTTTATAAACCAGCATCTGAGCAGTATAGAAATAAATATCTTTTACGATAACTTCTAGTACTTGATTGGATGGTAATCTTCTAACATGTTGTAATCGAGATGTTAAAAAATTACACACACGATAAAGATTAGAAGTTTTAGCGATATTTAATCTTTTATCTAAAAGAATATCTTCTAATGTTTTTCCGTAATATTCTTCTGTAGATGCTGTTTTCAAAATTGTATACAAAGCTCTGGCTAAAGCATTAGCTTGATCGATTTTATATTGCATTAGTTTCATTTTATTTCCTTAAAATGTTCATTGTAATTGAATTCGTACCATGTCAGTCCAAATCCAGCATCTAAAATAAATACTTCTCTTACGGAATTTTTATTAACAAAGCGAAGATACTTTTTCACTTTCTTAAGATAATCCAGTACATCTTTTCTAAAATTAACGCACTCGATATAATTTTCTATATCTGCCGAGTTCATTAACTCTACTCGTACTTTTCTACCTTCATCTACATTACCAGTACGACTAATAACGATATTATTTTTAGCTCTAACTAAACTCTGGATGCAACTTTCTAATGCGGCAAACATTATCCCAGTATTAGTACGATACTCATCCCAATCATTGATTTCCATAAAAAATCTCCTTAAAAAATTAGTACTCAATAATAATTAGAGACTCTAGGGAATATTCCCTAGAGTCTCTAATCACTTACTTATCGGTGCCATAAGCACCACTAATTGCGTTTATACCAAACGTGAGAGCACTCTTTCTTTTTAACGCGTTCTGAAATTCTTCTACATTACCTTCATTGTAATGTTTCTTCATTTCTTTGCGAATATATCTTAATTGCTCAAGCTTTTCATGAAGTTGTTTTACTACATCTTCACTAGTAAAATGCGCTGCAGAAAGATACGACCTATAAGTACAAGAATGTCCCGCGCTTAAGAAATTGAAATATTCATTATCGAATTTAACATATTCCTTGATCGTTCTGCTAAACCGATCATTGAATTTATCAGCGCTATCAATAACTTCACCAATACCTTCACTAATTGACTTCATCACTTTACAGGCTTTGTTGGTATGGCAAGCTGCTCTATCAAGTTCTTTAAAAGAAACATTAATGGTTCTTTTATTCACTCGGCCTAATTCAATAAAGAATTTCTGACGTTGTTTGATATTTTTAATACGTTTGTATTCAACTTCACGACGTTTCAAAATTTTATTCATTTCACAATCCTTCCACTTCAGATTTATCCATGATATAAAAACCCACTAAACTTTTAATCGTTTTAATAGAGTTTTCATCAACATTTCCCTCTAACTTCTCTTCTGATCTATAGAAGGGAAGAAGAACAGGGTTAATACCTTTGTTGTTTTGGCTGTTTTTCAATATTGAAAAATGACACATCGACACTTCTGCTTTAAATCCTTTATCTGTTAAGAAAATCTTAGAAATAAATCCTTCCCTGCTATTACATACGGAAATGCCGAGATGTCCATTTGGTTGATCAAACGGTTAATCAGAACAAATACAGAAACGTCAAGATAGTCTTTTACCTTATTAAACTTAAGATACAACTTCTTAATCATTTTAGCTAAATCAGATGTATCGTTCGAGTTAGCGATTTGATAAATAGTTTTACCGTATAGGTCTTCTTGGTTTTCTAAAATCGCAACAGTCAATTCTACGATTTCATTAACAATCTTTTTCATCTTCAATTCCTTTATAAAAGTTTGAATAAAATCTTGAAATAATTCAAGAGGTTCATTTTAATAATATAGATTTAAAATAAAACAAAAAAAACAATACTCCTCTACCCTGTTAGGTAGAGGAGTACTATTTAATTAGGTTTTCTGTAGTAACGATGACCCGCAGTTTCTTTATGGGTTTTCACAATATTAAGAATAGTGTGTCGACGCACAGTTACTACTCGTCCATCAGTTGTCACTAATGAATAATTACCTGATTTTGTCTTCTTGGCTTTCTTAGAATTGTCACTGGCAAATACTACACTAATTTCGCCATGATCATCTTCCAAGATCTCGTACAATGAAAACTCTGTAGGATATTCATCTTTACGATTAAAATAAATAACTGGATAGGAAGTACGATGATCGTCATCTTCCTCATCAGAATCTTGAGTTTCGATAACTTTATCTTCTTTAACCTCTTCTGATTCCGCATCGATTACTCGCTGGCAATCTTTACAGACAGTAGAGAATAACTTATCTGTTTTAATCTCGATGACTTTACGTTCTTCAGGATCTAGTCTATTCCCCCATTTCTTAAACAATTTACCAATATACTTCAGCATTAATTAATTCCTTTCAATTATTTTATAAAATAAATATCATACTTCAAGCATATTCAGTAGGATACATGATTATTCCCATTCCAACAAAAAGTTATAAGTATAAAGTTTACCATCCAAAAAGATATTGATAAGATAGGAATCATTACCATTACTTTTACGATTACTACCCATGATATCTTCGCTTAAGTAAGACCATACACTAGGATTATCAATAATCTCACTTACGAACAATTCACCTGCAGGATCGTACTGATGACCTCTTAAGTCAATTACATGGTAAAGTGAATTAAGATTTTCATCTTTATCAGTGTAGATGTTAATCTCGTGGTTATACTTCATGTTTTGAAGCATACGACGAATTTTGTTATTGATTTCTGTAATTTTGATATTGTGAATTTCTAATTCAATAGCGTTCATTTTAAAGTCCTTTAAAAGTTTACTGTGCTGGATTAGCATTTTAATGATATGTATTTAAAATAAAATAATCTACTCTACCTTTTTAAGGTAGAGTAGAGTACGTTATCGTTTCATTTTATAAAATGGAAGTTTACCATCACCAATTACATGGTTGTAATGGTAAATAGCTTCTAGAGTTTTAGGTGTCAGTGTAATTACACCACCAGTAGAATCTTTCAAGCGATAGTTACCAGACATGTTCGGTGTTTCTACTTTATCTAACAAATGGTTGAATAATTTGTATTGTTCACCATCACGGATAATAGAATGGCTGTCAATACGTGTAACTGTTTCCTCATTCTTACGATAGAATGCAATAGGACGAAGACGAGATTCGGCACGAGTACCATTCTTCTTATAATATCGATCCTGGATGGCTTCACGAGCTTCCAGAAGAGCATTTTGAAGTTGTTTAAGGTCAGTCATTGGTAAGCTAGAATAAGCCACCATTTCGTCTTTCAGGTCTTCTAACAGATGTTTGATATTCATTACAACATCGGCTTTTTTAACTGCCATTTTTATTTCCTTTATTAGTCGTGTAAGTAAAGTGAATAAGTCATTATTCAATATATTTATCAGTCTGTATATTTTTATTACACATATTAGTATAAAAAATCAAACAGGGTAAGTGTATGAATTTCCAAACCCGACTCACTCAAATTTAGGAACAAATTTAGATGAAAAAAGAACCCATTTCTACTGACGAAGTTAAAATCGTTAGTTTAAAACACTGTGTCAGACACGCGATTGAATCTCTTAAAACAGAAACAGGATGTACTACTGAAGAAGTAATAAAGTTTCTTCTTGTAGTGCGTCCTTTTGAAATTATTTTCCCTAACGTGATAAATGCCGAGGGACAAGATAAAGAAAATAAAATAGATAATATCACTAAATATATTAAACTATATTCTAATTCTATAAAAGAATATTGTAAAATAGAAACTATTCGTTATTCCACTGGTGATAGAACAAGTACTTTTTATCCTGAATTAATTACTACTGATAATCTTATTCAGTGGTTCTTATTTAATATTGGGCGTTATCATTCTGGTGATCAATGTTATTTGGTTTCTAGAAACGGTATTGTAGATGATCCTAAAGGACTCATCCCCACTCTTATCCAAACATTTAATATTAAAGACTAATTACTCAAAAGGATTTTCCTAAAATGACTGAACAAAAAATTAAAGTAAAGAAACGCGATGGCCATTTTGAACCATTGGATATTGCTAAAATTCACCGTGTAGTAGAATGGGCTGCTGAATGTTTAGATGTTTCTAGTTCCCAAGTAGAAATCAATAGTCATATTCAATTCTATAATGGTATCTCAACTACCGATATCCATGAAACATTGGTAAAATCTGCTGCTGATTTAATCTCTACAGAATATCCCGATTATCAGTACATGGCTGCGCGTTTAGCACTGTTCCATATTCGTAAGATTGCTTATGGTGAATACGTACCTACTCGATTATATAAACATATTCAGTCAATGATTGAAAAAGGTGTTTACGATAAAGAGATTTTAGAGAAATACACCGAGGAAGAAATTAATGCCATTGAGTCCTTTGTAGACCATACCCGAGATTTAAATTTCGCTTATGCCGGTATTAAACAAATGGAAAGTAAATACTTGGTGCAAAACCGAGTGACTAAACGAGTGTACGAATCTCCTCAAGTAGCTTTTGTTTTAATTCCTACTTGTTTGTTTGCTGACTACCCTAAAGAAACTCGTTTAGGATATATTAAGAAATTCTACGATGCTTTGTCATTGTTTAAGATTTCATTGCCTACTCCAATCATGGCAGGTGTACGTACACCTACTCGTCAGTTTAGTAGTTGTTTCCCTGCTGACCAGCAAGTACTTACTAGCGAAGGTTACAAATATATCGAAGATGTAAATGTTGGAGATATGGTTTTAACTAAGGAAGGGTCGTTCTCTCCTGTAAAAACACTTACATGCCGACAATATACTGGTGAAAATTTCATCAAGTTAAAATCGACATTAAGTCATCGAAATGATTTCTTGTCTACAGAAGACCATCTTGTTTGGACCTTGCCTAAAGGTGAGTCAGAGCCTAAATGGGTGGAAGCTAAAGATATTAAAATAGGTGATTATGTTTCTATTCCTTTTAATAATGAAATCATTCCATTCACTAATATTAGAATGATCGATTATGTAAACAATCCAAGATATACTCTTTGTGATGATGGCTATATTCGTAAAACCACATCAGACGTACGTGTTAGGTCGGGTGAGTACGATGATAAGATAAAACCTGTTAAAAATGATATTGTTTTAAATAACGATATATTTAGATTAATGGGTATGTATATTGGAAACGGTCATTGTGATAAAAATGTGCATTGTGTGGCGTTTACCATGAATGCTAAAGATAAGCATAAGATCGAATTTATAGTTAACACTATAAAAGATAACTTCGGTTTAAATTGTTCTGTTAACTATAACGACAACGACCATAGTTGCAAAGTATCAGTACACTCCTACGTATTTAAAGAATTCATTCTTTATCATCTCGGTACTGGTTTCAATAAGAAGAAAATCAGTAAAGAAGTAATGAATTCGGAACACGACAAACAATTAAGTTTGTTGCTAGGTGTTATTGAAACCGATGGTTTTTTAGACGGTAGAGGAATCACTATAAGCCTAAGTAATAAATTCCTATCTAAACAACTTACTGAAATATCTCTACGTTTGGGATTAAAACCCAGTGTCTCATTCAGAGAACCTGGTAAACAAGTCCCTGTTGTAAGAGCAAATGGAGCAATTTCTGAGGTTATTACTAGAGAGGTAAGTTACTTAATATTCTTCTCAATCGGTTCTAATGTAAGTCTTATAAAAGAATATTTAGGTAATGATGAAGCAAGATACGCGAATTATTTAGAAAGTTCAGTAATGGTTACAGTTCCTGGATCTGAAGAACATTCTAAGTATATAAGAAATAATGTCGTCTTTAAAGATGGTTATTGTTTCTCTAAAGTTACCTTAGCCATTCATTTACTTAATGAGACTAACCCGATGGTTTACGATATCGAAGTAGAAAATGAACATTCATTTACTGCCGGTAGTATCGGAGTACATAACTGCACTGTAATTGATTGTGACGATAGTCTGGATAGTATTAATGCAGCTACTTCCTCTATTGTTAAGTATATTTCTCAACGTGCTGGAATTGGTATTAATGGTGGTCGTATTCGTGCATTAGGTAGTGAAATTCGTAAAGGTGAAGCTATCCATACTGGCGTTATTCCATTTTGGAAAATGTTTCAAGCTGCAGTTAAATCATGTTCCCAGGGTAAACAATCCTGCCCAGCTCTGTAGAAATACAGAGTTAAAAATATCGCTCTTAATTGCTGGGAAATCTATATTAAAGTATAGACAATCAGCAGCCAATACCTAATTGTATATAAATACATCTAGGGAAGGTTCAACGACTAGTCGAAAGACGTACCACTCAAGTGAGGTCTCTGTAACGGAGTTTGGGGAAATAGAGCGACTACTACAGTGGATTAATGTAATCCTCTATGTAGTTTCCTGATGTTTGGAATCTTACCAGGTAATGCTGGAGAAGAAGATATAGTCTCAACGTCTATGGTGACATAGAGCTATCTTAATTGGTAGAATACGAATTAACGACTCGTATTGAAGGTATTTGGGGATTCGTGGTGGTGCTGCAACTTTATTTTACCCTATCTGGCATTTAGAAGTAGAATCATTACTGGTATTAAAAAATAACCGTGGTGTAGAAGACAACCGTATTCGCCAATTGGATTACGGTGTGCAGATTAATAAATTAATGTATCAGCGTCTGATTGAAGATAAAGACATTACTTTATTGTCACCTCATTCTGTAGAGGGTTTATACGATGCTTACTTTAACGACCAAGAGTTATTTGAAAAACTTTATTTAGAAGCTGAAGCAAATCCTCTTATTCCTAAGAAGACTATTAAAGCTACTGAATTGTTTACATTGTTGATGTCAGAGCGTGCTAATACTGGTCGTATTTACATCATGAATACTGACCACATGAATACCCATTCTTCATTTATTGAAAAAGAAGCAACTATTTATACCAGTAACTTGTGTGTTTCAGGAGATACCGAAGTATTAACTGATAAAGGCATGGTTAAGATTGGCGATTATATTGGTGAGAAATTCACTATCTGGAATGGTTTTGAATGGTCTGAAGGTATTGAGTTTGTTAAAACAAATACTGATCAAGATTTATATCGTGTAGAATTAGTAGATGGTCGTTATTTAGATTGTACTAGTGAACATAAATGGATTCTTGAAGATGGTACTCGTATACCTACTAAAGAATTAGTTCATGGTGTGAAACTGTCTAAATGGAATACCCCATCGACTCAATTAGGTATTATTAAAGTAGACCAGTCTATTGTAAAATCAGTTACAAAGTTAGATGGTAAACACGATACATTCTGTGTATTTGAACCAAAAAATAACTCTGTTGTATTTAACAACATCATGACTGGTAACTGCATGGAAATTGGTTTACCTATCAAGCCATTAAACAATATTTCTGATGAAGAAGGTGAAATTGCTTTGTGCACTCTAGGTGCTTTGAATCTGGGTACAGTGGATAAAGATAATCTTGAAGAGATTGAAGAGTCTATGGACTTAATTGTACGTGCTCTTGATTCTGTATTAGACTATCAAAACTATCCTGTTAAAGCAGCTCGTAATTCTGTAGATAAGTATCGTCCATTAGGTATTGGTGTGATTAACTACGCTTATTACTTAGCTAAGAATGGTGCTCGGTATAGTAATAGCAGTGGTCATCAGATGACTCATGAATTATTCGAGGCTATTCAGTACTATGCATTAAAATCATCAGTACAATTAGCCAAAGAAAAAGGTAAGTGTGGTGCGTTTGAAAACACTAAATATTCTAAAGGCGTTTTACCAATAGACACTTATAAAAAGTCTATCGACGAATATGCTTCGTTTGAATATAAATTAGATTGGGAAAGCTTGCGTAAGGATATTGTCCAATATGGTTTACGTAATGCTACGCTGACTAGTCTAATGCCTTCTGAAAGCAGTAGTCAAGTAAGTAATGCCACTAATGGTATTGATTTACCTCGTGGTCCTATTACGATTAAAGCTTCTAAAGATGGTATTTTAAAACAAGTCGTTCCTGATTATAAGAATTTAGATTCTAGTTACGAATACTTGTGGTACGACAGTAACAATATCGGAATGTTAAAATTAGTAGCGATTATGCAAAAATTTGTAGATCAATCTATTTCTACGAATACTCGTTATAATCCTATCAATTATCCTAATGGCAAAGTACCTATGAAAGAACTATTGAAGGAATTGTTGATTGCGTATAAGTATGGTATTAAAACATTGTACTATCACCATACAAACGATGGATCTAATGATACTCAAGATAGTCTGGATGATGGTTGTGCTGGTGGTGCTTGTAAAATCTAATTAAAAAAAAAATATCTCCTACTCCTGTGTTATCAGGAGTAGGGGATTATATTTTTAATGTATTTTAATCTAAAGGAATTCTAAACCTTTTTGCAAGAGCTATACCAAGATCATCGAATGCCTCTTCAATTTCATGCTTGGTAGGTTTCTGATTAAAGCTACCATCAAATGGTTTTCCATATGTTTCACCAAGAGGATTATCCATTCCTGATAATGATTTAGGAGCTGTATATTTTCTATTAACTGCTTTCTTTCTTTTCTTTTGGATCGTCTTCATTTTTAATCTTCCTTTCTTTCATTGTGGTGAATGGCCATGTTGTATTTATAGGTGATGCCAATTTCGTCTACATAACCTAAATAAACGACTGTTCGATCTATTCTAGAGTATGCATTACTGATTACACATTGATTAAAGTAATGATCTTTCTTTTTACTAACACTTAAGCCAGCAAACCAAAATGACATTAAGTTATAAAAATTGATCCATGTTTCTCGATCAGCATATACATCAATGCTGTAAGTCATGAGTTTTGTTAAGTTTGTTTCTTTATCACCTTCGTATTCTCGGTAAACAAAGTATTGTTTATTCCATTTGGAATCATTCATCTTTAAGAAAGACTCAATACTTTTTGTTAATTCATCGTAGAACTTTTGATCCATTTCTGAATCGACATTAGATGGACTCATTCACAATTCCTTTATAAAGTTAGTTTTAAATTTAGTTAGAAAATAAATCGTCTTTATTTTCCTCTATAAATTTTATCATTTTAATCTCCATGTGTCGAAGATAAATGTCTAATTTTTGTTTCTTCTTACGATTCTTATATCGTTTAAGCTTACCTACAAGATATTCACCGCTACTAAATCTAACGAAACGATATTTTCTCTTATGGAATTTAATACGTTTAGCCAGCATTTTCATTTTTAATATCCTTATCTTTTACTAATACTAGAGGGATTGCCCCTCTAGTATTAGTTTATTAAAGTTTAATGATCAAAATTCTCTAAAGAGAATTTACTTGAATTGACAGTATATTGTTTAGCATTGTGCTTAGCAATAGAGATAAGATTAACTAAATCAATACGAGGAATACGGAAAATAGTTTCTACAGAACCACAAATCAATTTAGATTTTGTAAAGAGACTATCTTCAATACTCTTAACAACACAAGAACCGTCAATAAAGATGGTTCTGTCTTTTGTTTCAATAACTGGAATATTGTTTATGGCTCCGATAATTGGATTCTCTTTATCGAATAAGTAAGAATAAGAATTCTTAGGATAGAATAATGGCAATTCAGCTAATTCACTTAAAGCATTTCTTTCTTCAACACTATTCTGTCTAATCATGAATCCAAAATTACCAAATGCTGGATCAAATTTTACATAAAAATTCGATACACTGATCGCTTCGAATCTGAGTACTTCCTCTTCGATTTTCCAATTAACACAACTAAGTGCAGAAACCAATCCTTTAGCACTAGGACCTAATCCAACGAGATTAGCGATAGGAGTGTAGTTAGGAGATGACTGAGTATCGTTTTGGATATTAGATTTGATTTTCTCTTTAGGGTAAGCATTCAGATTAGATACAGCCAGATAAAGAACTACTTTATCTGTCAAATGTTCAATTCGATAAACCATTTCAGAATGTTTATCACCAAACAATTCTTTACATTGTTTCTGAATTAATCGACAAAGAGCACTGTTATCAGTCATTCGTTTTTCTTTGAAATAATTAAATGCGATTATGTGCAATATATTAACTTCAGATAAGTTAGTTCCTTCTTTATCCAGATCGTAGATTAGAATCTTTCCATCTGTTGTTTCAATATTACAGATATATTTATCATCTGTAGATTCCAATTCAAAATTCTTAATGACTGGTCCGAGAACAGTTTTCAGTAATTTATCTAATTCTGAATACGCACCAGTAATATCAATTTCTACACCCAACAGTTCGATTTCAGGGTTGTACAATTCCATTTTAAAATTTCCTTATGTAATTAAATTTGAAAATAGAGTAGGGGTAATATTACCCCTACTCCGTATTAAGTTTAGTCTATAGTTTTAAATACTAACATTTTCAAAACTTTCTTATTGTCGATTGTTTCGAAAACAGGTATTAACTTAGCATAATGTTTGGGTTTATAGAACATGGTTTTGTTATGTTTCAATTTCTCATCACGATATTCTTTAAGGAACTGATAAGATAAACACTTTTCATTCGGTTTAAATTTACCTGCGATAAATTCAGTATTACCAAATGTAGTATTTAAAACAAAACCAAAACACGTACCAAGTCTATGTTTCTTTAATTCTTCATTAGGTAATTGGATAAATTCTTCAGTAGTACCCAAGTATCCTTTATCGTAATATACTGGTACCCTTTTATCCAATTCTTCAACGCTACTGTTATAAAAGAATTCTTTAAAGCCATTTGAATCTACGACTGGAATTCCTGTAAAATTCATTTTGTCTTTAATGAATTTGCGGTAATGATTATGTGTTACCATCAGGTAACACATTTCCTTAACCACAAGATCTACAAACTCATCAAACTCTTCTTGATTTTCAATTTCATAACGACTAATTAAAAACTCTTTAAAGATTTCCATTTTATAACGTGTTGTAGAGACCACTTTATTCATTTCGTGGAATAAAGTGAAAAATAACGGAAAATAAGATAAACTAGATTTCTTTAAGAGTCTAGTTAACTCAATACAGCGAACACGATTATCTGGATTTTTAGACATCTCATCAAGATGCCCAAACCAGTCAGCAGCTAACTTACCTGTGATTTCCATTGGAATTGGAGCATCAGAGGGAGCATTATTAGCTTCCCTAATTCTTTTGGCTTTTTCATCAGAAATGTAAAAGTCATTTAAGGTTTGCTGAATGGTTTTATCACTAGAAGCAGATGCGAATACACTACCGAGTTGTTTAGCAATAACACTATAAGATTTCATGTCTTATTCCTTTTATTTAGGTTAAAAATAAGAAGTTTATTTATAGTAGCCTTCCTTCACTACTCATTTTAATATTATAGGTTTAAAATAAAACAAAAAAATAAAGATACCTTATTAAAGTATCTTTATTTTCCATACTTCATCAAGCAGTAATTTTAAATAATTCACTACCTTGATAGATTTCTTAAATATTACGTAAAGCACCATATCATCGCCACATCCTGTACGACTTAATAAGACTTTTTCTACTAGACTACAACCATTTAATTCGGCAATAATCTTATCCTTATTCTTGAGAGTAAGTTTTCCAGTAATAACTGACTCATGAGAATTAGAAAATAATTTACAAATAAAATTAAACATGATTACGTCCTTTACAAAGAGATTAAAAATAGAGATACCTTATTGAGGTATCTCTATTTTATTTTACTTTAAGAAATCATTTAAATCTTTTTCTTCAATGATTTCAATACCTAACTTCTTAGCTTTCTCTAATTTCGATCCGGCATTCTCACCTACAATTAAATAGTTTAGCTTACTACTAACTGACGATAACATTGTACCGCCATTATCCGTAATCAGCTTCTCTATTTCCTTTCTAGGTCTGGTTAACGTACCGGTAATCAAGAATGTCTTCTGATCTAATTTATTAGAAAGCTTCTTTTCTTTCTTAAACTTAAATTCTACTAAATAGTTTAGAACCAAATCACGATTCTTTGGATTAGAAAGATATTCGTAAATGGCTTTAGCTTTTATAGGTCCTACACCTTCTAGATTTACTAATTCCTCGTAAGTAACGTCTAATAAACGCATAATGTCTTTATACTCTTTTAATAAAAGCTTAGACATTCTTTCACCTACGAAACGGATTCCTAAGGAATATAAGAATTTCTCAGGAGTCGTATATCTAGAAGCTTCAATAGCTTCAAAAGCATTTTTAGCAGTTAATCCTTTACCTAATACTTTTTCTAAATCTTCTAAAGACAGATGGTATAAATGAATTGGATAATAAATTGCTTTCGCTTTAAATAAAGCTCGAATAATGAATTCATCCACGCCTTTAATATCCATTCCATCCCGCGAAGCAAAATGCAATATGTTCTGGATTAGCTGTTCTTCACATTCTTTATTCATGCAACGAGTAATGGTTTCTTCTGTAACTAGTTGAGATTGACAACATGGACATTTATCTGGAAAGACAAATGGTTTACTATCAGGATCTCTCTTGTCTAAATCCACAGAAATAATTTCAGGAATGATTTCTGCTGCTTTTCTTACTTGTACAAAATCACCAATTCTTACATCTAGCTGCTTAATAAAAGAAGCATTGTTTAGAGTTGCTCTAGAAACTATTGAACCTGATACTAATACTGGTGTAAGAATAGCAACGGGTGTGATCGCTCCTGTTCTACCAATCTGTACGACAATATCAACGACTTGGGTAGTTTCTGACTCTGGGTCTAATTTAAACGCGCAAGCCCAATTAGGTAATTTACCTTCATTAGGTTTCGCATAACTTAAATCATTTACCTTAAATACAATACCATCCGTATCGTACTGATCTGTTTTACGAGTAACCTTATGCTCAGAAACAATCTTGCTTAATACTTCTTTATCTAAAGGATAAGTAACAATACCTTTTACAAAAGTATTGAAACCTAGTCTAGATAAAGCACTGGTCATTTCTGAATAAGATTTATAGGTTTGTTTAGGTTCTATTGTATATGGAATGAATTGTAATTGACGTCGACGAGTAATTTCTGGATCTAATTGTCTCAATGACCCTGCGGCAGCATTACGAGGATTAGAAAAGGGTTTCTCTCCTCTAGCTAGTCGTTCTTGATTCAGTTGATTAAAAACATCTATGAACATCAAGACCTCGCCATAAACAATAGTTTCTTTCTGAATAGGAATTTCTTTAGGAATAGAAGTTATAGTCAATACATTCTTTAACACATCTTCACCAATAAACCCGTCACCACGAGTAGAGGCTGAAATTAATTTACCTTGTCGATAAACTAACTCTAATGCCAAACCATCGAACTTAGACTGGACCATGAGTTCTGTTTGATTCGGTAGAAATGAAAAGAACTTATTAAGATCATTTACATCAAAACAGTTCTTTAAAGAACCCATAATGTGTTTATGCTTGACCTTACTTAAAGTAGGTGAAACTTTATCTCCTATTCTCTTAACAGGGGAATCATCTAACACTAAGTCAGGATGTTGTTCCTCTAATTGAGAGAGTTCCTTATAAAGCTTGTCGTATTCCTTATCTGAAACCAAAGGATCATCTAAGGTATAGTAATGATAGGAATATTTATTGATTAAATCAACAAGTTCCACCATTCTGAAGTATATCGAGTCCATCTTCAATTTCCTTTTCAATGTCTTTCTGACTGATCATCCCATCTGTTTTAATTTTGTCTAACATTCCAGTAAATGCAATAACAGCATCTTCAGGAATAGGATCAACTTCAATAAAGATAGGTTCTGAAACCCCAGGAATACTATCCATGACAAAAGTCGATTTGAATATTCGATCTTTCTTATACATCTCTAACCATTCGTTAAAACAGCTACTGATGCTTGGATTTGGAATTTTATAGAATTCTTCAGGTGTAACAACCATAGGTGCTATTTTATCCGAGTAATTATTATCTATAAGAATATAGGACGCAAAAAGATAAGCCGTCCAGTATCTTGCTAAGAAGCTATTGTCTTCTTCTCTAGGATACTTTTTAATCAGAAATTGATTAATAGGATTCAGTCTGAATAAATAAGCATGGCTATATTTAGGACAATCTGAAATAGTCGGTAACATATTGTTCTCCTATTTATAATAAAATAAATAGAGTAGAGAAGGAAACCCCTCTCTACTCTATTAATCAGTTAAAGTTCAATACCACCAAGATCATCTTTACTAACATTGCTGTCTACTTGGCTAACGAGATAAGATGAAATCTCCACTTCTTGAGGTGCGACTTGTACATTATCAGAAGTTAACCAAGCATTAATCCAAGGAATTGGATTATGGTTAGCATCTGGGAATATAGGATCTAATCCTACCGCCTTCATGCGATGATTGGTAATGTATTCGACATATTGACAAAGAATAGTTTCATTCAAGCCAATCATACTGCCATCTTTAAATAAATACTTAGCCCAATCTTTTTCTTGTTGAGCTGCTTCTTTAAAGATATTAATACATTCTTCTTTAGTTTCTTCAGCAATCTGTTTCCATTCTTCACCTTCAGCACCAGAAGCTAGTGTGTTAATAATGTGTTGAGTGGTAGTTAAATGAAGTGCTTCATCCGAAGCTGTCCACTACGGTCGTTAATCGTAGCCGGTGTGCTTAAGACACCCGCCCAATATCACTACTGGGGTCAGACTATATCATGATCTGTAATTAATACAGACCCTCTGCGTTTGGCGAACTAAACGATTGTCCACTACTCTACTCTCTCTAATAATTAGGATTTCGATAGTCGTTAGAGTTTGTCAGTTTAAATTATACTAATATAATTTAAACGTCTTTACTACGGGATTGTCTATATTAGAGTTTCCCCGTTTAACAGAGTTATTCGACTACCATCACTGGTAGAAGCCGCAACGAAGTTTACGGGCAATAAGTTTAATGATCTTGGCATTACCTTCCATGAGTTTACGTTCAGCAAAACTAAAACTACATGCAAACGATACATAAAAACGAATGGCTTCAAGTACATTCACTACGAACATACAAAGATAAAGCTTTTTCATCAGTTCTCGTTTGCTAATCTCAATACGATGATGAAAATACATTTTATAATCTTTTGCTTGTTTATTAACTTCAAAAACTCCTTCTCCAAAAAGATTATAATATTGGCTATACATAATCAAGTCATCGTAGTATTGAGAAATCGCTCTTGCTCGTTTCTTAATTTCTTCATTTACTACAATATTATCAAACTCTTCACTAGGATCAATTAATACATTACGCATGATATACGTATAAGAGTAAGAGTGAATTGATTCAAAGAAATCCCAAGCAATTGTCCAGTTCTCTAATTCAGGAATAGAAATTAGAGGAAGAAATGCAATAGCCGGACTTCTTCCTTGAATCGAATCCAAAAGTGATTGATAATCCAGATTACGTAGAAAAATGTGTTTCTCATTTTCTGGTAAACCTTCAAAATCGATACGGTCTTTAGACAAGTCTACTTCTTCAGGTCGCCAGAAGAATGATTTTTGTTTTTCTGACAAATCATTATAAGTCTGGTATTTAGACTTATCGTATCGCTGTAAGTTAATAGACTGGCCTAAGAACATTTGTTCTTTAGTAGCGTCATTAGGGGTCTGATTAAATACAGAGAACTTCATTGGTTTTGTTTTTTCACCTAATTCCATTTTTTTACTCCTTTTCTTCATCACTGTCTTGTTGTTGACCTTGTTCAGCTTCATCACCGAACATTGGCATTACTTCTTCTACAACTACACCCATGTTAAATACTCCTTATGTTAAAAATAAAATTCGCTGATGTTTGCTGCTACTTCAATCACGTCATCAACGTCTACGTAAATAGTGGTTTTAGGAAACGCATCAAGTAATAAATCATTTACAGTACTACTGGCTTTAAAATTAGAAAAACTTAGAGTACGCATGATTGTTCCTTCGTTGTTTTTCAATAAAATCTGCACTAATTTATTTTGTTTGTCTATAGTTACTGAAAGATATCGTTCCCCATTACTAAAGATTTCATTTCGAACATTAGTAATCTCACTAACTTTAATACCATTGATCTTGGTATGGTCAGCTAAGATCAAAAGCATGTTCTTAATCATCTTTTCGTTAGGTGTTTCATCAAACACTAAATCGAATACAACTTCTTTGTTATCACCTTCAACAACAAACTGAACATTATTATCTTCAGTACGACGAATATCGATGTATTTGTCGTTATAGGTAACGTCGCTAAAACTCAATCCGATCAATGTAAGTAAAGTATACCCAGATTCGTTCTTAATTGAAAAAGGATCTTTGACAACACTTGGTCTATCCAAAATTTGATACAGTTGAGCAATACGAACGAATTTACGATAGTATTCTAACCAATCAATAATTACGATATCCCAATCAAGAAAAGCACGTAATTCTACAATGTCCGTATCAGATTCGAATCTATAACTTTTGCTTTCGTCACACATGGTAAAAGCAAATAAATAAACTTCGTAAAACCCATCGATACCTAGGTTATTTAAAGTATTTAGATTTTTACTAACAATATCTTTACGAATAACTGTACGTCTAAACCCGCATTCTTTATCGTCTTTGAATTTTCTTACTAACTTACTACAAACTTTAGAAAAGATATTTTCTTTAGTTTGTTTAGATTCTGGTATTTTTCTAATAGAAAAAGATACCTCTCCAGCAAGAGTCCTAATACTATTACCATCGCTAAATGAATTATTAACAGAAATTATTACTTCGTATTCTTTACTATTAGAAACACGACGATACTGTTCTTGAATTTTCTGAAACATTTCTCTTAATGTTTCAGTGATTTGATCTCTATTCGTAGTAATATACATAGTTAATTTCCTTTAATTTATTTCATGAATGGTAATTCAGAGATCTTGCAATTAAGAATAAATTCACTAGATGAGTCAACATCTAATAAAGTTATTTTAGTTTGCGTAAAGTTATTTACATGTATTTCTTCAGCTTTAAATTTTCCACATTCTAATGTGTATAGTTTAGTAGCTGAATGCTCGTTTACTTTAATGAAATACAGATTGTCCTTTTTTATACATTCGATATAGTTTCCTTTACTTTTAAAATTTCTAATATCTAGATTTAATGGCAAGTAATCGCTAGTAAGTGTTTCAAAATCACTATTAAGCTGATTGAGTAATAATGCATCTTTACCATTATTAGATAAAAGTATTTTAAAACTAACTCGTTCAAATCGAACTTGATTTAATCCGGAGTTAAAACCAGACTTACGCCAATATTTAGGAGTAAAACTAAGTGACATTTTAACAATATTATCTTTAATATCACTGATAAAAACCACTAAATTATTTCTACCAGAAAACTTATCAGAATCGTACGGATATTCAATTCCTAAAACATCTCCTAAAGTATAATAATCGAGATCCTCGTTAAATCGTCCACGACTCACTAGACTATATAAAAGATAATTTAACCTAAACTTACGAATATTTTCTAACTCTTCAGTATCGTAATCAGTAAATTCTTCTTGATCGATGATGTTGAGAAAACATAAGTTAGTTATAAATTCTTCTCTCATCGATTCTGGTATTGATGTAATTGCTGACTTTCCTAATTCAGTAGTCCCTAAAGATGCCATTGCTCGGTATTCTTTTAATTCAGACTCTTTAAAAACAGGGTATATTTTATTTATCAGTTTTTTGATTCCTGATAAAGTATCTGTCTTTAAATCAAAGTAGCTAACTTGATAAGTACCAGCAAAATAAGCTACTGATAAACGAGCATGTTTTTCATTAAGAAACTTATTTCTAAATTCGGTTACTTTCTTAGAGAGAAAAACCAATTCAGGGAGTAATACTCTTTTAGACTCTTCTCTTACTAAATATTCTGTATTTTCATAATCCGCTATTTTAAGATTACCAATAAAGTATTGCATTTTTTACATTCCTTATATAGTTAAAACAAATTAATAAATACAGGACTATGGATATCCATAGTCCTGTACTATTCTTAAAAAATAAATTTATATAAAATCTTCTATTAAACTTATCGCAAATGCAACATACGTTAAGAATAACAGAATACTCATTACCACTATCATGATATAGGTTCCTTTTATTTTATAACTCTTTATAGACATGTTCAATATTATCTCTCCATGTACTAATATTTTCCAATAGATTACCACGCATGTATTTATCTACAGCACTATCAATAGAGTCATTTTGATTAATAGTATCCGGCATCAAAGAAGGGCTATCGGGAGCACCGATGTTGTGTAATATTGAATAGAAGACATATTCCACAATTAGTTTGATATGTTCCCATTTCAATACTTGGTCTGGCAATGCTAAGATTTTCGTCCGTAACTCATTCAAGTAACTAGCTTCGGATAACTTACCACTCCATTCAGATGCATTTAGCATTAATGCATTCTTATTAGAGATTTTATTTTTATATCCATGAACTTGATACTTAGGTTCTGTTACAAGTTTATAGAAGTTATCAAGAGGGATGTTGTGGGTTCTTTTATTTTTATCTTTAGTCTTAGCTAAAAGAAATAAAATTTTAATCTCATCATCTTGATCTATACCTGAGAAACTTTTATATTTCTTTAAAGCTTCTCCTGATAAAACACCATATCGTAAATTATTTAAAGCGGATTTACTTACAATTTCAAATATCGCATTAAGTAATGTCTTATATCGGTGTTGTTCTACTGAATATAGTTTATTAAATTCCTCCATAAACCAAGTAAGTGCTCCTTTCTTACCTGAAAATTCTTCCTCTAATTTTTCATCTTCGTAAGAAGAAGATGTAAGTCCACTAGTTGACCTTGCGGTGTTATATCCTTTCTTATTAAATAAAAGGTCTATTACTTCTTCATCACCTAAAATCACAGTACCTGTATTAGATAAATCGGAAGTTAATTTAACACTATCGCCAGAATAAACAAATATTTCGGGAGTAATTAAGTTAAATATCGGACTATCACTCACTTTGTATAACTTAACTTGACTATCATTGAGTTCATCACCACAATAAAATAAAGGCATGTTAGGTTTTTCAAATCCTATCCAACCTTTAAAAGGATTCAATGAAACTAAACTCATCATCTTGCGATTTAGTGAATTAAAAATAAATTCACCAATATCAAGATTGGTAATTTTAGTCCCTGTACCTATACCATTACCTTGATTCGGATTACTATATTGGAAAAAATGAAACCATGGATTGTCGATCCTCTCTGAAGAAGACACTGTATAAGCTTGAAATGATTTTACCTTATCGATATATTTTCTTAATAATTTTTTAAGTTTAATTAATCTCTTTCTAAATAAATCCGGAGAGACTAGAATTTTCTTATCTTCTGTCTCGGTACCAAAACCGACCTTATAAAGATCTGACATGGTAATATAAAGAGCTAGTTTACAGAATGAAACATGTAATTCATTCCATGTTGTATTCTTCTTTAAATAGATATTTTTAGGCACATAATCAGAAAGAACGTATCTATATTCTCCAAAATGAGCAATCACTTTCTCGTAATTAATTCCGTTTTTTATTGCTGTCGATTCCCAATATTCATACATCCATCTACTATATTCGTCAGCTCTTTTCTTTACTTTAGATTTAAACTCGTCGTAGGTCATTTTTAAAGGATCGAACTCACTAAAGTAAATGATTGGATCTTTTGTAACTACTGCTTCATCAGTATTATCTAATAAAAGATCTTCACCTTCTTTGGGAGTGTAGTATGTCTTACCAACCGAGTTAGATAGATTAATCTCCTTCATTAAGTCGAAATACTCAGGAGAATACGCCATAGTAGGTAATTTACCATTTCCTTTAAAACTGGTTTTGTAAATTTCTTTATCTGCTTTAAATCTTTCATTAGTAGGAAATAACATGCTGTTAATCCTAATCGCAAAGTCTTTAAGCTCATTTAAATATTTTGGTTCTGTATTGGCACTGTTCTCAATCAATCCTTGTTTAATACCATAATTCTTAGGATTCTCCCCACCATAACTAACTCCTGAGAACTCTAACTTTCTGTATGGGCTATAAAGCATAGAAATACCTTTAATATCTATTTTCTTATATACAATAGGTTCGTAGATTTGTTCTTTAACTGAAGTAGTGTTTCGAGTAGAAGCGTATTTGAAATCTTTAGATCCGTTTAGAGTAAAATCATTTACTCTGAATAAAAATGAATTTAGAAAAAATCTAAAATAAAAAGGGATAAGTTCTTTGGATAATTTTCTAGCTTCTAAAAGAGCGGATTCCATTGTTTGGAATTCTGGCGTAGCACTAGAAATATAATCATCAGCTACAGAATACATACTCCTAGTGAAGTTATCTGTAATAGATTCAAATCTGGGATTCAAATAAGCTCTAGAATCTCTTCTTCGATGTAAATGAGGCTCGTACCCTGTCTGAATAATATTGTTTTCACCAATAATCATTTTACTTCCTTTTATAAAGTAAAAAAAAAATAATATTTAATTAATAGTTCATACGAAATCTATAGAGACTCTAGGATTTAACCTAGAGTCTCTATATTCTATCAGCGAATATCCCAGTCGAATTCTGGAAGTACTTTACCTTCTTCTAAGAAGATTACTTGGTTATGTTTATAACGACGTTTGTGTTTGTAGTTTTTAACCACAACACTTTCTTCATTAATACCAACTACTTTACCAATATTGTAAATTCGTTCATTGTAAGTAGGGTAGATAACCATGTCACCAATTCGAACATCATCAAACATTTCTTTATGCTTCTGTTCGACTTCGGCATTACTGTGCATTTCTTTGTACCAGTAATAAGCCACGGATGGTGAAATAGTAGCAAACCAAGGAATTTCATCTCTGGTATAGTCATTAATAATGTTGAACCAACCTAATTGATAACTCTCACGAGATACCATTTCGTCGATATAACTTACATCGGTACGTTCTTTAGTACGTTTTGTATAGTTGTAAAATCCTTCAAACAAATCGATCATGTATTGATCTTCAGTGTCCTTAGGAATGACGCAGAATACATTGTATTCGTTACCACCTAATACCATAGGGATTGTGGTCAGTTTGTATTGGTCAGCATTTTCTTTCATGAACTTCCATGATTTTGGTAATGCACCCCATTCAAATTCAGACGATCCCATGTAGTCAAATGTCACATAGTAGTCCAGACCTTTACGACCTTCGTTAAATTCGTCATAATGACGTTCTACACGTTGGATGTAATAGTTTTGGTTATTTTTCAAAGAGATTTCCATTTTAATATTTCCTTTACAAAGTTAGTTTAGTTAAGTTCTTTAGTGATACTCAAATGAGTATAGGTGTTATTGATAAGTAATCTAGAAAGATTACGAGACGAAGGTTCGTTTTGATTGATTGCTAGTTGTCCTCTTACGGTAAATAAACTACCTACAGAAATATCCATAATTGGACTACTGATGCTATCGTCAGTAAAATAGACTTCTATGTCAGTTAATAAAGAATGACGATCACAAGGGACGCCTAAGTAATCACAAAGCAATATACCGTTTGTTCTGATCTTACCAATGTTATTAACAAAGCATAACAAATTCATTAAATCAATGTAATTGCTACACATTTCGTAATAACGATAGTTATTTTCAGAATTGTCTCTGACGATGTAATTAACAATAGTAACTGCATAGGCGAAAGATTTAGCATATTCTTCACCAAGCTTCTCAGCTTCGTTATAAGGTAATGTTAAATTCTTTCTTCTTTTCCCTTCTTGATAGAAGTCATTTAAGATATAAGTTTTTAAATAAGATTCTTCATCGTACCAAAATATATATTTTGGCTTGATCTTGTTAATTGAAATTACGTACTGATACAGACTATTCTTTTCATCAAATTCAGAACTTACCTGTAGTTTCAATTTCTGTCTACTAAATACATTATCAAAATGTTATACAAAGGTTAATTAATATTAAGTACGACGAGTTTTAGGTTTTAGAGTATAGAGATAATGGTTACCTACCTTTTTATATAGTCTCGCACGAGGTGCTGGCTTACGTCCGGTAGAAAAGAAGATTGCCTTTTTCGTCGTGTCATTACGAACATCCATCACGTGTTGCATGTACTTCTTCTTAGCCAATTTCATGATTTCTTTTTCTTTACTAGGATTGAATACCCGACCACCTCGCAAAGAACGATTATGATACCACTGGAATTGACCTTTAGTAGTAATTACTTTCTTAACACTATTTGCAAATTCCGGATGATCTACACGATTTAAAATCACGTCCGCTACGGCTTCTTTACCGGCACGTGACTCACCCTGTGCTTCGTAGAAAATAGCCATTGCCAGATATTTAACTTCTTCAGAAGTATTTGCAAGAACTGGTTTTACAAATACTGATAATAAAATAATCAACAATACTTTTAATTTAGACATTTCGAACTCCTTTACAAAGTAAAAATATATAGACATAACCACACTCCTGCCCCATTTCGGGAACAGGAGTGTAATTATAGTTTTAATTAACCACGGATTTTCTTAGTAACTGGTTGAGCAGGTACTTCACGAACGACAACTTCGCGAACAACTTCATGTACCACTTCTTTAGTTACTACTTGAGGTTGTTGTTTAACACCGCCAAATACGTAAGACAAGCCCAGGCCAATACCTACGTTACGACGAGTATCAAAGTTAATACCGCCTTTAGATACCCAACGACCAGAGTTAGAGATATGGCTCACACCAATTGCTGCAGCACCTTCATTCTTGAAGTAGCCCGCACCAACACCTACTGCTGTTTGACCAGGAGCATGTGGTTGTGGAATAGCCGCGATTGCGTTTGAACCTGCAATACCGGCACGGGCTTCACGACGGTTATCATGCAACTCTTTACGCAATTCAGCATTATCACCTTGAAGACCATTCACCAACTTACGAAGTTCATTGATTTGACCATCTTGAGCTTCATTCCAAGTGGTGTGTTGGCTGATGGTATTGTTGATGTTTTGGATCGCTTGAGTGTTAGTAGAGATGTGGTTAGCATTAATAGCAATATTACCTGCATTAGTTGCCACACCATCTTTCAAGGTTTCGATTGCTTTTGCATTATCGCCAACTTTATTGGCAACTGCATAAAGCTGAGAACCATTAACAGCATCGGTAGATTCTTTAGTGATTCGACCAGCCGCAACGTTAGTAATCGTGCGTTCTTTATTTTCGCTACCTACAGAAACGGTAGCTACTGGTTTATGGCCTTTGAAAACACCATAAGTAATGCCGTTTACTTCAGAAGTAGCAGTACCTACTGCTTTTTCTGTGGTGGAGAAAGAGCCAATCGCAACATCGTGATCGTTAGTTGCTTTCGCATTGGTACCAACTGCAGAGCTGAATCGACCAACAGAAGTAGCACCAGAACCAATAGCTGTAGATTGGTCACCTTCGGCGCGACTAGACTGGCCGATGGCTGTAGACTGACCACCAAGAGCATTAGCATGGAGACCCATTGCCACAGAAGAGTTTCCTTTACCGTAAGCATGAGCACCTACAGAAGTAGAAGCTTTACCTTCAGTAAGGGTACCTTTACCGATTGCTGTAGAGGATTGGCCGATGGCGGATGCTTCAGAACCAACTGCAGTATTCATTGATTCCAATGCTTTAGCGTGGTGGCCGATCGCAACAGACATGTCACCTTTTACTTCGGAGCGTTGACCACCCACTACACTGTCTTTACCATTGACGGTATTGTGAATACCGAATGCAGTATTTGACAGACCGTTATTTGTCAAGTCAGTACCAATACTGGTATTACCTGAACCACTTACAGTGATCTTATCACCATGTACTACTTGATAAGTGCCTACAACAGTATTGTCAGCATAAGCAGTGGTAGCCACAGCAGCAATAGCGATCGCAATGATAGATTTTTTCATGTTTATTTCCTTTATAGTTAAAAAAAAAAGAAGAATGATGCTACGTTAAGAAAAGATTAATTCGTCCCATAAAGGGAAGTGGAACAATGTCTCATAACCACCATTCCACTTAAATGATATAGATTTGAAATAAAATAAATTCTTAAATGGTGTATTTACCATCTCGGAACTTTACCTCTTCATTATTAATAGTGCTGGTATCTTTTTTATATCTAGGTGCAAAGTTCTTTGGTTTACGTGGTTTAATCACACCATGATAAAACTTTGTTTGTCCTCCAAATACCTTATTATAAGAGATTACGAAAACACCAATTACAAAGATAAAGAAATTCTTAACCAGTTTAAATCTGGTAATCAAACAGAAAAAGAAAAAGCTTGCAAAAATAATTTGTAACATATCTACTTTCCTTTCAAAATAGATTAATAGGATTACCTTACGCTTAGGTAAAGCCACTGTAATAGTATATGTTTAAATTATTCTTAAATAAGCATTAACATAAATTAGATTACTCTACTCTGGATATCCAGAGTAGAGTAGATCTTATTCAGCTGTTAGTTGTAAAAAGGCATTCTCAGTATATACCCAAGGTTTAGGATCTTCATCTGTAATAAAGATATATTCACTTGGGAATACTTCTAAGTCTCCCTCTACAGTATCGACAAATATACTCTTTCTTAAATTGCATAAAGTATACTTTACTTTATTCTCCTCTAACCATTTAGCTGTTTGATTAGTGTCGTTGAATTGAATGTAAGAAAGAATATTCATTTTAGTTTTTACCTGTAAATTTTTTAAAGAAACCGATAGAAGTAGCCAGCATGACTTTTTCGCCAGTATTTACTTTATCAGAATTAAATTTCCATCCCAAACGGACACGGAAACAATGACTCTTCAAGAATGGATATCGATAAATTAAATAATATTCAAAAATACCATTATCATCTACTTGGAAAAGATAACCTGCTTCTCTTTGGTCAGAAGTATTAGGATTACCTTTAACACGAATAGGGCCTGTTAAGTGGGTACCACAAACATCGTAATCAAAAGTATATCCTTTATTTCGACAAATCCAAAATACTCGTCTCTTATAAACAGACCAGTAATCTTCTTTAGGATGTCTTTCTAAATGACCTTCATCACCATCAATAGGGTTATCATGAGTTAAGAACCAATTAAAGATTTTAGGAATCTTTCCTTTGGCATTATCTCGCATAGAGAACCAAACAATAAGTGGTGATAAAATAACAGCCAGCAGATTAATGATCATCGAAGCAATAAACATAAAGAAGTAAATGACCATTACTACAGCTAATCTTTGTTTATACAATTCTTTCATCTTGTTGTTTTCTTAAAACATCTTAAATAAATGTTACATCTTGAACATATTCCGTAACCGTTTCTGATTCTGGATCTTGTTCGTAGAATGTAATTTCTGGAGGAATGGTATCCAGCATGGTTTTCTGAGGAATCACTTGGACTTCTTTTCCTTTTAACAATTCAGGATGTTTGGTCAAGAATGTTTTCAGTTTATCGTAAATAGCTTTACGAGCATTAAAACCATGAGCATCACCTACACGAATGGTTTTTCGACCAATGTTGACTTTATCACAACATCCGTCAAAATCACCCTTATCAGCAAAGGCATTAACGCCATTAGTACTCCAGAACCAAAACGCCGAAGCTGTACCTAAGTCTTTTTCTAAAAGTAGGTGTGGTGAAGTAGAAGCTAGCATTCCACGAGAACGGAAGAAGTTCTCGTAATTGGATTTACCCGTAATTTGGATAGGACCTTTACCGGCATAATTCCAACCATCACCAGAACTCTCAGGACCATTACCCATACGACCAGCATAACAGTGATTTGCAATAGCCTGTGGATTCTTAGCAATAGATAATGCTTTTTGATTAGGTTTACCACTTGCATCAGCATAACGCTTAGGCCATGTACGAGCCAAACCTAAAGCAGAATAGTTTAAGTTTTCTTTCAATACGCGTAAGTGATTAGATTCAATCATTACGTTAGCAATAAATGCTGCAACACGACTAGGAGTGTTGATTTTATATTCATCAGCATACTTAGCAAAATAACTAGACCATTCAGTAGCAGTCGTAATAGAACAACCTGCAGCTGATAGTATTTGTTTCCAGTTTTCAGCTTTCATTTATTATCCTTTTATAGTAAAAGATAAAATAAAAAATGTAAATACTACTCTCTACCTATTAAGGGTAGAGAGTAGCAGATTCTCATAGCTTAGTTATAGAAGTAGTTCATCAGGCGAGTTTTAGCACCTTCTGAGAAACCATACTCTAAAGCTTTAGCAATGTCAATAGTAGTATTCAATTCTTTTTGACGAGTCATTGGATCTTTCAGACTGGTCAAAAGATTCATCAGATTTGCATAACAACGAATAGAAACTGGATCCAATGCTAAGTTTTCTTGGAAGCGAGACAGATTCAGAAGACCTAATACTTCTGGTTCTTCACACATCAGTTGCAACAAGAAGTCCATAGAGTATCGGAATGATACAGAATCTGTTTTGGTGATGATGTCCATAATGTTATTAAAGATCTCTACTTGCATAGCAGGACCTTCGTTTACCACGAAGTTCTTATCAGCCATCAAAGTAAGGATATGACCTTTAAACTGTTTCATCTTAGCCACATATTCGATAATACCCAGAAGAGACATTTGTGCTGTTACAGATACTTTACTCAGTACTTCATCTTGAGACAAGCGATCGTATGTTTCGTTGTAGGTACGATTCTGATCAATGTCTTCCAGATCACGTTCACCATCTTGTTGAGACTCTACAATGTATTCAGGAACAATAACTTCATCACCTTCAGGCATATCGTACAAAGCAGGCTCCAAGTAATCAGGATCATTAGGATCAGTAACTTCAGGTTCAGAATCTAAACGATCTTTACGTGCAGCTTCTTCTTTCTCTTTCTCTTCTTGCTCTTTACGAGCAGCTTCTTCCTCTTCTTGACGAAGAGCCTCTTCTTCCAATTGTCGTTGACGACGAACAGACATGTGATTACGATCTTGGTTTTGTGATTGATACATTTGTTGACGTTTATTAGCCATTATAAGGATCCTTATTTAAAAGTGTTTACATAAATACTAAAAAAGAAGTTTGCGCTTAACTTCATAATTCTAACCAAAAAAAAGAATACCCTACCGAAATAGAGTATTCTTTTTATCTTAATCTCTTACCAAGCTTTTAATCAGCTCAGTAAGTAAGATTGTTACAATTGGAATCATTACAAACCATACAGAAGCTTGACCAATTGCTTTGGTCAAAGAAACATCAGTATAGTACAGCGCAGCCATAAGCGGCACTGTAATGAATGATGACGCCAGTGTCATCGCTGAGGCTGCGTTCAATACATTCGAAATTTTCATTTTGGATATCCTTATACAAAGATTAGTTTAAAGTGTTTCAGTAGATTTCTCTACTAGGTTCACTTAAATAGTATATATTTGAAATAATCTAGAATACTAATCTACCTCGGGCTTGACGCCCCTCTAACACTTTGGGATTTTGTTACCTAAATACTAATAATGTATTATTGTTATCTAAATCAGTAAAGTAAGTAATTAAGGTAATAAAAGTATTTCTTTCCTAATAATACTAATAATGGATTTTATAAATCCTAATAAGTTCTTTAACAAATTCTAATCATTATTCCTTTCACTCACCCAGCGGTAGCGTTTATGGGTGAAAGGAATAATGTATCTAATACTAATAATACCATTTCTTTTATACTAATAATAAATTAAATCTTATTATATAAAAAATAATTGTTATTATACAAAATAAATCTATTTATTATCTAAAATACCAGTATTTAGGTATATTTTAGATATATTTCTTATAATACTTTTATTTTTCTAATAATAACAGTAAAGTAAAATAGATTAAATAAAGTAAGAATAGATAGAATAGTAATAGTTAATAAACTATAGTAAATACGTAGCTACAAAAGCAAATATAGCCGTATTGTAATGTTTATAATGTTTTGTTCTGATGTTTTGCTTTTGTAGTTATTATTAAGATTATTATTAGTATATTTGTATTTAGATTTATTATTAGTATTATTAGTAAATATCTAGATATATTACTTTAGTAATATAGATAGATATTACTTATTAACTATTACTAATTAATATTTATATTAATTAGTTTTAAAATCTCTAAGGATATGTATTTAAATTACTACGTAATTTAAATACTTTTACTTTAAGCAAATTTATCCCTGAATAGCGAGAACTCATTTAAAACCATTTAAACACTATCTCAAGACAAACTATATCCGTTCTCGATTCAGTCATTGTAAAATATCACTAGACTATTTCAGTAGGTAACAAACACCAAAGTTAGTATAGCGCAGCGCATTACCCAATTAGACAGTAGGTGATAAATAACCAGAGTGAGAGTAGCGCAGCGCAAGATGAATCTAGAGTGTTTAATACCAAAGCCAATAAATCCTAGTTTACACAAAAGGACTAAATGATGCTAGAGCAAATACAATACCATTGTGTAATATCACCCACTACGTTAGATAGGCTAAGATGGTTTTAATACACCAATACATCCAGATGTAGTTCTATAATCAAGAACTATAAATCGCTATACTAGCAATTATACACCAATATCGATTACAAGCCAATAGAAGCGATTTTAGAGGGATTAAATAGTCAGGATGATAAATGTCCTTACTTAACAAAGAAAATCAATCCTAGAGCATTCTAGAGCCATTTAAACACTATTCCATTTTTAACAAATTTACAAAATACTAATTTTAAAACTATTAATCCATTAGTGTTATTAGACAGTTTGTATAAACATCGATGATAAGATAAGAGATAATTTTCAGAATGGTACTCTGTATGAAAAGACAAAGTTAAGCTGTTTCCAATCCAGCTAAATTCTATTCTTTTCGAATTTTCCTATTTTCGCATGTTAAACTCCACCAGTCTATACTCACTTCGTGGGGGAGTCGTATAGACTGGTTCTTTTTCTAACATCTTGAAAAAATATTTCAGTTACTAGGTGTATATGAAGAAGTAGTTTCAGTCTTTATAATAGAGTAGTGATTTTCTTAAGTTACTACTCTATTATGAAGAGTAAAATCTAGAGAACTTATCTCCAAACTACAACTACTATCTACAACAAAAACTACAACTACAACTAACTACAAAAACTAATAATACTAATAATAAATCTAAATACAAATATACTAATAATAATCTTAATAATAACTACAAAATCAATACTTCTAACAATACTTTTTAAACTTTTCATTACTTCTATATTTTCTTTTTTATCTACTTTTTTACTATTGTTTTTAACTAAGAATAGAAAGTTTATTAAGTTTGGTTGATTTAGATAGTTAGGCTTATACAGGCATTTTTTGTATAAGTTTAATTAGCTATTTTAGCTAGACCTATACCTCTTAACAGATAGGTTAGTATTCGTAAATACGATGTAAAACTATCCTATCTAAGGTATGGATCCTATTAAGATTCCTTGGTATTTAGACTTTTAGTGTTTGCTTTGTAATTGGTATGGCTGTGGTCGTTGATGTTGGTTTGGTTTTAATCTAGGCTTTTCTGGCTAATGTAAAAATGTATGCGCTGTTAGCAGTGTGTTGAACTTCTTTTAAGAGGTGAGATACTATTGTTATCGTTCGATCATGTCTGCGACAAGTCTGAGAAATGGCTTCCCTCCAGCTTTTCGGCTCGTAAGAGTTGAACCTGTGTAGTAATGCACCAGGGCGAACAGGCGGTACCTCGTCTGGCTTAGTAGGCGGGTAGGTTAGTGGAAACACTGGCTTACGGCACGAACTGTAGAGAGGTGCGTTATATCCCAAGAGAGTCCGCTATACGGTCTATCCGGTTCGGCTAGGTAGGGTTTCAGCTAGAAGTAGTCTGTTTCTCGTATCCCTTTGGATGTTGTTTCCGCAAGGAGATAATGTTCATTGCGTAATCCAAAAGATTCTTGATTATCTGTTTAGGTGTTCATGTCTTTTTGATTTGGATATTTGAATTGATTTTCGAGAGTCTTTTGAGCTTACGAGTTCCTTTTGGAGCTGGGTATCGAGAGATAGGCGGCTTTTAGTCGTCACTTTACTTGGTCGAGCTGTGCGGTTGCTATGCAAGGTCAGGACTTGAGGGTGCGCGTGCATTCTCTGCAGGGACTGTTAGGCGCTTCGGTGCAGACGGGACTTGTCAGAAGGCTTAGGTTGAAACTAAACTGATGTTAACGGCTAACGCTGTGCTGATGCAAGGTGAATACTGAAGGTCTTTATACCGAGGAGGACAGATGGCGAAAGCTTGAAGTTCATTCTTGGGCCGGCTACTGTTGATCCTGCCTCGTCGTCGAAAGGCGGCGGGGTAGGGGAGGTGGTCGGTAGTGGTGGAAACGAAATATGTCGAATTTAAATCAAAAAAAATACTACTACCTTTTTAGGGTAGTAGTATTTAATTTAAACTTAATTACCAATAAGCTTTTTCAAGAGATATTGTCGTTGAGATAAATGCGCCTTAACACATTCATCACGATCATCAGTAGTAAAGATATTACCATCGATACTGATGAGACAGTAATTAGTATTTATTTTTAAGTAAGGACGTTCTTTACTGAAGTAAAGTTCACCATTTACTTTTAGTGAATCGTAAAAGTCTTCCTCGCAAGTGAGAATGATTTCATGATCACCATTTTCATTACTTTTCGAATCTAAAGTTACATCTTTAAAGTAGCTAAGGTAATATCTAGACGTTTATAGTATCTAGCCATTTCTTCAGGACTGTTCATTTTATCCCGATCCAAACGTTTGACACAAACATTTAAACATTATCCAAAAACATCATACATTGTATTTTCCTTTACAAGTTAGGGGTTAGGATTCTGATAACTGACTAAGTGTAATCTTAGTCTTGATATTTACCAACATACCGAAGATGTCTATTGCTAGTTTCTTACTGGTATGTCTTGGACCAAATCTTTTAATAACGACTTCTTCTGAGGTACTGATGTCTTTATCGCCATGAGCAATAAATGTAACACAACATTTTATTTCATCGATGCCATGACGTGTAAAGATACGTTCTAACTTAGTACGTTCTTCCAGTAAATCATCCAGTTCATCTTCGTTTATCTTGGTAATGTTTTTAAACATTAGCTCGAGAAACTTATTAATGGATTTATCTAAGTTAGTATTGGATCCCACTACCTCTTTAGAATTTGTTTTACTGTAAGATGCTAACTTTACAACGTCTAAAATTTCAACATCTGTAGTAGCGTCATTATTTAATAAATCATTTAACATGATTAGAATCCTTTAATTATCGAAATACATCGCTACTTGAAAAATCATCAAGCAGAATAGTAATGCTATTGATATTGATACAATGATAGCGATGTAAGTTTCTTCGTGTTTCATTTTTTAATTCCATTTTTCGAGTTTGGCGTTGGAGAGTTTTACAGAAATCATTACAATTTCTTCTATAGAAAATTCTAGAAAAGATCCTGATAATGATTTATAAAGAATACCTTCATGAAAGAATTCCTTATACGGAAGTTTATCAATAAGAACATCCATCTTTTGTCGTGTATCGATGAGGTGTCGGATACTTCCACAACAATATAGTTTTTCTACTTCTGGAACATCTGAGATAACATCCCAGTTTTCACCATTTTTAAACTTGTTACGATATTCTGTTAACAATATATAAACAGAACTATGATACAGTTCTATATATCGTTTTAGACGATCGATTACTTCTTCTTTTTCATTTTCTTTTGCATGAAAGTTAGATATCTCTATATCTTGAAATAAACCCACGATGAATTTTAACACGAAGAACGCAACGATAAAACCGATAATGAACTTCATTTTAGTTTTCCTTAAATTAAGTTAGATTAATAAAATCCTTTCTTAGAACAGAAAGGTTCAATCTAATGATATATATTTGTTTTATTTTAATTATTGAATGGATTTTTTAAAATGGATGAGACTGAAGATAAAGAGAAAAAGAAGATAGAGAAATATCTCGAAGAACAAAAACCTAAAGTAAGAAATAATGCAGAGATTATAAAAGCTCCTGAAGATTATCCTTACATGTTGCATGGTTCTATTGATCCAGGTATTAAAGTATTTACACCTAGATTGTCTGCACGATATGCTAAGGGTATGGAAGATCGCACAGTAATGCGTGTACACGTATCTGAATCGATAGTAGGCTGTATTTTTGCTATGGATGAATTAACCGATATCATGCTTTATAATACAACTGAAGAAGAATCTGAAGTGTTTAAAGGTGGATGGTATATCTACGCAATTCCTTACAAATATGCTCTTAAACCTAACCACATGTTAGTGCATGATTCAGTACGTACTTCGGAGACTTGGTTAGTACCTTACTCTAAAGAAACTAAAGAATATAAAGGTGAAATCATCGCTAAGCTATTTGTTGAAACCATGCATGTAGTGAACATGGGTATGGATGAAAATAAAAATACTCTTAGAAAATACGTGACGACTTATATTCTTGAAGTAATGGATAAGACGGTTAAGATTGATCAACTGTCTAATAAACAGTATGGTAAGGGTTTATATAAAGTAGAGATTGTTCGTACTGATGATAAAGGCCATCATGTTTTCTATAACATTGGTAAAGATAACGTACGTGTAATTAAATTAGATAAGAACGAATACAAGAAGAAAAAGAAAGAAATGGCACCTAACCTGTTTACAGGAAAGAAAACTTTTTTAAATTGGTAGGTAATATATGAAAAGTTAATCAAGTGCTTTGCTTTTCAACCTCCTTTCACGGTATAACTTCTTACACGAATGTAAGAAATAGTCAATGTCGTTATTTCTTAGTCCTTTTTAACGTTTAGATAATCGAGAGATGAACTTGTAATTAATTGACGCCCAAACAATAATCGGAACTAGATTTCGTTCATTGTTTCTCCAAATAATCTTGTGTAAATAAACCACACGGTTAGTTTCCTCCTTATGTAGTGGCTAGACTCCTCCTATCCGTTAATTCGGATAGGAGGATATAGTTTTTTTTTCGGCATTATAATTATAAATTGAGAAGTACTTCTCGTTCTTATTTTTTAAAACTTAAAAGGAAACTAATCATGGCTAATGAAGTAACCGTAACCGTAACTCGCGCCCTGGCTCGTGCTAAAATTATTAAAGATCTTTTGGAAGATCTGAAAAAAGAATGTTTTGTAGGCTATGTTCGTTCATCCGAGAAAAATGGCGAACTGGCACAACAATACCAACGTAATTCTCAAGCTAATATCGACGAATATAAATCTTTAGTTAAAGAATACGTAGCAATCAAAACAGCGATTCACAAATTCAACGATACTAAGATTGTAACCGTTCTGGATATGGGCGAAGTAACTGTAGCAGAAATTCTGGTAGAGAAAACCATCTTGCAAGATCGTCGTGATATCTTGAATACTATTCGTGACCAATACACAGACGCACTGCATCAACAAAAACGAGCTAATGCTGGTATTGATAGCGATGTAAGTGCCTATCTGGCTAGTCAAGAGAAACAGTTTGGTGATAATGCAGGTAGTAAAGAAGCCATCGACCAACTGGTTAAAACATTTCGAGAAGCTAAAGAGAAAGAACGTTCTCTGGATATAGTTTCTGGTTTTAATCATGCTGAATTCATTCAAAAAGAATCTGAATTCATTAGTACATTCATGACTGAGATCGATACCATTCTGTCAGAAATCAATGCTACTAACACTATTTCTTATTCTTATTAAGAAATAAAATTTTAGAGTTTACTCTTTTATTTGAGAGGAATAGTCTCGACTGGATAACACTTTCTACTTTTTTAAACTTAGATTGAGTTATTGTAGATATCTAGCTTTCATGACACCTCACCTTTTCTATTTCTAGAAGAGCTATTCCTACTCATCTTCTCTATATGAGAATAAATATCATCGGAGGGATTGGAGAGTGGTTAAATCCAGCGGACTGTAAATCCGCCCCGAAAGGTTCGTAGGTTCGAATCCTACTCCCTCCACCAGTTTTTGAAATACGCTAATCGCTTATCGAATTCTAATAAAGCGAAGAACCTTGTCAAGTTGGAGACAGGCTCAGCAAGTAAAATTTGAGAATGCCTCACCAATAACCGATATGGAATCGATTTATACCTAATATCACGAACTATTATCTCGTGAGTATCCCCACTTAGTTGTGGGCTTTTCATCCTTAAAGTTATAAATCTATAAAGTTGAAAGTTATAAAGTTTAAACTTCTAACTTGGTTCTTATGGAAGAACCTATTTAAAGTTTTAAATGGTAAAGCAATAAATCAGAAAACCTCTATAAAATCCTACACTAAAGGTACAACAGTCATTCGCACTCTTAGATCCTGTAGGCTGATATTCTGGTTAGCGTATTTCCCACATTTTACTAACTAATAAAAATCCAGGTTAGTTAGGGTAAGAGGTGATCACAAAGTAAGTCTTTCGACCCCCTTTCAACTTACGAGATCACCTCACTGGTATACCTATGGGTTATTTATGTATTATCACGTTTTGTGGTGTGAGAAAAAAGTGTAATCGTGTTAGAAAGTCCTTTCATGTGGGATTGTGGTAATATATAGATCCATGGTATCATGTTGGTAAGACAATTAAAAATCTATCTAGGTATAGTTGCTGTTCGTTCTTATTGCCTTTCTAGCGAATAGTAAACAAACTTCCTTTAATAGGGACTATCTAGACTGTTGTGATTAGGCTCAGTAGTTTTTCATTTTTGCCTATTGGTTCTGATTACAATGGTGTATATACTTCCTTTTCGTTCATTTTTCATACTTGGTATTACTCACTATCCGTTCTGGGTAGTGAGTATTTTTTTTGCCGTATTTAAATCAAAAAAAAAACACCCCTTATTAAAAGAGGCGTTTTGTGTCTTTATGTTAAATCACTACCATCAAATCTAGAATTAGGAATTACTCGATACAACGGGATCTTTAATTCCATCTTTGACTAATTCGTAAGTCGCCTTTTCTAAAGTGATTTCTTTTAACTTATTGAAACTGCTATTAACAGCCATTTTACTTTCCTTATTTAGTTGGTTTAAGAGAACTACATTCAAGTTAATAATATAGGTTTAAAACATAATAGAAATATCTCCTCTGTCTATTTAGACAGAGGAGTATTCATTAAGTAATAAGATTTTCCCAATCCAGTTTAATACTATCTTTAGCGGATGTATGCATACCTTTCATGGAGATCAACATGATCTTAGAACCTGGCAAAGCGTTTACAGATGCAATACCATTAGGGTAGCTAGAGATATTAGGACCAGCACAGTGTTCACAATAACTATTGTTTTTATTTACACACATACGTGGAGAGCGCATGATTACTTCTTTACCTGCTAAAGAAGCAATATTACCTTCTGTAATTTTAACAGAAGTACCATTCTGAATAAAGTAGTAATCTAAATACTTCTCATTCTTTTTGGTGTCTTCATCAAACTGAACAGGTTCTCCGTATTTAGTACCACATTCCTTACCATCTACTTTTAAGTTAGCTGCCGAACGTACAGCATTCTTAACGTCTACACCACCTTCTTGAGTTTCGAGACCACGACCAATAGAACCAGAATAAGCATCATTTACATAAGCAGGTAAGTTCTTAAGATCCACACCTTTGTTAAGAGGGCGATTGATGTAAGTAGGTTCTTTATTATCATCTAGACCTTTAGCAAAACCAAACTGATAATACAGACGTTTACGAGCATCGTTAAAGATTTTGCCAGAAATAGCAAAACCCATAAAGTCATCATTTTTAAGATAGTCTTTATCGATTTTCTTTAACTCATCATCAATCATTGTTTGGATAATCGGATCGTCTAGTTTATCCTTATATTCTTCAAACAATTCTTTCTTACGCTTCTCTACAGCAGGATTAGAAACAATAGCTTTCTTAGTTACTGATGGTACGACTGTTTGAGTAAAGTTCGATAGATAAATAGCATTTTCAGCAAACTTTAAATATTCCTCTGTAAATACTTCACCTTCTACTTCATCATTTTTTACATCGTCTTTAGAGCGTTTCCATTTACGAATGAATAATTTCTCAACATCATTAGGGAAGAATCGTTTATTAATATACGGAACCTTTCCTTGGAATGGATCCACTACCAGTAAATAGTTTTGTAATAGATTACCTACAGTGGTGCGAATCTCATCCCATTCTGGAAGAATAAAACCTTTTGGTACCGTAATGAATTCTTTAAAATCCAATAAAGGTTTTGAAGTATCTACAGCACCATCAATATATTCTTTTGTGTTTGTGTCTGCATTAAGGTAGTAATAACCATTGCTGTCGGCACGAACCAAATAATGTTCTTTATCATCAGTACGGAAAATAGATAAACAACTCTTTACCCAGAATGCATCTTTATACCACTCATTCTTCATTCCAGTTAACCAGAATTCATGTTTATTCATTTATACACCTCTTGTTTTAATTTGTATATCTTGAACCGCACGTAAAATAACATCGTAAGAATTAGGATCGAAGATATAGTTATTCAAATGGGATTCTACAGCAAGAACTGGATTATCTGTACCATCGTTAGACATCAAAGCAAATAAGTACAAGTTATAAGCCATTTCTTTTAAATCCATTTCAAATACTTCTTTACCATAAATAGATAAATAGTTTTTGAAATCAATACCTAAATCTACACCACTACGGATCAGCTGGATAGCATAAAAGCTATCGTCATTAACTGCTTTTGTAAATTCCTTGATATTCTTAGAAGCTCGAATTAAATCAAATTCTTGTTTCTCTTCTATCTTAACCAACTCTTTACCACGTAAAGTATTAACCAAACGCTCACGAGTAAAGTTAGAAATCTTTTCAATGGTTTGATTGAATTCAGATTCGTCAATTAACAAACCACCTACAGTTGATAACAATTCGTAAAATGTAATCACATTGTCTTTATCAGCTTCTAAGATAGATAAAGAGAATTCTATTTGTTCATTATTCTCTATACTGATAGCTTCTGAATAAATACGATAAAGAGTAATAGGATCATGTACAAAATCTTCAGTACAGATAAAACCAATTTCACCTAACAGTTCAGTAAATTGATTACGAATGAAATCCTTAATGCGTAAAGTGATTTCATTTACAGTAATATCATCGTTACTACCACGAATAATGATTTCTAAATTATCCGTCCAGTCTTCATGAATGCCATCGATAAAGTCGATGGCTTCTTTATATTCTTTTGCTTCCTCCATAGTCCAATAATCATCTATGAAGTTTAAAATAAGATTAGCCATAAGTGCTTGTTCCTATATTGGGTAATTTAATACAGAGTTAACTATATATGTGATGATTTCTATTTTCATAGCTATGGAAACATTAATAGAAATAATCTAAAGAATATTCTTTTTTAAACAATCCGATCCACAACCCATTAGCTAATGGAGAATTTATTAAAATGACTAAATTGGACAACCGTATTGGTTTACATACAGGCATTCCTAGTTTTGACAAACTGACTATTGAAAGTAATGGTCTGAATCTTAATCCTAATGCCAAGACAAAATTTAAAAAGGCAAAACGACAAAAAGTTTTGGACATTGATCCGAAACGACCCTATGTTAAAGCACGTGATGGTGAAGCTAAAGTTGTTGAACGTGTCGCTCGAATCCCAGAAGAGTTTAAAGATCGCTTTACCCAAGAAGAATGGGATGCTTTAAATGACTATACTTTCGAGTCTTTGGAATCAACTTATAAAACAATTAAGATGATGATCGAAGCTCCTACAAAAGCACTCAACGAATTGCTTACCCAAGATAAGAAATTCTTACCATACATCCAAGAAAAAGAAAAACTGACTACAATGGTTGCCATGAATACAACCGACACTCGTAGTTTGGTTCGTGAGTTGAATTCTATTCGTAAACTTTACGAGAAGTTTGTTGATGAAAATGGTCATGTAAAACCAGAAGTTCCTGAGTTCGAGCCATATATCATTGAGAAGATTATTGATATTAAAGCACGTTATCTGGTATGTTCTAATCGAGTTCGTGCCATCACTGAACCATTGACCAAGCATATTTCAGATTTCTTTACAGCCATGAAATTTGGTTATTACTTGGATCACAAAGAAGAAGCGCCTGATGATGTGAAAAAATTCTTTGCAGAATACTTACATCATTACACCAACACTACCCCTCCTACACAAGAGACTAATAAGGAAACTAGTCATGTCAATGAATAATGATATTAATGAAATCAAACAAGAAGATGTTGTACCTTCCGAACAATCAGAAGGTGTATTGCATCTTAACGATACTGTAGAAGTATCTGAATCTTCTTTGACACCATCACTTCTCACTGAAGAAGATGATGTTTCTGAATTTAAACCTAAAGAAGAAACAGAAGAAGGTAAGACTAATGATTACGAACATCTCGATCAAGATCTTCCTACATTAGCTACTTACGATACAGAAGGTGAAGAAGAAAAACATAAACAAAAAGAACCTAAACAAAAAGAGAAAACTGATCCTAGAAAAGAGTTTCTTAAGAAACTTAGTGCGATCGTAGGTAACGATAAAGACGATCTGAAACTTTGGGTTCCTTCTGTAAAAGTAGTTGATGAAAAAATTAAACCAGCTTCTAAGAACGTCTTATTGGATCCTAAACATCGTATCTTGTTAGATATTAAAGAAGTAGACTATGCAGATCCTAAACAAGCAGAAGATCTCATTAAATCTATTTCTGTTCCAGCTGATTCTCCAGACGGTATGGTTCGCTACTTAGTAGAAAACCCAGCTAACTTGGATGAAACAAATGCTACATTATTAATTCAGTCTATGTCTGATTCTCGTGAATTGATTTCTAACGATTATCGAATGACTGAGCAGATGATGAATGATGAAGATGTCGAACTGACACAAGTAATTGGTATCACAGCAGATCCATCTCAACGTATTCGTTCTCGTCGTGCAACCATTCCTAATAGTGGTGGTAATCTTACTGGTCTGAAAGCTAAAGCAGCAATCATGGATTCTCTTGGATTGTCTACTTACTTTACACTGGTATTGCCTCATTCAGGTTTAGTAGCGATTATTTCTCCGCCGGTAGCATCTGAAATCATTGACTTCCAATACGTTTTGGATACTGCTAAAATTAATGTTGGTCGTACTATTGGTGGTTCTAACTACGGTACGGCGACATGGTACATCAATGATAAGTTGGTGGATTTGTTTATTAGTAAAATCTCCTACATCAACTTGAAAGATTCTTCTCCAGAGAACATTCGTGCTCTGTTGGATCCGATGGATATCCCTACCATTGCTTGGGGTCTTGCATGTACCATGTATCCTGATGGCTATATCTTTAACCGTACAGCTCTTCTGGACAATGGTAAAGCTGAACATGTGATGGGACGTATCTGGTTGCCAGATATGGCGATCTATGCTAACTCTCGTCTGTCAGTACGTCAGAAACAACACCTGATTAAAGCAGAAAGTGTGGCATCTTCTAATGAAGAAATCGAATCCTATCGTCGCGACTGGAAGAAAGAAGAAGATGTTGAGGTGTTTGAACGTTTGATCTTCTCTCGTAAGATTGAAAAACGTGAAGGTACGTTCATTCAGGAAACATACATTGAGCTTGGTCAGAGCGACATGGCTCGTTATGTTGAACATGGTTCAGATTGGGATGTGTATATTAAAGATGCCATCTCTGAAACCCTGTCCATGACTTCTGATGAGAATATCCGTTCTCGTTATTTGTCTGACAAGATTCAGGCTACGGCATTACGAGAATATTCTCACTTCATCCGTAAGATTCGAATCAACAAGTATTTTGAAGAAACCGGAAAATCAGAATCCTTGAGCAGTACAATCGATTCTCCTGAAACACTGATTGAAATCTTAAATGAGATTTCTAGTAATCAAGAGATTCGTAACAAGTTGATTGAAGCGGTTGTAGAGTACATTAATAAAAATGTAAAAGTAGTTTATGGTGTGCCTACTGTTTCTGAATACGAAGAGAAACACAACTCTTCTCCAGTAAGTAATAAGATCGTTCCAATTAATACTGTAATTGCTTTTTTTACGCTGACCGCTCGGATTTATCAAACACTCGCGACCAGATAAGCAATAGTGTTTCTACAATAGTAGAGGGATCCATCAGGGATCCCCTATTTGGTATTTCTCAAGTTAGACGTGACGAAGTTTTTCCGGAAACTAAAGATACGGAAGAAGGTGAAGAGACGGTAACAATCAATGTAAATAATGAAGACTTCTTACGAGTGATCGTGAGTGGCGAAGCTAAACCCATTAAAGACGATGGTGAGAAGCATTTATCTTTATTATCTTTGCATGATGCTTGCTATGGTTTAGATCATTATTCAGAATGTAGTATTGAGAAAGCTGATGGTTCGTTAGTACCTCCTCATGAGTCGTTGAGACCAATGACCATGAAGAAACCATATGACTTGTTTGGTGAAGGTAGTTACTTAAGTATTCTGTCTGACGAGTTTGTGATTTACGATATTTATCCTAATACAGGTTTGACTTTGAGAGAGTGGTTAAACATGACTAGGGTAGAACAGAAGATTATTAAGAAATCTGTAGACCGTAAAAAGAAATTACAAACGACTCTTAATCAAGAAGCCAACAACGAAATGGAAAGAGCCATTAATGAAACCAAAAAATAAATCTGACGTGGTTTTGTAGTAAAAAAATAAGTTATATTATATGCGAATTTATTTTCGCACATTTGCTAGACATGTTTGTCTTTGAAAATTATCCACTGGCTTTATGCCTTTTTAAATTGCTTAGTTTAAGCAATATGCCGGACTGATTACGGGTATATCTTATTCACACAGTCCTTACTCAATAGAATCCTAGATACCACTCTACTCCTAACGGGGTAGAGTGGTTATAGGTTTTATTTTAATTCATTATTTGGCATTACTATAAAAGAAGCTAAATCTTTCATTAAGGTAGGTGCAACATGAAAGAAATTAGTTCTAGTTAAACGACATACAGCATACACAATGCCAATAGGAATATTAAGATTTCTTGATTCTGAAAAATATCCTAATAAAGTATTGTGGTTAGCACCGACATGTTCAGCTACATCTTTAATAGTAACTTTGTTACTTTGCATAACTTTCTTTAAGTTTCTTCGTAACTCCTGATTCATTACCGATATTTGATTATCAGTGGATTTGCTTAACGTCATTCTGCTTACCCTCTTGTCGTTTTTTATTCTCATGTTTGATCATGTCTTTAATTAAACCATAACCTTCACGAATACTGAAATACTTCACATCAGGATCATCTTTATAGTTTCGATTACCTAAACGTGAAATAGTCAAACGACAGCCTTTTTGAAACAAACCAACATCAATGTATTGCAAAAGAATATTTGTTTGTTCTAAATATTTCTTAGAAATATTAATGGCATTTAATTCCAAAGAGTTTACAAAGTATAAGGATTCTTTACCTTCTACAGCTTGATGATAAAGATTCTTACAAATCTCAGTCATGCCTTTAAGGGTTTCTTTAAGCATGTTGTTATTAATGTCGATAAGCATTTGATCATTTGGATCTTCTGCTTTTACTTCTTTTTCAGCAAGCTCTAATAATACCTTAGTCAGGTAGATGTTTTCTGTTAAGAAAGCAAAGTCAGAAATTGCACTTTCTTTTTTAGTGCCTGTATAGAAAAGCTCGATATTCTTTTTGATTTGACTAATCAAGTCCTCTCGATTCTTAGGATCGATAGGTTGAGTTTCTTGTTCGTTTAGAATATCTGTTGCAATAGAACCAGATACACTACCTCGATGGATAACATCCAAACCTGTAGAAGTTTTATTGAACACCATCATGTTGTTTGGATTAATAGCACTTCCTGTTTTCAATTTTCGTTGACGTAAGTTTTCTTTACGTTTTTTAGCTTTAGCGGCTTTTCGTTTATCATTACTAGACATAGCATTTTCCTTTTTATTAAGTTAGATTAAGGCAGGATTAAATTTAAAATCCTATTACACGTAAATAGTATAGATTTAAAATAAAACAAAAAGAAACTCTACTACTCCCGTTAAGGAGTAGTAGAGCTGTTAATGTAAAGGGACATATGAAAACAAATAAGAATGTCATGGGACTAAAGACCACCGTCCGGTAAATAATCCCGCACAGATTACTCTATAAAGAATAACCTGTACGTGACTATCTAACATAATCACCAATGGAACAAACATACTTAGGAGTAAAGAAATAGCATGACCTACCCGAAAGATCAAATAGATACTTCTTCATATCTAGATATCGTCTGTATTTTTCTTATTAAGCGTTTCGAGATGATGATACTTTATTCTCATCTTCGCGAGCCGCTTATTGGTCTTGTATTTTTTAGAAGGTTCAAGATCCTTTAAGATACGACTATAATGTTTTTGTGTAATGGATTCATTTAATTCCGAAATGTGACGATTAGAAAATGGTTTCATTTGTTAAAAGAGTAAGTAAGATTTTATTAAATAAAATAATACCTAATCAGTTATTAAGATAAAACCAAGGACTTGTGTCGACTTCCATCTGATCCTGACCAGGTACTAACTCGGCAAGGATAAATTGACCATCTCCTAAATATTCTTCTACAGTTAAGTAGTAGTATAATGTAGGAACATGACCAAACACTTTAATGATTTCTTCCCCGCTCATAAGTTCATGTATATTGATTAAAAATTGATACATGCAATCGATATAAGTATTACAGATTGTAACAGCCTTATCATGACTAAGGTAGGTTTCATTAATAAGTTTTTGATATAAAGTTTCAGAGGTTAGCTGAATACTCATGTCATCTTTACACATCGGTATATGGGTATCGATTTGGTTATAATGACGGTTAACCTCTCGAGTACTTACAGTTAATAATAATTCATTAATGACCTGTTTATGGTTAATGATAAACTGATTAGCCGTTAATGCATCAACCACTCTAAATAGAGGCCCCATGTTTACCAATAAACGGATTCTTTTTTGGTTCATTTTTAATATTCCACTAATACAGTGTATATCGTGCCGAATACAATGTTAGATTGTTTCTGATTTAAGTTAGGATCATTCTCTTGTTTAAAGAATACTTTCTTAGTTATTCCAAACTTGATAATGTTCAACTCTATAAGATATCCGAATAATTTTCCAAAGAATATGCGGATAATACCCTCGTCTATTTTATTAGATGATCCAGAAACTTTTAGAGCAAATTCTAAAATGGATTGATCTACTAATTCATTAAGAGAAGATATATTAGAAAGATTATATTCGGGAAGAATATCCAGAATAAAGTTAAGAGACATTAATCCAGTTTTCTTTGTAATTAAAGAACTGGTTATGCTGAATATCTCAGAAAGGTCAAGATAATAAGATCGACCAACCTCCCATAATGGAAGATTGGCCTGATCTAAATGTCCGATTAAATAGTTATTGTCTTGCATACGATGTCATACTCCAAATGAGTGTTAATCATAATGTCATTAATGTAATTTGTAGGTACCGCTATTCTTTTATGGGTTCTCGGATAATACGTATACGGATCTACCGTCCTTGGAATAACTTCTGGTTCCAATTTAGGATTTTGTAAAATGTAATTAAATATTTTTGGAAAAAGATTGGCTAAATAATTAATATACCTTAAGAAGAATAAGGATGTAAATATTGCTTCATCTTCTTCCAAACCATATTTTAAAGTAACCACATTATTTTTATTATCCATAATGTAATTAGAATAACCACTATTTTCATCATCACTAACACTGAATAGATACTCGTTATCTACCATTAAGTCTTCAGGATTATAATCAAAATAAGCATTAAAGAAAGAATCCCATAACGATACCATCATTTCCTTAATCACCATTTCATTAATAGGAATGCTCGCAAGATAAACGTATTTGTATGTAATGGTTACAGAACTTAGAAGACTATAAGAAATTTGTTCAAATACCTCTTCTGATATCGGTTTACTAGGATTGTAGTTAAAACACGAAGGATGGTTGAAACGTTCCCTAAATGGATCTTTACCGAACAGCATGATGCATTCTTGATAAATATCCATTATGTTTAGATTAACTAAAAATTCAGTAGGCAAGATAAACTCTTGCTTAGCTAATTGAAACATCTTATTCCTCTTTATCAAGATAGACAACGATGTGGTCAGGATGAACGGATTCTTGACTCAAAGTAACCAGTGAGGTTTCTTTACAACGAACAGAATAGTCGATAAGTAATAAACTATTCTTTTCCTTAATTTCTCGAATAAATAATCTTGCCAGAAAAGATAAGTGATCTTCTTCGGCACCTGTTTGTACATCATCCCAAACGAATACTTGTTTACCGTCTGAATTAACGAATATTTTCTTTTGCTCTTCTTTGGGTAGATCTAAATAATTACGTACAAAGTTCTCGACATACTCGTAATCGTTATCGATAACAAATCCACTTACACCGTTAATCATGATTTTGAATATTGTAGAAATAGGAATTTCAAATTCATTTTCTAAATACTCTTTCGCTTCTTTAAATAACTTTTCTTCTTCTGGAGTTTTTGGTAATGACGAGACATCAATCATTACCAAATTATTACTTATATTATCCATGTTTAAAAATCCTTATAATTAGATATCTTCAATTTAATAGTATATGTTTATAATCTAGATAAAAGTTTACCCAGATAGTTAGATCCACTCCAAAGCTTCCTATCTAATAAATGCTTATTAGACAAATCCATGTTAATGCCTAAAATAGCTGGGAAATCATATCCGCAATAGGCAAAGAACACATCAGCTTCGTTTAAGTCATCTAAATACTTTTTAAAGTTAGCATCCGAATAGTAGTGAGTTTTCTTACCCTCAATCATTTTCTCAATGATTAGTCTTCTAAAATCAATTCCGTCTTTTACAAAACCGTATCGATTAAAATAATCGATAAGAGCAGATTTAATACCAGAAACCATTTGGGATTCTGTTTTATATACTTCAGGATCAATATCAAGATAGTGAGCAATCCAATCAATAATGAAACACATTACATTTGGATACTTCTTCATGATTCCTTTAGGACTTAATAAGTTTAGATCAAATCGATAAGTAATGCCAAGAATGTGATCACCTTTAAAAAACAGATGGTTATTCATGAATCTTTCAGCACATCGATCAGGACGATGCTTACTTTCAATACAGAATATAAATTCAACTTCACTATCTTTTAATTCTTCGATGATTCTATCTTCAATATCCACCCATCTTAAGTTACCACAACCACAACCTAATGCGGGTAATCTTAATTGGGTAATCCAATGAAAACCTTCTGTTTTATCGTAATCTTTTTCAAATGCTTTTAAACCCTCAATAATCAAGTCAATACATGAATCATCGTAAGGTGAAATTTTAGTAGGAATACTTACTAACGTTTCTGTTGCCGTAGAGTATAAATGATATTTTCTTTTATTGATTTCATCATTCTTACATGCTTCTCTATATTGGTTATACCACATTGGGCTTTTTTGTTTAAAATATAGTGCTAAACCTTTTCCGGCAATACCTTGAGTATTTACAGGAACACAATAAACACTTTCTTTATCATTGAACATGTCTTCTTCAATAACACGTACCGGCATTTTCATCATCCTTTTATTTAATTGTTCAGATGATAAAATAACTAAAAAAGAAAATACTCCTCCACCCATAAGGGCAGAGGAGTAATTCTTTTATTTAGGAAAATAACGAGTAATTGTATAGCGTTCGCGATCAGGAAGATGTACTGAAGTAAATACTTCAGCATGTTCTTCTTCAGGAATGTATTTAGCTAATACTTTTTCCATAGGGAAATAAGCAACCTCATCGCTTTCATTTTCAGGAACGACTTCTCGTAAGATGTTCGTGACATGGATTTCATCAAAATCCAAAACATCTAGAGCCAGATCGTAAACTTTCTGTCCACCAATAATCCACACGTCTCCGTGTTCTTTTTCTAATTCCTGAATTTTCTCAGCAAAAGCATCATCATTATCCAGTTGGAAAATATGCTTAATACTTGGATCATCGTACTCAGCATCGTTCAAGAAATAACGAGATGGGTTATTACTAATAATGACATTAATACGATCAGGTAAAGGTCGGTTGGGTAGACTTTCCCAAGTATTACGACCCATGACAACTACTGAATTCTTGGTTTGTTCTTTAAAGTAAATCAAGTCTTCAGGCAGATTCCAAGGAATGCTGTTATTGATACCGATAACATCGTTACTGCTTTTACATACAATTATCTTTAATGACATAAATGTCTCCAAGTTCTTTAGAGTAATACTCATTTTTCTTAATTGCTTTAAAAAGATTATCAATCTCTAAAGCAACATAGTGCAGTTCTTGTTTTGATAATTCAATACCTTCAACTGCATCTACATAAGATCCAAGAGTAAACAAACCTTTTTTCCGATAAAGGAAACTTACTTTATTATTAATAACAATAAAGTAGGTACCACCATATCGAAATGGATTAAAAGAACGAGAAGGTGTAACACATGTATCAATAATGGTGATCGGCATAGTGAAACCACTAAACTTAGCACCACTTTCAAAACACTTGGCTAAAGAATGGATGTCTCCGATAAAACGTCTTGCTGCTTCTGATAAAGTATTCATTAATTACTCCTTAAATAAACTTAGTACCTCGAAACCACTGAAATCATCATCAGTAAATCTCTCATTTAATAAATCACACAAAGCTCTTGCTTGATTTATTTCACCAGTACCAAACATATCCGAAACAGTGCTATTACACCTTTCTACATTGTTTTTCAATTCAATCCATAACCAAGGTTTGCTATCTAAATATTGTCTCCATAATTCCTTATAAAGACGATAGCTTTCCTCGATAGGCATTTCTCTTAAAGGTGGGTTTCCTTTTCCTTCTTCAATAGAAGAATAGCCTTTGATAAAACATTGGAAATGATGCTCAATAGAGAGACCATCGTTTAAACGCGCATAGAACGCGCTGAAGCGCTTATCTCCCTTAGATGAACATTCGTACCCACCGAACCTAGACCACGTGTATTTACTCATTATCGAGCCTTTACGACACCTTCTTGATGATGATACTTTCCTTTATAAGGATCATTGGTACTTTCATGGTGTTCTGCAAAGTAAATTGTACCAATACCACAACCTTCGTAGATCATTAATGCATGGTTTGTTTGGTTATAAATTTCTAATACCAACTGGCCCTCCCAACCTGATTTCAAAACAGTAGGGGCCATATTCATTCCCAAGCGAGCATAACTACTTTTACAGAATAAGAAACCAGTGACATTTTCAGGAATGCAGAATTTTTCTAAAGAATGAGCCAGTACAAATTGACCAGGATGGATTAACCAGCACTTTACTTCTTTTTGACTAATATTGCCTTTATAGTCTTTGTAATTAACCAATTCTTTTTTGTACGGATCCATACGGGCAGTTAATACATTCTTAGTACCAAATGGATCTAAACGTGTACTGGTATCGTCCGAGTTTTGAGTGTGGCTACCAGAGATAAAAAATTCTACATCAGAACCCAATCGGATATCGTATCCATTTTGAGATAAACCATGAGAGATGTTTTTGGTTTCGTCATTTACGTAAACGATTTCTCTACCTGGGGAGAAAGGTTTAATGAGTGGTTTTTCAGAGTTTAAAGAAGAGCCAATGATTTGGTTATCAGACAAGTACATGTTAATTTCCTTTACTAAAAAATATCAAAAGATAGAATAGAAACAAAAAAAGAAACTCCTCCCTTTTGGGGAGAGGAGTTTCTTTCTTGAACCTTAGAATTTATACCAAGGTTTTGGAGCGAGAGCTGGAATCACTTTGCCCACTTTTTTGCGGGCTTTCTTAATGGTTTTGTTCACCTCTTTGTGGTGAGCTGCACCGGCTACTGCACATGCACCACCGAAGAGTACGCCTGCGGCTACTTTAGCGAAGATGCTAATTGCTTTGCGAGCAGCAGGGCTTTTCACTTTTGCCAGAGTAGTAGAAGCAATAGTAGTTTCAGCTGGAGTTTCAACAACAGGGGTTTCGATAGCGTTTACAACATTCATTTCAGTTTCCTTTTCAGTTTGAGATTCAGTTTCAGATTGTTCAGATTGGTCGAGGTTTTTCTTGATCGCTTGGGTTAAGAGATCATCGAACTTGCTTTCGTCGAGCAGTTCTAATTGTTCCTCAGTGAGGCCGAGAGCTTCAACCAATTCGTTTTTCAGTTCTTTATTGAATTTACACATGATACAATTCCTTTTACAAAGTTAGAATAGAAAACCCTAGTACCACTATTGGTACTAGGGCGTTGTTAATTAAGCACGAGCTGCCAACTCACGCTTAACCAAATCGATCACTTCCTGATCGGTGTAACCTCTTGCGAGGTCTACTGACTCGAGGCCAGTATTTGCAAAGCGCACTGCGAAGTCGCGTTGGACTTCGAACAGATTGCGACGGCGCTCTGCGGCCATACCCAGAACGATCTCGTTATCTGGGCTGGCTTTTAGCATGGAGAGTACCATGCCGTACTGGCGAAGACACGCTTTCGCGTAGTCTTCACTGATTGAGTGGATCGTTGGATCCAACTCTTCTCGAGCTTTAACGAACTCTTCTTGAGTCCGTTTAAACTCTGCATCGATTGCTCGCTCGACGCGGCGTAACTCCGCATCGACTTTTGCATCTGCTGCTTTTTTAGCAGCTTCGTTGGCTTCTTTCACTGCATCGATAGCAGCGATTACGCCAACTACTACTGCACCACCAATAACAAATTTCAGAATATTGTTCAACATGATAAAACTCCTTTACAAGGTTAAGATGAATAAGATAGGAAGATTTCCTTCCCAGGTTCACGTTAATAGTATATATCTGAGATTTTTTAGAATACAAAAAAGAAACACTCTCTTACCTGTAATGGTAAGAGAGTATCTAATTAATGTATTAATCTATATTAAAAAGTTTCTTGTGGTTTTCCACAATACCTTTAATATAGTCTGCTCGAGAGATAGGTAAATATTCATTAGTATTACTTTCATACGTACCGATACATCGACCAATGAAAGATTCTGATGAAATACCTCTACCACTATTTGCCCAGGCATTGTTATCATTACTTAGCCAGATATCCCGAGATGTACTCGCAGTGTAGTAAACATCATCAACAAAAGGATCCTTATAAGTAACGTAGTCAGTTGATCGAATAACGGTAAAGTCAATTCGTTCATGTCCATTGACAATAACGTCACCACCAATATATCCATTACCGACGATAAATGAATTACCACTTACAATAGAACCATTAGTCACTCGAGTGTCATCGCAAATACGAGCAAATCCAACTACTTGTGCACGGCCAGATACAGTTGCCCTATCGTATAAAAAGGCATGGTCGTCTACTAAACCAAATTCCATCACACATGATTTATCTCTTACAATAGAATTTCCTCTAACCGTTGCATAGTCAGTAACATGGGAAAGATCACAAACGCCAGCCGTACCATGAACACGCGCATTAGAATCTACAACAGCTAAATCCATTACACGAGCATTTTCAGATACGCGTGCTTTAGCACTTACTTTCGCATCGTCGTAGATCCAACAAAGACCTTTTTGAGATAAGTTCTTTTCTGATTCTACCCAACCACCAATGTCGCCTTTCTTAACATCTCCAAAATTTTTCAATGCTCGAATACGATACAAAAGACCGCCATTGTAATAAAGGGTCAAGTTTTCAACCAATTCGAACTTTTTAGTGTTCTCTTTTTTAGTAGCCATCTTATTTACCCCAGTATTTAGATTTTAAATTGTTATGGTATTCAACCATTTCTTCATTAGATTTACCATTAGTATCGGTCATGTTGTAGCCATATTCGATGAATTCTTTAGCAGTTCCAGAGAACCCACCAACATTCCAAATGTCTTCTTTCATCGCAGCGGTAACAATTACATGTGGTCGGGCCGGATCACGATAGGTGAAGTAATCAGTTGTGTGTTCTAACTTAAAGTTAATAACAGCACTACCGTTTACAGTAACATTACCAGTGATATTAGTACCACTAAAGATAGAAGATCCGTCATTGATAACCACGTTAGTGCCATTAATTTGTCCACCGGTAATTGTACAACTACTTATTTCGAAATTACCATCAATATCAGTATCACCACCAATATAGGTATTACTACAAACAAAACCCTCACCTTTAATAAAAGCATTTCCATCAATATAGGAGTTATCAGAGACGTCTACTTCACCACCTACTTTAGCATTTTCAACAACGATAGCCATCCCGCGAATATATGCTTTATTAGAAATAACGGCTCCATCCCCAATAAAAGCCATATCTCCAATGATCGCCCTATCTTTAACAATGGCACCATCAGAAACAAGAGCATTTTCAATTACTGTAGCATCACCATATACCTTAGCATTTCCAGCTACCCAACAATTTCCTTCATGAGAAAGATTTTCTTCTTTCTCAATATAACCACCAAGATCATCAGTTTTAACACAACCAAAATCTTTCAAAGCTTTGATGCGATAAAGCGTACGTCCTTCCACGATATCAGAATCATCTTTAACCAATTCGTATTTTGTATCCCTAAGCTTAATTATTTTGGATCTTATGTTCATGATTCATTTCCTTTAAATATAGAGTAAAAAAAATAAAAGCAAAAATAGAAATACCCCTCTACCTTCATTAGGTAGAGGAGTACTAATATTATTTACCGAGTTTTTCGGCACCCAAATCATACACATGATTACGGATGTGTTTGTGTTCACCATTGCGACCACGAGCATCTTTGTTGTCGCGAATAGTCAGTGTAGACTCCACGCGACCATGCTTAATGGTTTCTGTTGCTTCGCCGCCTTTGGTTTGCGGAGGAGTGCGTGAAACATAATCGCGAGTAACGATGTGTTCGGTATGCACGCCTTTGGCGATGTCAAACTTAGCAGACAAAGATTCAATTTCTTTGTGTTTAGCCATGGTTTCTACACCCAGCTCACCAGTAGCCAAAGCAGTCGCAGCTACGAATTGGTTGGTCAAACCGAATACGGCATCCATTTCTTTTTCAGTAACTGCAGCACCGGTGTGTTTGATCACTGCGTCAATGGCACCTTTCTTGGTTTCCAGATTTTGAGATTCTGGATTATATACCAGATAGTCTTTCTGAATCAGATCGGCGAGTTCGCGGGTGGTATCTTTAATAGACATAATAACTTTCCTTTTTAGGTTAAATAAAAATAAGTACTTCTACATGTAGAAGGATAAACTTGATTGTCTTACCTTCAACTTAATAATATAGTTCTGTATTATTTTTAAATAACGTAACTTTAAGGCAAATATCCATCAAAACCATTTAATGCAGCAGGAGCAAACGATATCGGTTTATAAACCACATCAAATTCTTGGACACCAATATACAATAAAGAATTTTCTATTGGTCTGATACGAATCCTTCCGGTATCGTATTGAAAACCATTATCTTGAAAAGAAAGGACTTCTACCTTTAAAGATTCTTTTCTATAACGAACGACATTCAAAATAGAATCGTTCAACTCATCGATTGTAGGAGTACGATACTTATACGTATTAGTAGTCACTACGTAATTACCATCTTGAGTGAGAATCCTATCAGCGTATTTCCACCATTGTGCACCTACATGAATTCGTCGGTATGGTTGGATATATACTTGTCCTTTCCATCTTTTAGAATTAGGAGAAACTTTCAATAAGACTCGTGTATTCTTGACGACTGTATCGAATCGCTTAAGTCGAACATCTTCTTTAGTCACTCTTAAACTTTGTCTTAATAAAGTCTCAGGACGACCAATAGTAATATCTCGGAAAGTAAGAGGAAACTCGCCCCTTTCGTTTATGTGTCGGAGTAAGTTTTCCTCTTCGGTAAGATTAGGATTAATCTTCATTTCGATTCATCCTTTTTATCAATATTACCAGTTAACAAAGACAGGTTGTTTTTTAGAAGTCACCGTATCCATTTTAGCAATGTCTGACAGAATAGACACTGTGCCGGACTCAGCAGAAACGACATTATTTGTCAATAGTCGACGTGCTGAAGATGGAGTAACTTCTACGTCCTGACCGCCTTGGTTAATAATTGCTTGTACTGGGTTATTAGATTCCAATGAAGGAGAAACCAATTTTTCAGCACAAGTGATGCCAGGTTCATTCACATAATCAAAAGTGATTACGGTATGCAATACTTTGCAGTTTTTACCATTAATTACTTGACGTGTAGTCAGAGAACGAATACTGAAACATACATTCATGCCTTTGGTTTTCAAATCCTCTTCTAAGAATTTACCATAAGGGCCAGCTGGTTTTACTTTAGCCATAATGCCGACACATTTTTCGTTAGTCAATGGATCGACATAATCAGGAACCAACCAGATCTCACCAAACACACCACAAACAGATTTTTCATCGATACGAATATTTCGTTCTAGGAATTCCATGTCTGTTTGACCTGGCTGTTTAGAAGGATGGCCGTATTCTGCTTTAATAAAACCACCAGCAATACGCTGGTTAAATAAAGTACCAGGAGCAAAGAACTTATCGGCTCCTAAAGAAGAATAGTATTCATTTTCACCTGTTTTAGGATTGATGTTTTTTGATTTATGGTCTAAAGCACCAACACAAATAGTATAATAACCATTTTCATCAGGAGTAAGAACACCCTTCTTATCCGTACCATCTAAACGGGTACAACGATAAACAAAGTTAGACATGTCTACAACACTTTCTTATTCTAATATCTTAATACGTGATCGATCAATTCTGTTTGTGAAGTAGGGTTACACAAAGAAGAAACAACACCCGTATAGAAATAGCTACCTGTCAGTTTAGTCAATGCTGAAGAAGCACTGAAGTTAACAGACGAAGCAGGAACAAATACAGGCATGACTTTATCGGGATCGATATCATTCAATATTTCACGATAATACTGATTGATGTTATTTGGATTTCGTGCGATAATACTAATAGGAATCGCCAATGATTCAAATGTGTCACCAATAGACTTACCAGCATATTTACCAGTTTGTGAAAATACCCGTCCCATATCTGCATAAGAGATGAAGAACGGCACTTTACCTTTAGTGACAAATTCTTTATAGGATTTACCAATTAGTTTATCTTCACGTACGACGACCAGACTTTTAATGATAACACTGCCTGGGTCGTAAGTTAATTCGTAGTATTTTTCATCATCAATAGTGATGACGTTAATTGCGTCAGGATCAGAATGAACACTAGCCATACAGTTAAAAATAGCATAATGTGTTTCATCTGGGTTGGTAATTAAAAACAAACTATAAAATTGTGTATCACTACCAACACGAGCAAGACCTACCATCTCGTAACGAACTGGAAATATAATCTTACATCCTGTGGTCGTAATTAATTGGTTATTAACTTCTTTTAAAGAAGCCATAATTTTATCTTTATTACGAATACCGTATCTCATGGTAGGTCTCTTTCCTTAATTAACCTTTTACAATCTCAATCTGACCAGCTACCCATTCAACAAGAATGTTAATAATGGCAGTAGAAACAACAGTAGAAGTATCTAAATCTTGTTTAGAAGATTCAGCAACGATAAGGTGTTTCAGAATCAAACTAGCCATAGTGTCTTTGAAGAATAATTCGCATACAGTGTCAGAAACAACATAAGCCAAGTCAACATCCAAAATACGATTACCTGGATAATAGTTATTCAGGAATTGGTTAATCTTACCACGATATTCCAATACTGGCATTTCTTCAATGACTGCTTTTAACTCAGCATGTTCATCGTTAAAAGTATTTTCTACCAATGCCAGAATACTCGAAGTGATTGCATCAAATGTACGAGCAGCCAAACGAGTTTTATCAATGGTATTTACAGTAGCCAAAACCAACTGACCATGACGAGCAAGTTCCTCTGCATTTTCAGTGATCGCATCAAGATTACGATAAGCAGTAGGATTACTAGAATTCATGATACCTACCAAGATATCGGCTTTATTAGGAAGATCGATATTGGCATAAGTGTCATGATAAACATAGATGGTTTTGGTTTTGGTATTGACACTGGAAATGACAGCTTTAGAAGCAATCGCAGTAGAATACATGCTTGCAAAGCTATTGATAATACGAGAACAAGCAACCTTAAAGAACATTGCCCATTGTTTCAGTTCTTCCTCAGTAATACGCATTCCCTGAATGGGTTCTTTTTCCAGTTTATCAACAATCAAAAACGCAGTCAAGTAAACCATAAAACTTTGGTAAGTTACTGAAGTATCATTAACAAACTCATTACGAAGTTTCAAAAGTTTCCATGCGTCTTGGAATAAATCACCACCGAATTGTTTCTCGTATACTTCAGCTAAGTTCATGATGCCTTCGTTGGTACTGTCATCAGCTGTACGAACCAATTCGATAATCGTATCGTTATCTGCTTCATCAAAAGTAGGTTGACTAGAAGGACCTTTTTGAGAAGGATTATACAGAGATACCAGTCCAGCAATTCGAGGAAGAACAGTACTGTATACAAACGACGGTACTTCGATTTGATTCACTTTAATTTTAGAAGCTGGTTCGACACGTACAGACAGGCGGTCACGAACATCTTCAATAACTTCACGAATAACTGGACTTACGACATTGCGAGTAAAGCTCAGTTGATTTTTAAGTGGGTTAATGCATTGCTCTTCAATAGAGTCGTATACTTGATAAATAGCTGCACCTTCAGTGAAACCAAAATTAGCATAAGACTTATCGATTACTGTTCCAAGAGAATGTTCCAGACATTCTTGAGAAGCGACAATGCCTTCAGCTGGAGTAACGTTTTGAACCATCGCATCCAGAGCAGTACCAGGAATTGCTTTAAGACGAGCACCATTTAACAATGAAGTCTTGGCAACATCACTAGCCAAGTTTAATACATCTTGAGTAAGCATTTATTTATTCTCCTTTAGCAATAATTCGGCGTTGCAATTCAGCCAAAGCCATTTCTTGAATAATGTTTGTATTCAAAGCTTCGCCTTTTACAAAACCCTGAACGCCAGTTACTTCACTGATCAAACGGTTGGCGAATACACCAACTAAGTCAGCAGCACATGCCAGTACTGTAGCATTCTCAGTATCTTTAACAAATTGTTGATCCATAGTTTAAATTCCCAGATCTAAAAAACATAAAATAGTAAAATTTGAGATATAGAGTGCTCTAGAAATAGAGCACTCTTATCCCAATATAGGTTAATCTTTATTAGACAGATATTCCTTGCCGATACGTTTAGACATTTCTACCAGAATACTGTTAGACATACCCATCAAGAAAGGACTGTTTACAATACGAGCATATACTGATTGACTACCAAATACGGCATCAATTTCTTCACCTGGTTGATTGTCCTCCGAATTTATTCTTGGAGATTCTTCAAACACATGTGCAATCGTTGCCTTCAACTGAGCGCCGAAGACGATTTTCGTAATATTCACATGATTCGCTACATCATGCAGTGTGCTAAGACACATCCCTAACTTTCATTAGGATACTAGACTATATCAACACCCTAATTACATTAGGGGCTTTCTTTTTCCATTTAAAGCTCTCGCTACCCGCTTGGGCCGTACACGGAGGCTAACCCGTTAGTCGTTGAACGTTCCTGTTTTATAGAACAGGCTTCGCTGCTGATCATCCATTGTACATCCATTACGATTTTCACTGTGTAGTAACACGAGTACGTAAGGCTTTAGGACTTTCCAGCAATTAAGAAAGATATCACTTACCAATTACTTAGTAAGCGGACAATATCATTTTAGTTTAATTAAAACAACTAAAATAACTTAAGTTTATCGCCCTGTGATAAATAGTTATTGCTTGTAATTGTAAATTTAATAACAGCAGTGTCTAACATTAAAGGATTTCCGTTAACACGATAAGTATCATCTACCATTCCTGTAAACGGAGCTTTACCCAATGCTTTCTGTCTAGCGACAATTTTAGAATCCGAAAGATTAGCAATTTTCCTTAATGATTCACTCATGTCTTCTTTATCACCATTGTAGAATACTTCTACTTTATCAATAACACCTTTTACACTACTTTTAGGCACATTAGCAGAAATACTACGCAAGAGATCTAAAGATTCTTCATCGAACAATTTAGTATCGTTAGTTAAAGCATCTTCAATAAAACATAATGGATCATCTACCATTACTTTTGTACCTGGTTTAGCCAATCGATGAATACTTTGTTCAAAGTTTACCACGACTTCTTTTACCACTGTAGTTTGAATTTCAGTATCTAAACTTAATCGCTTAGAAATAGCTGTCGAGTCTTCATACGTATAAGGACTTTCCATCAAAGCTACTCGTATCAGTTTACCTGATTTATAAGCTAAACTTTTCGGATTTAACGGATCCTTAGTAAAGAAACCAGAATGGTATGCAATGACATCACCCAGTTCTAATCGATCACCTACTTTTACATTTGAAACAATGTCATGTGGCATAGTGAAACCACCACTACTGCCAAACTTACGACCAATCTCGATGTGGCGGAATGTTCCGTCATCATTTTGAATTTTGATAGCGTAATCATTCACTTCAACTACTTTACCAGTTTTATCAGCAGTAGCCGCAAATGTATCACCAGCCCGTTGAACTAACTTAGCATCGTAACCAGTACGTGTAGGCATTGGGTGATATCCGGAAGCAGAGATCGTGTGAGTTTGCTGGACATTAATAAAATTAATCCTTTTTGGATCGTCCATATCGCTACAAGGCATCATCATGGCAACCGTACTTAATACATTATCTGGCTTCAGGTCAGGGTTCATTTCACCTGTACCACTGTTTTCAGGAATGCCATAAAGATTCGTAAACTTAGGATTAGCCGTGAGGTAAGTACTAATACCTGCATCCGAACTATCCTTAGTCGCTTCTGATACAATGCCTACCGCGTTTTTATGGTGCTGGCGCGTTCTTTTAACCATGGATTGTTTAGAACGTCCACCATTACCTGTAAAGGTAATTTCTTCACCTTGCTTTAAATCTTGCAAAGGATTTAAAGTTTCCACAATACGTTTAGTCGTATCCTTATTAATTGCCATCCATACTGCTTCAGGATTTAACTCTACTGGATAGTTAGCTTTAATACCGTGTCGATTATGTTCTCGTAAAGCACGAACCAAATGCGTATACACTTCACCTGCCATTCGCTCAAAACCGCGAATACGTTGTTCTGACATATCTACTTCATCTCTGTGTTTATAATCAACCAGCAATTCAACACATCGAATCAGAAGACCACCAAAATCTACAGGTTCTTTCATCTCAATCAAAATACGTTCAGTGATCGGATCCACAAACATATTGTAATAAAGATCAATCTCTTTTAAATAACGACCAGGGATCTTAATAGACTCTAACAGATTAAAGAAGTTTTCTTTTTCATTTAAACTGTAAATAGACATCTTATTTAGATCTGGGATTTTGTTTAAACCAGACATAATCAAACTGGTCACACGATCACGTTTGGAAAGAACCAAATTAAAGTCATTAAAACGAATAGCGTATTCGTGACTCTCTAATTTTAGTCGTTTACCAATAGGTTCAGTTCGATAGTATTTAGGTTCTAAAGAAGCCAATAATTTAGTAATGCCTAAACGATAGCACAACACCAGACCAATAGGAATCGCTTTACCCATGATGTCAATATTGACAGATTCAGTAGGCGCTTTAATAGAATCTAAACCACACAAAGATTCGATGGTTCCTAATTCTATCGGGTTATTATCCTGGATATAATAAATAGTATTCTCACTATCTATCGCCAATGGATATTGTTTTTTATACGTACCGATAAAAGTCATTCCAGTGACTTCTGACTTAATAACGAAATCACGACCAAATCGTTCTTCAGCACTTTTTCTATCAAAGTACAAGAAACAATCTTTTGTAGTCACTGCCTTAAAGTTACGAGACAAGACAGAATATACATAAGGTGCTTCTAGATGATTGTCGAACATATTGCCAGAACGTGTTTCTAATACATCTTTGTTTTCTTGATCAAAAGCATTCTTACGAATATTGGCAATTAACCATTTTTCGTAGTTAAATGCTCTCGAATCATCACGAGAGGCAAATGTTTTACCAAAATAACTCGATAAAGAAACGGTACTGTCATCAATCTTACGAATAGGTAAGTCGTAACGTTGATGGCAATAGGTGTAAGTTTTACCACCGATAGTAAAGGTACCATCTTCAGAAACTTTAGGAATCTTAACACGGATAGTAGAAGCTTCGCCTTCGATTGGCTTAATTTTCATGGCATAGACAGTATAAGCACCTGAAATGTTTTCTACTTCAGTTTTCTTAATGTCTTGAACCACTACGCCAGCTGATTGAACACCCACCATCATGGAAGCAATATCGCGCTCCATAAACTCAGTGATGTATTTCTTATCAAATACCTTGAGTGTTGAAATACCACGAGTATCTTTTTCAGTAATCTTCAATTCTTCTGGTTTAATATCGATCATTTCACCGACAGTTTTACCACCATCTTTATTTAAACTTAATGAGTTGTACTTAGTCAGTGCTTTACGAATACCATCGAATTTACTTACAGTCATTGGATTGCTTTTAGCATATTCTTCTAATACAAGTTTACCTTTAATACTTGGAGAAATAGGCTTGTCGACAATTTTAACCAACGGTACTTTATCTTCTACTTTGTAGTTTTTAAGATCCAGTACATCACTAGAGTCAAATTTAGAATTGATGACTTCTTCAAACTCGTCTTCTTGTTCGTTGACTACCGGAACAATATTACTCATCTTAGATAGTTTATTAAGATCCGTATCACTTTCAGTTTCTGTAATTAATTCATCTTCATCATCGAGAATATCAGACACAACTTGAACATCTTCATCCTGATGTACTTCACCTAATTCATTGTAGTAGGCTTCTTCATGATAATCATTTGTATCATCATGATCGTCAGGATCATTTTCGTCATCTAGATCATTCTCTTGATCTTCTTCTCTTTGTAATGCACGACCACGACGTAATCGATAATCCGCAATCTGACCATAGTCACGTTCAGCATCGTCTCGTTTAACAATTACGTCATCTGGATCAGTTTCAATACCTGCGTCGTCATCGGCTTCCAAATTCTTAGCAGCAATCTCTTCTTCAGTAAGTTCGATACCTTCTTTAGTTTTAAAGATATTATTCAGTTTTAAGAGAATATTGATAAACTGCTTACTCATCAGACGAGGATCGATTTTACCAGCAGGATTCTCTTCACTATTCCTCCAACTATCTAATAAACCCAGATTAAAAATAGTAAATACATCATTTTTTACTAAAACGATATTTGTTTTATCTAAGATGGTTTTAGGTACATTAGCAAATACTGATTTTTCTCGGTTAAGACCCAACCATTTCCACATCTCTAAAATAAAGATACTTTCTAAGTTATCTAACTTACGGAATAACTCTACAGTCATCCCAGTAATAGATCTTTTTAAACTAGAGATAGGAAGTAGCTCATCAGGGACATTAATAAATAAAAATTGATTATAGTAATTATCGTAATTATAGCTAACGTCAGCCAAACCTTTTAATAAGGTATTCAGAACGTTCATGTTACGATAGTAACCAATATAATTCGTATTTCCTAAATAACGATAACGACGATCGATGAGGGAATAGTTAAGAACTAACGGAACAATAAGTTCTGGTTTATACTTATCCATCTCAACCACCATTTTAAATTTACGGTTGAGTTTTAAGTATTTCTTTAATTCGATTACTTGAGTCGCTGTACGAATAGTTAAGGTACCTAAACGAGAAGCAATATCCATGTAGGAATACATGGGGATTTTTAAGCTACCTTTCTTAAACAAGGCATTTTTATCACTAGGACCAACATCAGCAGTACTGCTAGGAATGTAGTGGTAAGCAGATTGTTTAGGTAGGAAAAATTGTGTCGTGTTAAATACTCTAGGATTATTAAAATGGGTAACCATCCTATTCATGAGTTTTAACTGAAATTGTTCAAAGTTAATCATTACAAGTTTGTTCCTTTAAACATTGATTAAAAAAGATAAGAGCACTCTCCAGGGATGAACCACTGGAGAGTACACTTTGTTAATAAGATACCATCACCTAAACAACCTACCTAAAAAATTATTCATTAGGCACATCAGACAGGTTATGGCAAACAAATTTAACAGTATCGTAGTTCACAGAATAACGTATAGATCCATCTGGACCTACATAAGCACGTTTTTGTTTCTTATACTGGATGATTTCGTTACGAGCTTCTTCAGTGAGAGCAGAGAGGATATTTTCTCTATCGCCATCAAATTTAACTATCACCTTCCGATAGTCAAGAATACAGACATTTAAAGGAATATGGGAGTATTTCTAAAAATGTCTAGTTAGTTTTCTCTAAAATATATTTTCTTTACTACTCACATTATATTGAGAAGACTATTTTCTAAAACTAGATTAAGATGATTTAGGTTAAGGACTATATAATCGCTTAAACTTCGGTATCGTCAGTACCTAGGTTCAAGAGTACAGAAGTGGTATTCCGTACTGGTACATAGAGGCTTACCAGGCCACTGTACCCGCCCTCCGTTTCAGGGTTGTTATCACAACAATGCCTTACGTCTTTCGACTAGTCTCTGAACACAAATCCTTCTCTGATAAGAGAATAGGATTCTTCGCTGCGGATTGCCCTACTGATCTATCTCTTTTACTGTACTCTGGTTAATTACTCCAGACCCTACTGTGTATTACTACCAGTAGTTAGTGTATAAATCTTTTACAGGGTGTTCCCGTCAATTAGAAGGGTTTTGCTAGGGTTTATAACCCATGGGGACCTTGATGTATCAATAAACATTTATTTAGAAAGTGTAACATGTTACGTAATTATAGCAACGTAGATAAGATTTGCTTTTATCGAGATTTGGATAACTTCCATAAGTATTTCGTAGAACAGAATGGAGAAATCTATTTTACAGTTCCTAACGATCCAAAACAATATAACGTAGAGAAAAAAGAAATAGATGGTATTCTCCACGTTTATATTAAACCTTTAAATAAATGGATTCGGGTAGCTAATATTGTTAACTACGCTTTTAAAGGAGCATATCACAATGTTTTTGATGAGTTAATGGAACAAGAAATAACTTACTTAGATGGTAATCCCTCTAATATCCATCCGTCTAATCTAATTTGGAATAATGGTAATTCTAAAGAAGATGAAGAAGGATTTAGAATCATTCCTGGTTTCGTAAGACATCGTATTAATCGAAAAGGTGAGATCAAGAATGAAAGAGGAGGTATTACTTTAGGAAGGTTAACAAAAGGTTCTGGCAGTACTGGTGCTAAAGACTACATGAAAGTTCATGTAAAAGCAGATGTATCTGGTAAAGACAGAGAATATGTCTTAATAGGAGTACATCGTTTATTAGCTTTAGCATTTTTACACATTCCAAAAGAATTCTACAAAATGGATGTAAGCCACATTAACGATAATTCTTTAGATAATCGTATAGAAAACTTGGAATGGTCCAGTAGGAAATCTAATAACTTAAGAGCTGTACAAAATGGTTTAGTAAAAACCAATCCTGTATTGGTTCGTAATTTTGAAACAGGAGAAGTATTAGAATTTCCTAGTATTTGTCAGTGTGCTCGTCATTTCAATGTTCACCCTACTCGTATTACGACTAACTGTAAATCAAAAGGTAAAGTTACCTTTAGTAATGGTTTTCAATTTTGTTTGAAATCTGATTTAGAAGACTGGGGAGATTCTAAACCAAACGCCCATCAAGATTATAAACAATTAACAAAAACAGTAATGAACGATAATAGGATAAAAGAAATGCTTGGAGTTACTTTTCCACTGCATTTATTCGATAAAGCAAAAAATGAATCAATTTATATCGAAACACTAACTGATTACTTTAAGTACTTCAAGTTAGACGATCGATATGTTGTTGTCAACACTAAATAAAATTTATATATAGGTGGCCGATCATCAAGTACCTTTATTAATTTATCGGTACTTGGTGAATATTATATCGAATCCTAATAATGAATACGTTCTACAACTTCTAATTTATAATCTTCAGATTCCCATACATACGGTTCTCTCCGTAGTCTCCACTTAACTGTGCCTTTATACACACCTAAGTATTTACTTGTCTCATGTACGGAATTAAAATAAATTACTTCATTAGTTTTCTTGTTTGTATATCTTACTCTTATTTTTCGATTGTTTGGTCGAGCACCTACATGCGTTATCTCAGGCCACTTACCAGTGAAATCCTTCTTAAGCATGTAAGCTCGATTGTCATTATAGAGAACAGTTCCTTTAGACAGTACTCTTTCCTCTCCTCTTCCTTTCTTAAGATCCAGAATCCTTTCCATTTCTCTAATAGAAAAGTATTCAGTAATCTTTTTAGTTTTCTTATCGAAAACAAGAATAGGATTTTGAAATGAAGTATTGTAGTTACGACAAGTTTGTAAGTTGTTTTCTCTACGAGTGTTCCATTCCAAATTCTCTAAAGAGTTGTTTAATGAATTATTATCCAAATGACAAACATCCATGGTTTCAAAGCCGATAGGCATTGGACAAAAAGCAAGGGCTAATAAGCGATGTATCCCGATATTAACCTTACCATCCTTATAGTCAACTTGTAGACGCGTGTAACGATAATTAATATCCTTACTGCGTCCTTGCCTAACAACTCTGGATTGTATAATTTCACCAGTGTCGGTTCTTTTTATTATACCGCAACGGTTAATTTTATAACGAGTATAACCAGGTATAAGTCTAAAACCTTCCTCATCTTCAGTAGGAAAGTCATTAGTCCAAACCATGTTGGTAGGATAGTAATTGACAGGATTGAAGTCGAGATGTCTAACGTTCCACTTCATCATTTCCCAAAAGTAATCTGGGTTAGAGTCTTTAAACGCAAAATTTAAAACGTTAGATAGTTTAACAAGAGTATTTTCAATAGAAACGTAATAGATCTTGTCTACTAATCTAGGAACTAACTCAACAATACCATTAGTTCTTTTATCTTTATAGAAAACTACGTAAGATAAGTTAGTGAAGTACAAGCGATCATTTGTTTCTAAAAACAAGTATTCTAATTTAGAAGTAAATTTCTGAAGTATCATTTTTCTCGTCCTAATGAGTTGATTTCATAAGGACAAGGAGGCTGTAAAAAATTTCAATATTAATTAGGATTCGGGCTGAAATCCCCACCTTGCCCACCAAGTGAAGCTAATGGTGGACACAAAGAAGTAATGGTATCTACACCATTAATAGGAAATTGATAGAATGGTTCAATAGTCGTATCGACTTCCCAATCATCATTTAACATTACTCGTCGTTCTGCCTTAGTCGTTGTCATGACTTTAGCAAAACTAGGTACGTTACTCTCAATACCAGTAATTGGATAGCGAACAATACTACTAGGAGCATTATCGATTAAATGAATAGTAGTAATGTAGAGTAATTCAATAAATGTCAAAGGTGTTACTAACTCTTTACTTTTATCTTTAGGTAGTTCTTCAATACCATTAATAATTTTAAAAGTACCGTCTAGACCTTTATAGATTAAAGCAAGATAGTAACCGTCTACTTCAACAGGATTGTGTCGAACACTAGTAGGTCGGAAACGTTGAATCAGTTTCTTAATACCTTCATCAGACTGAAATAAATCATGCCATTGTTGAGACAGATTAACTTCTTCTGATTTTAAAGTTTTCTTATTCACTAAACGAACAGGTTCTAAAGGCGAAACAAATTTTTCTGCTAAGAAACTATTCTTAATACCACGAACAGAAAAAGGCAAACAACCTACCAGTTGTTGAAACAAACCAACCATGGTGTCATTAAAACCAATATTGGCTTTATCGTTTAAAAAACGACCAGATGGTTTAACAGCAGTAATTACGTTAGCCGTACCATTCGCTACAGTACGAGACGCCCATTTACCTTGAATCAATTTTTTCTTACCATGACCCGTGATTTCACCAAGATACATGTATAGTTTTAAAACTGTTTTCTGAATCGCATTTCGCGTAGAGTTTACTGCACTAAGATTTAACTTAGAAGAAATACTAGATAGAGAGTTAGCCAGAGAAATTATCTCACGATAGATCTGGTTAATCTCATCATGATCAATCATCCCTTCTTTAAATTCAACATCTCGATAACCAGCTTGTAAGACAATAAACTTATCCAGTTTATAAATCTTACGATGCTTCTTCAATAACTCGTTTAATTCTTTACGCTTAGGAGAGTTAGTTTCAGGCATGACTAATTCATCTAAGTGCTGCATAAAGAATTCATAGCCCGTCTCACCATCTAAAGCATTAGACTTATCAAAAAATTTCGTTTCCGGATTCCATTTAGCAAAAGTAACACCATCCATGATTTCTTCTAATAAAGAAGAAGAGGAGATCAATTCACGATAAACCGTTGGATGGATAATCTCTACATTAAGATCGATGTAAGCTTGTTTAGTCATTCGATCAGGTGAACCCATCGCGCCAAATATCTCATTTGACCACAAGCCCTCAGGATGTAGTTGATAGTTAGCCCCTGTAAACATCTGTGTAGATTTAACAGGATTCAAACTACGATATAATTCGCCTTGATTAAGATTCAGTAAGCTTAAATTAAAAGGCTTCTGATTTTTCAAGACATTTTTAATTTTATCGTCCATGATGAATCATTTATTCCTTTCTGAAATAAATTATTAAAAATAGAGTAGTCTACTCATTCATTATATATACTATATAGAAGATATGACTACTTTGGCTTATAAATTAGAGCCAACAATAAATATACCCGAATTTATTTTAGATTAAAATAGGAGTACTTTACATGGCGATTAAGAATCGTGTAGGTAAAGCCGTAGCAGAAGATCTCGACTTTAAGTTCGATTTCGATGACTTCGAAGACCAGTTTCCCGATCAATGGGATACGGTTTCTGATGAGTATTCCACTGCAGAGAAAAATCGCTCTCCTGTGACAAAAGCCAGAAACAATGTTATTGCTGGCTTGAAAGACAGTATGCTAACGCGTACTGGCATGGAAGAAGTATTACGCGCTGCTTTTCCGTCAGAATACGGAGAGACATACGACAACATTAGCGCAGTACTTTCTGGCGTAAACGAATCTACAGATATGGTTAAAAAAGAATTTAACCGTATCAAGTCTAGAGGCAAATCTTACCTGAGGCAATTAGCTCCAGTAGGTGACATGATTGGTTTAAAATCATTAACCGATAAATTAAATAACTGGGGTAAAGAAGATTTTGATGGTAGTGATGACTACGGTCAGAATAATGTAGATAAAGAAAAACAACGTGAAGACAGTATTCAGTCTTCTCTTGGTGAGTTGTTCTCTGTTCAGAATAGAATTGCTGAGAAAAGAGCAAAACTAGAAGAAGTTAAACGAGACGCTAAAGATGCGGTAGAAACAGTTCGTTTTCAAGGGCAAATTGGTGTATTGTCTTCTATTGATGCGTCATTAAGAAATACGGTATCTTTCCAGAATAAGAATACGTATAACTACTATCGTAAATCGATAGAATTACAATTACGTAAATATCACTTATTGAGCGATATTTATAATACCCAGACCAAAACATCCGAAGCATTAATTCAGACTTTAAATGAAATCAAATTAAACACTGGTCTTCCAGAGTTTGTTAAGATGCGTACTTCAGAAGCTGCTAAGCAAATGATTCGCTCAAAAGCTTTCGAAGGCGTCCATAAGACTATCTTCGGTAATGGTGATTTCATTACTAATTTCACCAACAACTTATTAGGTGCGACAAAATCAGCCATTGGTAGTGTAAATGATTTTATGGATTTGTTAGATCCAATGGTAGAGCAAGGCATTAGTGCTATTGTGGACGATGACCCATTAGGTCGAGATGCGTTACATTCTGCCACTGCTTCTGTAGCGCCTACTCTGTTTGGCTTCTTAGGCAAGAAAATGCTTCAAATGTCAAACAAAACTAAGTTTGGTAAAAAGGTATACAAGAATGCATCTCGCTTAAAATCATTTAATGATAACTTAGGTGAAAACGTACTTAAATCATTTACTGGTGGTAAAGTAAGAGAGTTTGGTCGTAAGTTAGATAAGAGTGGTGAATTCACTGATCCAATCGTTGACTTCTTCCAACAACTGGTTTATCAATCGGTTAATAAGAAATCCACGACTTCTTTAGATATCGAAGGTTACGAAAATTACGGTGATCAATTAGGACGAGAGCAATTAGTTTCTAAAGCTCAACGTGTAGTAATCCCAGGATATCTTGCTCGAATCTTAAGAGAATTAACCATTATCCGTACTGGACAAGATGTTCCACTATTAGAATACAACTATCGTTCTAATAAGTTCACTAGTTCTACATCACTGACTAAAGATATTGTTAAATCTGCTGTTGGTAAAGCGAATGTTAATTTAATTAATAGTCTTGGTAATAATGCATTTTCTACCGCAGGTATGTTTACAACCAATAAACTTACTGGCGAAAAAGAAATGCTAGATGGTTTTACTAGAGAAGACATGTTGGCTGTAGGTAATGTATTAATTACTGCCGCTTCTGAAAATAAAACCATTGATGCTAGATTCTTAACCAATCCAAATTCATTTAAAGATGCGATTGGTGAAGAGAAAGCTAAAATCTTAGCAGCAAGATATCGTAAAGTATCTCGTGAAGATAAGAAATCATCAGCACTGGATCGTGCTCGTGGTTTGTTTGGTTACGAAACAGATCGTATTGGTTCTTTAGGCAGCAATGCTAAATCAACACTGAAAAGCTTTAGTATTCCTGAAAATACATTACAAGCAATTGTCAATGCAGGATACGGTGGTAAACTTAGAGAGATTGGTTTGATTGATGCTGGTGGTACTGTTAATGTAGATAAGTTAGTTGAACTTACTCGAAACATTGATAGTCTAGATAGCCTTGATGAATCATTCGGTCTGGATGATGTTGTTGTTGGTGGGTTGAAACAAAATAGATCCAGTAAGAGTAAGATCAAAAATCGTAAAGGTGCTAAACCTAGTCCATCTAATGATCTTGATCCTTATCAAGTAGGTGGCCGTACCATTATTCCTGGCATTACTCCAAATAGACCACAAGACCACGTATCTCAAACACAAGGTCTAGCAAGCTACTTAGCTGATTCTAGCGATACGCCTTATTTAGAAATCATTTCACACCAATTATCTTCTTTAAATGAAACTTTATCTGCCGCTTCTGGTTATATTCCACAAACAGGTGGTATTGGTAGCGACATCAGCAGTGGTGTTTCAAAAGCATACGATTGGGTTAAGAAAGTTTCTAAGAAATCCTACGATAAAGTCAGTGAGAAATTCCATGAAAAATGGGATGGTGAACTTGGTGACACTATTAAAGGTAAGGCACGTGAATATCGTATTAAAGCTAAATTAGCCAGAAGAAAACTCGATAAGAAAACCGCATCGACTATTGATAGATTACGATCTAAAGGTTTAGAGGTTCAGGATTTATTCCATAAGAACTTTGATGAACCAATCATGACCGCTCGTGGTTTTATCGAAGGTAAATATCGAGATGCCGAAGGTAAAGTAATTAAAAGCATTAACGATATTAAGTCAACCGTATTTGACGAAGAAGGTAATGTCGTCCTGACAATGGAAGACATTAGAGATACTTTCTACGTTGGTGCTAAAGGTAAGTTATCTAGATCTAAGCATTTCCAAAAACTTTTAGCAGAATACGAGAAACAAAAAGGTAAAACAGAAAAACGATTTGGTGACTTTAAAGACGAATGGAAGAAACGTCGAGACCAGTTTAAAGAAGACTGGGAAGAAGGTAAGATCCAAGATGGTATTAAAGGCAAAGCAAGAGAAACTGGTTCTAAGATTAAAGACTTCTTAGGTAATGCAGTTTCTGACTTAGCTGGCTTTACAAAGAATCTTAACTTACCGAAACCATCTACTTTGCAAGATGTGTATTTCAATTCTATTGCTAGAAACACAGCAACAACAAACGACCTGTTAATGGAGATGTCTCTTAAATTAGAGAACCTGCAATTAATGTCGATTAATCAGTTTGCGACTGGTGAGAACTTACCTCCTGAATTAAGACCACGATTCATGCAGCGAGTAAAGAATTTATTTGCTCGTAAACGCTCGTTCCAATTCCCTAATCAGCAAAAACATATTGCTCAACGTATTTGGGAATTTGGTGGTTGGGCTGCTTCATCTACAGCAACCATGGGTATGGCTCTGACTAAAGCCATGGGTAACATAACTGGTAAAGGTCTTAAATTTGGTTTGTCTGGCGCTACTTCACTGACTGGCTTAGGTCTGGACATGGGTGGTGACCTTCTTAAATCTTTAAAAGGTCAAACCAAAACTACATCTAAACGAGCAATAGATATTGCTGATAATGCCAAAGGAAAAGTTCTTGACGTTTATCTAAAAGGACACAAAGAGCCGATCTTAAAAGCACGTGAGATGAAGAAAGGTAATTACTACGACGAACAAGGTAACCCAATTACTCAGTTTGTCGATATTAAGTCCGACATCTACGATGTTGAAGGTAATGTTGTTTGTAGTTACGATGACTTTAAGAAAGGTTATGTAAAAGACTCTGGTACTTATAAACTGGTTAAGACATTTAACTGGTTTAAAGATCGTACCATTGGTATATCCACTAAATTAGGCTCATGGGGTTATGCTGGTCTTACGCTTCCTGCTAAGATTGTTAAGGCTGGCGTTTTAGCGACTCATGGTGTTCTTCGTCGTAAACTGAGAATGCAGTTAAAAGATATCTACGTAAAAGGCCATCCTGAAACACCTATTCTTTACGCTAAAGATATTCGTGCAGGCAAATACTTCGATAAAGAAACAGGTAATCCTATTGTCGATATTGCTGACGTATCAGGTCCAGTAGTGGATGCTGACGGTAACGAAGTCTTGACTCGTGAAGATCTTCGTTTAGGTCTGGTAGATAGATTTGGTAAAGAGTTTACCGACCACTATCGTAACTTCTCAGGTACGAAACAATGGTTAATTGCTAAAGGTGTTGGTTTAGGCATCGAAGCTGCCAAAGGTTCCATTAAGTTAGGTATTGCTGGTATCCGCATGGGTGTCAGAATGGGTGCGGCGGCTTATCGATCCGCTAAGAGCATCCTTGGTTTATCCGCTAAAGGTGCTGCTAAAGGTTTACGTATCATGGGTGGTGCTTATACATCCATCTACGATAAGTTAACAGGCAAGATTAAAGATCCTTCTGATGCTTTATTTGCAGGACTGTCTATTTCTAACGAAACAAACCAATACTTATTCGCAATCCATTCTTTATTGGATCAACGTATTCCTGTACCTAGTTCCGGAGTATTTGGTGATAGAGACGGAGATGGTGACCGAGAAAATGGTATTGCCGACATTAAACAAAGAAATAGACTTGCTAAATTAAGAGAAGCTGAAGAGAAAGCCTTAGCCAAACGAGACAAAAACTTAGCTAACATGATCGGTGATGCGATCAGAGGTAAAAATGGCAAGAAGTCTAAAGAAGAGGAAAAAGAAGAAGATGGTATTTTCGATAATATCATCGAAGGCTTAACTCAAGGCGTTGCTGCTAAACTTTTAGGCGCTTTAGGTTTAGGTGGTTTATTAGGCGGCGGTGGTGGTCGAGATGGTGGTGTCGATATCGATCCAGATGATCTTCCTGATGGAGATGAAAAAGGCTCTAAGAAAGGTGGTAAAGGATCTTCTCGTAAACCAAAATCACGAGCTGCTAAGATGCGCCAGGCGATGAATCAGAAGTTTAGACGCTCGAAAGCTGGTAGAAGTTTATTCAAAGCTAAGAATGCCATGATGACCGGTGGACGTAATGTCATGGCAGCAGGCACAACAGCTATGGCTAGCACAGCAGGTGCAGTTAAAGATTTTGCATCTCCGTACGCAGCTAAGGTTGGCTCAGCAGCTAGTAAAGTTGGCAGTGTGGCAATGGCTGGTGGTCAGATGGCATTAAGCGCAGGTGGCAAAGCTTTGTCATTTGCTGGTAAAGCACTTCCAGTAGTAGGTGGTTTGTATGCAGGTTACTCTGGGGTTCAAAACCTTATGGATGGTAACTACGGTATGGCTGCTTTAGACTTAGGCATGGCATCTGCAGGTATCTTCGGTGTCGGTAGCACACTTTCTGCTATTGGTTCCGGACTAGGCATGGCTGGTGGTTTATTAGCTGCAGCATTACCTTATGCTTTGGCGGCAGGTGCAGTAGCGTTGGCTGGTTATGGTATCTATAAAGGTGCTCGTAAACTATACGACATGTACAAAGGTTCTAAAGTAGGTGATTTAGAAAAAGCTCGTCTGATGCTTTATGGTTTCGATCATGATAAAGACGATTCTTGGTCTTCTAAAATCCTGAAATTTGAACGTATTGTCATGGATGCTGTGGTAACTGGTCCTAATGGAATTACTATTGATAAAACAAAAGTAGATCCAGACGATGCTTACGATATCTTTGGTTTTGATAAAGAAGATGCGCTTCAGTCTCAACGTTGGGTATATTGGTTTAATAAACGATTCATCCCAGCATTTACTAAATCTGTTAGTGCTTTGAAATCGATTAATCCAAAATACGATATCCAAGATACTTACGATTTGGAAGGTGAAGAAGCTCGCAAATACTTAAATGCCATTAAACCTAATCCAGGTGAATATTCTGAAATGCACGCTCCATTTAAAGACATGCAAATCCTAGCATGTACTGGTGCGGATGCTGCAGTATTTATCGAAAAGGTTTTAGAGAAACTGAATAAGGGTGAATCTTTAAATAACCCTGGTCTCTTAAAGAAAACGGCTACAGCTGTTTGGAAAGTAGCTACTGCTCCGTTTAGATTAGCAGCTAGTGTAGCTGAAGGCACTTACAATGCAGCTAAGTGGGTAGGTAAAAAAGTATTTAATGGCTTGGATACCGTAATGAGTAGTAAGTTAATGTCTTACACTCCAATGGGCATGATTTGGAATGGTATTAAATCAGCTCTAGACATTAAGAGTGACATTACAGCTACTAATGGAGATACCGCTGTAGGTGTGGATGGTAAATACGATCCATTCTTATCTGTTAAGTACAAGGCTTATGGTTTATCTAACTTAAATGATACTACTCGAATTTCTATTTTGAATCAGTTGGAAAAAGCAGCTGGTGAAAATATTAGTTGGAGCGGTAAAGCAGCTTCTTATAGTGGTGATGTTGTTGACTTGATCAAAGAGACTTATACACTGTTCGGTATTAAAGAAGATGACAAGTCCGGTATGGAGATTTTAGGTAAATACTTAAAATATCGTTTCTTACCAGTATTTGTCAACTTAGTTACCGCAATGAATAAGCACCTTAATACGACAGATATTAATGCAGTAGTAAAAGCACGACCAGCAATTAAAATGTTGATCGTGAATGATATTGTAAACGTGCCTGTTGAAATTGATGGTGTGAAAACAACGATCTGGTCATTTAGTTTAAGTCCGTTTGGTACGACACTGAATACTAATAGATCCAGTATTGATGGTGATGTGGATAAGCTTAAGAAAGAAGTAGATTCTAAAGGCCAGTCTGATGCTAAAGTAAAAGCAGAAGAAGCAGCTAATGAATCTAAATCATTCGGTGACAGAATTAAAGAAATGAACAAAACATTGTTCAACTTAACTCCTGTAGGGATGATGAAAAATCTTCTTGATAAGATGTTGCCAGATAGTGTTAAAGATAAGATTTCTGAAGTAGGTAATAATATCGCTGGCTATGCTGGAGATGTGGCTCAAGAAATTGAATCTGGTTATAATCGTGTTGTAGGTAATCTTACTGGTAGTAATGACGAGAAATTTAAGAAAGTCATGCAGGCGGCAGCCAATGCCGGTGATCCACATCCAGCTGTAGTGGCAGCTCAATGGGCTGTTGAATCTGGATGGGGTGCTAAAGAATCAGGTAGAAATAACTTCTTCGGTATCAAAGCCAAACCAGGTCAACCTGGAACGGTTAGGAGAACAAGAGAAGTATTAAATGGTAGAACGGTTTATATAAACGACAGATTTGCCGATTATAATTCTTTAGAAGAAGGTATTGCGGCTCGTGTAGCTTTCACTAAACAAAATAAACGTTATACTAACAGTGGTTATTTTGCAGCCAGAACACCTTTTGAGGCAGCACAAGCACTTCAAAGAGGTGGTTATGCTACTGATCCAAATTATGCCAATTCTTTAGCGGCTATTATCAAAGGTCGTAAGATAGATCCGATGAGACCAGTTGTAATAAAACCTACTGGTACGGCATCTAGTGGTACTCCAGCAGGGGTAAATACCAGAGCTGACTGGGAGAAATCTCAACAATCACTTAATAATAGTACTGCAGCACCATCTAAAGAATATCGTGATAAGATGAATTCTTTTGGTCAGGCACGACAATACGTGATGAACAATAAGAGTCTTACTGATGTTCAACGTAAGCAAGCGCTTCTTAAAATTAATAATGAAGCACATGCTTACATGATGAAAAATAATCCTGAACAAATTGATTATAATTACGATACTTCATCTAGACAAAATACTGGTACTAAAGTTAATGCCAAGACCAAACCAGGTATGGTCGCTGCTTGGTGTACTAAAAATGGTTCTATTGCTCACTCTATTCTTGGTAAGAAAAAAGGTGGTAACTGTGCCGCTACAGTAGGTTTAGGTCTGTATAATGCAGGCTATATTAAAACTGCTCGTGGTAATGGACATGCTTATTCTTACGGTCAGAAACTTCTTAACTTAGGTTGGAAAGAAGTAACTGGACAATCTTATCAGGTTGGTGATATTGCGGTATGTTATCCTAACCCTAGGGCGGCTAGTAGTGGTGGTCGTAAATACGGTCACGTTTCTGTATTTAATGGTAGTGTATGGTGTGCGGATATTCAATGTCAATCACCATGTCCTTATCGTGATAGAAACACCGCTGGTTATGTAGTTAAAGTTTATCGTGATGGTAATTACATGAATGGTGGTACTGCGGTTGACGACATGTCATCTCGTGGTGGTTTTGCTAGTACTGTGGGTTCTACTTATAACAGTGGCATGAATAATGCTATTGGTCAAAATAGAACATTCCATGGTAGTACTGTAAATGGTAAAGTAACTAAAGAACAAATCGAGAAAGGTAAAATTCTTGCTAAACTCGGTTATACAAAAGAAGGTGTTTCCCAAGCATCTAAATTGTATAGTTACACCACACCAGAAGCTGCGGCTAACATGTATAACTACGATACTAACACTACGGTATCTGATAAAACAGATGGTAAGTCTAAGATTAAAGTAGGCAATGTCTATGTAGATCCTAATACCATTAGTACGGATTCTAATATTACTATTACTAGAGATATCTTAAAAGATGTTTCTAAGTACGGTAATGTATTTAATCCAGAAAACAGTGAACCTAATGATGCACTAGGAAGACTTCAAGCTTCTATTCGAAAACTATTGGGTGTCGGTAATATTGATGCCACAATGGTTAAAACAGCTTTAGCATCTACCGAACTTAAACGTGAAGAGATGCAAAAAGAAACTCAAGGTACTACTCTGTTAAGTATGGCTTTAGATAAGGCTAAACGAGCAGTGGTAGCTACTACCGATAAGAACAACTTGAAAGAGTCAACTAAAGCATCTGTTGAACAATCTAAAGCAATTAAGAATGATTTGCTCTCAGTTTCTAATGAGATCCTCAAAGAAGCGAAAGAACAAACCAAACTATTAACTGATATCTTAAGTACTATTAGAAAAGAGAAATCTAAACCTGGTAAAGAAGATAACAGTTTTACCCCTAAAGAAAGGGTAAGTTTTAGAGATTCAATTAATGGTTCGTCGGATTTAAAGAATCCAGCTGCTATTGGAAAACCTATAGTTAGCATGGCTAAATAAAGTAACGAATACTCCGGACACTAGGAATCCCTAGTGTCTGGGGATATTTGTTATGATTTGTGAATTCTAACATTTATGTATTTAGCAATTATTGAGGAACTTATCCATGAAAAATGCAACAAATAAATTTACCGATAAAGATTGGGTAAGGGAGTTATTTGTCGTAGGTCAAGACAAGATAGATGGTTTATCTATAGATGAACGCAACTGGGCTAGTAGTGATTATAAATTTAACGATACGGCAATGGGTGGATCTATTGTGATTAATCCGTTACCGCAACCAACTGCCTGGACTGACCCGATTACTAACCCTGTACTGATTAGAAATAATGCTGACGGTATGGGTGCGTACTTCTCGGAAACATTTGATGACAACTACCGAGTAGTCACTTTCCGTTTTGGTACAATGGCATTTACTTCCTTCTTAGGATTCTTATTTAACATGTACCACCCTGGTGCCGCAGCATTAGTAAATAAAGGTAGGGTGCATGAAGTTATTTTCCAAATTGGTAGGATTATTGGTTTTGGGGTGTCGTTAATTGCATGGCCTTTGTTGGCAATGTCTATGCTTGGTCAAGCAGTACACTACCTTACTCGTAAACCTACTTCACGATACGCTTATTTAAAACCAGGCATGACTCAATATTGGGCTGCGGCTCAAACATTACTTAACCACTTCATGGTTAACTTAAAGTTAGCCGGTAACACTGTACCATGGGATGAAGTACTGGCTAATGAAAAAGGTTTGTCTGAAGAAGAAACATTGAGCCGATATACACCAGATCAATTTGAACGAGAAATTGCAGCTAAAACATTCCCAGACTTATACGGTCAGAATAGTATTCAGAAAAATGCACTGGGTCAACCAGGTGTACATCTGGATATTATTGCTGTAGCTAACCGTGGTCAGCGTTTAGCGATTAGACGTCGTGAGATTATTGAAAAGGCATTGGGTAAAGAGAGATCTGACATTATGCCTATTCTTGAAGAGATGTATCGAGGACCTAAAGGCAAAGCAGGTAAAACATTATCTCAGTTATACGCTTTATGGAAAAACACAACTATCTATAATCCTGATAGTTCTGTCGGTGGTGTGTTGGGTGGTGGTGTAGGTATTGGTTTAGGCCATCAAGCCGAACAAGAAGCACAAAACCAAGCAACGATTAATGAACAAGGTAACGTTGAAGCTCCGCCTCCTCAACCATCAGCACAACAACCTCAAGGTAATCCGACCGGAGTATCTAATGACTCTGCAGACTCACCATCTGGAGAAGAATTGGATCCGCCGAACTTAATAGAATATTTTAAAACAGAAATGGAAGAAGGTTCGGCATTTATATCTTTCCGTGTAGATGATACAGGCCCTGTTTCTGAATCATTCAGTAATAGCTATCGTGCTTCTGAATTGGCAGAGAAGATTAACTCCACTGCCGCTTCTGCTCGTTCTACTTACTTTAACTTAGCAGGTGGTAACTTAGGCGATAATGCTATAATGAACGTCATGGAGTCTATTGTAGGCGGTCTGAAATCTCTTGCCGAGGGTGTGGTAACAGGTATTGGTTTGGAAGGTCTTCTGATTGCTGGTGGTGGTGGTATGGTGACTATGCCCAAGTATTGGGAATCTTCAGAAGTAACTTTACCAAAAGCTTCTTATTCATTCACTCTTACATCTAGATATGCTAATCGACGTGCTGCTCTTCAAGACATCTACATGCCGTTAGCTTGTTTTTTAGCAGGTGCAATGTCTCAATCAGTTGGTAAACACGCATACTCAGCACCATTCTATTGTGAATTCTACGACCGTGGTCGTATGCAGTCTCGATTTGCTGCAATCGATTCCGTAACCATTACTCGTGGTGATGGTACGGTAGGTTTCACTCCAGAAGGTTTATTGATGTCATGTACCGTAAGTTTTACATTAGCGGCTATGGAAGAACATGTCTCTATGCCTTTGTCTGAGAAGTTTAGCTTTACAGAGAACATCTTGACATTATTAGGTTCTGTATTGTTGACCACTGAAGAAACTTCTGGATTCGGTACAATCGCAACACAATTATCACGTGGTTTGTTTGATGATGATAACCAATTGATGGACTGGTTAGCCGTATTGACAGGGGTGTCTTTGAATGAGCAATATTATATTGGTGCAAAACTTCGTAGACGTATTCAACAGAAACGACTGGATGTGGCATCCGCATTCTCTACTCCCGCTATGGGTTCTTACTTGTCAGAAACAGCAGTAGGTTCTATGTTGTCTGCATTGGTATTCCCATATCGTGCTGGACGATAATATATCTTATACTCCTACTCCCGTAAAAAGGAGTAGGAGTATTTGATATTTATTTTGCTAAAATATTTGCTTTAAAATCAGAAGGCGATACTAATTGATCTGTTCTCTGAATACCATTAATAATGAATTCAGAATGATCTCGTGTAAACTCAAAACTGAAGTCAGTTTTGGTTTTTGTAAATACATTACTTAATAACATAAGTACTTCATTTGTCTTATTGCTATAATCGTATCGGATCAAACTTTTCCTTGATGCTACTTTATTGGTAACGTCCTCAGGATTTAAGTAATAACGAGTCGATAAAACTGTTTTAATTAAGGTTTTAAAATCGTTAGAAGCATTTAAGAATATTTTTAAGTTAAATATCTTACGCATACCAGGACGATCAATCCATAATACTTCGCCTCCTCGGAAAGCATAAATCACTTTCATCAATTCGTCGAAGATAACATTTCTATCTTTTTCTTTATTGAAGACTGCATTAAAACTAAATTCAGAAATCATCTTCTCTACTACTTTACCAGAGATCTGTTCCATTCTCTGTGGGTCAGATAACTCGATCGCATAGAACATGGTATTGTAGTCGCCATTATTAGATAAATCGTGAATGATCTCACTGGTAACGTCTGTAGCAATATTCCAACCATGTTTTTCAGACTGTACAAGTTTCTTGAATTCAGCACCGATCTCTAGACCTAAACTAGAGAACTCTTTCATTACTTCAGTAGCAGCTTCTTTTACAGCCATTACGTCTTGTACGTTGATTAGTTCGTATCCAGTAATGTGACGTGTTAAGTCATTCAAACCATTCAGAACAGATAAGTCACCATTCTTGATTTTCTTAACATCTTCACCAACCTTGATTGCTAACTTAGCACCTTCGATAATACTATCGACTTTCTTAACATCAATACCAGCATTAGCCAAAGCTGCTTTAGCACCAGGAGCTAGACCACCAATAGCATCTAAGAATTTTCTTTCTTTGATGCTATTTTTAATTTCGTTAGCTTGTTTTAGATATCCTGAAACTTGTTTCAGCATATCTTTACCACCCCTAAGCTTCTCACTTAATTTATTTAAATCTAAGTTGAGAGTATTAGCAAACTTATAGAGACTGTTTAAAGTACCTTGATTAAAATCTACTGAATAAGCATCTTTAGTTGCTAAACTATTATCTTGGGAGGAGTTATATACCGTGGTGTTTTTATTCTTTTTATCGTTAGCCGCACCTTTACTAGTAGAGGCATCATTTTTACCTTTACTGGCTTTTTTAGGAGGTGTCGGTTTTCTCTTTACCTTTTTACTATTTGTAGCCATTTCTTCAAACCTTTAATCAAAAAAAAAGAAGTATTCTAAATCATACGTCTAGACTACTACTCTCTAGAGGATAGACCTCTAGAGAGTGTAATCTTTATTTAGTTGTTGATATCAACCAGTTTAGGTTTGATATTATTCAGGATACGTGTCATTTGTTTATCACGCATCTTGAAGTTATTATCGGAATCGAAGTAATATGCAACATAAGGAAGTTTATTACTCATGACCATTTCCAATAGATCTGGTTTAGACATAATTGAATAGATCAAGAAAGACTCCATTACTTCATCTGTAACGAATTTGGTTTGGAATTCATTCTTACCTGATTCAATTTGTTCATTCACGTATTCACGTAAACGAGCACCGTATAATGACCGTACATTGTCGTCTTTATGTTTAAGCTTAAACCAATTAATAGCTGAAGCTACAGAAATAAAACTACCGTATCGAGGATGGTAGAATACGCGAGTATGGTCAATAAATAATCGCTCACCAAGAATGGTAGCAGTATCGTTTAAGTTGATACGGATGTGGTCGATACCGTCTTTACTTGGATCTACATTACTGAGATCCAGAGTGGTTTCTACAGACAGATCCAATTCATCGTGTTCAGTCATCGTCATTTCCTTTCCGAACTTGTTTTCCTAAAGAGTACAGTTCGTGATTAATATCTACGCTATTTTCATGCAGTTTTTGTTGTTCGATCAGATTTTCATCACGGATAGGTCGCTCGTATTGAGTTAGACCAACACCACCAACATGGGCAGTATAAGATTTAATCGTTCCCGATTTTCTCTGTAAAGTGACAGTGATATCTACCCATGGTAAATCAAGGATGTGAAATAACTCACCTAGATATTTAATACTGATCGTTTCACGAGATAGCTCTTTAAGAAGTCTAGCCTTTTCGGCTGTAATTTTGTTTTGATCAAGCGTATTACCGGAATAGATTCGCAAAGCATCCTCAATGATTTCAGTCATTTGAGAATAGATCAAAGATTCGTCTTCCATTTGTGGACAACCGTCTACACCTTTACCATCGTAATTATCTTTAATGATTTTACGAAGTAATAGGGATAGTACACCACCCCAGGTATTCGATACATCTTGGACAGAACCATTTTCAGTATCGGTAATACGTCTGAAACCTTGTAAGGTAATTTCCTTGTTAGTAGTCATTTTTCATAGCCTCTTTTTTATCAGTGTTTCGTATGTAATCGAAGATCTTCTCAATGATTATTAAGTTGTAGATACAGATTAAGAATACATCTTTGTAACTACTGATATACACTTCGAATTCCGGTATCTTCACAAGCCTTGCCAGTAAATCATGAACTGACTTTAAATATTCGTAAAAGTCAAGATAATCAGATGGGCCAGTATTGCGATTGAAGAAATAGGATCTTGGATTTGTATAAGAACGAGTAATACGACAGATCACGATATCTTTGTAATATTCGTATCTTTTAGTGGCTAGGTATTTATTTAACTCACAAAGCGATCTTATGTCCAGATAACCATTGTCGCTAGTAATAATACCATAACATTCTATTTTCAAATCCGTACCTATTTCATACGGGATCTTTTTGAAATCGCTATTCATCATTTTCTCTACTCTATTACGAGTATTCTCGAGATAGAGCATGAAATCATGAATAGCTGCGATTTTATCCGAAGTGCTAGGCAACTTGCTTAAGTCTTTAAAACGAGCCATTATCTCATTATTCTTAAGCGTTTTCTCAGCTACTTTCTTATCGTAAGATCTTTCTTTAAAATGGAAAAATCTCACTAATTGACTTAGCATGATATAGTCCTTTACTACAGTTAGATTAGAAGAAGATGTCTAGGTCGCCTCTGCTATTGATACTTCCTAAACATATAATAATATTTACCAAAAAAAGTATACCATGAAAACGATCACTCCGCGCCCCTCCCGACAGGAACGCGGAGCTTTTCGTTTAAAGCCGGAACATTTTCTTATGTGTTCCGACCACTTTCATGATATACTTTTGTTCCTTCTCATTGCGATGTGAGAAGTACTTTTCGATTTCTGAGGCTTTCTTGGAAATGCGTCCAATACTCCAGATATCTCGCTTTGTGGAACTAGTAATATATTCCTCATTACGAAGAATATTTTTGTAGACCACAAAGTCTTCTGGAGAAGACACTTCAAAGCAGATCGATGCATAACCATCAATACGAACGCATCCTGCTACATCCGCATTGCCATGCACGACAGCATGGTCGGTTACAATGCTTGACCCATGTATACGAGCAGTACCCAGTACATCGGCGTTACCTGATACTTTGGCAAACTCGTATACATGAGCATTCTTACCCACTTTGGCACTTCCGTAAACTTCAGCACGGTCAAATACTTGAGCAGTACCTAAGGTATACGCATCGCCATACACCTTAGCACGACCGTAGATTTGGGAATGTGCGGTAATTTTAGCGTTACCGAATACATGGGCTTTGTCACCCACATATTTACCACGCATCACGGCATTACCATAGACTTTGGCATCGCCACCAACAGTACCTGACAATACTACGGCATTGTCAAACACTTTCGCTGTACCGCTTACCCATCCGGTGCCATCTTGAGGCAGGTTAGCCTCTGACTCGATGTACCCACCTACATCTCCAGCATCAGTCAATAAATTAATATTGACTAAAGCACGTACTTGGTGAAGAGTCTTGCCATGGTATTCGATTGTCACACCTGTGAATTCGTAACGTTTAGTTTTAGACATTTTAAACCTCCTATACAAAGTTGTTGAAAAGTTAAATTAAGATTATATTTAAAATCCTATTACACGTTAATAATATAGATCTGAATTTTATTTAAATGATAAGCATTATGAATATTAATTTTTAAATTTAAAGGAGTATAAAATGAATGCTGATGAAATGATGCCTGATACTAATCTAGATAAACCTAGAGAAGTTGTTAGTCCTCAATTAAGTAATTTTGAAATTCGAGGCGAGACATCTAAACATGACAAACAAGGTATCTTGGATGAGAATATTAAAATACGCCAGTCATTGGTTCGTTTAATGACTACTGACTTAAGAGCGATTGCTAATGATCCAGAAGCGGCATCTTTGGTATTGAAAGCAATGGAGTCTACCGATAAAGTAATCATTGCTCAAGCTCGTATTCAAACTGGTGAAGAAGCCAATACTTCTAATGCGGCACTGGCTGCAGCTATTGTAGCGGAAGCATTATCACGTAATGAACGTACTCGTTCTGAAAGAATGAAAGAAGACAGTATTCCTCATCGACCAGACTACCAACCATCAGGTCGTGTTTTCGAACTTCCTAGTGCCAGTAGAGAAATTCGAGATGAAGAATTAGTAACCGGTACAGTAATCGTATCTCAAGATGAAATCATGTCTACCTTAAGAGCAAAAGTAGGAACAACTGAAGATAAAGAAGAAACAGAATAAAGAAATACTCCTCTACCCACAAAAGGTAGAGGAGTATATTCTTATTATTTAGAAAATGCTTCTGCTTCAGCAATAGTATTATTCAAAGCAGTGCAGAGTACCTCAGCACTATAAACCGTTACAGAGAAAGCTTCTACGATTTCAGCTACTCGTGTAACCGCATTACCAATTTTAGCAATCAATGGTTTAGAATAACCTTCAGATGATTTGCTATGTAGGTCTTGAATATATTGTACAGTGGAATCAATCTCCATTTGCAATTTCTTACGATCGATTGTATTGATCAAATCATTAGAATTTTCAGCTGTTTTAACGACTGCCCAAATATCGATACCTGAATTAAATACATCACCGTATTTAGCTTTAGCATTAAAGTCATCTGGCTTACGCATAGCAGACAGTTGTTTTAATTCTTTAGCAATAACATCGGCCTGACGAATATAGCTAAGATCAGAGAACAAAGTAGAATCAGTCAGACCTTTATCGTTAGAAATAACACGACCGATATCAATACGTAGTTGCACGACTTGACTGATCACATCTTTCAATGCTTTAGTAACATTAAACATTTGTTTGGTATAAGTATCGTAATCAACACACATACCAGGTGGGATAGAAACATCTTGATCCATCATGGATGCATAACTACGACTCATCTTGGTCTTATCTAAACGATTAAGGCGACCGGTATCCAAGTGCAATGTTTTCTTATCTTCACCGAAAACAGATTGACTAGCAAGACGAAGCGTATTAAAAGCACGATCGAAGAAATCACTAACAACATCCATGATACCTTCACTAGAAACCTCTAAAGCTTTCAGCTGTTCGATATTCTCACGAAGTTGCTCGGCAGAAACAGACAGTGGTACATCCCATTTAGATTGAAATGAGAATTTATTTTGAATAGACATAAATTTATATTTCCTTTTATGAATTCTAATAGACTAAATCTTTTAATAACAGATATAGTTTGAACAAATATCAACTTAAACCCAATTTATACCCGAGGTAATATTAAAAATGATTACTGGATTCTACCAAATGCCTGCGAAGCAATCGCCTTACTTGCGTACAAATATCAACGTAGGTTGTCTAATGGATATCCCTACAGGATCACCTGTTAAAGCAGTACATGGACGTTATATTACAAATGGTGGACATAATGGCTCGGTTATCTTTGTTGGTCCTGGTAACTCATATAAATCCGCTCTGGCAGATCACGTTAATGAAGTAGCAGCATTTCGCATCCACCGATATGCTTCAGGACAGAAATACGATACCGAGAACAACGCATATATTCCTGGTCTAGAAGTTCGTTTAAAACGAATCGTAGGATCATTAAGAGAAGCAGACTGGTTCCAAACTGGCCGTTGGATCGTTACTGAATCATCTATCTATAAAGGTGATGAATGGTTCAAGATGGCGAAAGAATGGATGTACGGTAAAAAGAAACAAGGTGCATCTATTAAAATCGAGATCCCTGCATTGGATCGGGATGGTAAACAGATGAAAATCATGTTACCTACATTCGTTACATTAGACTCTTTTTCAAAATTCGAAGTAGAAGCAGTACAAGAACTTCGTGATAAAACAGATCTTGGTGATTCTAAACAAAACATGATTGCGATGAACTCAGGTAAGTTCAAGAAAAACATGATCGATGAACTACCTGACTTATTGGTAGGCACCAATACCTATTTGACTGGCACAGTTCACTACGGTGAATTGAAACAAATGGATCCATACGCACCTGTACATAAACCATTACAACACGTGGATAATGGTCGTAAGATGAAAGGTGTTCCTGAAAACATTACTTTCTTATCGACTTGTATGTGGGGTATTAAAGCAGTAGCTAAACTCGCTAATAAAGCTGATAAGAACATCATGGAATATCCATTGAAGAATGCAGCCAACGACAATAACGTTGACGACTTAAACGTCGTATCGATTCAGCAATGGCGTTGTAAGACAGGCCCATCTGGTTATACCTTAAACATCGTCGTATCTCAAAAATACGGTGTGTTAGAAGAGTTAACCAATTTCCATTTCTTACGTACACATGGTAACTATGGTTTAAATGGTGAGATTACTCAAACAGGTAATTTTAAAGATGTGTCTTGTATTCTTTATCCTGAACAAAAACTAACTCGTACCACAGTTCGTACTTTGATGGATGAAGATCGTAAATTAGCTCGTGCCATTCAAATTTGTGCAGACATGCTTCAAATGTCTATATATTGGTCTACACATCTTCGTAGTATCGATAATCGTTTGTTAGAATTAACGCCAGCTACTTTGTTTGAAAAAGTAAAAATGGAAGGTTATGATTGGAACATGATTTTAGATACTCGATACTTTTGGAGTGCTGATGATGAAGATCATGATCAGTTAGAATTGTCCACCATCGATATTATGCGTATGGCTTTAGGTACTTATCATCCATTCTGGTTAGAAGCGGATAAGAAAACCATTAAAAAGAAATATGCTAAATCTTCTAAAGCAGAAGAAATGTTGATGGCTGGTGAAGTTGTAACCTCTAAAAAATAGTTTTTCATGGGTAGGAAGTTATTCTAGATCCTAGCTTCCTTACCCTTTTTCTAACCTTAATATTAAGGATTATTATTAAAATGACTCAAGAACAAGAATTGGTAAAAGATTTGCCTGTAGAAGAAACTACTGAATCAGTAGAAACAGAAGGTAATAACACTGGTATTTCAGATAAGTCTTTTGAAGCCCTGATTACTGACCCTAACTTTATTCTGCGTGACTTCCGTGGTCTGTGTGAGAAACACAATATTGATTTCGTAGACTTAATGAGTGACATGGGTTTTGATGCAAGAACACTTCGTGCATTGCTGGTGAATAAACCAATTACAGAACAAATCTACACTCTGTCTCGTGAATTGTCTATCATCATTTACAAAATGGGTATGGATAGTGATCCAGTTGTAGATACATTGGATGTTCGTACTACCTTGGGTAACACTGGTGACTCTGCTGAGTTCTTAGAACTCTTGGATACTTTTGTATTCCCTTACATGGCTGAGTATGTGAAGAATGGCGAACTGAATCCTGATTGGATCGTACCTAAAGATCCAGCTGCTGAAATTCAAGAAGCTGTAGCACATCAAATCAACGTGAATAACGAAATGAATAAAGCAGTAGATGATGCTCAAGTTTATATTGATGAATTATCAGATCTTGAAGATCGTATCGAATTGACTCAAGGTGAAGAATCCGTAGCTGCTGTTTCTGAAGAACAATTAGAAAAAGTTATTCAGAAAGTTCAAGATGATGGTGATATCGTAGTGGAAGAAGATGAAGATGATGGTGAATCTTCTACTGGTGATGATCATTGCTGTGATCCAGCTTAACAAATAACATATAGTAATTATACTCCTCTACCCGTAAAGGTAGAGGAGTATAATTTATTGTGTTTCAAAATTTATATTGTTTTTACGCAATAAAGTTTCAAGATCCAAAATACGATTACTTAATTCAATCGTCTTTCTTTCTACTAAACCTAATTTATCACTCAATACTTTTTTAGCACGATTAGCTTCATCAAGTTGATCTAGTGTGGCTCGATGATCTTTTGTTCGTTGTTTTCTAACTTTTTCCAAACGAACATGAGACGCGTTATCCACAATCATGATTTCTGACAATGCCATGGTTTCAGCTTGCACATTGACACCTAACATAGAGTCAGCCAGTTCTTCAACCTTTTGGATATATGCTTCTACATTAGTGTTTAAAGGCAATGCTCCTAACCTCAGACCAATACCAATAGAACAATAATTAACACCCGTACCAATAGGATAAGATATTAAATAATGTAATGGAAAAGAATATATCTGTCCACTATCAGTTCTTAAGAAGATAATTCGACCACCTTCATCAGAATGTTTCTTGTAGTCTTCTTTAGGGATATTGTATTTCTGATAGTAAGTCTGGTAAGGATCAATACCCATGGAGAACAGCTGGCCATAATTGGTGATTGCTGTACATTCTAAAGTTGTGTTAACAGGTAAGTAGGACTGATAAGGAGTCTTTAATTCCCACAAACCACGTGAACCAACTGTTGGGTTATTTAGAGCCATTTAATAATTTCCTTACTTTAAGAAGTTGTGTTTAGCAGCGATCAGGTAATGAACATCTTTATATTTCATCACTAAGAATAGTTTGTTATTCCGAGTAGTACGAGTAAAGATTTTCTCACCATTAATCATTTCACCACCAGCAAGTGTAATTCGTTCTCGAGGTAATGAAGATGTAGGAGTCATGGTTTCCGCAACGGCAAGCATGTCTTGAATCTTCAAAGAGAATGCTTGGGTGTTTGCAGACTGATAACCAAAGTCAGTAGAAGTAGATGGAACATCGATAAAGTCAGGGAAAACTTCTTGAAGCTTAAATTTATTTTCCTTGTTTTCTGGAGAACCACAAACCAATGCTGCTACCGCACGATAATAAAGAGATACTGCTTGTGTATTTTCCTTGATATGTGCTTCGGACATATCAGCCATAAATGGCTTACAATATTTCTCTACAGCTGTTGACAGCGTAACGAAAGGAGAGTACAATGATGCTTGTTCACGTACTTTGTTTTCATTAGACAAGTTATCCCATTGTGGAACAATAATGAATTCATTACGTTTAAAGATATCAGGGAATACTTTTTTCCATTCTTCACGAGAGTGTTTGGATTTTTTCAGAATCTCTGATTGAATTTTATCTTTAACTGCATCGATGGTATCGCCAGCATCGCCCCAGATCAAGATATACCAGTTAGTATCTAATTCTGGTGTAAATTTAACTGGATTATACCATTTAAAAATATCTAGTCGGAAGATGGTAACGGGAGAGTTTGCTTTCTTAGAGTTAGCAATTCTGGTTAATACATCTACAGGACGTTTAGCCAGTTCTTTCTCCACCTCTACTCGAGAGGAAAAGAATACATCGACATTCTCTACAGGAAAAATAACATCAATTTCGTATTCATCGTATTCTGAACGGAATGATTGATCAGAGAACCAGATCCAAAATTCATTATCATCAAGATCTTTGAAACGAACCCATTGTACACAATAGTAGCTAGAGTCAGTAACGACATCACCTAATTCAAACTTCTGAGCACGGGCAGAGAAAGTATCCAAAAGATTACGTTTCAATTCATCTACGTAGATCTCACGAGCACCTCTTAAGGTATAATCGTAGATATGTTTACTAATATCTAATGCCAAATCTCGGTCAGTAGATTTAATTTCAATATCGCGATCATTCTCCATACTACTAAGTACATTTAATACGATATTTTTGTCTGTATTGTGTGAATATAGTTGTACATCTTTTTCGTATGTCCGACTTTCAGTAGACATTTCGCCAAATGTATGGACAACTAGCTTTTCATTCGATGTAAAAAACGAATGAGTGGCAAACGCCTTGAGTGATCTTGCCATTTATAGCACCTTTAAAATTATATAAATATAAAATGGGGTAAACCAAGATGTTTAGAACAATAATTGATTTTTTGTGGGAATGGATTGTTGGCAAAGAAGTAAAACCAGGCCAAGCTATCCGTCATCATAAAACTCGACTATTATTCTTCGTTGTATTGGTGCTTTCTTTAGGTTATAACATTAAGATTACTGATCGCTTCAATTTGTACTACGAAGCTTTCGAGGAATTGAAAACTCGTTATAGCCTTCAAAAAGGGAAAATTAAAACATTAGAAGAGGGAAACCAAAAGTTGATCAATTCTATTAATTCGATCACTCATGGTAAACCTCCAGAATGCACACATGAAACTGATAAGAATAAGGACGAGATCAAACCACCTAAAATAGAATTTGAAAAAGATCCTAAATTCTAATTTATTCAATTTTCTTTTCGCTAGGGGAATCTATGATTAGATTCCCTTAGTTTAAAGAAAGACAATTAGAATGAATTATACTGGATTAGTCATTTACTGCGACGGTGGCACATTTAGAAAGAATCCTGGTTCGTATGGACGAGGACTACACTGGTATACATACAATACCAATCCAATTGAACGCAAATTCCCTATTGGGAATCTCAAACCAACAACAAAAGGATATGCGACAAAAGATATCCATGCGGAAACGTTTCCTCCTAACGTGGAAAGTAAAGAGTCTTTTATTGAGATGGTTAAATCAGATAAAACTTATCTGGTTAATGTCACGTCAATTAAAGAACACGCACAAGGATATCCCGATATCCAATCTAACAATGCAGCCGAACTACAAGCAATGGTAAGGGCATTTGAAATCATTATTGAAACAAAAGCAGATATTGCTTTAATCTATAGTGATTCTCAATATGTGTTAAAAGCGATTGCTAATTTAGATAAACTAAATAAGTTCGATTACTGTAACCCAAACACAGGCACTCCTCTTTCAAATAACCAAATTCTCAAAGAACTCCATCGCTTACAAACCATGATTAATACTCAAGGTTTAAAATACATGGCAAAATGGATTAAAGGGCACGGTGATGCTAAGAACGACGATCGCACTCAATCATCTATCCCGAATTTATTTGCTGATGAAATGGCATCTATTGCCGCTTCACTCTCGAATAACTTATTCTATTTAAGTGAAGACAATGCTCGTCATGAACGGGAGATTACATTTGAAGATTTGGCTGAAGAAAGAAAACCAAAAAAGATCCATCCTTTCTTGAATAATAAAAGAATGTATCTTGGATTCACTCCTCGTAAAAATAAAGATGTATTCTTTATTGGTAATCCTGGTGAGATCACACAGGATAAAAAATTAGAAAGGCAAATCGTTATTGATAGCAAAACCAAAGAAGAGGTTGTTATCAAACGAAAGGTAATGATACCAATCGACATTTACACCGGCAAGATGATTGCCGACGCGCAGGTAGGTGTTGTGGTAGTCGAGGGTGGGGACCCTATAATTAACCTAATTGAAGAAGTACAAGAGAAATGGATTGTTCAGCATTATGCTCACCCTGAAATGATGTATTGTCTTTACATGAATACAATCTCAGACACAAAGACATATGCAAATTTATTGAAACATAAAGAACGATGGATTTCTCGTAGCTTCGGAACACCCAATCTAGAAACTGTAGATGGGAAAATGCTAACATATATCAATGACCCTGTATATCTTGCACTTCGTAATTTTAGTAATTTCGAATCACTCTATATGCAATTAGTTAACTATCGTAGTAAACACATTGCTATTAGAGAACAAGACATTACAGAACTTCTATATGATACGTTTGAGTGTTCTGTAAGTAAAGACTTCAGAGGAGATCAGAAAGAGAAAGTTATACTTGGAAAAAGTTTAAAGAAAGAATTTGGCACGGATTTTAAATCTTTGGCATTAGAAGCATTATTTGGTGAAGAGAATCCAGTAACAAGAAAGATCATCTTGACTACTGGGGTTGACTTACTAAATAGAAATCAATTAAAAAGTATCGAAGGTGAATTTCCATCTGTCAAATTACTGTCGTGGCACCATTCCGGTAATCTTTACTCCTTCGCAGTTTTTATAGAAACACACAAGAAAACAGAAAACGGTTTACAAACTAAAGATTATGGAATTTGGAGAGGTGTTTATTCATCCCAAATTCTGATCGGATAATTTTATTTTAATGTTTTTCTATAAAAAGGTTATGGATTATGAAAACTCTGTTTGCTTTTCTAACCTATCTTTTACCAGATAGAATGATAAGGACTCTGTTTTTATCGTCTCTTTACCGTCAGTTATTCAATGTAAATGCCCTAGATAACAATGTATATCATCGCGTTAACAAAATACTTAATGTATGTGAACGTGATCATGCAGTCGGTTTGGGGATGGAACTTAGCCAGTCCTTTTGGAATGGCGAAGAACTTAAGCACATTGAGACAGAATTGTCTAAAAACGGACGATATGTTCTGACCGAAAAAGCGAAGAATGAAATGATCGAAGAAATCTTATCAAAGACTCCTCTCTGGTTAAGATACAATCCAACCAGTATGAAAGAAGATATTGGTAAGATGTTGGAAAATCATTCTCATTTATCAAATGTAGCATAAACGAAAATACTCCTTAGGACCTAATCGTCCTAAGGAGTATTGTTTTATGTTTTTATACTGGAGTAAGAGTATTACCAGAGTTAGTTTCTGGGTGACGGTGATTAATAAAGGAAATACCATTTACAATCATGTCGCCTCTAATACGCATGATACCTTCTAATTCAATACCATCACCTGTAGCACCAGGTGAACCAGTAATACCACCTGTAATGCTATAGTTACCAAGCTGACTATGAACAGGAGTCTCAGTATTCCAACCAGCACTATATTGTCCTCTCTTGCGTGTTGATTTCTCAGAAATATTATTCTCAGCATTCAGTTCAAAATTATCACAATCAATTTTAATATTTCGTTTATTAATTTCAATAAATGCACCTTCTGAAGAAATCATCTTCAAAATACTGTTTCCAGAATCAATGGTAAAAGCATTACCAATATCATCTTTAATACTAACTATACCTTCTTTAACATCAATACCCATGTGGTATGCCCAACGTTCACCATCTGATTTAGTTGTGTTGATTAATACCACTTGTTTACGACGAGTAGAGATAACTTGTGTCCAGTCTGTATCAGGACCAGATTTAACATTTTCATCTCGAGTATTAGAATAACCAAATACTTTTTCTTCTAGTTTCTCGTAGTTACCTGTATTGGTCGTTGTCTCCCAATAGAAGTAATCTGTATTGGCTTTACGATAAATCTGTACTTCAGCACCCCTACGAACATCAGGTGCTGTTTTTATATTGGGATCTCGACACAACCATTTAGCCGTAATGGTATTGGATGTCTTAATAGTATTAACACTCTCGCGTCCATGCGAGTCTAAAGAACGACTTTGGTAATCTTCAACCAAATCTACAATTTCACCATCCACCATTGGGAATACAGATGTAGGCAATACTGTAATAATATCCGAATTAGGATCCTTATTCACGGCAACATAGCCAAGAGAATAAGGAATTAAGTTATTTAAATTTTGCATCTCGTAATGTTTCCTCTAATAAATAATATTTAAGAACAATCATATTTTCTGAATAATTAAATAGAAGGGCAATAAAAAATGAAAATCATTTCTTTAGAATTAGAAGGTGCAATTCGATTAGAATTAAGCGGGATTAAGAATTTAAAGATCACACCAGAAACCAGTATCACTGCCATTATTGGTAGTAACGGTAGTGGTAAGTCATCATTGCTGCATTACTTATCTCCACTACCCGCAGATAAAGCTGACTTTACAAAAAATGGATACAAGAAGATTATCTTAGAAAAAGAAAATGTTCGTTACGTATTGACTTCTGACTTTAAAGACAATAAACATTCTTTTGTAATTGAATCGACTGGTGAAGAGCTAAATGTAGGCGGTACACAAACCATGCAAAATCAGTTGGTACAAGATTACTTTAATTACAATAAAGTAATCCACATGTTACTTACTGGTAAAGATCGATTTACTTTAATGACTCCCGCTAAACGTAAAGAATGGTTCACAATGCTTTGTGATACGGATTACTCTTATGGTCTAAAAGTATTCAGTAAAGCAAAAGATCGTCAGCGTGATGCGATGGGTGCAATTAAAAGAATGCGCCAACAGATCATTACATTAACAAATGATCAGGAAGAAGATCAAACCGATATTCCGAATAATATTCTAGTCTTAGAAAATAAGATTAATGAATTAAGGATGATCGCACCGTATAAAAAAGAATATTCCGATCCTCAATACGAATTTAATTTAAAAGATAAAATCGATCATCAGACTGAAACGATCAATAAGAGCAATAGCGATTTAACTAAGTCTAAACAATTGGTTTCTAAACGTTGGATCACTGAAGATACTTTAGAAGATCTAAATAAACGTAAAGAAGAAATTGGTGAAAGATTAGTTCGTTTAAAACAACAATATTCTTCTCGTGTAGATGAATACACAGAAACAGAAAATCGATTATCTAACATGAAGCTTTCTACTCAAGAAGAATTTAAAGCAATCATGGATAAACGAGAGGAATTAAAACAAGAAATTAAACTCATTGTAAAAAATGATGAGTCTATTCTTGAAATCGAAAATGCTTTGTTTAAATACAAAACCTATATCGATAATCAAAATAGCATCGATACGACTTTAATGTCTTTATTTAATATTCAATCTCCAGAATTGTCTAGACAGTTGATTGAAGATGTTGATGGGTTAATTACTGAAAAGAAAAAGTTATTTAACGAGTCCGCATTTAGATTAACTAAGATTAATGAAAGGATGAATATTTTTAAAGAAAAAGAGAACGAAGCAAAAGTACAATGTCCTAATTGTCAACACGAATTTCATCCTGGTTTTGAATTAGAAAAATTCAATAGGTTAAAAGAGATTTTGGAAAATGAAACAGAAACCAATAGTAAGTTAAATCATGAAATCTCTGAATTAACCGATAAGCTAGACATGCTTAATAAAGACATGGATATTGTTAAGCAGTTTTCTCGCCTCTGCAGCGCATATCCTGAGATTTTAGGACAAATTGGTGCTGAGGTATTAAAACAAAGATACTACCTCACACAGCCTAACTACGCTCAAGTAAAGCTACAAAATTTCATAAACCGTATTGCTTCTAAAGTAAGAGTAGATAGACTTCAGGAACAAGTAGATGAATTAGATAAACAATTAAGTAATATTTCTTCAGTAGATGAAAAATATTACAATGAAACCAAAGAGCATTTAAAACATCTTGAGAAAATTTCAAATGAACTTTACGAGAAAGTACAAGAAGAGAGTGATTCTTATCAGTCAGTATTGAAAGCGATAAACGACATCACTAAATTCCAAGAACACCGAGATAAGCTCGATAATGATATAAAACAATACGAAGCCTATGAATTAGAAATGGCAGAGTATTTATTATATAAATCAGCAAATAGTGCAATCACCACTTATCGTGAAGATGTTTATCGACTTTCTAAGAAACAATCTGAAATTGAATCAAAAAGACAAACTATTCAACTATTGGAAAAACAAGTAAATGATCTTTCTAATGAATTGAAAGTTTGGGATGTGGTGTTGGATGCTTTAAATCCAACCGATGGATTAATTGCCGAAGGCTTGTTAGGTTACATCCGTATTTTCTTAGCCAGAATGAATGGCCTGATTGCATCTATCTGGACATACCCTTTGGTTATTCACCCATCTAAAATGTCTGAAGATTCAGAGACTGAACTCTCTTATCGTTTTCCAATGACAGTAGGTTTGTCAGATAAACCTAAGAATGATATTGTTCAAGGATCTGATGGTATTTGTGAAGTTATTGATTTGGCATTTAGAATGGTGGCGATGAAAGCATTGGGATTAAAAGGTTATCCTTTATACTTAGATGAATTTGGCCGTACGTTTGATAATAAACACAGAGAGAATGCTTTGAGATTAGTAGAGCGTTTATCTGAAGAATTTATTGAAGATCAGATTTTTATGGTATCTCATTCTTTCATGGAATATTCGGTTTTGAATGATGTGGCTTTTTGTGTTCTGTCTGAAGACAATATTGTACTTCCTCCTAAGAACATTAATAAAGGCGTAGTAATTACTCGTAATTAAAGGAAATAAAAAATGGAATATAAAGAAACAGCACTAGATAATCGATTTACTATTGTTAAAGAACATGCTAGTAATATCCGTAAATTAATTTTGTTAATGCTCTCTAGCGATAGTGATAAGGATATTGTTGAATATGCTAAGAACGCTAATCGATATCTGATGGATATTGAAGAAGAGTATTATAAAGTATTTCGAGAATTAGCAACAGAACAAATCATTAGTGCGTCTTTAATTGATGTCGTTGAAAAGTTGCAACATCTTGCTAAAGACGAACCTACTCAAGAAAGTGATGAGATAAAAGTAGTAGAAGCAGTAGATGAACTTCCTTATACTGAGGAATCTCAAGACGAAGCTAAAGTTAAAGAAGTTCAAGATGAAAAAGTTACTAGCATCTTTGATAAAATCGTTAAGGTGGGACCAATTGTTACATGGCAAGAAAAAGCAAGAGAATGGTTAAAGGATGAACCTATTAAACGTATTGCTGATCGAGACGTATATGTCATTCCACCTGATCCTGCTCCGATCAGTATTAAAGACGTACCAGGTACTGTACAGTACATCGAAGCGATCGATAAGTATAATTTAAATTATTTATTGATTAAACGTAGTCTAGAGCGACACACTACCAAATACGGTACTTTTGTAGAAGAGACTATTATTATCGATGTGGAAGATGAAGAAGTCGTAATGGATTTTGTTGAAGGTCGTGACAAATGTTATCGTTATCTTGATTCCGATAGCAACTTAACCCAATATTCTAAATTCATTATCGATTCGAATAAGTTCCCTTATGAAATTAAAGTAGATAAGGAAGTAAAAGAACCAAGCTTTAAAGAAGAAGCGAAACAAAAGCTTGTGAAAGATACGATTTATAATACTGGAGGTCTACGTTATTACCTAGCAAGTGGTATCCCTAGTGAAGAATATGGAGTTAATTCAGTTTCTTACATCGAGGGATTCGATGCTGATACTTTGGAATATTTACTTATTGAAGAGAAAAGTGATATCGATGGAAGTGCTTGCTCTGAAGTACTGATCCGTATTGATGATGAGGAAGAACTTCGTCGTCATGTAGAAGGAAAACCTTTTACATTTAAATATCTGACTCCGGATGGTAAATTTACAGAGTATGCCAAAAAGCATTTAGTTAAAAATAGCGCTGAACAACAAAGTAATTAATACATAGGTCTACACAGTCCTATGACTGTGTAGACTATATGTTATTTTAATTATTTCAAAAGGAATGAATACATGACTCCTAAAAGAAAAGCCACAATAGAAAAATGTGTAAATCTTGTACAGAGTATGCTTCCAAAATCAGATAATGGCGAAATTACCCGCAAGTGGTTAGAATCTCTTTCTGATAAAGAATTTGATGAACTCATGATCAAGTTTGCTAATGGTCAGGAGTTTTTACAATTAATCACTCCTGTAGGTGATGATAACTACCGTCTGGATACCGATACTTTACAGAAGGTCGCAGATGAAAACAATGTTAACTTATATCATCGTGTTTGGATTAAAGATGATGAAGGTGGTTATGAATTATCGAATAAAAAATCAATGGTTATCCATTTACCTATTCGTGTACAACAACAGCTGATTGCTAAAAAAGTTTCTATTCCTAAAGACAACGACCATATTGATGTATTTACAGGACAAGTAACTTCTAAAGATTCTAAAGCAGCTCGTCTGTCTTATCCTGAAGTAAACTCATTATTGGCAATGGGTTTGACAAAAACAGTAGAAGAGATGATGCACTTTAGGGGTGGTTCTGAGAATGGTGTTCGTTTGATTGAACAATCCATTATGCAAATGGGTAGAGCTTCTGCGAATGCATTAAAACCATATAGCGGTACGGTTGGTTCGACTAAAATGCTCCACTCTTATCTAACGGCAATGATGCTAAAAACAACACTCCTAACTAAATAAAAAGGAATGATTAAATGTATCAAGACAATGATCAAGATCAATTAGATTTTACTTCGTCTAATACTGACAAAGAAATTCAAGAAAAACATATTGCCAATGTGTTGCTTGTCGATTCACTTAAGACTGAAGCAGAATTCTTAAAGAAAATAGAAAACCTATCATCCAATAATCGTATATTGGAATACAAGATTTATCATTCACTGGCTAAAATTTTGTTGACTTATGATGAAAAAACATACAGTGAGTTTAGAGTGATGATGAGCAATATTCCTGTACGATATAGATTTACAGATATTGTTAAATTGGATACGGTTCAATCACTGGTATTACGATTAAGTGACAGTTACAGTGGTTTTGTAAAAGTACTGACAGATCTTCTTATTTTACTCAGAGTCGAAGCTGGAGATGAACTTGATGAAGTCCTTTACAGTATTGATCGTACACTGAAAACAGAAGACATAAATCAAAAAACAGAATACGATACTTATCGAAAATTACTGAATGAGCATCCATTCTTGAAAATGATTTTGGCTATTTTATTTACGACAGATTTAAGTCTGATGGATAAAGTAGAATCTTTAATGATATCAAAGGCCCCAGCAAGCAATGAAAGCAAACGCTCAACCTAAGAAACATGGTGTATTAATCGATCTCGATTGTTTGTTCGATACTCGATTTGCTACATTAATGGAAATGGATGCCGAGAAAGCAGATAGTCTTCTCTTAGAAGGGTATTACTTCAGAGAAAGAGATGAGTTTCCAGGAATGAATCTTAATGAGTTTAGAGAACGTTACAGCAAGAGAAATGTACAGACGCTAAAGAACTCTCTGCCCACTGCATTACTGTTTCGATTAGGCAGTATTGTTGCTGACTTTATTATTGAATTTAGTAAAGATGGACGTTTAGTAAATCCAGAATTGATCTTGAATATTTATCCTTATAAATTATCAGGCGAAGAAATCAATACTATGGTTCTGTGCTTGAAAGTAAGGACAAATAACATTATCCCAGTTAGGGTAATCAGTCAAGATCCTTTAAATATCTCTCCTGGATGGATTAGAGATAATGTTACATTCTTTTACTTATATAATTGGTCAGATTGGTTAACGAAATACACCATGGAGTTAGCCAGCAATCGATTAGATGACGTCTGTGTTGTTGCGCCATCTATTATGCCTCTAAGTATTGATGAAGGTAAGAAACAGTTAGAAGAATTAGAAAAAGACATCCGTACTCATTTCAGTAAACAAGCAGAAGTTACTGAAGAGTTATCTGATATGGATTTCTTTAAAGCGACTTCTTCACTGATTAAATTCTTTATAGGATTAGAATTCTTAGAGACAAGGGATTATTGTGTCGCCATCCCTGATGAAGTCGATCTACCTAAAAAAGAATTCGATTACGACAAATCTACAAGAATTGTTGTTTAAACATATAGTTTACTCCTCTACTCCTTTCGGGGTAGAGGAGTATTCTAATATGTTTTATAAGAAAGTTAATAAATTAAAGAAATAGGCATAAGGAATACGGAAACGATTAGTAGGAATACTGGCATCGTTTAAATAAGTATTCTTATTCTCTATTCTAAATGTATTGTAGAATTTAGGACGATACTGACAATCTGCTGTTTCCAGAACATACTTATCCACATCTTTAATCGCAACATATTCTTCAAACTTACCTAATCTGGTCATCATCGGGAGTATTGGTTTATGATCTGTTAGGTAGTTATTTGGAATATTTCGTTGTTGCGGATAAGTGATCTCTTTAAATACTTCTGGATTATTTAAAAGTACGATAAATGACGTACTGTGATTTAAATAAGAACGAATAAAATCATCAGAATAGATATCTTTCAAAATGAGATTTCTATCGCCATATGCTTTATGGAAGAAAGCATCAGAGATATCTAAATCGTCTGCAGAAATATGTACACGTTCTAATAAAGGAATGTTCTTAAATTTAACCTTAATAGCAGAACTAGAAATCAACGTAAATACATCAAAGTCCAACACATGCATGAAACCACCTAAAACCAAAATAACGGTTTTATCAGATACGTCTTCACCAATATCAATGACACATTCAGAGTACAATCCTATTTTGTCATTTAGCTTAGATATCATGCTGTCGTTAATATCGATTTGTTTGACTTCACCTAGGTTTTCAAAACTAATCGCACCAATACAATGGCGTTTTCTTTTCTTAATGGTCTTGTAACCATCAGTCACCCACAAACCCTTACTATTAGCATCGGTTTGATGTAAATAACCATTAACGGTAAACAATACATTTTTTTGTAAGTCTATTGGGTCAACACCTTCTTTAGTAATGAATAAGTCGTCGTAGTTTGCTTTACGACTTAAATCATCATCTGGAAGTTTTCCTTTTAAAACAGGAATAACCTTAAACTTATTACTTAAGACTTCTCGATACAATAAACCTTTTTTACCCAGTTTTATTTTTACATTAGTAAAGTCTAATTTTTTATCACCAATACTGGTTAACCATCCTTCAATCGTCTTGGTTCTATCCATGTTGGCGAAGTAATTGTCTAAAACAACCACACCTTTTTTCTTAGTGTATTTATTTGTCAGTTCTAATCGAATAGAACTGTATTTTTTATAAAGCGTTTCGATACTGTCGTTCAAAGGGATCTTTTCCCATAATGCGAGTTCCCCAATGACTTTACCAATAGCTTGGTTAATTGTGTAATTCATTAAATGCCTCATTCGGTTAATAGAGAATCGCAATAATATGACGATCGCTCTGGATATAAATTTTAAAAAGTTTATATAATATTTAGCTAAATATTATTTTCATATTTTCAAGGAGATTAAAAGATGGCGGCACAAAGTACTCCGCGCTATGCTTTCGATCAAACTGCCCGTTTGGCGGCTAATCTCATTACCAATGAGAGACACACCCTTACTCCAAAGAATGGATACGATTTCCATTACATTATTCCTGATTACGCACCATTTTACGTTAGAGACTTAAAAGTTTATAAACTAACACAACAAGGTGCTAAGCAGTTTTTAAACGAAGGTGTTGACTATAAATTAGGTTACGAGTTTTTACAAGCCGTAAATTCTACAGGTATTCCTGTTTATGGTGCGATTTCATTTATCAATCGTAACTTAGCAGGTGATATTTACTTAGAATACCGTACAGTAGGTGGTGATTGGTTAATCAGTCCAAATAAGATTGCTGAGATCATTGCTGATTTACAATACAATCCTGTATATACAACATGGGAACAAGTAGCAAACATACCTTATCAATTCCCACCATCAAGCCACTCACATGATGTTGCTGACATGACGTCATGGGGTGATCTGTTAACCGTATTGCGTGAGCTAGGTGAACGAGTAGACGCTAGTGACAATACTCGCTTACAAAGGATGATCGCAGAAGTAACTGAACGAACCATGCGTAGTTCTGGTAAGGCAGCAATTGGTTTGGATAAACTCCGTAACTTAGATATCTTACCTCTGAATAACGGTAATAACAATACCGATAACTACTATGTTACACCACGTGGCGTCCGTGATATTATCAATACCATCGCAATGCCTGTGATCAATGATCACATTAATGCTCGTGGTAATGTGCATGGTTTAACTGCGGCAGATATCGGTGCTGTTACTTCAGACGAAATAACTAGACGACTGAATACAAAATTAGGTAAAAGTGAACAAGCAGCTGACTCCTTGTTATTCGATGGTCGTAATAGTCAACAAGTAAAATCTTTTGTACTGGATGGTACTTCTGCTAACACTGCTAAGTTTAACGGTTTGACTTATACCGAAATGGTAGAAGACGTAAAGAACCGATTGAATGCGATTTTGCAAGCAGCTACAGGTGACCAAGCAGCTAACTTACCTGCTAAAGTATTACAACTTACTGCGGGCAATGCCAATAAGTTCGGCGGATTAACCCCAGAGCAGTTTACGACTAAACTCTTAGCAACCAGTACAATTGATGCAGCAACATTAAATGGCTTAGATAAAGATGCCATTATCAATGCAGCTAAAGCAAATGTTAATGCCACTTTATTGAATGGTAAAACATCTCAACAGATTATTAATGAATCTAAGCAAAATGTTAATGCTACTCAGTTAGGTGGTAAAACTTTACAACAAGTAGTGGAAGATGCTAGAACAAATGTTAATGCTACTCAATTAAGTGGTTTGACTAAAGAACAAATTGTTTCGGAAGCAAAAGTTAACGTTAATGCTATTCAGTTGGGCGGGAAAACATCTCAACAAATCATTGAAGAAGCTAGACGTAGTGCGAATGCGACCAGTATTGGTGGTAAGTCAATAGATACATTCAAACAAGAGTTAACTCAATCGATTAAAGCAGCATCCACTACTATTGGTGGTTATACTGTAAGACAAATTATTGATGAGGCTCGTTTAGATGTAAATGCGAAAACATTAGATGGTTTAAATAAAGAATCATTGCGTAATTATGTTTTATCTGCTTCTAATATTAGTGCTGCTACACTCGGTGGTAAAACGGCTGATCAGATCATTTCAGATGCTAAGCAAAATGTCAATGCCACGCAACTTGGTGGACGTTCTTTACAACAAGTAATTTCGGATGCTAAGACTGACGTTAACGCTGCTCAGCTTAACGGAAAGTCGGCACAACAGATTATTGATGAAGCTAAGAGAAATGTAACCGCTGTAAACTCTGCTAAGTTAGAGGGTAAAAGCTATGCGACTATTCGTAGTGAAATATCTGCAGATATTACTGAGCTTCAAGATAATACGAAGGTGCATATGGGTAGCGGTATCAACCAACACCCTGTAACAACTACTGGCAGTACCAAGCAAAATGTTGTGAAGATTGGTAAGTCTAAATCCAGCCATGCACTTCCGGCGGTAACAATTGACCAAACCGATATGGGTAACATGTTCTTGTATCGTAAAGGCTTGACTAACGAATCCATTAATAGTTTGAAGAATACCGCAGATGTAGGTATTTATTCTCAATCTTCAGATACCAATGCGACTACAGCTTTAGGTTATCCGGTTGCTAAGAATGGTACATTGATGGTTATGCCTTCTTACTATACTGTACAACAATGGTACTTTACTCGAGAAGGCAGTGCAATTTATGCTCGTCAAGTTAACACCAACGACACATGGACAAGTTGGGTACGTATTGACTTAGATCCTAGTAAGATGTCTAACAGTATTTCTGGTGCTGATGGTAATAAATTGGCTACTGAAAAAGCAGTAGGTGACTTGCATCGAGAAGTGATTAAATTGATCAGTGCTGCGAAGCAACAAGCTGTTGACGAAGTAAAAACATATCTGTTTGATAGCCGTACTAATAAGTTTAAAGAAGAGCACGTACCTGCTCCGAAATGGCAGTAATATAATATTGAATGGCTATAGAGTAGTGGCCACTACTCTATAGCTTTTATCTATTTATTTAATTAAACGTTTAATTAAGGAAGTCAATATGGCAAACCAAACCCCAAACCTTAAGGTTCGGTATGAATTTGACAAATCAGGTAGAAATCCTAATAACTTAGTAAGTAACGAACAACACACAACAACTCAGCGTATTCGTAAAGTGATTGTTCCTCATTACGGTCATTTCTACAATGATTCAGTTATTCTTACTGATTTGACATCTGGTCAAGAAGTACCACGTACTGATTACTTCTTTGAAGATCCCTCTGAAGTTATTGCTCTGAAAACAGGCTTAGCAGCTTCTATGGTAATTGTCGTAACAAATAGTCAGTTGGGTAATCGTTTTGCGGTTACTTACCAGGCAGTAGGCGGTGAATATACTGGTGCGAATGTCAATCTTTTAAAACAAAAGTTAGATAATCTTTCTCACGATAATCGCCCAGTAGAATGGGAAAACATTCGTAATAAACCCACAACATTTAACCCAGCCGATCACCGACATCCTATCTACCAAACATTTGGTTACGAGTCTTTGATTTACATTATTGAACGATACATTCGTGCAGTACTGGTAGGGGACGAAGCATCTCATGATGTGATTTGGGATGAGTTGAAAAAGATTCGGTCATTGATTAATTCGTCTGTTACTCCGGTAATTACTGACTTTAGTAATTATAAGATTAGTCAAGCCGAATTAGCAGAACAATTGCGTCAACAGATTAATGCACTCGGTACTAAGATTGATGGTAAAGCAAAAGAGTTTAGTGATAAGTTAGCGCAGCACGTTGCAGCTCAAAACCCTCACCGTATTACGCCAGCTATTATTGGTGCACCGACTACTCAAGAGATGGGTACGGCTATTAACTCATTGCGTACTGACTTACGTGCATTGATTGATGATCGTTATACCAAAGCACAAACGGATCTTAAGATCAATACTGTCCAAACCGCAGTTACTAATTTACAAGGTAGTAAGTTAGATAAAACAGCTCGTGCTGCCGATACTACTTTGTTCATGGGTAAACCTTACCAAACTGTACTTAATGAATCTTCTGATAAAACCATCGAAGACGCTAAAGATGATTTTGTACACATGGGTACAGGTGCTGGACAAATTCGTCCTGCTGGTGCTGGTCATGACATGACTAATGTTGTTAAGATCGGTAAAGACCGTAGTAATAAATTGGTTAAAGTATCTGTCGATGCAGATGACTTGGGTACGATGTTTAATTATCGTGACGATACTCTTGTTGACCTGAACCAAATGAACACGATTAACCATATCGGTACTTATAAGATTTCTTATAACGGCACTACAAGAAACATGCCTATTAATAAATCTGGTACCTTGGTTATCTACCCATCTACTAATGGCGTAACTCAAATCTTCTATCCTGAATTAGTAAGTAATGATAATTCTACTAATAGTATATTTAAACGCACAAGTACCAGCGCTACAGCATTCACTGATTGGGTAAAAGCACCTGATTATCGTGATTATGTTTCCCAAGAGAAATTGGGTACCAATGCAAATAAATTGGCTTCTGAAAAAGCATTAGGCGATGTAAATCGTGAAATTACTAATGTTATCAATAACGACATTAAAACGACGTTAAAAGATAACTTAGTTAAATTTACAGAAGGTCAATCTACGATTGATCGTCAAGCGATTCTGAAATCCTTATTCGGCAAAACATTTAACTTAGGTATCAGTAGTGCTAACGTTAAAGACCGTGCGTTTGCTGATGTGAATGTAGATGCTAATAAGATTACTGCTCGTGTTACCGAATTGTTTGGTCGAGAACAACCAAAATTGATTAAAGATGTTATTCCTATCTCTACTGTTCGCGAGAACAATATCCGATGGAATAAAGATGGTTTGTACTATGGTACAATTCCTGATGAAATGTATGCTAATCTGTACGTAGATCCAGATCTTGGTGTGGATGAACCTATTACTTTAGATAATAATCGAGGCACTAAAGATAAACCATTAGCAACTATTGGTTATGCGTTGGATCAAGGTACATCTGGTGTGCGAAGAACCATCTTATTGAAAGAAGGAAAAACTCATGTCATCGGTAAGAAATTGGTATCGATCACTGATAATAATCCAGTGTACGAAGTAAATCCAAATAACCATCGGTCAGGTACTAAAGTTAATTTCCGTGGTGGTACTATTGTTTTTAGACCATATGGACCTAATACAGATGCTGTAAATGAGAAAGCCAAAGCAGCACGTACTGATTTTAGCTCTTACGGCGGTGCTAGAGGAGAAAATCATGAAGAAATTATTAATTTAGGTTGTAAAATTGAGTTTCGTGGTACTTATACTGGTGGTAATATACATCGAGGCGGTAAAGCTTATCCTACATTTAATAAATATTCTGTAGATATCGAAAATGGTACTTCGTTGGAATTTATTGGTCTGACAATTAAGTTTAGTACGGATCCAGTAGCAGATGCTAAAGTAAGAGCAGATGAATATGTTTACTCTTCTGCAAATATCTTTAACTGGTGGCGTGCATTTACAATAAGTTTCAACGTATGTAGTTTCGATACAGGTGAACCCGCATTATATAGTTCAAATGGCGATAAACACTATATGGCGTTGTTCTCGCCATCTGCTTCAGCTCAGACATTCTTATTCGATAACTGTATTATGTATAAGAGTCATTATACTGGTAACAATAAGGTAATTGAGTTTAAAGATGCAACATCTGCAACAATCAAATTCAATAGAGTTGATCGAGAAATTATCGGTACTCCTAATTTTGTTCCTGGAAAAACTTATTATTCTGGACTTAAAATTAAAGCAGGTATGTTCTACAATGTTCGTACTAATATTGAACCTACTCAAGATGAGGAGTTTAATACGAATAAAGCTGGTGCTCCAGCTGGTACTAAACCTGCAGAAATTGAAGTTAAGGATAATAAAGTTTATGCGGTTTACCATGATGGTAACAACATGGTGCGTGTACAGATCCATCCGGCACTTTGGGCAGGTTAATTAAATATCATTTATACTACACTAGAGGGAAACCTCTAGTGTAGTATAAATATATTATCGAGTTATTGGTTCTGACTTATAAAGAATATTGTGGAAAATAGTTTAAATTAACACCACTAACCAATTAATTCTTGTTTGTTAAGAATGTCGTCGACTCGCAAGGATAAACTACTACTCTGAAATGTCTTTAAATTAAGAACACTTTTCTTCATGTCAGGAAGTCGTTCATTACCACCCCAACCAGGAGCATGCATTACATTATAGTAACCATATACAAATCTAAGCTCATCACCATTTCGAACGTCTAGATTAGAAACATCGTGTTTCATGGTAATCAACGTATTATGTCGATTACCATTAAATCTAGAATACCTGTAAATCGTATTGTGGTTAGTGATTTTATCAGAATATGTTGGATTTAAACTCGTATTAATACGATTCCCATCTCGCCAATGTTCTATTCTTTCCACGAAAAGATGATTATTGTCATGAGAATTATTAAATAATGTTCTTATTACCGATGGTTTAAGATGCCAATCTCTTACAGTATATTTATAAGTAATATTTAGAATCTCCGAATTGGAATCTGTATCGAATATAGGTCCTTCTAATTCTGAATTCATTTTACTAATATCGACTTTAGGATGTAGAAGAATAGGACTCGTATGTACCTCATCGTCAAATATCAGTTCATTAATAGAGGCAACCATACCCATAGCATCACCCCTATCTCCAGTAACTTTGGTATTTAACATGAATACTAGATCGTCGTAACTACTTTCTGATAAAGTGATTGGTCTTTCAAAATAGAAAGTCCTATTCCCAGTACCATGAGTCCAATTGATGTGTCCTAATATTACATTAGAGAATTTATGGTACACCGTTATTCCATAACGACCAGAATCACTTAAGCGAGCACTGGTAGTTATGTTTAGACTAATACCTTTTAAATTACGAGTAATTCTTGGCACATCAAAAAAGGCGGTAGTTTCGCCCTCACCAAAAATAGTATCGTAACTTACAGAGTTTTGACCAGTACGACCACCATAACCTAAGTTAACAGATTCGAAGTACGCTTCTTTTTTAAATAACTTCACACCGCCATCTGAAGGCAAAGGAGGATCTGGTAACTTATAAGTATAACTCATCGTGTTCAGCATAGCATTGGATACTATCTGATTATACCATTTATAACAAATACCATTAAATCTTCTAGAATCAATGATTTCATTACGTACTTCAGCATAGTTAACTGCATAACTAGAAGGTATCCCAAAATTTGGAGAAATAGCTAGTCGTGTTTCTTTATAGAAATCTTTATTACCTCTTTTAACCGTAATTGATAATCTAGATAAACGACTCAAAGATTTCATTACATTACTAAAAGTATTAGCTAAGTCATCGTAAGTAATTTCACCTTCTTGGTCTCTAAAATCAGAAAGCTTAACATAGTCATGCATACACATGAATCCGTAATCATTATTGAGATAAGCATTACCTAACATAGACACGAGATTACGATGAATATTCTCATCATGTGGGCCAAACATGCCTCCAGTATCTACGAAAAAATAATCACGACTGTATTTTGGTAACAAATTAATACGATCCAATACTTGTTTATTAAAAATATCCAGTACTGATTGCTTAGTAACCAGTTGATTTGTCTTATCAATAATTTCTGCATCAGGAATTGATACTTCGGTAGCTCCTGGAGTCATTACTAAATTTACACTTTCATTTTTATCTAAAAGGATTAGAGTTTTTCTGGAATATTTCTTAGGGAGATTAATCGCCATTTTTTCATTCCTTGTTAAATATTAAAATATATTATTGACTAATCGGTTCTTCTTTACAGAGAACCGAATCAATCCATAGCTGTAGTTTTTCACGTTCGAATACTTGTAAATCAGTAGTACCATTATAATCATTACCAAGTCTCCAGTTAGATTGATAATAAATATATCCGTATATAAATCTTAATTCATCACCATTTTTAAGATCTAAATTAGAAACATCATGTTTCATGGTGATTAAAGTATTGTGTCGATTACCGTTAAATCTAGAAGCATTTCGTAGTGCGCTTCTACTGATTATATTTTCGGTATATGTCGGGTTTTGACTTACACCGATACGAACACCATCCCTCCACTGTTCTACTCTTTCGATAAAATGATGTTCATTTTGATTAGACCGAGAGAAAGTAGATCTTATCACTGATGGTTTAGCGTAACAATTTCTTAACGTGTATTTATAAGTGATTTTAAGAAAGTTACCAGTACTATCGAATATAGGACCTATTAATTCTTGGTTTATCCTACTTGCATTAGCGTATATGGGTATATGACTTATTCTTATATTATCGTCGAATATTAATTCTTCGATAGTGGCAATCATACCCATGGCATCGCCCCTATCCCCAGTAACTTTAGTATTCAGCATAAGGATCAAGTTATCGTAACTTCTATCTCTAGATAAAGATATTGGATTATCAAAATAGAAAGTCCTATTACCAGTACCATGAGTCCAATGGATGTGTCCCAAAATAACACCGCTATTTCGGTTGTATACTGTTATTCCATAACGACCATCATTACTTAACCTAGCGCTGGTAGATATATTTATTCGGACACCTTTTAAATTACGGGTAACTTTCGGGATTTCGAAATAAGCAGTTGTATCACCTTCACCAAAAATAGCGCCATAACTTACAGAGTTTTTACCCCAACGTCCATCACCGTCCAGATTAACTGATTCGAAGTATGCTTCTTTTCTTAAGAATTTTACACCTCCTTCGGCAGGTGGAGGTGGATCAGGTAATTTGTATTCGTAGTAAATAATATTGACATTATTAGCTCGATCAATAATTTTATTTGCCCAACTTTTACATATAGAATTAAAATTGCCAGAGCTAACAATAGAATTTCTAATTGTATTATAATCAATCAGATTTTCATCTCTAGTATTCATTATAGCATAATAGGTATTATCGCTATAGGGAGTGTTACCTTTTTTAACAACAATCCTTACTCTACCTAAACGACTAAGATCAGAAATAGCGCCACTAAAAGTATTGGCGGCATCATCGTAGGTAATTGCACCTTCCTGATCTCTAAAGTCATTCAATGTCAGATAATCTTTAACAGCCATGACACCGTATTCATTATTAGTATCGCTATAATCTAAGTGACCTACTAATAATTGGTGAGCGTTAGGGTCAGTACCGTTACCATAATCACCTACATCAACTTTCCAGAGTTGTTTACTATATTTTGCAAGATAGTTTATTCTTTTGATTACTTGGGTGTTAAATACATCCAATACAGATTGTTTGGTAACAGGCTGATTTGATTTATCCGTATTTTCAGTAAGACTGACTGCTCTTGATTCTGGACTAAATCTGAAATTATTATTGTGAACGAATCGAATTAATTCAAAGGATTCACTAGAGTATTTTAAAGGTGAATCAATAGGCATAATAAATTATTCCTTAAATACAATTAAATAAAAGACGTATATCATAGGGAAAATGTAGTAAAATCTATGAACCAAACAAACACATATCGAGAAGAAAACATAATTAACTATTAAGCAATAGTCCTACTCAATAATCCTTTGGTTCGGTATATTGCATTTATTAAAGACATACTTGAAAGGAATTTTAAGTGATTGTTGTTAACAATTATCTAACACAAGGTGTTAGTTTCTCAGACGCAATGGACTTAGCTTTAAAAGAAGCCCATGAAAAAGTCGATTACGTACTGATTAAAGAAGGCGAGTATAAGATTGATCGCCCTATTAAAATTACCAATGAAAAGTTTACAGACTGTTTAGGTATTGTTGGTGAGAATCGACAAAAAGTAAAAATCTGGACAGACCGTCCACAATCTATTGACTGGAACCCAAATACAAACTTAACAGATGCTCGTAACGATGCAATGATCTTGCTTGAACGAGTAAATAAAAAAGTTATTTCAGCTATTACAATAGAATACAAAGGTGAGTTTTATCGTAAAGCTCAAACTTATTTTGGTTGTGTGAATGGTATTTACTTAGAACACACTAACTACTGTAAAGTTTCTAATGTTGAAATTAGTGGTTGTAACCGTGCGGGTATTTTCTTAAACACTACTGATGTTGGTATTGTTAATGCTGAAAAAGTAGGTACTATGGCGTACAAACATCACCGCGAAGGTTTACATCCTAAAGAGATGGGACTTCCTAAAGGTAATGTGGTAACAAACTGCGTACTTCACCATAATCGTGTTGCTGGTTGCTTAGCCGCATGGCAAGAAGATTTTGTTGCTAAAGGTAACCATTGTTATCGTAATGGTCATGAAAAAGATGGTGGTACTGGATACGGTATTACTATGTCAAGTGGTACAGTAAATACAAACTACTTGATTGAAAAGAATCGAGTAGAATATAACTATCGTAAAGGTCTTGATGTACATGATGGTTGGGATGGTGTGATTACTGATAACCAAGTATTCAATAACCGATTCCATGGTATTGCTGTAGAACACCGTGGTTTCCCTGGTAAGAATTGTATTATTACCAATAACGATATTACTTTCGACTCTAACTTCCGTTTAGATCGAGATGATGATGTTCCAGATGGTCGTGCGCTTAATTTTAAACAAGACTATTATCGTCAGTGTGGTATTCGTGTTGAGTTAAAACCACAACAAGAACAACCATGGGGTAATGAAGTACCTGATCCTAATTATGTCATCAAAGGTAATCGTGTATATGGTATTAACCACGACGAACGTGGGGAGCATCGTGTAATTGAGATTTACAATAAGAATACGGCTGACTATGTAGTTCCTAATTGGGACATTAGTGACAACGATATCTCTTGTGGTAAAGTAGATTATATTGTATTCATGGATGCCCCAGGTAACGTTAGCAATGGTCTGGGTAATGTTTCTATTACCCATAATCGTTTTAGTGCTGACTATGTGATTGTTGCCCCTATTACAATTCAAGAAGCAACTAAAGCTAAGTTTGGTGCTGGCCGTACAATCAAAGTAGAAGATAACTTTATTGAGGTAATCAGTGTTAACTCAGGTGCTAAAGGTATCCACTTTAACGGTACGGTTGAGACATACGTCATCAATAAAAACGTATTTGACTTAGTAGGTAATTTGAACCGTCCTGTCTTCCGCTTCCAATGTAATTTAGATGGTAAAGTAGATGATGTTAAATGGAGTTGTACAAATAATATCTTTGCAATGGCTCTTGCTAACATTCATGTATTTAAAAGCAATAAATGGTGGGATATTCAAAAGTCTAAAGTAAACATGGAAAACAATGTTCATCACTTGAAATTCAAGATTCCTTTGGATAATAAAGTTTTAACTGAATAATAGATAAATACTCTCTACTCCCTAATAAGGAGTAGAGAGTATTATTTAAATTATTTGTTAGTAGATGGGATAGAGACATCTTTAACAGATTCTCTTACTTCATCAATATCCAAAATATGGGTAGAGTATAAGAAGATTTTGTGTTCTTTATTACCAGATGGTTTGTCTACTACATCGTAAACACCTACGGTATCGGTTTCTTTAAATTCAGAGAAAACCATACTTTCATATTCGTAGTTGAAGTAGATACGAACGTTGTGGCGGTTTAAGTAATCAATCAAATTACTCACCATGTAGACAGGCACATCTTCAATGATCACACCGTCGTACAATTCAGGAGCACGAGGAGCAGGGCCAATCACACCATCGATATATTGATCTTTCTTGAATAACTCTTTTTGTTCTTCTGAAAGATTTTCGTATTGTGCTGCCCACTTCTTATATTCTTTTTCGTATTCCTCGTATTCTTTACGACGATCATCGATCTTACGAAGAATATAATCAGTTAAGTAATAAGATTTAAGGTCAATGCTTTCACGATCAGGTGGTAAACGGAATGTAAGATAATCACGAATGGTCTGATCTGAATTATCGACATTCAAACCAAAGATAGGTTCGTATTGATGATCTTGTAATGAAATAGAAAGTAACATGATATAATAATATTCCTATAGGATTAGGTTAATGAAAAGAAACTAAAAAAAAAAGAGACCAATTAGTTTTGGTCTCTTTTTATTTTTTAACGGAAGCTTGCTACGACACAATAAATGATGCCGATAAACAAGAATGCCAGTGCCGTGTAAGGTTGTTGATAATAATTGGTATGGTTATAAGCTAGTTCACCCAACTTATAAATACCGTACAACCCAAGAGCTTTTATGAACAGGTTCATCACATAGACTCCACGTTTACTACATACCCTTTTGATACTTTCACCGTAATGGTCTTGTCTTTCACGACTACTTTAAAAGGATCGTTTGGTACGACTTTCTCACCCTTAGGTGTAGTACCGACAATCTCCATCACCTCAGGAGAATTGCCTGATACTTTTGGTTCTGGTTTGTTCATTCGTTCATAACTGAAGAATGTTTCTACCACAAATTTATCAGCCAGTGTATCCACTGTCTTGATCAAGCCTTTCTCACCATCGTACTCAAGGTGATCAGAAATGGTACTCATAAATTTTTCAAACTCATCATTGATGAATTTGCCACCGCGGTGCAATGGATATTTATCCACCCCATTGACAACGAGCATAGAGTTATACTCGTCAATTTTAAATACGATAGGGAAGCTACTTGCTTTAGGAGTGTTCACCGTTTTAAATTCTACGTAGTAGCGAATGGCTTCAGCCAAATCGTTTATACGCGATGTTAAGTGGGTGGTAAGATGGGTAGTCTTACCTTCGGTTAAACATTCTTTGGCAAATTCACGAAGCACACGGTCTTCAGTAAACTTTTTGAATTCTTCAACATTATTTAACACGATTGTATTTTTGCTCATTTTAAAATTCCTTTTGGTTAGTTAGAATAAATGCTAGGACGGCAGGAGTGCTTCTCCTGGTCCTCTCACTTAAATAATATAGATTTGAAATAATCTATAGTACTACACCAATACAATTAGATAATTTAATTGGAGTGATGTCACTACGACAATTTTTATTGTGTGCTTTTAATACTGTAATGTTAGTACGCTCACTAATGTGTTTAAAATCCCTAACAAAGTTCAATACTTTTCCATCTTTGTCTTTATGGTACTTAATGAAATCCTCCACCCAGTATGCAGCATAAACATCCCCATAGCAACAATCATCGAGCCTATTGAGCGTACACTCATTTAAGAACTTCTTAAACTTAGGCACTAAACGATGATAAGCTAATCTTTTAGGACGATGTAATTCAGAATTATTATGCCAAATTTCATCTAACTTAAATGTCTTAATAAAGGTTTCTTCAAAATCAAAGTAACCAAAATCAATCCATTTATTTTCAGTATCAGAAATAGGCCATAATCCTTTCTCCATGAGACCAATGTTTCGATTTAAAATAGCAACCATAGTGAAAAGATAAGTACGTACCAATCTCTCTATCAGTACACCTTTTGGTTTCTCTGTACGAGTACTACCGTATTGAAATACCTCTTTCAGTTTAATATTATACCTTTTTCCATAAGGGACATAAGTTTCTCCAATCTCTCTTCTGATCTCTTTAAGATATTGAGAGTTATTTATAGTTAGGTCTTCAGACCCTTTATCGATATCGTAGATTTTAGGACTAGGAACATGTTCTAAATAATCCTTTCTAGAATTAAAACGTTTAACAACTTTAATCTTCAACATTTATATCTCCATAAACCGGTAACATTACAGGCTTGTAACTAACTGAACTAATGATTTTTATAACAACACCATTAACGATGCTAAGCACTTCCATTTCTCGCTCATCACTTTGAGTTTCACCATTCTGGATACGTTTATGCTGGATTCGTATAAAGTTCAGTAAAGTATCGTCCATATCTTTAGGTTTGTCGATAGTTATTTTATATAACATTTCTTTGATGTTTATATCTATTTGTTTCTTATAAACAGTTACCAAATAACCTTCAGAATTTTCTGCAGTAGTGTAAACCCATTCTTTCAATTTATCAAATCGAGTACCACCTAACATCAGAATATTCAATTCATTACGAATATTGAAATTAGAGGTAAAAGCAAATTCACTGTGATTCAATAGTGAAAAATAAGGATAAGTCACGACATGATAAAGAGGGATTGGTGATTCGTCACTACCGACAATATGTTTATCTTGGTTTGCAAAATGAAGCTTAATATCACTTGCTGTAAATTCAGCAAGTAATAATCCATTATAGTTAAATAATGGCGTTTCTAAATTTACAGAATGTTTATATTCAGGATGATTTGCAGTATAATCAGATTGATGAGATAAGAAGTCTGGAGATAAAGGAACAATTAATGAACCACGGTGAGTATCGAAATAAGGTTTAGGTAACGGATGAGTAACCATGCCATATTTTTCAGAACGAGTCATGTAACTATCTTGAATAAGTAAATTCCCGTCTTTATAAATAATAATCATTTTACAACTTCCTTAATATCAAGTTTACGAATGTTTTCAAGATCTTTTTTGCTAAATGGCTTTAATGTTTTTAAATCCGTAGTTCTATGGATAATGGGATTACCATTTGTAAGACCACAAGACGAAACATTATCTAACAATAATGCCATCTTAAAACCTTGTTTTGGCGTCATGCCCAGTTTAATTGAACTGGTAATATACGCGCCACCAGTACCACTATACAGAAAATCAATATCGTCAAGATCGTAGACACCAATGAATACAGGATTCTTAGTAAGCACTGTCTCTCCGTTTTCATCTAAAATAGCATCTAGACTAACACCCATTCCTTTACCAATTCGTTCTTCGTCTTTATATTTGTCAATGACTTCGGAACGACAACCAATAGAAATCATTTTATCTTTAGTAAATATTAGAATGATTTCATCAATACTTTCTCCAAATTTATATTTGCCTTGTTTTAACTTAATGAGACTTTCAATATTGTTATTAATAACAGTATTGAAAATATAATTTTTAAGATATAAGCCAAAAGCTTCTACATCATTATTTAGTTTTTTAAACTGCACTTCCAGACTAAGAACATAACGAGCTACCCATTCTGATAATCTTAGTGTTTCTTCCTCATCTTTTTCGCATGGGAATTTATTGAAAAAGGTAACGATAATTTTATCGTTTTTGAAAATCTTCTTACCTTTACGAAAAATACCCAAACCACCATTGGTGCCAGAAGCAAATTCTAATGCTTTGGTGTCGGCCATTATTTCTTTATCATGATAAAGAATTGTCGTCATTTTAAATCCTTAGTAAAAAATAGAATATAGATATCCCTCTCTACCCTGTTAAAGGTAGAGAGGAATGGTTTAATTAGAATGATGCGCCGCTAGGCACTTTACTACAACCACTAGAACGGGTTACTGGTTTTGGTGCCGCGTCAGAAAACAAGTTTACAGAAGCTTTCTTCAATACCGCGTCTGCAAAAACTGCATTCACATCAGCATCAGATACCGCCAATGAATGTTCACCTAAGATGGATTTAATTTTGTATACGGACACACCATCACCATCATTGCGGGATGATGTAACCAGTACGTTTGGAATGGTTTCCAGTTGAGCTTTCTCTTCAGGTGAGAACTCATCAATATCGATAAATTTTACATTATCAAAAATAATTTTAGACATCATTAACTTCCTTTTATTAAGTTGATCGATATGGTTATAGAATCAATATTCCATTGATCTATTTTAAACGTTTTATACGTCAGTTTCAGTATTGATAACATCTGGAATGAAATAACCCAGGATAGCAGTAGCCATTGAGTCATTATTCAGAATGTTAGCCAATTTAGGATCTTCTTCTTTTACATGAATCTTAATAGATTCTTTTGCATTGTTTGCAAAAGTAAGATCCAATTTAGTAGGTTTAAGAGGATCATCTGGAATCGCTTCTACTACCTGCTCAACACTCAGGTATTTTACTTTACCAGATTCTGTTTTTACTAAGAATAATTTAGCCATTTTACATTTCCTTTTTAAGTTACATTACAAATTCAGGTGTCATTATACCAACATATTCAAATAAATCAATATCCGAATCATCAACATAGCCACAAGCAAGTTTCCTAGAAACATCTATATTACGACATGTAACGTCGATATTCCCAATCGCGGTATCTAGATTGAATAGAGTACCTTCTTTCCTGTCATTAAGATCTATTCTAGAAAGTCCTTTTACTTTCGCAATTGGATTTCTACGAATAATATCTAATTCCTCTTGGTTAAATCCATTCTCCTTTTCCAAGTAATAGTAAAGATGATTTAATGCTGGACTATCTATCATAGGCACCATGATGTCTACTTTTGCATTATTTGCTTTAGCAATTATCAAAATACGAATAGCCGCATCGTCGTCCGCGATAACTTTAAAATGTCCTAAGGAATGACCAAGAGTAAACTCCGTGTCACCTTCGTCATATTCACGATATTCCAGTACATCAACAACGGGATCATTCTTAAGTTTTTCAATTGTTTCACTACTTACTTCAGGAGAGAAATAAATACAACTAAAGATGTTAGCTTTATTTTCCATTTCCATTTAACACTTCCTTTAAACAAGTTAGAAAATATTTAAATGAAGAATTGTTTCTTCATTTAAATAGTATAGGTTTGAGATTTATTTCGTTATTTTAAGATAAAGACTGACTACTCGTGAGAATAGTCAGTCTACTACATTACTTCAATAAAGCTTCTACTTCAGCTTCAGTTTTACCCAGTACTTTAGGTAAGTCTTCCTTACGAATAATGTTAGAACATTTTGGCTTAGCAGTAAAACCATCACAGCTTACCATCTTACCAAATCGTCCCATTCGTACAGACAGATAATGTTTCTTACACTTAGGACACTTCACTCCCGTATTGACATTTTGATGTCGTACAATTTCACTACCGTCCGCATTACAAGAATATTTGCAATTAGGATATCCTGTACAACTACCAAACTCACGACCTTTGAAACCTTTACGAATAGCGATCTTACTGCCACATTGTGGACAGGATTTACCTTCGATGTATTTCACTTCAGTCGCTTCTTTTTTAGGAGCCAATGAACGAGTATATTTACATCCTTGATGAGTACACTTCAGATAGTTACCGAATTTACCTAACATCTTAACCAAGTTAGACTGACCACAAGAAGGACAAATCTCTTCCGTCGTTTCAATCACACCTTTGTGTTTTATCGAAATGGTTTCTTCACGTTTCACATTCTCAATAAAAGGATTCCAGAAGTTAAACAACATTGCTTCTCGGTTGATGTGTCCTTGGGCAATATTATCTAAATCCGCTTCCATGTTACTGGTAAACTTGTAATCAACATACGTATAGAATTTATCAACCAAGTAGTCAATAACTGCAATACCCATATCAGTTACAGTGATTCGGTTTTTCTCAACAGTGATGTATCCTCGATCTTGCAAAGTTTTAGGAATCGTCGCATAAGTCGAAGGGCGACCGATACCATATTCTTCCAATACCTTAACCAAAGAAGCCTCGTTATATCGAGCAGGTGGTTTTGTTTGGTGTTCGGATACCTGGATTTCAAATACAGGTAATTTATCACCTGCATTAAGTCTCGGTAAACGAACATTGTCATCTTTCTCACCATCGATCTCTTCACCTTCTTGATATACGGACAAATAACCAGGAAATACCAATACACTACCATTGGCACGGAAACCATAGTTCTTACTGAATGTAAGATTTACCTGAGTACTATCGAAGATAGCTGGTTTCATTTGCGAAGCTAATGTTCTTTGCCAAATCAATTCGTATAATTTAAATTCATCTGGTGTGAATTTAGCTTTTACAGAATCAGGTGTGATCGTGATGTCGGTAGGACGAATAGCTTCGTGCGCTTCTTGTGCGGATTTGTTCTTACTGGCGTATTGCTTAGGGTGATCTAATACATCGTTTGGATAAAACTGAGTACCATATCGATAAATGCTGTTTAAAGCCTCCTCAGAGAGCGATACAGAGTCTGTACGCATGTAGGTAATAAAACCATGCCCATGAACCTCAGACCCCTCAAATAAGCGCTGTGCGACCTGCATTGTACGTGTCGCATTCCAACCCAATTTACGTACTGCATCCATTTGCAATGTAGACGTGGTGTAAGGTGGTTTTGGTTTACGCGATACTTTAGAGGTTTTAACATCAGTAACATGTAGCTTTTCTTTATTAGCGACTAATTCTTCTAATGCCTTTTTATGTTTTTCAACATAATCTAAATCGTTCAAAGACATTTTAGAAATAGTATCTGAACCAATACGAACAAGACGTGTAGCAAAACCAATATTGTCTTTTTCTGTAAAGGCACTTACCTGCCAATAGGTACTGGGTACGAATTCACGAATCTCCTTCTCACGAGTCGCTAAGATGCGTAACGACGGAGATTGTACTCGCCCAGCAGATAACCCTTGAGATGGGAAGATTTTCCAAAGAATCGGACTAATCCAGAAACCTACGGCATAGTCTAAAGCTTGGCGAGCTGATTGTGCCGCAACTTTATTACTATCGATACCACGTTTGTTATCAATAGATTGTTTAATTGCATCACGTACTGCTTTCTCAGTTACTTCGGTATAAGTAACACGATAAATGTTTTTAGGATTTACTTTGTTTTGTTTCAATACATCTACTACGGCTTGAGAAATGCCTTCTCCCTCGTAGTCAGGGTCAGTTGCTAAGATAATCGTATCTACGTTCTTAGCAATAGAAACCATTTCTTTTACATGGTCTTTAGACTTAGGAGAGATTTTGTATTTAAGTTTAAAACCATGTTCTACATTTAATACTTCTTCACGAGGCTTATCAGTATCTAATACACGAATGTGTCCGAACGTAGCCATGACTCTAACTCCATCTTTAGCTACCCATTTAGTAATGGTTTTAGCTTTATTAGGAGATTCCACAATCATTAAGGTATGGTAAGCCATTTTGTTATTCCTAAAAAATAAAAAGAGGTCAGTTGTTTAAACCAACCTCTTTTGTTTAATTACACTTTATTTATCATCATCATTATTAGTCTTAGATTTTTTTGATGAATCTAAAACACCTAAATGATAACCAAGTTCATCAGCAGTTTTAGATTTACCCGTTTCACTAAATTCACTAGCCATCTTTTCTACCTGAATATCGCTCGGTTTATTTTTCTCTTGTTTACTATTCGTGTCAATAAAGAACTCGTTTTCTACCATTTTAGAAATGGCTTCGACGAGATTCTTAGCACGACCTATTGAATTCTCATGCTCGATTTTCAAAATCATATAAGATTTCAATACTTCGTCGTAACTATCATTAGGATAACAACTACGGATACCCATGAAGATTAAACTATTGATAAAACCCAGATACCACTTAGGAAGTTGTCTAAAACCATGTAGTGCTTTAACATTCATTGAAATCGAACGAATGTGCATCATGTTCTGCGTGGTATTAAGAGACACTGTAGAAACCATTACCCATAAAATTAAATTTAAAGGAATGTAAACATAAGTAGTAAAAGGTGCAGCAGCGACCCTTTGATTGAAGTGAGAACAAAAACCTACCACAAATAAATAAATGATAATAGAGAAAATTAAGAAACTAATATAGGTATCAGGATCTAATCCTAACTTATTGGTGATATTGTAAATAATTATTGTTAGTAATAAACCACTAACAAAGATGAAAAACCCTCTAACAAACATCCCACCATTAGGAATGAAAGTCTTTCCAGCCAATACAATCAGATTTACCACATGCCATGCAAGAATACCAAATAAAATCGCTAAGAATAAATTCTCAGGAATTCGATTGTAAGTATCTTGAATGTAGTTTAACCATTCCATTTTAAAATTCCTTTTGTTTGAAACACAGACCAAGTTGGATTAAATTCATATCGTATTTTTCAATGATATGTCTTTCGAATTCCTCTTCTGATAAGAAATTCTTAATTTGGGTTTTCAAAGAAGATCGAGAAATATTATAGATAATTTCTCTCAATTCTTTTAAAGAATACATCTCTAACCCACCTTTATAAAGATTTAAAACAGAAGTTGTTTTTCCTGTATTATTTTTTAGATAAAAGTGAATAAAGATCGTCGTATTTGATAACATGATATACGTAGAGCTTACCTCGTGGTAAGTCTTTAGACCTTCATCGTAAAGCTCTTTCATTAACTTCTTTGCTTTAAGATTGCCTTTAGGGAGCGTAAACTCACCAATGATAACATCTCTCGTATATTTAACTCTAGGGAATTCTGTCATTTCTTTTCCTTATTAATTACCTTCTGGAATTATTCCGATTAATCCGTTAGTATCAATAAACACATGTTGAATTTCTTTTGGCTTATTTTTAGGTTTGATTCTTATATAGGTGTGGTTATTCCAACCAAAAATCCAAGCTATGGAATAAGGAACCCATATATTGTTATACTCTACAATAGGGAAAGATTTTTTATCCTTATTATAAACAACACTATGTTTAATATTAGGATCGTCTTTATTCCCTGCTTTCTCTAAAAGTTTATTTAAAACAATAACATCGTTATCATTCTCAATTTCTTTTTTATAGGCATCTAATAATTCCCGTAGTTTAGGAAACTTATCAATTACATCACCAATATATTCGCCATTAAATTGACCTAATTCAGAAGATATCTTTTTAACCAAGTTTAATTTCTCTAAAGAGCTTAATTTAATTTCCATTTTTAAATCCTTAATGAGTTAGATTACACTATAATAGTATAGGTTTAAATATAAATAAAACATAGAACCCTCACCTCTCTACCCCGTAAGGAGTAGAGAGGCAAGAGTCTATATTAGCTAAAGATTAGCAAACTAGTATCTGGTATTAAGGCGCAACGCCTGTACCGGCGCCAGCACCTGGAGTAGCAGGAGAAGCAGCAGTCAGAGGTACTTCACCTTCTTTAGTCAAAGCTTGAACAGCAAAAGGG